CACTTATAGCGCACCGATGCTCGTTGCAGGTGCAGATGGCAAGCTTCATGTGAAGCACGTGGTCGCTCCCGCCAAGAGCAAGTAATCAGAAATTCAACCAATAAGGAGACAACATGGAAAACAAATTTTTTTCTTTGACTGGAACGGAAAGCTACCATAGCTCCGACAGATGCACGATTAACCCCGTCCTCTTCCACCGCCTTGAAAACGCCAAGAAGTCGGCCATCAGCCGCCTCATTACGTGGCTCCGCGACATGGACACCATCTATGAGGTAGATGGCACGGAATACCTGTTCCTTGACGAACTTGAACCTGAAGGCACGTTTGACGAAGAAACCGTGGCCAAGATGGGCAAGGACGAACACAACCGCGTTTCCGTGGAAGACCTTGGAAAGTTCCTCAACGGCATGGAGTTCTGCTCGCTCTATGCAGGCGGGTCTCACTCCTGCGAGGACTACATCGACATTCAAATCAACGAAGCAGAATTTGAGGACTAATAACATGGTGCAATATATTGTAGTACGCTCGGGAGAAGACGCCACCGCTTACGGACGAATGTTCGCGACTCCCGAAAAGGCAAAGAAATTTGCAAAGCAGGTCGCTGAACGAGTGCAGGAAGACTGGGAGGATAGCACTCTGAAAATTTTTGAAAATGAGGTAGTCATTGACCGATACGCGCTTGACCTCCCAAGCATCGTCTGGCGCATTGAGCACATCGTTTCCGATGACGAGCCGTCCCGCGTATGCCCGCACTGCGGAAAGCGTGTCACTCCGTCCGAAATTGGCGACTACCGCTGGCAATGCGAGGACTGCGATGAGGACTTCTATGACTCCGAGTGCGTAGCCGACAACTAGCGCTTGTGCCATGACCGCAAGGTTGAACGAAAGCCGTTCCCCGTGCGGTGCGGTCATGCTCCTTAAACGCACGGGGAACGCACCTTTGGCCCCATCGTCTAGCGGTCTAGGACGAGGGATTTCGTAAATACCGTTGCCAAATGCGCAAACACTTGCTATATTTGTGTCAGCATTTAACTGATTAATTCATTTGTCACCGTCGAATAAAAGGTTTAGTTCACTAGCCTCTCAAGCTAGAGATTCGGGTTCAAATTCCGAAGCTGATATTATATATACTTGCAAATATTGTGGCAAGCCATACAATAAACGCCAGCCTTGCGTTTCACATGAACGGCTCTGTAAACTAAACCCAAACTTTGAAAAAGTTCGTGCGTACTGTTCACTGGGTGGAAAAAGTGTAAACCATCGTAAAAAATATATAAAGGAACGCAAAACTTATAATGTAATATGCTTAAATTGTGGCAAACCGTTTACCGTCACAATGCTTGAAAGCGAATATAAAAAGAAAAATGATAAGTTTTATTGTTCGCGGCATTGCGCAAATAGACGAATGCATTCCGCAGAAACTCGCGAAAAAATCACAAAAGGACAAATAAAATACCTTAAAGACAGTGGACATATATATCCAGAAGAAAAATATTGTAGGATATGCCATACTAAAATGTGCCGATATGCAAAAAGTGATATATGTCATCATTGCATAGCAACAACAGATGACGGTAGGGCATACCTATCAAGTCGAATAAAAGGGAGCGGAGCCGGCGGTTATAGAGAAAATGCGCCCGGCGGTATTAAAGGAAAATATAAAGGTATACATTGTGATAGCACATGGGAGCTTGCATATCTTATATATCAATTAGATCATGGTGTAAATATAGTTAGAAACACAGATGGGTTTAAATACATATATAATAATGAAGTTCATACATATTACCCAGATTTTAAAGAAGGAAATACATATATAGAAATAAAAGGTAGGAAATATCCAAAATGGAAGTATAAATTGGAGCAATTTCCAAAGAATATCCCCCTTCAAGTTATATATCGAGCCGATATACAGCCATACATACAATATGTTAAAGCCAAATATGGAACAGATTTGCCCAGTTTATATGATAAATAATTAGAATGATATTCTAACCGTTTTGTTCCCCTTCCCACCGTGTCCCCATGTGTCCCGGTTTCCGGGGGCCTGGGGGAACATCGTGGAGCTGTTCAATCAAACAAAAGGAGACACGATATGAACAATAACGATTTCTACTTCCTCGGCACTAACAAAGAAGGCAAGAAGGTATGGCTTGAAAAACCGCGTTGGGACTGCGGGTGGTACTGGGGCTTCGGCTACCTTGAGACCATGCGTGGCAACCGCGAGCCGTCCAAGGCCATCGACATCGACATGCACACCCACTGGGACAGTTGCGTACGCGACAGCCATCGCAACGCCTATGACTGGTTCGAGCTCGAGTTCGGCAAGACCCTCACCGACAGCTTCAACAGCAAGGTCAAGAAGGAAAAGGGCGTCAAGTACTGCCGCTTTACCAACAGCCAGCTCTGGACTCTCTGCGAGCTGATTGAGACCGTCTACACCCTCAAGGAGACTGCTGAAGTGCTCGGTCGTGGTGGCTCCCACTACACGACTAACCCGTGTGCGGACATCATTCAGAACAAGGCCGAACGCGACCGCATCAACTCCGAAGTCCTCCCCGCAATCTTCGCTGAAATCGGCAAGCTCTTTGACGAAGTGGACAAGGCGGAAACACCGAGCAAGCCCATTCGTGGTAGCGGGTGGCAACAGCCGAACGATTAACCCCCGTGGCCGAAAGGCCACTTTTATTTTTAAATTTTTGACTTCAGGCCCACCGTGTCCCATAGGCGCCCGGCATTTAGGCGCCTGGGGGGACATCGTGGAGGTGTCAAAAGGAGATGACAACATGAAAGACTATTGCAAGGACTTGAAATCTTCCCTCTCGCCCACGCGCGACAAGATGGTGCGCGACATGGTGAACTATCTGTGCAGGGTGCGGGAAAAAGTTTTAAAAATTAACCCCGCGGGAAAGGCGTGCGTGCAACTAATCACTGACAGTCACCATGACAGCGGAAAGGAAATTTGGATTACGGGCGACAGGAGCGTTTCAAAGATTTTTGAAGACGTAAACGAAAAGTTGCCAAGAAAATTTAATAATCGTCTTTTCATCTTGCGATGCTGGGCATTAAAGATGAAATGGGGCGAATTTTACCAGGAGGCCTAATCAACTTGTGGTGCGACTTCGGCAACCCGCCACCGATTATTGACCGTTCCTATGGCGACCCCGGCTACGCTTCAAAGAAGCTGGACAGGGACACCGCGGGGACAAAGACGAAATGCAAGTACTGCGGACGGCCTACCTACCGATTTGTAGGCGCAGTCCCCGTGTGCTCGTTCTGCACTAGCAAGGAACCGGCCAAGTGGCCATAGTCCCTACCGTGTTCCATAGGCGCCCGTTCATTGGGCGCCTGGGGGAGCATCGTGGAAACGTCAACCAAAAGGAGACAACAATGATTAGAAATTTTAAAACCGGGAAGCTCGGCCTTTCCGACCCGGAAATCGAAAAGGAAAGACACGATATTTTCGTCGCCATGTGCAGCAGGCACGGGCTAGACCCGAATGACTCCGGCTCCAAGGTCGGAACGGGACACCTGTACACCCCGACCGAAATCCACAGGGAACAGGTGCTGTGGGCGATGTCTATGGCGAACGCAGTCCTCTGCTACGGTGGCAAGCGCGAAGCATGGCTCAAGCACGCCTGGAAGTTCCAGTCCCAGTCCGTGTGGGAACATGACGGACTCGGCAACCTCCGCAAGTACGGATACAACAAGGTGCAGAACCAGGCATACTCCCTCACTGCAATGGAAACCGATACCATCTGGGAAGCACAGAAGGAACGAATTTCCAAGGCGACCATCATTCCCAATGTGGTCAGCGACACCGAAGGAACACTCAACGGCATAAGGTGGTAAAATCAATTGCCCACGGGTTAAAAAGGCTCGTGAGTTTGAAACAGCGAGCAATGTGAACTGCTGAGAACTCATAGTTGATTAGACTCAGTGAAGCGGATAAATCCGCTGAACTACGTTAGGAAGGTCAAGGCACCCTGGGATGTACGGTCAAGTCCCCCGCCCTGCCGAGCGTCATTAAACAGTCCTGATGGGTAGGGACAGTGTGGCGTTCATGACAAGCCCTCCTAACATTGTCGATGACCACCCACAGGGAGTAATCCCTGCATTACCTATTAAGTTAAGGTTCCTCAAAAGGGCCAATGTCGGGGCTCCTCTCACCCACTAAACATGGGTGAGTTCCCGCCCCGGCAAAGGATTTATATGAAATTTACAATTCAGTTCAAGACTATGGGCATGACCCTCTACGCGGGACAGGTGGAAGCCGTGCGCGTAGACAGCGCAAAGACCGGAGCCACAGACCTGCTCCTCCGCAGGAACGTAAAGCAACTTGACTATGCGGCTATCCTCGCGCCCGATGGTACCGAGGCCGCACTGCTCAACGTGTCCCGATACAACACTGGGCATACGGTGGAATGGCTCACAGTCCATAAATAATTTTTAATTTTTAATTTTCGCGGTCACCGGGTTGAATGTTCGAACAGCGCCCCGGAGTTCGGTGACCGCGTGTGCCTCCTATTAACTCCGGGGCGCACCTTTTCCCACCGTGTTCCATAGGCGCCCGATATATAGGCGCCCGGGGGAACATCGTGGAACCGTAAATCAAACAAATCAACCAAAAAAGGAGCTTAATCATGAGCAGTTATGAAGAACAGGCAATAGCAGTTTTCAAGAAGCACGGCATCACCATGAAAGTGGGCTCGCCCAAGTACGGCCCGGTGGACTGGGACAAGGGCTATGACCACTACACGTTCCCGGTCACTCTCCGCAAGGACGGCAAGTCCATGCGCACCATGTTCACCCAGTCCCGCGTGGGAGGCTCAACGCCCCCGACCGAGCACGACATCGTGTCCTGCATCACCAAGGCAGACCCGGGCACCTTTGAGGACTTCTGCTCCGAGTTCGGCTATGACACCGACTCCCGCCAGGCCGAGAAGACCTACAGGGCAGTCAAACGCGAATGGGAAAAGGTCGCCCGCGTGTTCGGGACCGATAGCGAATGCCTTGAAGACCTCTGCAACGTGGAGGCCGGAATCGGAATCCGAATCCGCTAAACATTTTTGTTGTCTCCAAGCCCTGCCGGTTTCCGGCGGGGCTTTTTTATTTTTTGTCCAGGGCGCCTCCAGCCCACCGTGTTCCCCATGCCCCCGATCTTCGGGGGCCTGGGGGAACATCGTGGGGATACATTCAACCAAGGAGACAACATGAACCTTTTTTCCACCCTCTTCCAAAACCTTGCCAAGCTTGACGAAACCGAAATCAAGACACTCAGCGATGACGAACTTGACAGAATCGGCAACCTCGCGCAGAACGTGGCCATGTTAGCCCTCGGCAAAGATGACAATATCCTCATCACGTCATGGGTAAACGACAACCGTCCGGAGTACCTTGACTACTTCTTCGCATTGAAGCCGGAATGGCTCCAAAACACCAAGGACGACAAGCAGGTCAAGCTGTGCGTGTCCATCGACCTCGGAACACGCGGGAAGTGGTATGCCCACATGGTCATGGACTGTGAAAACGGGGAAATCAGTGAATATGGCGAAATGGACTTCTCGCCCGATGAACTTGACGAGCAATCCTTCCCGTTCCAGTACATGCTTTCCAAAATCAAGGAAATCTATGACAGGAAAGCCAAGGAAGAACCCGCCAAGTGCTCCGTTGAACTCAACAGGGCAAAGAGCATCGCGGAGGAACTGCTTGCACCGCACGTGGATGCCATCAAGCAGATTTGCAAGGAACGCAACATCGCGCTCTTCGTAGACCATAGCCTTGACGGGACGAACTGCATCCGTGTAGTCCCGAACGTTATGGAAGCATGGGACAATGAAGACAGGAAGACAGAAATCCCGTTGGATGACATCCCCTACATCGACCTCGACCTCTGCTCGTTCAATTCCGACTACGACTCGTTCCACCGCGTAAAATAATTTTTAATTTTTGGAGGCACCATGTCAAATAAAAAATTTGACTTCCCGTCCCTGGTGGACGGGAAGTCCATTCTTGAAATCGCCTTCTATGGCCCCGATGACCACAAGTTCCTCAAGCAGGAATTGGGCGCATATTGGTTTCAGCAGGAGATAGAACTCCCGTTCCTCGGTCGCTATTATGGCAAGTTCATTGCCGTCATAGACTACAGCGCCCCTAGCGACTACCGCATGCAGGGCGATACCACCAAGCAAATCTTCGGCATCGGAGACACCCCCGAAGCGGCAGTCAAGAATGCCCTCGAATCTTTCGTCAAGGCATACGAGCCGTTGCTGGGCGCTCTCAAGACGGCCCTCGCGGCCCTCTAGGCCCACCGTGTCCCAGGGGTCCCCAATTCCCAGGGGCCTGGGGGGACATCGTGAAACCGTCAATCAAAAGGAGACAACATGAATATCAACATCAAGAAGTTCTGCGACCTCTGCGACCTCGAACTTGACGACCTCATTTCCGAAATGTTCTCGGGTACCGGATACGCCATCAACCCCAAGGACGATGCCGAATACGATGCTTCCCGTGCTGCCGTGGAATACACCTACGGCAAGGAACACGCCTATGTTGAACGCATCTTCGCGGCCATGCTCACGCACGGCAAGACCCTCGTGGCCACCGACCCTGAAGGCAAAGACCACGACTTCACCCTCGACATGCTCGAAAAGGGCCTCGATGTACTGCTTGAAAAGGCGCCCGAAGTGTTCCGCGACTTCGTGCATGGCGACAGCGACATGGGTTCCGGCCTGGCGCTCGCGGACTGCACGTTCTTCGGGGAAATCGTTTACGGATGATCAACAAAAGGAGACAACATGGCAACAAAGACACTCAAAATCGACTTCAAGGTCAACCCGAAAGTAACTTACGTATCCCCGGAAATCCCGGACTATGAAGATTTCAAGTCCTACTGGGCAGACTGCCACGATGGCGAGGAAGACGAATATCCCTGTCCCGAAGAAAACTCCAGCGAATACTGGGACGAAGTGAACTTTCAGAAACAGCTTGAATATGATGACTTCAAGGGAAACTTCAAGTACGGCCACCTCATCGGCAAGACCTGCCTGTTCCTCGGCTTCTATGACTCCCGCTACCCGGACTTCCGCCCGTCCCACGGCTCCGGCAACGTGAGAAGGATTGACAGCTTCGATGACTTCATCGAAGCCTTCGCAGGCAGCAACCCCGATGACGTGACCATCTGGCAGGACAAGGAAGGGCTCCATGTGCAGAACACCCACCATGACGGTTCGTCAACCTACCTCGTCAAGACCCTCACGAAGAAGGGCGAACGGTACTGGAACAGGAAGGTCGATGCCGGTGAAGACTCCTACCAGGACATCAAGTACCTCGCGGAAACTGAGGGCATGTCCTCCAACATCGACTACTACCTCTTCTGATAACCTCAACTCCCCCTCCGGGGGGGAACAATTTTTAATTTTTGATTTTTGTTGTCCCCACCGTGTTCCCCATGCCCCTGGAAACCGGGGGCCTGGGGGAACATCGTGTGACCGTCAATCAAAAGGAGATAACAATATGGCAAATGAACAGAAACCCTCAAAGAACATGATACGCGGCTCATGGTTTGGCCACGCAGAAATCCTCCTCACGGGCCTCGCCAACATGGTTGTTGGAGTGGAACTCGTCAAGGAGTTCCATGATGCCTTCCATGCCCTGCATGGCCTCTACGAGGACGGGGACGACCTCAACTGCCTAATCGCGGGACTTGCACCGAAGCACGGCCTTGGTGCAGAAGACCTCCCGAAGCAAGAACGCTTCTGCAACGCAATCCAGACCATCAAGGACAAGGCGAAGGAACAGGGACTCCCGCTCCAGGTTGGCGTACTTGATGACAGCGATGGCCTCTGCCCAGCATGGTATGTCGATGTGCATTCCCCGGAAACCGAGGTCTTCGAAATCAAGCTCACCCCGTTCGGAAGAAAGATTCGCGACCTCGTTGGAAAGAGCAGTATCGCCTTTTCCACCGATATCACCGAATGCTACTAAAGCAAAAATGGGCCCGTGCAGTTCGGAGGGTAATGACTAATAACCCATCGCCGGGCTGCACGGGCCCATCGAAGCCAAAACCCCCGGCGACAGTACAAAATTAGTATTTTTTACTTACAAAAACCAGTAAAATATTTTTTAAAAAGGAGACCAGCCATGTACATCCTCAACTCTGCCAGGTTCGAAAAGAAATCCAGGAACATCCTACCCAATACCAAGGGACATGTCAAGCTATGGGCCCTCCCGGCCACCCTGTACAACAAGTTTGAAAATGCCAAGAAAGCCATGGATGGTGCCGTGAACGATGCGGTCGCCTGCGCCAAGAAGGAAGGCACCTTTGTCAAGGTGCTCGATGAACCCTCCTATCCCATCAAGGTGGTCGAATGCACCGACACCATCACTATCTTCCGTATCACAGATGACACACCCGAAGATTAAATTTTAATTTTTGATTTTTGTTGTCTCCCAAGTCCCCCGGGTCTCCCCGGGGGACATTTTTGGCCCGATCCCGCCCCTGCCCACCGTGTAACACCTCCCTCCTGTTACCCAAGGGCCTGGGGGGACATCGTGCCAACAGAGACAACAAAGGAGACCAACATGCTCTTCAAGAAATTCAATATTCAGCCCATCATGTCCCTGCGCACCGAATGGCGCGACTATATCGACACATGGTTCTCGGACAAGAACTACGACCCGTGCTTCTCGGTCGGCCCGCTGTTCATTACCTATAACGGAGACATAAAGTCCCACAGGGCCGCGAAGTGCTCCATAGACATCGTGGTCTCGCATGATGCCGTGACTACCGAGCACACCACCGTCAGCGCGGTCTTCACTCAGTCTCCGAACGGGGTCAAGTGGGCCATTACCCGCGAAGATGGCCACAAGACCAAGGTGCTCCATTCAGGTACCGCCCGCGATACCGACCTCCTCTCCGGCAACCCATGCCCGGCCATCCTCAAGGAACGGATGACCAAGGTCGCCAATGCCGCCATTGAACTAGCCAAGGTCGAAAGAACTCTCATGCACCTATGAAAATCCTCATCCGGCCCCTAGGGCCACCGTGTCCCCCCTTCCCCCATTCCCAGGGGGCCTGGGGGGACATCGTGCAACTGCAATCAAAAAGGAGACCACAACATGTCCTACATCAATACCTTCACTAACGAAGTCGCCGAAGCCATCTTCCAGTTCACCAAGGAAAACCGCAAGTTCCCTAACAAAGACCTCTCCGAATCGGTCTGGGGCTTCGGCTACACCAAGGACTCCCCGAGACGAATCTTCTCCGTGACCAAGATGTACCTCTCCTGCCAGCATGCTGCCACAGGGAAGAACATCTACTTCGGCTTCACGGTCTCGCCCGGCAAGTATCCCCTCCAGTTCAGAGTGAAGTACTGGACGCAGGCAGGGGACGAACGGGTAGGCGTGGAGTTCATCGACACCGATGAAGTCGCCCGTGTACAGGATGTCCCCGCAGTCATCCGAAATGCCGCAAGGAAGACTTACGAACAGGCACGGGCCCTCTACCTTGAACGCCAAGGCGAAGCAAGGGAACGCAGGGAAGGCGCCCGCTAATATTTTTTGAAAAAGGAGACACAAGATGAAAGTTATCGACCTCTACAACATGTACAAGAACCGCCCGGCTCCCCGCTCGACCTTCGACAAGGCCGTGAGAAACTACCAGCTCGAAATGCTTGAATCCATCATTGACAACAACTACAGGGATGTCAGCAAGGATTCCGATGTTTCGCAGGTAAAAATTTCACATCTGCTCAACCATGCCGATGGGGACTTCCTCTCCATTGCCGACAAGGCCACCAAGGAACAGTGGGCAAAGGTCAGGAGTCTCTGCCATGAAGCCTCCTATGGCGGCAACTTCCTCGTCTACACCGAGGATGTCATGGAAAACCTCTATCCAAAGTCCATGAGAACCAACGCCCGCAGGGAAACATGCCTCGACAAGCAGGCCATCGCGCTCGCCAAGGCCATCAGCCTCATGCACGTGACCGTCCACGCGGTAACCTCCAGGGCCGCCTAGTCCTACCGTGTCCCACATGTCCCCAGATTCCGGGGACCCGGGGGACTATCGTAATGGCGTAATCAAAAAAGGAGACAACAATGATAAAGAACGAATCCCTTCATAAATTTTTATTGCCGTGGGCATTGACCTCCGGCAAGGTCGTCACCCGAAATGTCGTAAAGACCATCAAGAAGTGGGCCGCAGGCGAAATCTACTCCTCTGACGGAAAAGACCAGGAGACCTATAAAGTGGCCTCCGATGCCCTGGCCACCGATGCCGAATGGTTCGAAATCGAACACCCGGCTGACTCGGGCAAGAAGGTCACCCGCCTGACACCTATCCGCACCCTCGCAGAGGCCAAAAAGCTCGGATACAAGAAGTATGTCGTGCCGGAGTTCCCGGAAGGCTTCGACCCGGATGCCAAGGTCGGTAACCAGGAGTTCACGTACGGACAGATGTACGCCGCATGGCGAGGCGAATTTGAACGGATGATTACCGACCCGAAGAACACATATCCCCTGTTCAACGACCTCCGCGGAGCACCGGACTATAATGCTTGGGAATCCGTGGAATGCGCTTCCGATGACGTGGCCACCATGTTCGAACAGCTCGCCAACATGACCCAGGAAATTGACGGGATGCACGTGTACTTCTACGACAACGACCCGTGGTGGGAACAGGCCGACAGCGGAGACTTCGGCGTACATATCTATGACGGGATTATCAAGCCGGAACAGATTGTCAAGAAGTACCTCCCAAAGAAAAAGAAGGCCGTACTCCCGGACAAGACCCTGACCCTCACGGCTACCGAGGCAAACTGGCTGAAAAAGCTCTTCAATGACCACCATATCGACAGCATCGCCGAAATGGACGGGCCGACCGACTACGAAGCCATGAAGGGAGTTGCCGAGAAGCTCAGGAACCTCTAGCCCCCGACTACCGTGTCCCACATGTCCCCGGATTCCGGGGACCCGGGGGACTATCGTACCAGTACTTACATAAGGAGACACAGATGAAAATTATCCAGACCACAAGCAAACCCGCATTTGACGTATTTACCACAGGCCAGCTCGACACCCTCCTCAAGGCGTGCCAGACCGTAGAACCCCGACTCTATATTTCCATCATGGACTACAATACGGGCAAAGTCCACCTCGGAATGCATTACGACCAGTTTGACGAAGAATCCTTCATCACGGTCAATGTTGCCTCCGATTCCGTGGCTTCCGCTTTCTATGATGTATATACAAGGGTCTACGAACGCTGTATCTGATTCTCCCATGAGACCCGGGGAAACTCCCCGGGCCTCCTTTTCCACATTTCTCCCCAAGGAACAACAAATGCCCGCTTCAACCTTAAAGTCGCTCCTCGACCTCATCAACTTCGCCATCAGGAACAAGATGCCAGGCGACCCGTTCATGGACAACAGGGACTCCATCTTCCACCTGCTCTGCTATACTTTCCTTCCGCACCACTGCTCCGTATCCAGTGTCGAAACTGAAACAGTGGAAAACGTGGCATACAGGTACCACGCCGATGTCATCGGCCCCACCTTCCAGGGAAACTCACACGTCAGACTCACTTTCGAACTTATCCCCGCCGCGCAACGTTGGCAGTTCAATGCCACCTACTTCAAGAACCCCGGCGCCTCCGACATCTTCGAGGTGGTCAAGGACGAAAGCTTCATCGAGGATGCCACCGTCCCCCGTGTCACTCTCAACCTCGTCCATAAGGCGAACGTAAGGCACGTGAAATATTTTTTGAAATCCGGCCAGAAGGTCACCGCCTCATTCTACGAACTCTACCTCTCCCTCCCAGGCGCCCATGGCTCCCCAAAGACCATAATGGACAGGAACTCCCAGGAATGGCTCGAAATCCACCTGGACGGGAATCCGAACGACCCCCGTGCCACCCTGTTCCAGATGGGCGACTGCATCCCCTCGCAGGTCGCCACAGACCTTGACGAACTGACCGTGACCGATGTGTCAGATGCTGGACTGGTGACACTCTCCACACACTCGGGAATCAAGTTCACGCTCTCCGCTGACGAAGCCATCGCGGCACTCCCTGAACTACAAGTCCAATAATACTCCCCTTTGTTGTCTCCCATGTCCCCCGGTGACCATGTGTCACCGGGGGCTTTCTTTGTACCCGGGCCCGCTCCAGCCCACCGTGTAAAACTCCCCTCCTGTTCCCAGGGGACCTGGGGAACTCATGGCACCTCCCGCCCCCTTGCCCACCGTGTATCCACCCCCTCCCGATCTTCATGGGCCTGGGGGATACATCGTGCCTCCGGTTCCATCGGCATCAACTGTTACCCATAGGAGGCTCCCCCATGCCCATTATCCAAGTCACTTACTCCAACGGCTCCAAGGCTACCATTGACATAGACCCGTCCGACATCAGGAAGGTAACCATCGACCACGGAAGACCCCTGGACATCAGGGTGCGTACCGTCTTCAAGTCCACCGGAACCCCGCTCGACCTGTTCTTCCATAAGCCCAACGCGCCCACCATCATTGACCAGTCCTGTCCCCTTGTCTCCGATGTGACCGTCTTCACTAACGCTGAACCCGTGTCCCTCGCTGACCCCGATATGGTCTACGGTACCATGAGCAACTGGATGTGCTTCGCCCATGTGAAATCGGCATCCATTGAGACCGATGGGACGGAGGCACCGCAGGAATAAATTTTAATTTTTTATTTTTCATTTTTTGCCCACGTGCCCACATGGTCACTACTGTTTCGTAAACTTTTTGAAACATAAGTGACGTGTTGTGGAACGGGGGACAGGGAAACGGAGGAACCGTTGCACACGGGTTTAATGTCCCCTTTTTCCCCCTCCGTACCCCGTGTCCCGTCGTGCGCCCTCCGTCCCCGTGATACCGATGAATGTATAATCGGGGACAGGTATGGGCGTAGGTGGGAAATCGGGGAACCTTTGGGCAGGTGTACGGTTGAGCAGTAGCAGGGTTACCATAATTCTATCAATTCTATCAATTATATGAATGAATATGTTTCACATGGAACATTTGAAGCTCATGGAGCCTACCGTGCCCCTGAGCATCCCCATTATCGGTGGACTCGGGGGACTATCGTAGCGGCGTAAACAAAAAAGGAGATAGCAATATGAACATTGATTTAATACCACATCTAAGCGACTGCATTGATTTGGATAGTCCATTTGCACAAGACTATATTGCCATTATATCTACCCCAGATACCGGGAATGCGGTGGAAAATCATCATATTGTTCCTGCCGCGTATTATAAATATGTGCTAGGCTGTGAAAAGACCCGTCAAGTATCTTCATTAGATATGGTACCGGAAAACATTGTTCCTCTTTCCAAGGAACGTCATATATTAGCGCACTACTATTTGGCACGTTGTATTAAGCACGCCAATAATATCTTTACCGATTCACAGATATACGCTTTTCTAAACATGTTTTCAAAGCGTACCATGAAGAAACACCCACTATTTGAAGAAATGGCAGGATTTGCCGATGAAAATAAAGGAGTTAAGCGTAGATACAAACAATATGATTTATGTCCACCGACCATTCCTACGGGTTGCACTTTCTATAAAGATGCAATTATTCATCAAGACCGCACCGGAGCATGGATAACTCAAATCCGAGACCACGGGAAGGAGCATTATACCTATGACCATTTCGGCAACTGTTTGGATATTCAAATAGAAGGGCTACCGTGCATATTTGTTGTTCGTAGTCTATCCACGGGACGTGTTCTTTCCATCGCGAGTGATGTCGATGACCAGTACACCTACATCGGATTTTCAGAATCCGGGGATTGTCATTTCTGTCATGATTGGAAAGGTCAAATTACAAAATGGAAATATAAGGTCAATAAAGACACATATAAGTTTGCCGATGCCATGTATAAAATGTCCAATTATATTTCCCAAATACTCACAGATGATGAATTTTCCGCTTTTATGTCCATAATTAAACGCTATGCTGGAAAACATAGTACAATAGAGTCAGCTCAATACTATGATATTCCCACGGCACCGAAACGCATGTTTAGTAAAGTCCATTGCGATGATATGGTTAAACAATGCAAAAACAGCGCGGACAGATGGCTGTCACTATATAATGACGGAATACGACCGGATGGAATGGAAGCGGCAAACTATTACAAAAATCTTACCGATATTTGGCAAAACATGGATGCTGATACTATGGCTAATCATCAACATGTAATTGAACATAAACGGGTCGATACCAACAAACCGGAGAAAATTAGCTTTATTCGCCGATTACTAGCAAAACTTTTCCATCGGCAACCGTGTCCATGTGGCTCCCGGTAACCGGGTACCTGGGGGAGCATCGTGTGGATGTAACAATTCAGCAAAAAGGAGACAGCCAATGCTTGACACAAAGACCCTTACGGAAGAGACCATCAAGGAATGCCGTGAAAATGAGGAATGGCTCATGAACAAGGTGGAAGAGTACGCACCCGAAGGCACTACCTGCGAAATCGAGGAACTGCGCGTGAGCGACATGGAAGGTGACGAGCACATCTTCTGCGAAGTCACCATCGCCTGCAACGGTCGCAAGCATCACTTCAACTACTATGCGGGGACGGAGGGAGTTACCCTCGTTGAACGTCTCGGCGGGAAGAAGGGCGAAGTTGCCGATGGTGCCAAATATGGCAAGAGCTTCGTGATGGAGTTCTACGTCCTGTCCAAGGACGATGCTGATGCCTTGGAAGAGTTCCTTGAAAACTTGGCTGACTATGCGCCCAAGAAGGAAAAGAAGGCAAAGAAGGCAAAGGGAATTTCTGCATTGGAAGAAAAGTTGCGCATGAGCATAGCCATTCCGCATTCGGTAATCGAGAATGCGGAGGCGTTGGTACTTGCGTGCCTGCCGGAAGCCAAGATAACCGAGTCGGAGGCAGGTTGCGATGACGAGGAGCACGTGTGCATATCGGTACGGTTTACGCTCATGGGACGTGACTTCTGGTGGACTACTAGCAGGGACTTCTACGACTATTTCCGCATGGCGGGCAAGTGCGGCACCTATACTGACGAGGTGTCGATGTCCGTGACGGAGTGGCCGAAGGGGGACAGCGTGGACATTTCCTGTGCAGTGAAGGCAAGGGAGGAAGTGGCGGAACATTTCCACCTCGCCCTGTAAATGTGGACAACCGTGTCCCCGTGGTGCCTGGGAAGCAGGTACCTGGGGGAGCATCGTGCAGGTGTAAAAAAGGAGACAGCTTATGGCAAAGAAGACATTACCTCTTATCGAGAATGGCGCATCCGTCCGCGTATGGGTAAACGAGAAGCTTGGGAAGGTCGTGACCGACTTCCTCGGGGACGGGACGAACCTTGGCGATGACGATGACGAGGACTACTACATTGACGAATCGGGGGAATGGGTAGCCGACCACAAGACTGAGTACGGTGCCTATTCCCTCTGTGCATCCTACGACATCGCGTGCTTCGACCTTTCCCGTCTGGACTGCGTATCTGACGGGGACATCGTGTACGGTGGCAAGACCGTCTACTGTACCGACAGCGCCCAGGTACTCATGCGTGACGAGGGAAGCTATGACCGTCCCCGCCACAAGGGGATAGTGATGGGCATGCTCAACCTCCCAACGGCGGGATGGAAGCAGGTTGCGGGGCATGGCTTCGGGAAATAGCCTGCCGTGTCCCTCTAAAAAATTTTTTGAAAAAGGAGACAGACATGAAGATTTTGATTGGTGCAAGGTGCGTGACGGACAATGCACGCATAAGTGAAGCGGAGGCGTTGGAAACATGCACTCCGTCCGTGATTGCGGTGGACTGTTCCCGCGGGATTGTGTCGGGCATGGTTCGCGGTGCATTGGGGAACGCGATGCGCGTACTGGCCGATTGTAGTCCCGGCTATCGCGAGAACCGCGTGCTCATGTACAAGCTGGATGCTTCCGCAGACTGGATAACCGTGACTGGGGATGCCCTTGACAGAGCCTTCACGTCCATACCGCGATACTTGGAGGGGACTAGTGATGGCGTACTGTACATCACGCTCCCCAATTACGGGAACGTGGAAATCTACAAGATTGAGGAAGTCTGACCATGTGGCAACCGTGTCCCCGGTGTCCCCGGTAATTGGGGACTTGGGGGAATATCGTGTGAATGTAAGCAAAAAGGAGACATGCAATGAGAAAACCAACTGCAAGCGGCATCAAGGCGCGTCTTTTCGAGAGTGCCTACTCGCGTGACCTCGCAAAGTTCAAGGACAAGCTGAACGCCCTGATGAAGGAAATTTCGGATGACGGGTACTGGCTAGGCTACCACGTGACGGATGGGGACGGGATTGAGCTCGTCATGCTCCCGAAAAGCATCACTACCGAAAGGGACGATGCCAACGGGCCGGAGTTCTGTTTTGAGAACGTTCTCAACGAGTTCGAGCCCCTGATGAAGGATGGCGAGTTCGCGGTCACTCTTTACCCTGCAAAGGACTGCATTGACGAAACCTGCTGGGTAAAGTAGGTTCAGCCCATGCAACCGTGTCCCCGGTGTCCCCGGCAACCGGGGACTTGGGGGACTATCGTATGAATGTAAACAAAAAGGAGACAGCTTATGGCAAATATCATCAACATGGAACATGAAGCCAGTATTGCTGACGGTCGTTCCACCGACAGTTGTGTGACCTTTGGTCGCGACTCGGAGCTTCTTGTGATGGCGGTCGGAATGGGAGTCCCTACGGGGGACTGGGCATCGAGTGACGAGTACAGCCCGGAGCACATGTTCATCACGAGCGGCATGGAGCAGATTGTCGCGCTCGCGTTCGGGGACGATGCATGGATACGCGACCAGATGGCGTGCGAGAGCGACTACGGCATTTGGTTCTGCACTTTCCGTCACAAGAAGTTTTCGCCAGGAAAGACCGGGAAGGAAGGCGACCCGTTATTCCGCATTGTCGCCAGTCATTTCGATGGCAAGGTGCCGACCATGTATTTGCAATGCATCTTCGAGGAACAGGGCGTATATACAAGCTGTTCCAACGACCACCGATTCAATACCCCTGCGGAACTTGCCGGAGTCATTGACGATGCCGAACGCGAAATGTGGGAAGCCCACGATGCGGGCGAACTTTTCCCGCCTCGTCCGCGCAAAGCTGAACCACTCGCGGAAGAGAGTGTGGAATAGGGAAGTAAAAAATTTTAACATTTAGCCCAGGAGACAACCATGAATATCAGCAAGCAAGAACTTCTAAAAATCTTGGAAAATCACGCCCATTGGCTTGCAAAGGACTGCGATGGATGGAGGGACATGAGGGCCGACCTGTCCGAAAAAGACTTTAGCGGTGCCGAACTCTGTGGAGTGAATCTTTCCAAGGCCATACTTTGGAAGACCAACTTTCGCGGGGCGAAGCTTATCGGGTCGAAGCTTTCAAGCGCTAACATGAAGGCCGCCGATTTTACCGATGCAGACCTTTCCTATGCCGACCTCCGTTGGATAAAGGCCGACTATGCGAAATTCACTAGGGCAAATCTCGCCCGCACGGACTTGCTGAAAGCGCACTCGACAGATGGCGACTTTGCCAATGCGAACCTTTCCGGCACAAAGTTGCGCAAGGTGAATTTCAGTTCGTCAAATTTTACCAAGGCGGCATTCATTGATACTGACCTTACGGATGCGTATATGTCCGGTGCGAACTTTACCGATGTAAAGTTCGAGAGGGTACTCTTTGCCCGCACCTATCTTGCAACGGCAAAGATGGTAAGGGCGAACCTCGACAATGTGGACATGTCGAGAACGAGTGTACACGACATATACATGGATATCTCCGATGTGGACTTTACGGATGCAAGTCTCCGTGGTGCGAAGCTCATGCACGGGAACATCTACAGGTCGAAGTTCAATAACGCGGACTTGACGGATGCTGACCTTTCCGAAGCGTTCCTTGTTGAAGCGAATTTCAACTCAGCAAACCTGACCAACGCGAATCTGACCGGAGCAAATCTCGAAGATGCTATCTTCACGAAGGCTACGACTGACGGTGCCGATTTCGCCAACGCCAAAATGAAGGACACGAAAATCAGCGACAGGCAGATTTCCAAGGCAAAGGCGGTCAAGGTGTTGAAGCGTGTCCCGCAGAAATTTGTAGTGACAGTTACCTACACGACCACGGTCGAGGCGGTCGAGGTCACCGAGGAAGAACGCAGGAAGGAAGCTGAACGGATTGCCGAAGGGAAGCTCATTTCCACCCTCGATGCCGATGTCGTGAGCGTGAAGGCCGAGCCCGTGAAGTAGCCAGCAACCGTGTCCCCCAGGTCCCCGTTCTTCGGGGACCTGGGGGACTATCGTGTGGATGTAAGCAAAAAGGAGACAACATCATGGACATTAAAGACAGCAAGTTTTTTGTCGCGGCAGACCTCAAAATCCTCCGCGCACTCGGTTTCAGCAACCTTGAAGTCAATGTGGACACGGAAGGCGAATCGGAAGAAATCGCCCTCGGTGACGGTCAGTACCTTGTGGGCGAGAGGGGCGACCTCGGCACATCCTACTATGTGATTGACCGCGACTGCCACGAAGCGTTTACCCACGGCGAAACATCCATCATGGCCCTTGCGCACTACCAGGCGAGTTCATTGACCCACTACAACTACGATGAAATCCCGGACTATTTCTGGTGGTGGGAACTCCGCGAAATCTTCTTCCGCAAGAACAACAAGAAGGGCGTGAGCGCAAAGCGTTTCCAGAGGTACCGCGATGACATTGGCATGGCCGTGGTGTTCAGCGCGGACTGCAAGAAAGTGAAGCTCGCGAAGAACAAGTTTTCCAAGTACGACAAGGACGGGTGCTATTCTCCCCTCCCGGACGAACTCCCGGCCTTTGACGAGTGGGAAACCATCAAGGACAATACAGGCAAGCCGCTTGTGGCCAACTGCGCCAAGGTGTTCGAGTCTAGCGTATTTGCCGAACGGTCACGTGCGCTCAACATCCTTCTCAAGAAGTTCTACAAGCGCATCAACGGAAAATAAATTTTCAAAAGGAGACAACATCATGAAAGAAAAAGTTTACATTCAAGAATATGGCATCCGTGGTGGCATGGATGAACGTGCGGGTGAAACAACCAAAATTGGTAGGCATCATGTAGATGACTGCCCGGAAAAAACCCTGTGGGACATGGTGCTCAACGAAATATCCGGTGGATATGAGCAACGCCTGTTCGTGAACGATGACGAATATGACATTGTTGGTTCGGATGAAGACATCAATGACCTTATTGAAGAAGGCATGGAATCGTTCAAGGAAGAGCACCACATTGGCACGATTACCTCTATGGGCTACTATGACGATGTGTGGAGTGGAATCATGTCAGACCGCACCGAATACCGCATTGAAAAGGAAGTCATCAAGCCCACATTGGAACAGGTCAAGGAAGCTCTTTTCAAGTACCTTGAAACCCGTTTCGATGAAACGAAGGTTGTTGATGACTGGCACGATGTTTTGGTAGAAGGGTTGCAAGCAAGGTATATTACCAAGCAGGGACTCAAAGAAGACATCGAGCGCATATTCAACGGGGATGAGGTGTGACAGCAACCGTGTCCCATGTGTCCCCGTTCTTCGGGGACCTGGGGGACTATCGTAATGGCGTAATCAAAAAAGGAGACAACATCATGGACATCAAGGAAAGCAAGTATTTCACGGAAACAGACCTAAAGGTTCTTCGCGCCCTCGGTTTCAGGAAGCCGGAAGTTGAAGAAGGCGCCGACTATGGCGAGGAAATCTACCTCGGCAATGACACTTACCTGTACGGGCAACCGAAGGACATCGCATACGCCAGTACCGGCTATTACGACTACTTCGTATATGACCGCGATTCAGAAGAAAGCTATCGCCATACCGACCATGCTCTCATGGCAATCGCCGAGTTCATGGCGGGTCATCTTGCCTGCGATTTCTATGACGATATCCCAGACTTCTTTTGGCCGAATGAACTCCATACCATTACCACGCGCCTGAACCTGGTTCATAAGGTAGTGACCGTCAAGCGTTGCCAGACATGCCGCAGTGAACTTGGCTACGCCTTTGTCATCAACGGGGACGGTTCGCAGATAAAGATAGCAAAGAACAAGTTTACGAACGAAGACAATTACGGGAACTATGTTCCTCTGCCGGATGAACTTCCTGCATTTGACGAATGGGAAGCCATCATAGGCAAGGACGGTAAGCCGCTTGTGGCTGACTGTTCCCATGTGTTCAAGACGAGTTCCTACCGCGAGCAGTGCTGTTTGCTCAATCGTGTCGTGAAGGAACTTCATGACCGCATGGACTAAAAATAAATTTTCATTTTTCAAAAAGGAGGTAATGCGATGATAGTACATTCCGTTACTACGCTCAACAAGAACTGGGCATCTGCCAAGACCTTCCTAGTTGATGACATTCCCAAGCGTGTACACACGCTGAAAGATTGGGCTGAATACTTCATTGCCGATGGCGAGGAAGACAACGTCAGGGAAGTAGTTGTTTACGGTTCCGCGCCAGAGGTTACTGTGGTTCCCTATGACGGGAAGAATCCGACCTGCGATGCGGTTTCAAGTCTAATTGACGCCGATACGCAAAAGGTTGTAATCAAATGTATTGACGGGAACGTGCTTACCGCGACCGCATCCGTGTTTGAACACAACAGCGAGAGCGGTATATGGGTAGAATGCTCCCTGGTCGAAAATAAGTAACCTATGAACCAACCGTCCCCCGATCGATCCCGGCATGCCGGGACCTGGGGGATTATCGTGTTGGTACAAAACACAAGGAGACAAACATGATTCAACATATTGCTTATTACAACGACCCTATCGACATCTTCGAGCTGATGAACAAGGATGCCAAGAGCATCGTCAATTATTACAAGAAGGGCAAGGGTGCGTATTTGCGCCCTAACGACCCTGATTACGCCCCTATACAGGGATGCCATCCGGTTATGGTGGGCAAGGAAAAGTGGTACGTCAAGAAGTCCATCGACCGTACGAAACTTGATTCCGATGGCAACTACATCGACTTGTACAAAGCAATTTAGCAAACATATCCAAAGGAGACAAACAATGAAAGGCAATTTCGCAAAGTTGGCCATTTTGGTCAAGAATACTGTCCGCATGGACGAAGCATCAAAGATTATCGGAAGCCGTGATGAATCCGGCACAATCCTCTCCGAGCTTACCTCGCTTTTCTCGGTGACCATTGACGAGGAATTGGCTCACGCCATGAGGGCAAGCCTTTCCGGTCTTTCGCCCGATGACAAAATCTCTGTTGAGGAAAGCAAGTTTGAGACTTCAACATCGAAGGATTCATCGGCAAAGCAGATTGACTACATCTTTATGCTCACGGGCAATTTCACGGGCGTTATCAAGTTGCGCCTTACATTCAATGTAGAAATGGGCAAAGTTGATTTCTACATGCAGACGCTGGCGCAGGATGATAGCGGCAAGGTAGTTGGTGAGAACAGTATCGGGGAAGACGAACTCTGCGGCATCCCGACCGCCCTCCCGATAGCTGTAACGTTCATGCTCAGGGACTGCAAAAAGAATGGATAACCAACCGTCTGCCGATCGATCCCGGTCCTTCGGGACCTGGGGGAGCATCGTATCAGCGCACACAAAAGGAGACAAACCATGACAATCCACAATCTCATAAACGGCACCGCAACCCTCGACATTACTGTTGATGCCAAGAATCACGTTACCGCCGTGTTCAGCGACCCGAATACCTACGATGAACGCGAATTTACCGTGACCTGCAACACGGACAACGCGTTCATGGTGCTTCAAGACATCATTGACCAGTTCGGTTTCGCAGATAACCCGTTCTTCAAGGCGTTTGGATGGGAACTGGAAGGCACAAAGGAAGCTACCGTAGCCAAGGAAGCCCCCCTCAATACCCCGACAAGAAAGCTTGAATACGGCGTGATTACGGCTTATCCGCACTCCGTCAAGTTCACGGCAATCCTCTCGGACATGAAGGGCGTGGCGGTCGCAGAAAGCCCGGAAATCATCTTCCTTAAGCCATCCCATCCGGCTTACATCCCGTGCAATGCATCGAGCGACAAGTTCGCCAAGCTAACCTCGTGGCTTGCAGAAAGGAACATCGCATACGAGACATCGGGCATTGCGGACTACGCCGAAACAATCTCGTTCCTGGTCGAAAAGTAGACCGACCGTATAGCCCAGGTGCCGGATGCCACGGCACCTGGGGGAACATCGTAACGGCATAACAAAACCAATCAAAAAGGAGACAACCCATGAGTAAGAGTAAGATTAAAAAGTTCCCGCATGAAATCGACTGTTGCCTGAAGAACGTGCATATCAAGGTCATCAAGACCCGTTCTCGCGGCAAGGACAAATACGTTTACGAAATCAGCGCAGACGGTACAGAACCGTTCATCCTCGACCCATGTTTGAGCTATGATGCAGGCGAATGCCCGGAATTTGAAGATACATGGTGCGGTGGCAAATGGGACAACGGCAAGTTCAAGGGTTGCGAATATGACATCAACATCATGGACAAGAGCGATTTCGGTGGCGAAACTGACGATGACAACGTTGGTCTCCGCGCCGCCATGTATGGTTGCGAAATTGTCGATGGTGAGACACAGACCAATACCAATGACGAAATCCCGTTCATCCCGGTAACATGCTGGTTCGAGAACAGCAAGGGCAAGCGCACCGAGTTCAAGTGCGATGACTCGGAAAACTTCGTTGAACTATTTGGCGAATGGGATGGTAAGAGACTCCCGACCGCCAAGGAACGCGAATTTACCGTCACGGGTACCCTCATGTTCGAGGTCACGTATGTCACGAAGGCGACCAACAGCGAAGATGCCAAGAAGGAAGCCTTCAAGCGACTAACCGAAATTTACCACAAGAAGGGTATCGAAAATCTCGGAGTTCTCGGTAGCTTAACCATAAAAGAAAAACCATAAAATATTTTTTGAAATTTGAGGTACAACATGGCCGAAACCAAACTCGAAACCATCATCCGCGTAACCAAGGAACTTAATGCAATCAAGGCTAAACACCCGCGCATCATAGACATCGGAGTCATGAGCGTGGAAGAGTTCATGGATACGGTTGGCAAAGACCTTCCTGCATGCGTTGTGAAACCGCTGAAGCCGCATAATGGCGGGTATGCGGGCTACATCCGCATCAGGTGCTCCGATGAACTGAAACGCAAGTTGAACTGCCCGTCCATTTGGGAATATTTGTTCCATGACAAGGCAGAAGATGCCATCATCGGCGCGGTGCAGGTGCTCCATGCCGCCTGCCTCAACAGGAACAACCATGACGAGGCGAAGTTCCTCGGCGAGCTTTCCAGGGAACTCCACATCGACCGTGTAGCGTAGCTACCCGGTCCCGTGGGACCTGGGGGATCATCGTAAGGACGTAGCAAACAAGGAGACAAGCATGGCCAAAATTAAAAAAGAAAAGACCCCGAAGCCAAAGAAGAAAAAAGTTCGCAAGGCTTACAATATCAAGTGGGACACCGATGGCGCAACGCTGAAGGAATGTGGACTCCCGCGTTCCGTGGTCATCCCTGATGGCGTTGCGGACGAAGATGTCGGGGACTGGCTCTCGGATGAATATGGCTACTGCCATGACGGGTACACGACTAACTTTGAAATGGAAGAAGATGAAGCCTAATATTGAAATTGTAAGCATTGACCAATATCGCGGCTCGTTCCTCTTGCGAGTGAACGACCTCGATATTATCCCGAAAGTTCTCGCCCATATTGAACATGACAGCCCGATTGAAGGCGATGAACATAATGTCATTGTGATTGGTTCCAATATCGCAGTTGAAACAGACTGTGTTGGGCGAGCATCTTCATTGGCTAATGAACTGAAAGAAAAATTCAACCAAACGGAGGCTTAACATGTCTGATGGAAAAATCAAATGGGTTCCGGTACGTTTTCGCCACGCAATTTCATTTAACCCGATGGATGCCGAATTTGTGAAGGCGGGAAAGGAATCCGGCAGAGTCATGGAGGCGAGTCGAAAGAAGTTTGAGGACTACGGTGCCTGCCTCGCCGAATGCGAACGCCTCACAGATGCAGGCAACTGCGCCCGTTGGGAATTTGCCTACCTCGCGAAGGAATTTGCCAAGAAGCTCAACGAGCTTGCAGATGACAAGCGTTTCTTCATGAAGGGCGTTGCTGACGAAACGCAGGACACAATCTATGCGACCGCAAGAATGATTGAAACAATGGCACGCGAAATGGTGCAATAATAGGAGACAACCAGTGACAAAGATTAAACTGACTGAACGCAAGTTCACTCCGAACGAGCTGAAACAACTGAACTCCAAGACATACCTTTCCTGGAAGTGTACCCGCCAGACAATCATTATTGGGAATGACACCGATTTCGCCTTATTTACAGTGAGCGAATGTCTCGGTTGTCCGCACCACTCAATCGGCATCACACCTATTGTGAAGCGTGGAGATAACGCATTGAAGGTGGTTGTATCCTTCATGGACAAGGGGGAAGCCAAGCGGTTTTCCGCAATCGGTGCGACTACGGTAATGTTCACGACCGATGGTACTATTGCTGATGCGGTCGGCCTGGGTTCCGGTCTCGCCAAGGCACAGTACAAATTGTTGTACCAACTCCCGTGCGGAGCAGTCCGTGTGGGACGCGTACCGAAGAAACAAAAAGCTACCGTGTAGCACGCCTCCCCGGTCCTTCGGGACCTGGGGGATCATCGTAATGGCATCGAAACGACTCATTCAACAAAAGGAGACAAATATGAGTATGTATGCAGTAATCGGATATGGATTCTCGGAAGTCCCGCGCAGGGAACTTGACGGAACCGCACACAAGGCATTCCCGGTCATCAACAGCGTTTCGCATTTTGACACCCGTGGCGGTGCCGTAGATGACGTTATCAAGCGCCTTGAAGACATCGTCAAGAATGCCGATGATGATGTTGTACTTTCTTCGTACGGCGTTACCGATGTGTCCTATGACGCCAATGATAACCACCTTACGTATTCAAGGACTGTCTTCGATGAAGACCACCCGGAATCAAACCTCTTCGGGCTTCGTAAATGCATGGAGCTTTATGGCCACACCCATGTCGAAGTGAAAGTCGGTGGCACCAAGGCAACCTACGCAATCGTCCGCGTCAAGGAGGACTAATGATTACAAGACTCAACCTAAGCTGTATCGCCCGTGTCTATCCCTATGAATACATGGCATTTAGCGACACCTACGACAAGTTTTGTTCCAAGTACTCCGATGACGGGCAACTCGCAGAGCAATCCCGTTTCATGGTCAATGCGGCAACCAACCCTGATTACCGCGTTGATGATGAAGACGATGCCAAGTTTGTGAAGGCAATCAAGGCAGTCATCAATCGTTTTGCTACCGATGGCATCCGCGTGTTTCCGGCTGTCCTTGATACCGAAACGCAGTTTGAACTGTTCTTCGGAGTGGAAAATCCCTCGGATGAACTTCTCGCCCTCATGGGCGACAATGTTCTTACCGAAGAATACGATGACTCCGATGAAGTCTTTGTTGCATGGTAAGGAGGGACTGTAATGATATGGAATCCACATGCGTACATCGTTTCAGTCAAGGGTACTACCGGGAATGGAGCGGTGTTTAATGCAAGCTTTACCCATTGTTCATCCAAGGAAGGCATTGACTTGGCGGACGAGCTGACAGATGCCGCCAATCATCACGACTACAACGTTGATGACAGCGGGATAAAGAATATTGTCATCATGGGCGTGTTCGACTGCGGAAAGAACAGCTAACCGGTGGCAACCGTGTTCCAGGTGTCCCCGATCTTCGGGGACCTGGGGGAACATCGTAAGGGCACGAAACCAAAACAACTTAACAAAGGAGACAACCTATGAACGAAAGACAGAAAGCCGCATTTGAACGTACTGAAAAGCGCTTAAAAGAGCGCTTGACCAGATATGAAAACGATGAACTTGCATTGAGCCTCATTGAATACAACCCGAAGAAGGATGGCACCGCACGCCAAAATTTCGCGGACAACTTTGCCATCCGTGGTCTTGGGACTGCATTGAAGTACCCTAGCGGCTACTCATGTCGCCGTGTGGAAGTGAAGCCAGTAACATACAACGGCTACAAGGGTTCTACTGTTAGAAGTCTTGACATCAGCGTTCTCGAAATTGAGAAGCCGGAGGACATGCAGAAGGCGGGAATTGACCGCCCGGTTAAGCATGTAAATGACGAACGTTTCGCATTCAGCATTTTCAGCGACTTCGAGGATATGCCGACAGATACTACTGCGGAACAGTATGTGAAGGTCATCCATGAAAAGATCATTCCGGGAATCAGGGCAAAGCAGGAACAGATTAAGCAGGAACTTGCAATGCTCCCCGAAATGTTCAACCAGTTTATCATCATGGGCAACATGTACAATAAACTGGAAAAGGAGACCGAGGGCTCGTACCTTTTGAAGTACGCCCTTAGCGACCTTGTTAAGTCAATCCCCGATTTGCACGACTAGATTTGTTGTCTCCAGCCGGGCGTATGCAAGTGGGCACAAGCGCCCCGCGATTACCCAGATGAAATGACCCAAGACAGAGAGAACTGTTAGGGTGGGGAAAGTGGGGAGACGAGCTAAACATCGCCACGGAGGTTCGAATCCTTCCCCCGGCAATTTTTATTTTTATTTTTCTTCAAATCAGGTAACAACAACAGAAACTTAGAAGCATTCAAATCCATATTGGAGAAGCTATGCCAGGAAAGAAATATTTAATATCATATAATTGGAAACGCAACCTTAACGGTCAGTATTGTTACTACGACCATTACGAAACCGATTCACTCGTTATAGCTATCGTAAAGTTTTTGCTATTAAAAAGAAAATATGAAGTAATGACAATCGAATATCGTGGCTAATGATATTTCCAAAAAGAGGAATTAAATATTGAAAAATTCGCAAAAGGATAGATACTACAACAGACTGCAAAAATGTCTGAAGGAAATTGGTAAACTCACTCCGTTGAGATATGTGGAATGGCATGAGCATCGTGATAAAGTCTTGAAAGAGTATGGATTTACGATGGATGATTATTACAAGATGTGCAGCCTGACTGAATCCAACACTAAGGTCAGATGCGACGAAAGCGTTAGGACATTCAAGGAAAAACAAAAGATTATGCTTGACAAGAAGCTTGATGAATGTGAAATTCAATGAGATTGATATGTTGAACCAAGTAGATTGTTGATTTAATGATACTTCCAAAAGAGGACTTAAATTAATAAAAGGAAAATAAAATTCATGGAAAAAATCTTATTACTTATGGCATTTTCCCTATTAACAATCGGTTGCGGCGATACTTCAAATAATGCTATACAGCCGAAAGAAATTTGCCATTACGAGACTGCTTGCGCTGATGTACAAAGTGGTGGTTTTCGCGACAGACATTCTGGTTGTAAAAAACCATACCAGAAACAAGTTTGTGAAGAAATCCATTATTAAGGTTTAATGGTACTTTCAAAAAAGAGGACATAAATTAATAAAAGGAAAATAAAATTTATGAAACAAATGCTTATCGGGTTCATTCTCGGCGTGGTCATGTGCCTATCCATGGGAGCTGAACTCTATCATCCGGTGCGTAGCATCATTACCCGTACCGAATCAAACTTCCGTCCTGACATTGCATCCGATTTCAAGGCGGTGCTGATGAACCAGGAAACAATCTACAACCTTATCAAGGACAGATGCCATTCCAACTAGTCATGGTTGCCAAAGTTGTCATGGCATGCTACATTTGAAGTATGAAGAAGCTAATCTTAAATATCCCGCACTCAACTCCATGCCTGGACTTTTCCAAATGGAAAGACCCCGAAGCCGCAAAGGCTGAACATGACAAGTGGACGGACTGGCATACCGATGCCATGTTCAGTATCCTTGGCTCGTTCAACGAAGGCAAGGTCGAAAAGGTCGTGTTTGGTCGTTCCCGATATGAAGTGGACGTAGAACGCCTGCTCCATGACCCTATGGAGGGTATCGGGCAAGGCATCATCTATGACAGCTTGAAGAACGGGCAGGTGGAAGTCCGCGATGTATCCGTTGATGACTCCGTTGAGCTTACCCGCGCATACGTGAACCATTGGAACAAGGTGGCTTCGCTCTGTACGGGCGATGGATTGCTGATTGACTGTCATTCATTCCCTAGCGACTACAAGGAAGCGATGAACGCCAACGGGGAAATGGTAGATGTCTGCATCGGGTTCAACAATGACAACACGCATCCCGGCGAGGAAGTAATCAGGACAATCAAGCGAGAGTTTGAACTGCATGGGTACAAGGTGGGCATCAACTCCCCGTTCAGCAACGCGTTCGCCCCTGTTCCCAATTTCCCGTCCGTGATGATTGAACTCCGCAAGGGCATATATATGGATGAAGGCACCCTAAAACTTCTGTCGGGTGCCTACAAAGTGAATCAGGTCTTGAACGAGATATACAGAATCCTGACGGCCTAGTGATTGACTTGGCTATTCCATTTTTCCAAGTAAGACGGTAGACCCCTCATAATCACATCGGGTCTACCGTCTTTTTCGTAGTCCCAGTTGCTAGGGGCAAACCTATCGTCCCAATGATACAAGCCCTTGTGCTCGTCATCAAGGTCGGGTAGCTGTTCAAATCCTGCATCGGAATAGACCTTCGTGAGTCTGCCGATGTCGTAGTGGTCAAGGTGGTCGCCACCGAGTTCCTTCGCCTTCTCAATCATGGAGGGAGCAACGCCCCTGATGTTCGTATTGTTATGGACCGAAACGATGTCGCCATCGCCCTTGATGGCAAATCCTGCATCAAAGCCCGCGACCTTGTACAGACGGGTACCGGTTCCGGCATATTCTTCCTTGGTGTACCATGTCAATGCCGCGGGATGTCTGGACTTGCGAAGCGACTCCATGAAAATCGGGTAGTCATGGTCAAGGTCGCCATTGGTGTCCCAAATCCCGTTACGGATATTGCTGAAGATTTCGGATTCGGGCATGTCCTCCCCGGCTTCGTCAAGGATGTTGCTGAAAGCGGACTTGCGGTGTTCCGTAGTGGAGTCGCCAAACAAAGCGTTGTTGGCTTCCAAGCAAGCCTGTCTGAACTGCCCGTTTGCCGATTCCATGATTGCCTGATGCAATTTCGCCCACATAATAATACCTTACTGAATTTTACAGCAGTTTATAAGATCCCGTCCCAACCGTGTCCCATGTGTCCCCGATCTTCGGGGACCTGGGGGACCATCGTAACGGCATCAAACAAAGGAGACAAACATGCAAGTACCGTTTAAGGACAAGAAGAACTACCTCAAAGACGAATCCAGAAAACTAGAAGGCTTCGAAATGGGGTGGATCATGAAGGAGTACGATGATGCGGAACACGGAAACTCCGTATCTCTCTATGGCCTGAACAAGGGCCAGGCGTTTGATATCAGCAACAAAGGTGCCCGCGCCACCGTGGCATTAAAGTCCTGCTATGTCGTTGAATACATGTTCAACGAGACGAGCAATACCGTTGTGTTCACCGATGATGACCTGGAAGGTGCCATCGACTACACCCTCAAACTTATCGCCCTCGCGAAGGCATAAGAGAACCGCAAGAAACGAAAGCATCAAACAAAGGAGACTACATCATGCCCGAAATTAACGATGAAAACAAGCCGGAAGGCTACTTCATGCCTGAACATATCCCGCAGACCATCGAGGACATCCGCGTGGGCGATGTGTTCCATAGCCATTGTGTCGCAACGATGGCATGCAACTACTATTACAAGGTCATCAAGCGTACTGCAAAGTTCGTAACCCTGCGCGAATTGCGCTCGATTGAACGCGGTACCGGATTCTTCCAAGGCGTCCAGTATCCGATTGACGAGTTCATGGACCAGTCGTCCTGCTATAACAGACGCCGAAAGGAATACCCGGATGGAAAGGTCTATGCCGAGGTTACCCGCAGGCTCCCGACAGAACTCGACAGGGAAGGACGTATTTGGGTCAAACTTGAAGACTATGAATACGCAACCCCGTGGGATGGCAAACTCAACTATTTTGACCACGCAGACTAGGAGTTCACTACCGTGTCGAAATACCCCCGGTTCCATGGGGACCTGGGGGACTATCGTATGGACATCACTCAAACAAAGGAGACAACCATGTCAATCAAGAACAACAGAGTTTACATCGCCGTAGGCATGTTCTGCGGTACTGACGATTCCGACCTTTTGGCCCCGGAAGTATACGAAAGCCGCGAGGATGCTCGCAAGGCTATCATCGAGGCAATTCTCGGCGCGGCAGCGAGTGCGGAACTCATGGACGAGGAAAGACACCTCGTCAAGGACGAGTTCGGCAACGATGACCGTGTGGTTGTCACGGTTCAAGGAATGGTCGATGGCAAGAATGTCATTGACGATTCCCTCACCGTGCTCACCGATGAAGAAATTGACAGGGTTGTCCCTGCCGATGTAAGGCGCATCACCATCAAGGACAATTCCTATGATGAATACTGGACATGGGAAATCCATGAAAAGGCCATCGGCTAAGGAGGCACAATATGGGAACACGCTCTACAATCGGATTCCGTTCCGGCAATGAAGTCCGCTACATCTATGTGGCAACCGATGGCTTCAACCACGGCGCAACACTTGAAAAGATTGGACATGACGCATGTCTAAAACTTTGGGAGCAAATCGGCGAAGCCGAGAAAAACGGGCAGAAGGTATGGCTGGACCACCTCTATACCGATGATGTGCTTCCTATTGACTGGGCGGTCGTTCAGCCAAATGCGCGTACCCCGATTGTCGCGTCCGAAAAGAACTGGAGCAAGGCATATCTTGAAACCCAGTCCTTCCAGTTGAGCGGCATCGTCAAGGTGGAAACGAACTGGAAGAATAAAGTCAGCCCGTTCGACCTGATGCACCTTATCAACATGGAAGGAACCGTGTGGCTCTATGACCTGGACAGCGACAAGGTGTTCTTCATGGGCGACCCCGGCGTTGTCGAAGACCTGGTGTACAACCACAAACCCGCAAGTTCCACCGGAATTGTAAAAAAGCAGATCGAGTTCTAGACAACCGTGCCGGGAATCCCCCGGATCCACGGGGGCCTGGGGGCTCATCGTAATGGCGTACCAAACAAGGAGAACAACATGCAGAAACTGATTTTCTTCCATACCTACATGGGAGCCCGGTGTGACAGTCCGTTCAAGGGTAAAAAGCCTGTGGATGTGCTCGGCTACGGGAAGATGGTAAAGCCGCGCACAGTCGATCCCAAGACCGTACTGGGCAAGCTTTTCGGCATTGGCAACAGCATGATGGAGCCGATGTCTAATGAATGGATTGCCGATGAACTCAACATGTCTAGCATTAGACAGCCCGAAGTCACCCGCCTTATCCATGAAAATGTGGACGAAAGCCGGATGATTGACTGGGTTTCCGAAGAAGACGATGGAAGCTGCGAAGACGGTTTCCCGATGCGTAAGTTCGTGGACGCATACTTTTTCTCGAAGGACGATTGCGACCGCGTTGTGGGCATCCTCAACCAAAAGTTTACCGCCATGGCAAAACGCCAGGCCAAGCGCGAGAACAAGACACTTGAACAGGTCGCCAAGGAACTCGGCGCCGAACTCGAAGCATAGACCTACCGTCCGACTATGCGCCCGGATCCACGGGGACCTGGGGGCACATCGTATGAGCATAACAAACAAGGAGACATATCATGATTTACGATTTTGCACAACAATCTCCGCGAATCCTTATCGACGAAGGCGATGGGCACCTTGTGGACCGTAGAACCGCAGACAATCTTAAAAACGGGAATCCCATATTTTATAGCACGGACGAAAACGGGCACGCCGTTCCGGCATTCAACAAGGAGTAAACAATGAAACATTCCAAGACCGTAATTACATTTCCGTACGACATGGCATGCGACATCAAGTACCTTCCCACTAGCCGCCACAAGAAGCCGCATACTATCCGTGGTAGCCACCGCGTATGCGGAAGCATCCCAGTCCTTGAAGAAAAGGACTTCCCGCTTGCATTCACTGTGACTACTTACCGCACCGTCTGCCCGAAAGCAAAGACACAGAAAGACCTCTCCGAACACCTCCCGACCAAGGCCGGGTACTTCCCCATCCATGTCCGCGCATACAATGGCAAGTTCTACAGACAGTACCAGTACGGATTCGGCACAGTCGAAACCACGTGCGGGGCCAAGTGCGGAGTCAAGAACGTGGAAGGGTTCAGATATGAAGTGGAACGCTATTTCGCATCGCGAAACTACGGAATCAAGATGACCCCGCCGGAAACTGGCAAGTTCCTTGACAAATCCATTCAGCTTGAAGAACACATATACGAGTTGTCCAAAATGCAGTCGGACGATAGAAAATGCTTCATCGAGTTCTGCAATCAATATGTAAGTTTCAAGGGAAAGCTTTGGGTTGAATGTGGCGAGCCGTTCTACCACTACATGACATTCGGCATGGGTCATGGCAACGGCGGTACAGCGTTCTTCGTGGGATTCGCGAAGCAATGGCTTACATGGCACGAGGGAAGTAACGTGTACAACGCCTTCCATCGCGAAAAATGTCTCAAGAAAGCCCGCGAAATCGCAACCCGGCGGGGCGACAGCATGAACCTGCTGAACAACCCGAAGGAGAATATTCAAGTTTTCCTCCCGAAACTTGTAAAAATCAAGGAAAATATTTTCTAAATTACGATTTACTAAATCGTGATTTGGTAGATTTGTTGTCTCCGCGTCCCCCTGTCCCACCGTTACGATATGGTTCTCACCCGGTTCTCATTGAGGAACCATACGGTGCTACGAGGGGGATATAATATATGTAAAAGGAGTATCTATGGGATATACTTGTGGTCGTCATTTAACTAAAACTCTATGTAGGCGTATAGCGAAAACATGTAGCACAATTACTGAATTTGCGAAAAAAGATATCCCCGCATATAACAAAGCATTAGCCAATGGATGGCTTGATGAATGGTTTATCCGACTATCCCACAAACCTTTTACTAAAGAAGATTGCTTACTTATAGCAAAACAATGTTCATCTCGTGCTGAGTTTAAGCGTAAATCTCACGCGGCTTATAACAATGCATTACAGAATGGGTGGATAGATGAATATGCATGGTTCAAAACAACAGCCGAACTTAGACGGGAAAGACGCACCTTTACCGATGATGATGTAATTAACGCATCTAAGAAATATACTAAACTAAGTGATTTTTCCAAAGCTGAACCGGCCCGTTGTGCTATGGCATATAAAAGAGGTTTAATTAATAAAATGCCGTGGCTAACTCGTAATGCTGAAGTAATGAACCGAAAATGCCTTGATTGTGTTTATGTTTATGAATTTTCGCTACATAAAGTTGCTTATATCGGACGTTCGGTAGAACCACATTGCCGAGACATTAAGCATCATAAGTCTACCGATGTCGTTGCTCGCTATGCAATAGCTCACCATTTGCAAATTCCAACGATGAAAATTCTTAAAGATGGCATCACTTATAAACAAGGGGCAATGCTAGAAGCTAAAATGATGCAGACTTATATCAACCGCGGCTGGCATCTTTTAAATAAAGCACCGGCGGGAAGTATTGGTGGACTAGGTGCCGGAAAACTTACTAAAACCTATTGTATCAATGTCGCTCGTAAATACGCCACGGTTGCCGAGCTAGTAGCTAATGATGGTTCAGTATATAACAAATTATGCAAATGTAAATGGCTTTCGGAATGCGATTGGCTTCATAAGAAACATGTCCCTAAAGGAACTTGGAGCAATATGTCAAAGGAAGAACTTTTATTGGAAGCCCGTAAATATTCCTCTCGAAATGAATTAATGGATAAATTGAAAAGCGTGTATGAGATTATTCGCGCAAATGGATGGATGCCCGAAGTATTCCCGAATAGCCTCAGTGCGCCTAAAAAGGTTGCCCAATGCACAACAGATGGGAGACTCATTTGTATTCATAATTCAATTAGTGATGCCGCTAAAGCGTTAAACACTAAGAATCCGTGTATTTCGGCAATTTGCCGTGGAGTACCCGGTAAGCACACTTGCAAAGGGTTTACATTTAAGTTCGTGGAGTAAATCGTGATTTGGTAGATTTGTTGTCTCCACGTCCCCCTGTCCCCATTGTCTCCGGGGACACGGGGGATTATCGTAAAGGCACAAACAATAACCACTTAGCAAAAGGAAACAGTCATGCAGGAAAACAAGAAAACCAACCCCATGCTTCTCATCTATCTCGTTATATTCTTCATTGCCTTGTGTACATACGGTTTCGGCTACTATGCCGGTTCGAACTCCGATCCGTTCAAAGTTTCCCAAGCAATGGAAGCCAGCGATGAGGCGAACAGGAGTCTCCATGCCGAGTTGTCCAAGTGCAGAGAAGAACTGTCCGCATTCCAGATGCGTCTAAGAATCAACAGCGTAGCACAGATGGATTCGATACTCGCCGACATTAAGGCAAAGTATGCCGAGTCCAACAAGAAGTAGGAGGAATTATGGCATATCAATCTTTTGAAGAAGAGGTGAAGGACTACGACAAGCGTAGGGACATGCATTACTATGTGTATTTCAGCGCCGCTACTTACACATACAAGGTGGATGTCATCCAGTTCAAGAAGAAGTCCGACATCAAGAACGAACGATTCAAGCACGAAAAATACTACTCCACCTACAAGGCTGCTCGACGAGTCGCTGACCGTCTCACCGAGGATGACAAGAATGTCGCCCATCTGTTCGGTAGGGCCGCTCGCGATTACACGGATAAATTGCATGAGGCCCTGAAGACAGAAGGCATCACGGCGACCCAAACGTGTACAATCGAGGCCGCTATCGCAAACACCAATGCACTTACAAAGCTACTCAACGGCAAGTTTTACTAGTTGCCAAAGCTGGCAATAAGTGCTATATTTGCTCTCGAAATCACGCGCTCGTGGTGTAATGGACAGCACATCAGCTTCCGAAGCTGATAATTCCAGTTCGAAGCTGGACGAGCGTACTAATGGAACTGGACCCCTGAATGGTGCAAATTTGATATACCATGCCCGTGAAAGCGAGCGATGGAACTCAAACACCCAAACAACCAAACACCATCTATCAAACCTTGCGCCTGGGCCCGGTACCATCAATTCTACATCATGAAACCCAGAGACACGGGAATGGTCCCGTGTCTTTTTTCGTATGCTACCGTGTACCGATGGTTCCAGGTCTCCCAGGACCTGGGGGAACATCGTAGCGGCGACTAAAACAGAAACCCTTTCAAGGAGACACATCATGAAAAGACTCAACAGGCTTCTCGCCGCAATCAAGAAATTCTCTTCTGTGGACAATGTTGCCCGCTACATTCACGGTATCAAGTTTGACCTCAACCGACAGACAATCGAGGCAACCGATGGCAATGCCGGAATAATTGTCAAGGGTAGCAAGGGACTTGTTGCCGCGATGGCAAATGAATATGCCGAACATCTTGGGCTTGAACCGGTCGGGGGCGACTTTGGTGTAGTCAAGCTCGCCCCGGCAAACGGCAAGATGTGGCCTAATGCCGAACGCCTCGATAAGGAAAATACGCTTAAGGCAGACTTGCGCAAGTGCCTCAGTTTCGAACACGACCCGAAAACGAACAATTACGCACATATTCACAATGGCCAGTTCCAGCGTCTCAATCAGTTCTGCAAGGTGGTCAAGGTGCCGTTGAAGCTCATTCCGGGCATGACATATCTCGCCCCTGTCATGCAATATGGAAAGAGCAAGTTCAATGGTGAAGAAATCTACTTCTGCATCGCACAGATGCCGAAATTCCGCGCTCTATATGACGCACAGGACAATCTCATTACCACCTGTGTCCAGTATGAAAGCATGGATGAAATCGACAATGAAGCCATGCAGGTGTTCAAGCAGATGGCATAAGGGGAATTGATGGATAACAAGACAGAAAGCTTCTATTTCAACTTCGCATATTCTCTTTTCGGAAAGAGAAATCCATACGCAAGATACCGCGATATATTCGGTCGAGTGACCGTCCCTGCCGGACCGGATGCCAAGCAAGCCGCGATGGACAAGATTGCCACCAAGTTCAACAGGCACGAATGGGGCTTCCTGTACACGCAGGAGCAATTTGACACCTTCCCGTCCAAGCCGTGGTGGAAGGGTACAGAAAGGGTCATGGACTTCGACGATCTGAAATGATCAATGATTTGGCCCGCCGTGTAGACAACCCTCCCGGTCTTCGGGGGCCTGGGGGATTATCGTAAGGGCACAGAAACAAAACCAATTAACAAGGAGACAATTATGCCGCAAGCCGCACACAACTTCTATGAAAACGAATTGAAGCCAACCCTTCTCGAAGTATTCGAGGAAATCTACATTGATGTCACTAAAGGTGACGAATGGTACCAAATCGGATGCGAAGAGTCCGGCGTACCGGAAGATTGTGAATGGGAAGACCGCGATGGCTTCTGGAGCCACAACAACGGCGGTGTCGAAATGTCCTTCATCCCGAGCACTTCCATCTTCTCCAACGGTTGCAGACATGCTCCATGTATTCAAGCGTGGGTGGATGGGCAGTACAAGGAATGCAAGGAAAATGCATTGGACGATGAAAACTACCTTGAATGGAAGGCTGAACAGGAAGCCGAAGGCAAGGAGTCTGATGTCGAATACTGGCTCTCCGATACCGATGATGGCAACGAGTTCGAGAATGACCATGAAGATTCCTACATGGAATCCACTCCGTTCTGCAATGTGAAAGCATGGTTGCAGGGAGTCGATGGCTACCAGTTCAGGGGCGAAGTTGAACCTGATACCGTCTTGAAGCTCCACTTCGAGTTCTGCTTCAATGATGACCTTGGATACGGTCGTCCGTACATTTCCTGGTGCCCCGGTGTCGGCGACCACCCGAAGTGCGCTGCCAACATCTACTTCGAGGCCAAGAATGTCGAATTTGCCCGTCAGCTTCTCAAGACCAAGATTCTTGAAATGGCCAAGCTCCCGGACGATGAACAGCGCGAAACGGTCGATTTCTATGCAGACGGTCTCGATGATAGACAGTTCTAGGGAGGTGACCAGGTATGAAAGCCATTCTTTATGACTTGTTGCTTCTCCTGATTGCATCCGTACTCGTTTCTTGGTTCCCGGCGCTCGCATATTGGTTCGAGCACCCGTGTACCAAGAACGATGCGGTCCAATTAATTGCAATCACCAGCGACATCATCGGATTTCTTGTATGGCTCAAGGCCATGCGGAAATTTATTCCTGATTGCAAGAATTTTATTTCCGAGTTCAACCGCCTATTGAATGAAGGCAATAAATAATTTTTAATTTTAAGAGGATATCAATATGGTGAGATACGTACTTTCCAAGTTTTTCCGACCGGAAAATGTCGTTGAATACGCCGTATCCCGTATCAAGGAATGCGGTGGGACTCTCGACAGGGTTATTTACCCGAAAGAGGGAGAAGAAGGCATCTGGGTTACCTTCGTCAAGGACGGTATGCCGGATGTCTACCGCATCAGCAAGAGTCCGATGGGTCCCTATAAGATTTACGAGCTTCCGACACTCACGTTCTTCCATGACGATGAAGTCGCGAAGTTCATGATGGACACGCTCCGCTCCATGCCGGACAAGAGCGTGCTTGAAGCGACCGACAGCCCGCACTTCAAGTCAATCTGCCACTGGCTCAACAAGGAACCCAAGGCTCTCTTGGAAGAAATCAAGGAGGGATGATGAAGAAATTTTTGATTTTTGCAATCCTGCTGTTCACTGCGACCACGCTGTTCGCAAACAAGCCATCCGGCGTCTGGAGACTCGCACGCACAAACGCGATGCACTCGACCGCATGGAACCATCCGGGGACAATGGTCAACATCGGCGGTAAGGTTGTCTGCCATTACGCAGGACAGATCAGCTTCCCGCTGAACGACTACGGTCGATGTGACGATATCCTTATCCTGCATCTTGCAAAGGCGCAGGCGATGGAGGAAGACGGGAAGATTATTGGGCTGTACTGCGCCTATGACTGGTCATACCCGGACATGGGCGGCAACTACCTGTCCAATGACGTATATCGCGACAACTGTCCCGACATACTCGCGGCTGTAAACGGTGGCTTCGAGATAATCGGGGAATACTGGTTCAAGCCCGTGGAAAACCAGGCCATATATTACAAGGACGGGGAACCAATCAAGCAGATTATGTCCAATACGAGGGAAACGCTTGACAGGTTCGACAAGAGGTACGAGAACCAAATACGCTATCGCGATACATACGACTGGGTATTGCGGCGACCCGGATACGGATGGGACCAATGGGAACGCCCCGGAAGCGTGTACGGGAAACGAATGGGAAAATAGCCAATACAATACATATTGACGGCGTTGGTTGCCATGCGCACCGCCGTTTGCTACATTATGAAAAACAAGTGAGGTGTATTATGGAAAAGGAACAATTAGAAAGACTTTTGAAAGTGGTTAAGGACGCTTCTGAACAGTTCGGGGGTATCTACTCCCGTATTTGGGATGGCCTTCGCGCCGAACCAAGTTCCGTGTCAAGCATGGCGTTCCTTTCCGTATATAAGGATTGCAAGGATGCAATGGATTTCGTGCTTGCTTACGAAATGCCTGAAACGTCCATCTACACGAAGTACAGGATACCTACCGATGCAAGAAACCATTAAGGACTTCTGGAAACTGGGCAAGGACCAGTTTGGGGATACGCTGTGGATGCAGAAACCCCGTAAGGCTCCCAACGGATACTGGGAAACCTGCATGGTGTTCCACTACCCGAGGGGTACCCGTCCCGGCAGGGGCGAACACCGCATTTGCGCCTGCATGACTGACTATGTGATGAATGCTACCGCGTTCGATGGGATAATACCGGAGGACATCCGCTACAAGTTCCTTGAACTCATGAGGGCAATCGTCATCGCAAGCCGTTATGCGTGGATGCTCCGGCGCGGAAATACCGGGTTCGCCGAGGTCGATGGAGAGCGCAACGCGTTGTCCGTACATACTGCGGTACATGGCTGTAATGAAATACTACGAATCAATGTGGGTGTTATTCCCGAACTCGTGAAACTCGTGGACAATCTGTTCAATGGAGGTAAACAATGAGAAAGCATTTCAAGTGCAAGTTCAACCCCTTGCAGATAATGGTCGAGACGATATCGTACAAGAATGGGCATCGCGCTACGTCCGGCATCAATGCCAATCGCTTCAAAGCTGAACTTGCGAAAACAGCACAGGAATGCCATGAGAAGAATTGAAATCGACCGCCGCATGACAACCAGCACACCGGTTACCGATGACATCAGCGGCATGCTCGCCAAGATGGGCGCATGGAAGCCAAAGTCACTTGAACATGTCATAATGGCATGCGAACGCATCATCCATGCGGCGAACGATGACATCTACTATGGCAAATCTAAACACGGGGATGAAGAAAAGCTCGCGTACCTCAATGCAATGAAAGGCAAGCTGATTAAATATCCCAATGGCATCGCGAACTCAACCGAATACATCTACGTGACCGATGTGTCCGTTGATGACCGGGAATGGGAAACCGAGGTAAGCCTGAATGGTGTCCGGCTGTCAAAGTACAACCGCATCGGCAACGATGAAATTCAGATATATTCCCTGAAAATCATGTTCAGCACCATAATCGGCTTGGAACCCGATGGCGTGACGGTACAGAATCACGGGCATAACGTCAAGTACGAAATCGTGTCCAGTTTTGAGGAATACAAGGGCGCAGTATCAAGGATGAAGGCAATTATCCCGATGATACAAGGCATCCCCGATTACCTGACCCGCGACAGCGTAAAGATTCCCTTACACAAATCAACCAAGAAGGACAGACAATGCCAGACTCCACCTACATCTACAACGACAGGCAAGGTAACATTGAAGTCATGCGGGGCGCTTTCGGATACAACATCATCCTCACAAGGAACGATGGGGAATGGGAAGGCAAAAAGCACACGACAACCGCCTGTGTCGGGGACTTCTCGAAAGAAAGGCTCCAGGAAATCGCAACAAAACTCCAAGAGTTCGTAGACTCCATTTGATCCGTGCCGTGAAACATGAAACAACCGTATAACCCAGTGCCCCGTTTTCATGGGACCTGGGGTATCATCGTATGTACCGAAACGAAACGAGGCAACTATGACTATCACGCTTAACGACCCTATACAGAAAAAGTCCATGAGCAAGGAAGCCAACGCGAACGTGCTCGCGTGCAAGACGAACATGTTTGGCATCCTGAACTCCCTGGGCAACCGGGTGGACATATATTCCGGTACAAACTTCTTCGACCACAACAAGAAACTTCTGCAACGAATCTTCCTTAAATCAACGTTCATCCGATGTGTCCTGTGGTTCGACAAGAACCATGCGACCTGCCTGGGGGTAAAGCTATGATAATGCAATGGAAACAGCGCAATGGCGCAATCATGACCGTGGACATTGACGCGATAATGCGCCTGGAATATATCCCAAACGAGAAATACGGTCGCCCCATGCTTACCGTGATGACATGCGATGTGGTCGATACAATCAGCGGTCGCCCGGCCCTTCCCGGGGACCCGGCCTACATACCCGACTGCGACACCGCGGAAGTCTTGATTAACCAGCCACAGAAGGGGCCGACCTCATGGAAGCTGTTTAGGATTCCGACCGAGATTATGGAGCTTCACAACTACCTTGTGAAGTGCAAGTCAAACTGATTCAACCGTGTACACCATGTTCCCGTTCTTTGGGGACCTGGGGGATCATCGTAAGGCAACCGAAAGGAGATTAAATGCGAAACGAATATAAATGCGTTAGCGGATGGCGCAACATTGCCGCACCTATCTTGTGGAATGCACTCACGAAGCCATCCTCCACTGATAGCACGCGCACCGACCGTACGGAAGCCATGAATGACGCCCTAGCAAGCCTCCACCTGAATGCAGAGGTAGTCGGCATCAAGCAGGGTCCCGTCATTACCCGCTATATGGTAAAGGTGGGCGATGGCATCCGCGTGCGAAATGTGCGAAATAATCTCGAAGACCTCGCAATGCGCCTTGGCGTGCCATGCAAGTCCATCCGCATCGAGTGTAACGATGGCCTTATCGGCATCGAAGTCCCGAACGAGACACGCTCAGTAGTCCCGTGCCGTACCATCGTGACCCCAGATAACAGCGGCCTGATACAGTTCGGCTCGCTCAATATTGGCATGGGTGTCGATATTGTTGGAAATCCGGTACACTTCAACCTCGCAAAGGCACCGCACATGCTTGTCGCGGGACAGACAGGTTCAGGCAAGAGCGTGTTCCTCAACTCGCTCATCTGCAACCTCCTGATGAACAACCATCCCAATGAATTATCCCTCGTCCTGATCGATCCGAAGGGAACTGAAATGCAGTCTTATGCGGCGATACCGACAGTCCAGGTCATCAACAACGTGCGTGATGCCGTAAAGAAGCTCGCCTCGCTTGTCGATGTGATGGAAGCCCGTTACAGAATGTTTACGGAAGCAACGGTTTCGTGCGGAAAGCCTGTACGTACGCTTGATGACTACATGGAAACTGTCACCGATTACACACGCGACATAAGCAACCGTTGCCGCATCGTCGTGGTAATTGATGAAGTTGCCGACCTGATGGCATGCGATAAACAGGGCATGGAAACAAGCATCGCCCGTCTCGCCGCGAAAGCCCGTGCCGCAGGCATCCACCTAGTCCTCGCAACGCAGAGACCTTCCCGCGATGTAATCACAGGCACAATCAAGGCAAACCTCCCGACCCGCATCGCGTTCCGGCTCCCGTCACAGGTAGACTCCAAGACTATCCTTGATGAAATCGGTGCCGAGTCGCTTCTGGGACGTGGGGACATGCTGTTCAAGACTACCGATGGAGTTACCCGTCTGCATGGATGCTGGATGTCCGATAAAGACATCATGAACTTCATCAACATGTACAAACAGATTTACAGTATAATCAACAGGAGAACCAATGAAAAACCCGTTTAAGTGGATGCATGACAAGGCATACAATGACCGCAAGAACCACCCGGTTCGGGTCAGCCTGGACTTCATGTTCATCGAGGCGATAGTTGCCGCATGGCAGGCGTTGTGGATTGTATGCAATGATGTAACCCAATGCCCAGGCACGATGTTGCTCGCCTTCCTGAATCTCCTTGGTTTCGGCGGTTTATTGTGTCATGAACTCGATAAAATCATCGGGGTTTGCACACATGACTGGCGACACGCAGATATTAGAAACCCGGACATCATCAGTCTTATTCTAGGTCTTGAAAAGGCCGAAAAGGACATCAACGAAGGAAAGCTCGCCTGGAAGGCTGCGTTCTACGACCCATCTAAGGAGCGAATCGAATATACCCACATTCCTCTGGATCCGAAGCCGGAAGAAGAACCGACCGTATCCGAGGGCATCCAGGGCTAAGGGGACCTGGGGGCGAATCGTATCAGCAACGAAACAAACAATCAACATAAGAAGGGAAACAACAAAATGCTCAACTGCTCATCCTACCTCCGTTCTCAACTCTCCAAGGCTTACGAGGCCGCAAAGAAGGTCATCACTTCTACGGAGATTGAGAAACAATACATCATCAATGCCAAGGCGGGTTCGCAGTCCGCACGTGACACCCTGTTCAACCTTTACATCCCGATGGTCATTACTTTCGCCCGTTCCCGCAACTACGAAATGTACACGGGCGAAATGAGCGACCTTATCGGCGCAGCCGCTCTCGGGTTCAATCGCGCCATTGAACTGTTTGATAGCAGTCTTGGTTATGAATTTGGTTGCTACTACAAGTGGCATATCAAGAATGCCATGAACAAGGAACTCTATGGCGATTCCGTTGTCGCCGTGCCGGAAAACTTGCAGAAGCCCGCCAAGGGTACCGATGGCAAGCCTCTTCTCGATGAAGACGGACAGCCCATCAAGCGCAATCCGGTCAAGGTCGTGTCCGGCGATGCAATGGTCGGCGATGACGATTCCAAGACCACCCTTCTTGAAACGTTGAGCGCAGAAGGCGAAAACGGGGCAGAAGAAGCCGAAGAACGCGACCGTTCCGCACTGGTCAATGAACTTCTCTCTTCCCTTCCCGAAATCGAATGCGATGCCATCAAGAAGATGGTCATGGGCGATGACCACGTGTCCACCCGAGAATGGGGCGAATCGCATGGCTGTTCCCACGAATGGGCACGCAAGGTCAAGAACCGAGCACTGAAACGCCTCCGCGAAAAGATGTCCGAAATCTACGTGGAAGACCGCATGGCGGTATAAATGTCATAATAAATGGCGGTATAAATGGCGGTATAAATTATGATTGTTTGTGACCATTGCCAACGATATGCCACTTCGGCTTGTCAGAACTGCGGGCATTTCAGCGCCCTCTATGGAAGCATCACCGGGGAGTATTCCGGTGGATGGGTAACCCCGGAAGAAGCTGACCATAAACTCCGCGAAATGTACCCGGAAGACTTCCATGGAAAGTTCGCCACGAAGATGATACTTGCCTACAGATTTGTCTCTCGCATTCTGCTCCCGTTCCTCCTGTACGAGAAGTGGAACCGCCCGAGACAATACATCAAGGGCGCGTATTATCCGTGGGAACACCCGGCAACAAGTTTACCATTTTAATTTTTAATTTTTAATTTTTGGAGACACACCATGCCTATCGAAGTCAAAGTAGAAGAAGTCATAAAGAAGAATAACGGCGTTATCCCAATGGAACACGTAGAGGCATCATGGTGGTCCGACGACCACCAGGAACGCATTCGCACCGAAGACGGTACCTACATTGACCTTGGACAGCTTCGCTTGCTCTTTTGGGAATTTGCTAAGGATGACATGCCCAAGGAATCCATTGACAGGTATCTTAAAGAGAACAAGGCTCTCGACCTGGCCGTGTACGGCAACATAGCGCGAGTGTTCTGGTACCGAGACCATGCCCGTGATTTCCAGTCAATCACCGATGGCCGAAAGTTCTGTAAGACATTCGCCATGCAGATTCTTTACCACCCGGAAGTCAAGGATTGGATGGCCGCGGAAATGCACGACATCGCCATGGATGTCTACCGTAGACTGGGCCAACGGCTTACCGATTTTGCGACGGACAGTTTTGCCCTCACGACCCCGGAAACTTAGGAGACTATATGGAAATTGAAAGATCCGAAACACTTGAAAACGAAGGCCTTGTTAAGTACTATGACAAGCAGGGCAGGATTGTTGAAATCGCCTTCCTTAAATCGGGCTCCGGGTGCACAATCGAATACCTCACCCCTCCCCCGAAACCGGATGCAATCACCGATGAACGCATTGTCCGTTGGAGCACCGGGCAAAAATACTACACCTACAAGGAGGAAGGCAAAACTAAATTTATGGAGTTGAAGAATGACGAAACAGACTGGCACTATTGATGGAAATGCCCACCCGAGCATAAGCCCCTGGTTGGCATACAACATGCAAGATGTCAAGCTTTGCCAACGGATGGACGAAATCGACCAAATGCATTGGATAATGGAACTTAAGGAACGCTGGGGAATCTTCTGGCGCATACCGTACTGGTGGCACCATGGCCACCGTCCTGTTTCACACTTAACCAAATAAGGAGAATTGACCATGAACTACTCGATGATTGTTGTAATGTACGGCTTCATGATTTTTTCAATATTCATGGGCTCGATTTGCCTGTTCATTAAAAAGCAATATGAATGCGGCTTCATGATGCTAACCTGCGGTGCCGCATGTTGCCTGTTGAACATAATGGTGGACATGTCGGATGAAGTAAATTCATCTACCTTTACTTTCGTACTGGATGTCATCTTCTGTGCATTGGTTTCATTTGGTGCAATGTGGGCTGAATGGAAAAACATCAAGCATAAAAAGGCACGAAATGCCTGGCTTACCGAGACCGGGACAACGACCGTCATTGAACTGAAAGAGCATCTGGACGAGCTTATCCAATATGGGCATGGCGGGTGCAAGGTCGTCATGTTTGATGGGCTTACATATCATCATGTTGGCCGCAACATCGGTGTTGGCAAGGACACCATCTATCTTGGATAGGAGTATAAGTCCCTAAAATTTTATTTTTTGGCAATCGGGACACATAGTCCCGGTTGCCATTTTCTTTCAATTTTGCTAAATTTTGACCATGAAAGAATATAGCTGGACCAAATATTTTATCCCTCCTTTCCATAACGACAGAATTTGTGCCGATACAATCTGGGATTCCGCAGGCAACCGGACCACGACTTCCTCTTCGGAAGCCGCATTTAAGGGCACCGCAGATGCCCATTTCAAGGCCATGGCAGCAGCCATGAACGCCACTGTGAACGGGACCGAACTCCCCGCGAAGATGTCCTTTGGTCACCCGGACTACGAGGGCACCATGACCGATTCCATAGTAAGGTTCAAGGCGGATGGCGAGGAAATTGAACTGCATGTTCGCGGTTGGGGATTCCTGACAGACAGAAAGCGTCTCCACCCGAAGGTTGCCGCTGCCATCCAGGACGAATACGGGCAGTTCATCGTGGACTGCATGAACTCTATCAACACAGACGCATAAGGAAATATAATGGGATTCTGGGGTATTTTGACAAATGGGCGGTCGCAAGCTCACGCCCTTTAGGGCGTGGGTAAGACCCGCCGATAGCAGATGTAAGAAATAAATAACATTTTATGTACACTAAAATAGCTATATTTATTGAGTAAAACTACTAAACTATAAGTATAGTCAAGAACTTATTATGGAACTGATAAGAAGCGAAGATACGAAGGCGAAAATTAAGGCGAGCATGGCTGAGACTCATGCCCGTCGTAAGTCGCAGATATGTCGTGTCTTTGAGCTCAAAGTGTCCATACGGCACAACCCGAAAGAGACCTTCCAGAAACTGGCCCAGTGCTTCAAGGAAGCGAAATGGGTAATCAACGACATGCTGTCGTTGTCCAAGGACAATCCCGACAACAGTATGTTCGACTACAAGTACACCGAGCACAAGGATGTAGTCCACTACGACAAGGACAAGAATCCGGTCACTTCAACCATTACACTACCGTCTGTTCTCCACAGGGCTACTGTGGCCCAGAAGAAGACAGACATCATCAACCTTGCAAAAGCCAAGAAGAAAGGAATCAAGGTTGGTGCATTGAAGTTCAAGTCGGAAGTGAACTGCATCCCCATCATTACGGGTTTCACGAAGATTCTGGACGCAAGCCATATCACCATTCCTGGGTTCAGGAAGCTGAAGGTGAATGGATTGCATCAGATAGAATTTGAGGAATACGAGATAGCCGACGCCAAGCTTATTCGCAAGGCGTCCGGCTACTATGTAAAACTCACCATTATGTTGCCGAAGGAACCGAGAAACCGCACTCGCCGGAGTGTCGGCCTGGACTTCGGCATCAAGAACACGATAACGACATCGGACAACAAGACCTACGATTGCAAAGTGCAAGAAACCGAGTACCTGAAGTACCTATCAAAGATGTTGAATAGGCACAAGAAAGAGAAGGACTCCAAGCGGCGGTGGAACTGTAGGAAGCAGCTTGCCCGTGAGCATGAACATGTTGCAAATATCCGTAAGGACATCTGCAACAAAATCTATCACGACCTTGTGTCCAATTACGATGTCATCTACATACAGGACGAGCAAATCAAGAACTGGCACCAGACGTGGTTCGGCAAGCAAGTCCAGCATTCTTGCATGGGTGCCCTTAAACAGCGCATTAAGATGCTGGTTAAGGCAGACCGTGCATTCGTGCTGTCCAAGTGGCTGCCGACAACCAAGATGTGTCCGGTCTGCGGTGCAGTCAATCAGATTGGATTGGATGAACGCACATATCATTGTGATTGCGGATACACCAAGCCCAGAGACTGGCATTCCGCCTGTAATGTACTCTTGTTTGGCACGACTAAACGTGCTGAGTGCGTGGAACACGCCTCCGCTGAGGTAGCCGCCTCTATGCAGTCCAGTTCTACTGGGTTAGCACAAGCGGCTCCGTTGAAGCGAAAACTCGAAGCTCACAGCCTTTAGGCTGTGGGTAGTTCACGGGTTTAGCGGCAGCCAAGTACATCGTAAGTGACAACGGTAATGGCGGTGGTAGCGTACAATATGTCTACACGCCAGCTCAAATTGCTGAAATGGAAGAAAGGGCTGCAATACGACAAGCCAAGTGGGAAACCGAACCGCGCTTACCGAATACTTCAGTAACGAGGAGCTGTCCGCAGTTATCCGTTTCCTCGAAAAGCTTCAACTCATTTATCCAATAGGAACCGTATGAACATAATCGACACACTTGGTCTAAGCGCGTCCCATAAGGGACAGAGCAACAAGACCGTCCTGAACCTGACCCATACCGACCTCGATGGCGCAGTTGCCGGTATCGTGGTAAGAAATGTATTCCCGAACGCAATCACCGTCAAGGTGAATTACCGCGGTTCCGCCGAATACGAATCTGCCTGCGAGGCAATTACCGGACTGAACTACGATGCAATCGTCATCACGGACTTCTCCCCGGACAACAACATGGTACAGTTGATACACTCGGTAAATAAGCCGTACGTTGTCATCGACCATCACCAGACAGCCAACATTCGTCTTGACGATGAACTGGGACTGTACCTCGTCAATACGAAAGTCTGCGGTGCTGTTCTTACCCTTAAGAATCTGGCGCACTTTGCAAACTTGGAACACCTGGATACATTGTGCAAGGCCACCAACGACCATGACCTTTGGATTAGACAGATGATTCCGCTCTCGGACAACCTGAACACTTTGCTCTATGAGCTCGGCTATGACGAGTTCATTGAAAAGTTCATGGGCGGGATGGAAGGATATAATCTTCCTTCGGACACACTCCCGATTCTCGACAATCACGACAAGGCAGTAGACGAACACATGCTCAGGTGCGAACAGCATAAATTACCATACAACGGTTACTATATTGAAACCGACCGCTTCAACAGCGACATCGTTATCCGACTTTTGGAACACTACGACTGGCTCGTACTCACGGATCCAGAAGAATGCTCGCCGGGTATGACAAAATTATCCTTCCGTACAAGCCGGAAGGATGTGAATATCGGGCAGTTCTTGAAGGAATTGGGACGAGGTGGCGGTGGTCATCCTGGTGCCGCGGGACAGCTTATACCGACAGCGGAAAAGGATGAGTTCATCAACATGGTAGCCGAGAACCTGTTCGGAACCAACTAAGCCGAATGATTGACCGGGTCTTGCCAATGGTAAGACTCGGTTTTCATTTTATCGGTATCTACAACAAGCAAGTCAAGGTTAGAGAACCTGAAGCCGGTGGAGTTGATGATGTCATAGGCTGAAATGTCCGGATTTCCATTAATGTAGTGATAGAGATAACGGATCACCATCCCATGGGACACGGCGACAAAGGAATCAACGCCATTTTCATGCTTGACATTGTTGGCAAGCTCGCTCAATATAGCCTTGATTCTCAGTTTCATTGTCGATGGGCGCAGGGGGACCAGTTCCTCAAACTCTTCCCTGGTTATTTCCCAGAACTTACGTGCACCCAGTCCCTTGCAGTCGAACTCACCAAGTTCTTTGCTCACTTCATCGGGATAGCGCTCAAACAGCATGTTGGCGGTGCTCATGCAGCGCCTTGTAGGGGAGCTGATAATGGTGCGTCTAGCCTCTTCCGGTATATGACAGCCCACACGCTCCTCCCAGTCATCCGGCTTGTCCAGAAGCGTTATATCGGCATCGTCATAAACGGCAGCCATCGTTCCCGTCAGGTTTGCCGATGTAGGTGCATGTCTGATGAAATAAATTTTCATTTTTTACTCCAAGCCCTTTCTGGACTCCTTGTCCAGCTTGCGGCCAACTAGCCACAGATAGATCCTCCACATCCACTTGGATTCCGGATTGAAACATACTGAACGGTCGTCAAGGTAAAAGTCGCATCGAATCTTTCGGCCAAAGTTCTTCGGTTCCCAGCCAGATTCAAAATAGTCGCCGATTACGTTGGAATTGTAGTTGGCAAAATATAATCCATGCCTATTGCAGAAATTTATTGCGTCATTAAGATATTCGCCATCGGGGAAGTCCTTGCCGCCATAGTTTTCACGGCACGTCCATAGAATAATCTTGTCGCCCTTCTTTTGCCGTTTAATCAGCCAATTAATTAACGGTTCGTTTGGCCGACCATAGGAAATATTAGGCCACCCTTTGTAGCAAATTGTTCCGTCGAAATCCACTGCGATAGTGCTCATTTGTTCACCTTTTCCTGTGTTGGGTTTGGTTTCTTGTCTTCCTCGGTGCGTTTCTTCAAGATATCGAAGATTTCCTTGAATGTAAGCACCTTCATCTTTTTCTTGTTTTTCGCTGCCAGCTTGGCCGCTTCCTCCGACTTGATCCTGGCTGCAATCACGAAATCCAGCTCGGCAACAAACTCAGCCTTCTTGCTAGTCTTCGTCTTCTTGTAGATGAACATCTTGGCGTCTTCGTCATAGGCCATGCCATAATCCTTGGCATCGGAAAACAGCATGGCCATTTTCGTCTCGTTCCGCATGAAGGCGTCGATTGCAGCCTCTTCCTTTGCAGCAGCGGTCATGTTGTTGAGAACATGGCGAACCTGTGCCAGGTCGTATTCCCGGTCGTCATCACCGTCAAGCCACTTGACCGGGAACTCCAGTGAGAACCCGGCCTTGTTCTTGTATCTGAATGCCAGGCCCGAATCGTTTTTCACCAATGTAAAGCCATTGGTGGAGAATAGGTTCTTGATTGCTTCTTTCTTGATGTATGTAGACATCATTCCTCTGCTGGTGTAATTATGGAGGTTTCCTTACTATACAAGGTTTCCTGTTCCATCGCCTGGAATAATTCAGCCGCGCTGGAAAAAACTTTGCCATTGAACATGATACGTCCGTCTTTATTCTCCGGCGTATATCCGGCTACGGCTAGATCAGTAGCCCGGTAGACCGGTCGCCGAGCATAACCATAACCTACCGGCCTGATATCCTGATAGGAATCCGCTGGACTCAGATCAAGGGAAAGCGCCGGAGGGGGAGGAACCGGTCTTTCCTCTCTGAGATTAATCTTGCTTTCCTCATGGGTGCGGTTCCATATCTTGCGAACCATCCCGCCAACGATACAGCCGTAAAGTATATATTTGATGCAATTTATGCTCATTTCAGCCTAAAATTAGAATTTTTCTTACTTTTTTCTTGTAAATATATTTTAACATTTTACCCTCGACCGGAAACGGCAGTCCGGTCCGGGCCGCGATGAATAAACTCCTATCAGGAGGTTCCATATGGACGAAGAACAGCTAGAAGTCGATAACGAAGAACGAATCATTAGGCTGACCGGGGAGATTTCAGAGGAGTCTGCTGACAAGTGCGTCCGGGCCATCCACGAGCTTTGCCGCGAGCCGGGGGAGATTACATTAATCATTTGTAGCGATGGCGGCTCCCTTGATGACGGGTTCCGAATCATCGACGCGATGACCATCGCACGGACAAAGGGATGCACAGTAAACACGATTGCATCCGGGAAGGCAAGTTCGATGGGCGCCATGATATTCTGTGCTGGTGTTCGCAGGACAATCTACCGCCATGCAAGGATAATGATACACCCGGCTTTCTACAATGAAGAGTCCGGTGGCGTCACTACCCGTAACGACGCAATGAACATGGCGCTTGAACTGGATTACTACAACGGCCTGTTCAGGAACCTTCTGTCCACCATGTCCATCCCCCAGGACCTCCTTGACCGGATGCTCCGGGAGGATGTATTCCTCGGGGCGGACGATGCAATCAAGTACGGCATCGCCCACGAATACGAGTCCGAATACATCTAAATCATTGAGCGCATCTTGCTCATTGATTCGGCTGCCGCTTCCGGGGAAGTCCCTTCGATTTCCCCGCGTTCAATGACATTCTTGCATGCCGCCTTGATGCTGTATTCCACATTGGTTGGTACGTGTTCCTGAACGCACCCGCTGTTCATAATCACCAAAGCAACCATCAGCTTGCTTGCATCGTCGGCAAATTCCGGATCCAGTCCGAGATTGCGATATACGCTATCTACATCCACGCCTTCAGCGGCATGTTCAATGACTTTTCTGTATGCTTCTTCAAACGGTAAAACAGATGACATAATCACCTCACTTCAAAAGGTTCTGGACGGAGTGGTTTCACCCATTTGCAATCAACCACCTTGTTCGGTGATTCCATGCCAGGGAATTTCTCCTTCCAGTTAAATGTAACTTTATATTGTAATCTTGTCTCGTGGCTTCCATTGGTAATCAGTACGGTAGACGTACCCTTTTGGCGATTGTGGACTACCCTGCCACTTTTATACCCCTTGGCCTCCAGCTGTTTAAGCAGTTCCGGGAAATCCTGCCCCACCATGCCCTTGGCAGCGCATTCGCACCCGATATCAATCGCCTCTTCTGTTTCGCTCATTTTGTTTCCTCCAATACACGTTTTAAAAGTTCAAGGTTCTTGATGCTTTCCCTATAGTTTGCATTAAGTATGGCGGTCGCATCCATTTCCGCCTGGGTAACATAGTCCGGGTATCCGTCATTAGATTTCAGCCTCTTGTCCCGTAGGCGCAACGGGACGGAGTTCGCCCGCAGCTTCTTGCGGAACTCCTTGATTGCGCCGTCGATATCATCAAATTCATCTTTTCCTTTCATCAGGCGCCGTACCCTCGTCGCAAATTTGATCTAATATTTTCTTCTGCATTCCAAATTTTTCCGCAACATACCACCAACACCCGCGACTAGTCGTAGTCAAGAATGTTATTGGGCCATATTCATTTCCAAGTGTGTCACGATATGTATATAATCCACCGCGGCGTGCAATAATCATGCGGCCTTCCGGCTGAATCGGCTTAAATCCTTTGGCAAGCAGCTCGGCAAGGTGCGATTCAAGAGTATCAATATCATCTGCATATCCAAATACCATTGCATAATGAGCCGACTTCTCGCCAAGAGCCGACTTCTCACCACTAGTGCGATTAAAAACCTGCATGAGAAGATATTTGCCACCTACCCCACTCGCCCGGTCCGGATGAAGCATACGGTCAGCAATCTGCAACAGGAACCGGCCAATGATTGAACCGTATACAATGTTAGCCATATACTTCATCGTTTCAGCATGCTCCCGAGTTCACTGATAAGATCCATGTCATCCATCAGTTCCAGGTCGCGGGCCCTGTCCTTCAGCCATTTGGCATGGGTTATCAAAGTTTCCGGGTTTTTGGACGTTTTCCACCCTTCATTCAACCTACCCTTAAATTCAGCCTCGCCATTGTAGAACGTTATTTGCCCGTACATCTGCTTATTGCGGTATAGGTAGATGTTCAGGTCACTTGTTTCAACATCTTCATATAGCTGACAGATGTATTCAAGTTTTTCCACATTTTTCAACAGTGTGTTGAATTCCTTTTCAGCAGCAGGAAATGCCTGAATCTTGATAACGTCCGGGTCGCCCATAAACTTGTACAGCTTGGTGAACACAACGCCGGTAGGCCCACAGAACAGCTCCCCAAGCGGAACATTTTTCCACCTAAGCTCAACGATGTTACCATCCGCTTCATTGATGGTGTTGCTTGTATATGCCGAACGCCACTTGTCGCAGTATATCTTCTTATAATCCATCTGGTTCAAATCCCTGTGGTGCAGATTCCACTATTTGCTGAATGTTCGGATGTGCAGCAAGCGAGAGTAGCTGCCCGCCTAGATCCTGAAGGACATTTATCGATTCCTTTGCAAAATATTTTTCAATTTTATCGTCGCAGTTGTTATAAACCAATTCGCATCTTGCCAGTGATGAAATCACCTCCTCGACAGCCAGCGGGCATTTTGCCTGTATCTTTTCCTTAATCTTCATAAGTTGCTGGCTTGGGGACATTGGCTTTTCATTGCTCATATACTTACCTGTCGTTATCGTACCATGCGTAGTATTTATTGGTACCCGGTTCCATTGCAAAAGAGTTATACTTGCCGTACAGGGATTCCATGATTTCCCAATCGTCACCTGCTATCGGATCGATTGCGTCAATAAAGGAATCCCTGGGTATCGGCAACAGCTGAACAGTCAAGTCCAATGACTTGTTTTTTGGCGATATGTAATGCACCGTATCGTCCACCATGAGGAAATCGGACACATGGTGGATACCGTCGTTCATCTGGGCTAACATGTTGGCTATCGTAAACATACTTAAATCGGGTTAATCTTTTCCACTTTGCAGTTAAAGAAGATGTTTTCACCGGTGCATGTTACCGATGTCGCGGATGACCAGTTAACTTTTATTTCAGTGTCATTCGGGAGTTCGTCAATCGCCGACTTCATGAACATGATGGCATCCTTCTTGCGGCAATAGAACTGCTGAGTGTGCGATGTGCGGTAAACGCCGTCCTTGATGAAGGACGTTTCGCTTGAAACCATGTAGAATGACTTGCCGTGCTTTACTTCCAGGAGCGCCCTGGAAAGCTTATCTACTTCATGTTGCAGCCTGGTGTTGTCGGCAACCAAGCTTTTATTGGAATTCTCTCTTGTCATATGCTGAATATAGCAAAAACGGACTGTAATGGCAATAACGAAAACTTATAAGCTATAGATATTCGCGAATAAACATTAAAATGGAGTTCTCCATGACCAACGAAAAATGCAAACGTTTTCTTGATTTCACAGCCCGTCTTGAAAGTGTTGCCACTACTGAACGGGAAAAACAGTTCATCCAGGAAGCCCGCCAGGTGTTTGCGGGAAGTGCCCAGCTTGAAGGCATCTTTGACCGTAACATGGCCGAGATTTCCAGGACCAAGGACCCTTCCATGCGTACGCATAATGGCCCGGCAAGCAAGCAGATGAGCCAGGATGAGAAGAATGCCTACAACTCCGATGTCGAAGCCCGCAACAAGCAGTGGGGCAAGCAGCTCAACGGCATGAAGCGCAGGGTCAAGACAGCCGAACACACCCTGGAAGAATATGCCGAAATCGCCCCGGGCGAACTCGACGCATGGGTTGAAAACACTCTCCGTCCGACTATCGAGGAATACCTTGACAGTGAAGAAGGCGGCCTCGTATGGGCTGACGAATCCAAGAAGAAGGTCAAGCGTGAGCGCGGTGCCGGTGGTTTCATCACGCCTGAAATGAAGCGTGCAAAGTACGACGCTGACAAGAAGAAGTGGATTGACGACCGGAACAACGAAAAGAAGGCAGCCGAGGAAAAGAAGAAGGCTGAAGCCAAACAGACGGAAGAAGCCAATCAGAAGCCCGATGCCAAGGCCGAAGCCAAGCCTGAACAGAATGGCAATGCACCAAAGAAGGAAGAAAAGAAGCCAGGGTTCTGGAGCAAGTTCAAGGATGCAATGAAGTACGACCCGACCCGTCCAGGCCGCATCGCAAAGAAGGCATGGAACTTTGCAAAGAAGGCTCTCTCGGACAATGTTGCCGAGGAATCCATCGCAACTTCCGACCTCCGCGCATGCTTCGAAAGCGTGTTCGGCAACTCCGACCACCTCTCCGACGATGCAATCCGCGCCATCTGTTACAACGCAGTTGAACGCAAGTGCCGCTAGTCGATACTACACATTAAACGGAAAAGCACCGGTTCTCACCGGTGCTTTTTGTATGTTAACGGGAATTATTGTCAAACCTCGTCCGGCTTCTTCATGCCAGGTATGTGCTTGTAGGCATACATAACGACATAGTACAATATAACATTTCGCACATCCAGCTTATGGACCGTCTGCGACGGATGCTGCATTTCACATGTGTCCGGGTCAAACGCCATGTCCTTGTCATACGGATCGCGCCAGGTGACCGCCATCAAGTCCGCATCGAACTTGATATCCTTGACAGTCTTGGGGGCACATTCCTGCAATTTCTCGTTGATGCGGTTGATGTAAAAATCAAGGTGAGACTTGGAATTATGATACATGTCCGTGCAACCCTTATAGTGGGCCTGTGTAAACCGTCCGTAATTACTCATTACCTCATTGACAGTAAAAAGGCACGGATTCAGCACAATGAAGTTGCTTGCCCAGTCAATGTCGGATACTGTGCTTTCGGCAACACTGGGGTCACACTCTGCTAACATGGCAACCATGCCAGAAAAACGACTCCCGTCAACCTTGAACAATTCAGTGCCAATATCCCTTATTGAATACTTGTCAGTATTTTTACACCAATCGAAAGCACGGGAATATTTTGACCGGTTAAAATCAACTTCATCTGACGGGGCTTCACCAATCACTATGTCAGGATCAAGTGGCAGGGCAAGGCACCTGCTTTCCCAGAATTCATGAATATAACCCATTGGAGTACCGGAATAATGTGCTTCGCTTCCATAGAATTGCAACAGGTGTCTATACTTGTATTCTCGACATATGCTGGATATGAAACTGTCACTCTGGTCCAGTTGTTCCACTGTCCGCATGATGACATTTTTACCTACGCTGACTTTACTGCCATCCTCGCTGATAACGACATCCTTGTTCCCTGTCCATTCGCGGACAATGTTGCCCACTCGGCGGGCGATGGGGAATGCCGTAAGAATTAGTTGCAGTTCGCGGATTGCGGTCAGGATTTCAAGACGCTTGACATAGGTGTCCTTTTCGTCATAGCTTGCCAGGATGCTGCGCAGCTTCTTCACACGGTCTGGATCGTAGGTTTCAGGCGCCCGCATGTTCATAAGGACATTGTCGATATAATCCTGCACGACCTTCTTTCGGGCATTGTATTGCGCCATCTTAGCCTTATGAAGCGATTTCTTGGCTTGTTCATATTCCTTCTGGACAAGGTCAAGGTTGGCTTTCTTCCCTTTCAGGTTAAACTCTGCAGCCTCGATATCAGGCACTTTGTCGTCGGTGGCCTTGATGATGTTGCATGCGATTTCGGTAAACATTTACACCTTCCTGTAATCATGTAATATCGTGGGATGTTTCTCTAGCCATTCCTTGGTCTGGGGATCGTTAGGCCATACCATGCACTGAGTAATTTTCATTGCCTTGAGGTATTCCCGCTGCACTTGCTTAATCTTGCGCTGCAAGGCGACTATTTCTTCAATGAACGGGCGTTCGGCATGGCGAATTTCCGAATCCGGGAGTTCATCATAGACCGTTATTTCATATCTCATGGCACATTCAATGCAATACTTCTTCCACTCGTTCACTCGGGGAAGATCACCTGGGTCGATAACTGACTGTTCATATGACAGCATCCCCTTAGAGGTGATTATCATTTCAGCATAACGGGTATTCGAGTTATAATTGATAACGTGCTTGCCCGGACGAATGTAGAATACTGGATCATCGCCAATCGTACCGAGCTCCACTATCTTGATTATGCAATCCTTATGTTCATTGAGAACCTTGGATAGCGTCCTCAGTTTTTCGATACGTTCCAGCGTATCATATTCCATTTTCATTCGAGCAAGCAATTTGGCCATTTTTACCTCTAACCGTTTACAACCGGCTGCCAATAGAATATTTCGTCACCAGGCTTCACGGCACGGTGGTCCTCGCATGCAACAAGGAAGCCGTCGCATGGAGCCTTAAACTCGGCATCGTCCGGGTTGTCGCTGTCCGTAATCATGGTAGCAAATACTTCGCCCTTCTTCAGCGGTGCGCATCGGTGGAAATTCACCTTATCAATAAGCCCGTATGCATGTGCATAAATAGGCATGCATAATTGTGCAGGAAGCAACAGTGCCCCCTTTTCAAACTTAGGCATAAACTGGTCAATCCAAGAAATAAACGTCTTAAGGAAGGCAAACTGGTCAAGGACGATGGTTCCATCCTGCAATCCAGCAAGCGTCATGCCGCCAAGTTCCACAGTAAAGCCAACCTTGCCCTGTTCAATGGCATACTTCTTGATGGTACTGGTCTGGGATTCGCAAACCATGTAGTCGGTATCCATGTGGCATTCGTTCATGAACTTAATTGTCGATGCCGCATATTCATCATTGTTAAGCAGCACCATGTTGGTGCATGCCGGCGAATTGTGCACGTCAATCACAATGTCAGCGCCTTCGACAGCCTCCTGGATAAAATCGCGCACCGCAGCGGCATCCTCGTTCAGTTCGGTAATATGGTTCTTGGTGAATACACGGTTGAAATCAATCGGCTTGTCCTTTTGGATTGGGTCCGGATACACGTCTGTACGCTGGCCAAACTCGCGCTTGTTGGTCAGGAGTCCCCACTTGTTCACACCAATGATAAACCTGATGTCATTTTCATTCTTATAAGCATCCTCGGTCGCCTGTGCGAACGACTCATACAGGCGGTATGCAGCAAGCACGGCATTCTGTTCATTGCCATGAACGCCAGCAATCACAAGAATCTTGCGACGGTTTTCTTTTTTACCTTCCAAGGTAACGTCTTTGAAAAATGGGGTACTTTTAGACATGTTCTTCCTTTAATTCGGGGTTATACGTGTTTTCGACCATCATGGCGAGTTCCAGTTCGTCATTGAACTGTTCAAGCTGGCTCAATGAGGCATGGTCAAGATCAAAGCTGATGAATACCGGGATGCTCTCCTCGCTGAGGTTGGCAAGCAGGTTCAGGATGCGCTTGCGGCGCCAGCGCGGCATGTCGGTAATGGGATATTCCTTGATGACATCCAGGAAGGAACCCGGACAGTAATCAATAGCCTTCGACAGCTTGTCCTTCAGTTCCTTGCGTATCTTGTCAACCTTTCCCGCATCGCCGATAATGGGCGCACGGTGGGTAGCCGGCTCGATGCCCTTCATGGCAAATTCGCTCACCACATGGTCAACCGCGTCATGCATAAGCTCGCCCCTGAACAGGTAGAGCCACTGGGTTGCCGTGCTGCCCTTGGCATCGGTGAAAGTGACGACACCCTGCTTCACGAACCGTTCGTTTCCAACTACGTCCGCAAGCGGGACCAGTTTCCCGCCAATTTCAAACTCCACCTTGAAATACTTGGCGGGAAGCTTCTTGCTGATGTATTCGCGGATGTAATCAGGCATCCACTGTTTCTTGAAAAGGTTAAGCATGGTATCCTCCTTTGCTTGTGTTCCATATGTAGCAAACTGGCAAACTAATGGCAACTACAGACAAAAATGGCCCTTTCGGGCCATTTTCGCATTATGGAAACAATACGCTGGTTGGGCCAGCGACTCCTATAGTTTTTTCCGAATCAGTTACAACTCACCTATCGGGAAGCTTTGGATGCATATGAGGCTTCACAAGCATCGCTCGTCTCTTCAGCAGGGCAATCACCTCTCAAATTGAGAGATCTTGCGGAACTGTCGTTGGTTTCTGCTGCATCGAAGAGAGCCTTGGCAGCATCCTTGCCGGTCAAGCCAAACTTCTTGCGGAGAGCGCCCACGCCCTTGGAGATGGCAATGAATGCGATTGCAGAGCCAATGACGATTGCTGCGGATTTTACGGTTTCATTAGAGAATGGATTTTTCATTGTTATTTCCTTGTTAAATGATTAGGTTTTGTGTAACCCTAATGTAGCAAATGATTTAATACTTGGCAACCGGCTGTCCAGAATTTTTTCGGACTTCCTGCAAAAGCTTTACAGTTTCCGGACAGCCCGCACACATCGCATCCGCCCATGTAATGCCCTCATCGCCCGCTTTCAGCTTAGCCGGCTTGATATGGTTGAAGTACATCTGGGATACGAGTTCGGGGGTGCACGAACGCAGGAACTTAAAGAAGTTCACTGCATAAGTAATGCCCTTGATGGTCACCTTGTTTGTGGTCGAGTTGTACAGCAACCCGGCATTGCTTGACAGGTATTTGGCCACTGAGCCAACAAGTTTCGCAGCTTCAATGGTATTCTCCTTGCACAGCCGGGACACCCTTTCCGGGAGCTCGCTCTTCCATCTTTCGGTACTGCCCTCAATGATATCAGTTGCCGTCAGCATTTCATCCAGTGATGCCCCGTTGGTATTGTAGAACATGCTGTAATAGAGTTCGCAAAAGCTTTCGGAATATTCCGGCCCAACATACCCGTTGACCAGGAGTTCCAGGAGCTGCTTGCCATCCTTTCGCTTGAACGGGTCAAACTTGTTCTGGCTTTCCCCGTTGAACAAGGCTTCCGACAGGGTGGACCATCCGCTTCTGGTCGCATCCATGTTGGTATAATACCGTCTTCCCTTGCGGATGGACGAATCCTCGCTAGGATCTAATGCCTCACGGTGCGCATTGATGTATTTGACGATTGCCGGATGGCAACCTTCTTCCTTGCTGAATTCCAGCCATTCATCGACAGTAGGGGCCAATTCGACAACGCAAAACCTTCTCATGTGGGAAAGTTCCAGTTCCTTGACCATGAACTCGTTTGCCGATGACGGGTTCATTGCCGCAAACACTCGGGAGCCTGGTGCAAGCTGCGCACTGCCGATGTGCTGGTCGACGGCAAGTTCCATGAGGGCATTGATGATATACTCGTTACGGTTGATTTCATCAAGCAACAGGTCGGTCACCGTATCCGGCTTGAACCATTCCATCGGCTTGTAGACCGTATGATCGCCGGAAACATCAGGAATACCGGTCAGGTTAATAGTTTCAGCAGTGGACATGCAGGGACAGTACGCGAAATACCTGTTCTTCTGCAGGGATTGCTTCTTAACAATGGTTGTCTTGCCGATACCGGTGTCGCCAATGAGCAATATCGGCTTCCAGGTCGGTATGATGTCAATCAGTTCATAGAACTGCGCAATGCTACAACGACGCATTATTTGTTAACCCTTTCCTTTAAATCATCACAGAACTTCACAGTAGGAACCATGCGGTCGCCCAGTTGCAACACCGCCCCGGTTTTGGGATTGCGCACTGGCCTCGATTTGCGGCCTTTGACCGAAAACCGTCCAAACCCACGGAGTTCGACAGTATTGCCCTTTTCAAGATGCAGCTCAATTAAATCCAGGAAAGCTTCAACGACTTGCTTGGTATCTTTCTGTGTAATGCCTGTCGCCACCGCGATATCGGTAACCAGGTGTTGCTTAGTAATATTCATGCTACAAATATAGCAATTAATTATCGATTTTGTCATTCACCTTGTATTTTCTGTACAGTTTCAGCAACCAGATGCAGCAGAACAGGGCAAACCCGTAATTTCCGTACAGGGGATACTGCCACACACCGCTAATGATGTTGCTGTCCAGTACAAACAGGCCACAGCAGATGTTGGCTGCAGTCGAGAGACCTATCCACCCGAGGGACACGCCCTCGACCGATTCGGTCCTCTTGATTTTAACGATTGCCGGCACATTGCAAATAGCAAACATGAATGAGCCGGCATATCCGAGAATGACACAAAATATGTGGAAAATATAGTATGCAGTAGACATTTCACCACCAGCTTATATGCGGATCATTCCATTGCTCATTTGGCGGTCGGAATCATTTTGCTATGCTTTTTCCCTTGCTGATATGTGCGCAATAGAAATAGATGCACCTGGCGAGTGATTCGGCACGCTGCTGATGGTCGTTTAAGATATGGTTGACTAAATATACATATGCTTGCATAAAGCAACTTAACGGATTCTCGAAATATGCCGGGAATTTTCCCTCATTAAATGCTTCGCTATCTTCCTTGGATGGGCCAAGTTCCGAGAGGAACGGATATTCAAGCGCGAAGTTTTTAGCATTCATCCGAAAAACTACGTGTGGAACACCGTTCGTGTCTTTATACGAATATTCAAACACATTGTCGGCCTGCTTTTCATCGCATCCTATTTTTTGAAGCACATCGAGGATGGGCTTAACGCTTTCATTGAATGCCTCGCCGTATCGGTCATTCCAGTCATCAAACCAGCCCTTATGTTCAGATTTCCGTTTATCTTTAACGGTTTTCACGGTGTCATAGATCTTGTATGGTTTGGTTGTCATGTTGGGTTCCTCTTTAAAAGTTAAGTTGCATTTTTCAACAGGTCGTCGATTCCCATTGTCCACCTGCACCAGGCAGGTACAATTCCGGCACCGGTTCCAGCTTTCACCACGCAGATACGGTTGACCTCGCGTGGGCGTTCCCAGTCAAACTCGCAGTCGGTAAGAAACACTATGCCATCATAAGTCCTGTGTTCCATTTCAAGCCGTTTAAGCACGCACTGCGGATTTGTCATGCCACCCCCGAACACGTCCGTATTGAATACGTCCTTAGGGTCATGCAGGATTTCAGAACATACGTCATCCCAATAGCACAGGTCAAGCGCGGCATCGCCGATGAAGTTGTTCACTGCGGCAAAGCACCGGTTTACCAGGTTCATGCTAAGCATGGAGCCTGATACGTCAACTGCAAACAATAGTTTCGGCTTGTCCTTCTTGCGGACATGGCCAGGGGCTATCGAGCCGAACCGGCGCAGGGCCAGGTTGGGCATGGACCACGTCTGCCTGGTCGATGCACCGAAATTGCTAGTCATGAACATGTTGAACAGACGAGCGGCATCTACATGCACGCGGTTGGCTTCCTTGATAACCAGGGCCAACTGGCCACTGGCACCACCTTGCCCATTGGCAAACTGAATCGAGGCGGCATCGCGGATATTGTCGGAAGCGTCAGAATCCTGTCCCCAGTCCTTCATGTCCTGGGCCGAATTTTCCGGGTCAAACATCTGCTGGATAGCCTGATAGGATTCGCTCTTCCCATCATCACTATCCCCTGCATTGTCGCCACCGCTTCCCGATTCGCCTTCGTTTTCGGAGTCGGCATCGTCATCATCAAAGTCATCGGATTCCCCGGAACCTCCACCGCCTTCCTGGGATTTATCATCCTCGCCTTCTTCCCCGCCAGATTCGCCATCGTGGTTCGGTTCGCCACCTTCCTCGTCACCGTTGTCGCTTTGTTCACCGTTGCCTTCGCTCCCGCTATCTTCCTGGTTGCCGTCCGGATTCTTTTCGTCGGTTTCATTTTCGGAATCCTCCTTGCTCTGCATAAGGAGGTCGAACACCTTTTCAAGGGTCAAGTCCTTGACAGGGTCAAACCCGGCTGCAGCAAACTTGTCGGAATAAGCCCAGATGCTCGGGAACAACTGTCCAACAATCGCCGAATTGTCATCGACGGTAGTATCGACGACATGCCGGGCGTATTCATATACCACCAGGTCACTTGCAAGCCTGAACATGGCTTCAGGCATCTTTACACGGGTATCGCAATGGTGCAACGCTATCCTGAGGCAGTTGGCATACAGCACCGCCCCGAGCAAGGACGGTTCCATCATGTTCACGAACCAGTCACTGTACTCGATAAACGGCTTTCCGGCATCGCATCCAGCTCGCATGGTTATCGACTTGTCACTAGTCATGCGCTTGTTGAGCATGACATAGAAACCAAGGAGAATGGGCGCCCGGTTTGACATCAAGTTAGCCGCATAGGACAGCTTGGACTGTATTTCATTTTCGTCAAGCATCAGTATCTCTTAGAAACCCACTCGTATGGATTGAAATCTCGAAAATTTAAAGAGAATTTTTCCTTGACAGCTTCCTTAAGCGTCACATCTTCGGTGGCATATTGCAATACTGCGCCGAACACGGATGCGATAAACGCAAGCGGCCAAATAGTGCACAGCAATGTGCAGCTAATGACTATAAAAAGCAATCCCCGTAATATCTTTTTCATGGATTATATCCTCCGATGTTTTAATTACTGATATTGTGTACATGGAGCACTATCATCTTCCTCATACCTCCAGCAGACAGACTTCGGGTTATCTATTTCGCTGTTGGTTGGGTCATTGAAGCGACTGCCAAAGGAGCAAAGGTTGTAGAATGCATTGGCACAGTCGCCACGGTGCTTGCAGAGCTTATACTGTCTGTCCATCATCAGTCATCCACTTCCGTCGCAGTCTTCATCGCCTTTTTGGCGACTTCAAGACTGCATTGCGGGTCAAGGTTCATCGGGCCGAGAAGGGTCACCAGTCCCATGACCTTGCCCATATGAGTCTGGCCAGGCAGCATGAATTCGCCATTTCTCTTTCCTAGAATGGCATCATACCGTTCCAGTGCACCTTCCCTGTCCTTTGCCCGTATAATGAAAAACGGTTCGCCAAAAGACGTGGCCTCCGGGTGCCTGGGATCATAGCATCCTACAAGATATTTTAACATGACGATACCTCGATTGCATTGGTACATTTCTTCATAGCGTCATCAGAATCCTTCGCCATGACCGTAACGATTTCCTTGGTGAGATACCTGCCTACCTTGATAAGGTTCTTCCTTTCGCTGCGCTTCCTGGACTTCAGTTCATCGGCATCAAGGTAACGGGTTACCTTGAATTCACGGTCATCGCGGTCATCCTGGAACAGTCTAGCCATCTGGTTAAACTCTTCCTCGGTAATTTCTTTGAACTGCATATTTGCCAGCATATGCAGGTCGAGCACGTAGTTAACCTTGTCACCAAACAGGTCATAGCAAGACATTTCAATATATCCGGAACTGACACTAGTATTGACAGCACTGATATAAGATACGCACAGGAACTTCTTGACCGTTCGGGTAATACGCTCGCCCCTATAATGGTAGGAATGTTCACTATACTTGCGTGAATAGATGGATACAGGGTCAACACTGCTGAAAAATGCAGTATCATTGACTTCATCGTGATATCCAATGACTTCCTTGTCAATCAGGATAAAGAACTTGCCCCGATACTTTTTGAAGAACCGTCCAACGAATCGTTCGCGGTCGGATGACCAGTAGTTATTCTTGGATTTAAACGCCTCGTACTTTTTGTTGATGAACAGGCTATGTGCTTCAAACGTATCAAGCACTCTCTTTACGGATTCTCTGTCAAACATGTCATATTTCATGTTGGGAATATAGCAAAAAAGGCGCCCCGTGGCAACGGGACGCCTTGCTGGACATTGAACGCAAAGCTCTTGTCGGAAGCGTCAAGCTTATTAGTACCAATTATCCTTATTCTTGGCCCATTCGTTATTGCGGCGTTCGCGAGCTACCTTCTTCAAGTCAATGCCGCTAGACACCGCGAAACTCTTTGCCGCCTTGGCCTGTTTCTTCCAGCGAGCATCCTTCTGCTCCTGGGTCTCCTCAACAAATTCTTTCTTCTTCTCTTTCATGTTGTTCTCCATTCGATATTAGTATCCGTGACAGGGCTCGAACCTGTGTAAAACACCTCTTTAGGAGAGAGGGGCCATTCCAACTTGACGACACGGACTCGTTAAAAACATGCGCACCAGGCATCCACCTTCATTGCCTGACTTTGGCCGACCCGGAATCGACAGGGCAGGAGACTCCCGTGATCAACGGAAGCTACACTATGCGCATTTGTTAGTCATTCATTCATTCAGTTTCCTTCAAATCGCTAAGGGACGACAGCACGGCACCCGCAACACTCTTGGTCTCTAACAGGTTGTGCATGAACAAAAGGTTCTCGTACTTGTCCATCTGATAGTTAATGCTGGCAAGGACATCCTTCAGCGTGGCTGTCGGTCCGTACACCCTTATAAGGTCAAGGACCATTCCCTTGTGTTCCTTAGCGGAGCAATAGACTTCCAAGTCATTGTGGAATTCGTTTTTGTCAGCCATTTTTCCTCCATTAAAAGTGATCGGCGCACGGTTTCCGGATTCCAACACCGGGTTTCCCCCGAATACAGGGAGGCGTCCTATGGAAATTAGACGATACCTATGCGCCGTCTGCTTACCGGATGCGCCAGATGTTATCCATGGTTCAGCGGGCGCCCGTTGGGCAAAAGTGGACCGGCCTGGACTTGAACCAGGGACCAACGGGTTATGAGTCCGCCGCTCTGACCAACTGAGCTACCGGTCCGTTTAAATTTCCCTACCTGGCCAGAGGGCTGCATGTGTGGCTCTTTGTTGCCACCCGCACGGAATACTCCTTCAACCGGTAACCCGGCCAATGTGCTACAGCAGGTTTCGAACCTAGCGTCTCTCGCGTCAGTTGCCCGAGGCGGGTATGTTCTTCCAACTACACCACGCAGCCTGTTTTTCTTCCATGCGTCCAGTATGTCGCCGTGCACTGCGACAATTTCAAATTCAAGACAGTCCTTTCTCACTGTGACCTAGCCTACTCGTTCGACAGCTTGCGCCGCTATTCGGATCAACTGGGACTTTAACCCAGAGCCTCCAACGAGGGTTGCCCCGGTCGGTGTTCTAGTCATTTGGAACTAAAGACCCGCGACTTTCGGCTTAGACCTTATTCTATCTCAAAAAAGTTTCGATGGTGCCCGGTTTAGAACGGTGTCATTAAGTTACACATCGAACTTAAATCGACCGAATATACACATTGTTTTTGCTTTTAACACGTACAAATTCTTAGTAGCGGGTCTGGGAGTCTGACCCAGTATCTCGGAGCTTATGAGGCTCGAATGGTATATACGTTCCACTCACCCGCAACTAAAAACTCAACAGCGTTTATATTCTAGCTCCGGAGGAGAGGCTCGAACTCCCGACCTGATGCTTACAAGGCAACTGCTCTACCAACTGAGCTACTCCGGAAAAAGACGTACCCTTATCTGCGGTCACCTAGATGATCCGAGTCGAGCGGATATAGCCGGTGAAGCGGAACCCTTACCATCAAGGGCGTTACTCTGCATACCGGTGCATTCAAATGGCCCTACATGCTTCCTACTCCGAGTAGGCAGACATCGGGTACGTGATGGTTTAGCTGATACACCTGGACTCGAACCAGGGACAACGCGATTAACAGTCGCGGGCTCTACCAACTGAGCTATGTATCAATAAAAGCGCCGGGGTGGTTCATGATCTAAACCAGGGAAGAACCACCCCTTGCCGCTTGCCGTTCTCGCATTTTTCGCTTCCAGAGGCGCCTTGTGCCACGGTACGCATGTACATGGTGGGTCCAAGGTACAATAGTAAGCAAGCGACTATTTTCCGCTACCTTAGCCGGTAGGCCACACATATCCAGTTTCTCGAGACCCGGAGTCTGCGTTTGGTTCTGCGGATATTAAATTCGATGTCACCGGTGCGGTTAGGCGTGGGTCTCCACAGGCTTTCACCCTCAACCAGACGATGTGCCCTAACAATCTTCACCGATGACGTTTTATAGAACATCCCGGAATCTTAAAATTTCCTACTTTGGCTGTCCCATTCTCCGCGATTTCTCGGGGAGGAGGACCGCCCGGCCTTACACCGTACTTAATAATAAGGCGTTCCATAAGCGTTGCGGATAGGGACGGAACCTATATCACCCGCGCTGTTTGCCACATCCGTTATTTGATACATTCGTGGCCACGATGGCGCCGGGGTCCTAAGCACAGACGCTATTAACGCCTGCTCGTTTAGACGACCGCGTTTTTCAAACACACTGCCGGTTATAGCGCCGGCCTACCGCTTTACGCTGCTGTGACTGGTACGCAGTCCACAGTGCAACCCGTATCCACGAAGGGACCAGGAGAATGAAACTCTCGGCACACCCTGAGCCACAATTAAGTAATCCGGGTGCTCTCGATTTTACGAGCTCGTCTACCTTAGCCGATGCTAGACGAGAACCCCTTGTCAGGGGAAGCCTCTGACCCTGTGAATCTGTTACGAAGCATCTTGCCACGCCCATCCACCAAGATGGGTCCTCAGGTCATACTTTGGTCCACTGCCTTCATGCAACATCGGCAACACTCGTAACCGTATATGCAATCTACCCCGTGCTGAAGGGCGGTCCTACCGGCAGGAGGACATAAATTCAACAATATGTGCCCGTTTCCCCGGCCCCTAGTCAGATCAATTCCAACGGACCTTCCCGGGTGTCCGTCAGCCTATTGGGCCTACGAGCACATATCTATTCGTGGAGGTGAGGGGGTTCGAACCCCTGTCCTAAACTTCCTTCCAATTCAACCATATCGCCATCAATCGTTTCGGGCCCTGACCTGTTGCCCAAGGTGATCTAACCAGTGAGGGTTCTGGATTAAAGTAAGGTAGGCCATGCAAATCCATAACTCCGGCCTAGATTCGAGAGATATGCACTTGGTCCCGGGATTTATTCCTCTCGCTTGTCCCAGGCAGCAGCATAACTACCGATTAGGCAGCCATGCGGCAGGCGTATGCATTGTTAGCATTTATTCTTTCAGTCCGTTTTTACGAAGCCACAGACTAACTTCGGGCGAGGCCTCCATGGTCAGATGCCCAGTCGAAACCAAAGCACCCCCAGAGAGCATGGGACTAGTTGCTTATCGTCCCAAGAAACCAATCGAATGAGTATCCAAGCAACGCAATCATCCAATTGGCGACATTCAACGGAACAAGGGGAATCCCGATTCGCTACCCCTCACATGCCACCCTCCCTAACGGGAGTGCCTTCATTACTGAAGACCTCAAACAAAGGCATGTGGACCACTTAATTGTTCATCCAGACTGTTCCAAATTGTTCGACACATTTAACCTTTTTATCCGGCATGCGCTGCAGCCACACGATACCGGGCGAGCACCAAAGGTCGATTTCAAACCGCTCTTCTTGTTTAATTTCGTCGGAGTAACTGGATTCGAACCAGCGACCCTCTGCTCCCAAAGCAGATGCTCTACCAGACTGAGCTAAACTCCGATGTGCCCCTTTGCCTCACGGCGCCTTTGACGGCAAGATCTCCCAGAGGGGGGCTGACTCTTCCTACTGCTACGATCGCTCCCTTCCCAACGTACTACGGTCAGTCCAGGAACAACGCCCCCAGCCGAGGGGCTTAGGTCGTTACGTCGGCGCACAGTTTGCACGCCCAGTACATGGGGAGAGTTCGACGGCCACAAGTGACCCTTAAACTCTTTACTATTGAGACCATGCCATGTTTTTGGTACGACGAGGAACTACGATGCCGCTGCAGGCGGCCACCTTTAAACTTTTCGGTAGCACGGGAAACAAACGGTGAATAAAGAACCCGTGCTACCGCTGCACTATTTAAACGCTTCCGACATGTCAATCTTCTGATATGGCTCTCGGCCAAATCGCCGCTCTTCCCGGCTGTTCCAAATGTAGCAAATGTTTTTGCTTTTGGCAACCAGAAAAGTGAAATTTATTGCAGCTTATATGATATTCAAAAATTTTTATCGGATTTATATGGGTAAGCTGCCTCGAAATCATACCGGACATTGTATCCCGGATTCTCTGCCTGGCACTTTTCCTTCATCTTGCATAGTCCAAACTTCGAAAAGAACCACACAAAGGGCCAGAAAATGCCGGTTTCTATCTCGATGGTTATCTTGGGTCTTGGGACGGCCTTAAGTAACTCATCCAATTTCTTTTCTTCGTCGGGCATATTCATAATCAGTCCTTTCCAGCTTCCAATATATCAATTTCCAGATCATCCTGTTTGGTATAAAGGTAACTGGTCAGATATTTAACAAGTGGATTGGACACCTTAATGCGCACCTTTATCTCACCATCCGACCGGTATCGACATGAGGTCATATTAATCATTTCATCCAATGTCACATTCATGTCTATAGCGAATTTCGCTAATGTCATGGTAAGGCGTTCTTTAAGACCCGCAGCAAGCTTCTTTCCATCGCCATCTTTTCTTGGAGAACATAACATGGAATAAGATACATTGGTGATTTTTGTCGGTTTGTCATTTTCTTTCAGTGACTTTACCAATCTGCGACGGCAGTATGGGCAATCTACCTTAGTCGTATTTTTAGCCATGCTAGTCCTTCTTTCCGTTCAAACTGATCGGTTCAATATGACGTTTCAGTCCGAGATCAGTCTGCATCCAGTCCGGTTGGTTAATCCAACGTAAAGTAGTGGTTTCACCCGCATTCATTTGGAACGGTTTCGCGTCCTTAAGCATTTCAGCCTGAATTTCCTCGGACCAGAGGGTGAAGAACCAGTTACCAAACTGCTTCAGCTTGTGCTGAATGAAGCAATACAGCTTTTGGCGTCTCGGGTGTCCGGCATCCTTTGCTTCACGTTCATAACGTTTGAACTGTTTGCGAAGGGCAACTGTCTTGGAACTGATTGTAACTGCTAAGTGTGTCATTTTGTATCCTCTCTTGATACCTCAAATGTAGCATCAACTGCGAAGAATGGCAACTAGGCAAGTCTAAGGTTACATTTTGGTTGAATTTTCCGCTTTAGCTGAATTGCCCAAGAAGGTATTGAATGCTGTTCGACTTCATTCCTGTACATTGAGTTTGCAAGGTTTGCGATCTCATCAATGTTACTCTTTGTAAACCCAAGACCCCGTGTGAGATTCATCCATAGCATATATGCATACTCTTTCGTGCCTTGATCATCCGGATCGACCGGGGTACCCTCGAAATCAGCCAGGAACTGCAGGTACCCCTGGAATTCCCGTCCATATTCAAGATACTTCGCGAATGTCATCTTCGATACATCAAGACTGATACCGAGATACATGCACTGCTCGCTAATTACAGTCTGGGTATATGTATCCATTACCCGGTACCCATTCCGTTCAATCCACCTATACTCATCGGGGGTGTCCGCCTCAAAGGTGAAGTTCGGATCTGATGGGGAGTTGATTTTTATTCTAAACAATGCGGTACCTATTCCAACGAAAGGGTCAGGGAACTATATTTTTATATCGTTTGAACATCTTGCGCAGCATTCTCAGCTGCCGTCTTGCTTCTTTCGTCGGATAGATCAGAGCAAACTGTTTTTGGGATGGACGATACCACAGGTCGGCTTTACAGTTCTCCCCAATGCGATAATATCCAACGTCGCCATCATTCCAGTCAGCCCGGATATAATACAGTTTTTCGATGTATTAACCAAAGACACCGATATCCGTAACTCATAGCCGAATAACTTTATGGTCATAAATCACCCTGTGTAGCATTTCCGCTTGCATTCGGGACAATTATACACGAATTCCCCGGTCATCGAAGTTTCGCAGAACTTCTGAGACACCATGAACTCGCACCCGCAGTGGACGCACTTGAAGGTCAGCTTGTTGCCTGATTTCAGTATAACGACATCAGGCTGATTACATTTTCGATGAGGATTCATCTTTCCATAGCCCGCAAAAATCATAGAGTTAATACCTCGTATTTTACTACCTTCTGGCGTATTTCCCCACACTTCTTGCATTTCAAGACATACAGGAACGCACAGGGTCTTATATCACTTTCGCCATACACCGGCAATTCTTCAATGGTTTCCCACTCATGCGCACATAAATGTTTCAATACCAGGTGGACAATTAATACCACAGCAGCGGATACAATCAGCAGAGCGATCAGGACACACAGTTCAAACGACATAGGCACTCCTCACCATTCACGAATATGCCCGTCCTCATAACGGGTCTTATAGATTTCAACATCCCAATTACCACTGGAAGTCTTCCAGTAGCGGGCCCAGTTTTCGGTATATTCCCCGATGTGAAGACCGGGAAATACCTTGGATACAAAGTGAACCGGATGACCAAATTCATCCAGTTCAGGTTTCATGTTCGGATCAATCTTGTCCATTCTTATCTCCTCGGACTGTCAAGCACATAGCTGTAATCGTGTATAATTTCATCTATCAACACACTCCACTTATGGGATTCCATGAACGGAATCGCATCCATGCGGAAGGCACCAAGGTCCGGGTCGTAATTGTAATCCTTCTCTAAGCACAGGTGGCAGGACATGTTCGGAAATGTATGGAATATGCTCTCAAACTGCAACATCTTGGCAAAGATGTTACCGAGGGTATTCAAATCGGTCGAAGCAAACACCGTATATCGGGTATTCCGTTCGTCCTCATACAGGATGGCATAATGTTCTACTTGTTCTTCACTCATATGGCGAACGCCTTCTCGTTAAACTTTGTACGGGCATGCTTGACGGCTTCCTCGTCTGACGCATCCACGATGAGACCGCGGTAGAACTCTGCCGGGAAGATGCCCTGTTTGGCCTTCCAGACGAAAAGCAGGGTCTTGCCCTGGTAGCCGTCCACCTGACATTCAACGCCATCACGGCCTTCTTTGGAGGCAGTCTGCAATTCTTCAAGGTCGTCCTTGGCCACGGCCACGATGTCATAGCCGAAGAAATCCTCTACCTTTCCATGAAGATAGAGACCACCGATGCCATGCCACTTCTGGTCACCGTCTTCAATCTTTTCAACACTAGCGAACAGCATTATTTACCTCTCTTGCTATCAATGATTAAGTTTGCCACCGGTTCCGGGACCGGGATTTCATCCAGCGGGAGATACTTGACCATCTCCCGCACCAACGAACTTGATACGCTCCGGTATTTCGGTTTCGCAATCAGCGGGATGAACTCGAAACGGATCATGTGGCTGAACCACTTGTACTGGTCGGCCAGGTTCAGTTCATCGGTAGCATCGGTTGCATTACGGATGCCGCGGATGATGTTCATGCAGTTTTCGAGATATTCGCGGTGGTTGCTCATGTAGTCGAGAACGGTATGTTCCGGCTTCAAGATGTCCACCATGAACTCCGTCTTTGGACAACGGCCCTTGGTGCCCGCTGTTATAAGTGCGGAATAGATGGCATTCTTCATTTCCTCAGCGGGAAGGAAGCGTTCCCCCTTGCCCGGGTTCTGGGAAATCAGGATGACCACCCTGTCAAACAGGTCGCCCGCACGGAGTGCGATATCGAGGTGACCGTTGGTAAAGGGATCGAATGAACCGGGATATACACAGGTTTTCATTGTTGCTCCTAGTAGCAGACGCCTGGGAATCCGCAAGTTTCCGCCACGTTGTTCAAGATTGTTTCGCGTTCGGACTGGGAAAGTGCCGGGATGTGCCTGTACCGGGTCTCAATATCGTACTTCGCCTTGGCCAGCCAATAAAAATCCTTCATGCGCCAGTCTATATCGGTAAGCCGGTCATATGCCTCCCCGCGTTCCCATGCGGTGAGCATTTCGGAATTGAGTCGCTTGCGTCTACGGCATTCCGGCTTCACCTGGCCACAGTCGAGCGCATGTTTCATCGCGTCTTCACGGTCAAGGTACACAATTTTGTCATCCACGGAAGCGGCAAACCCGTCACCATGGCTTTGACAGACATCATAAAACTGCAAAAGCTGGGTAAACGCTTCGCCATGGTCATGGCCCTTGCCGAACGGGGCATTTATTGGCTGTCCGGACGGCACAAACTTGCCAAGGCAAACTGCTGCGATAATCATTCTGTCTCCTAGTAAAATGTGCGGGTCAATTCGTCGGCCAGACGGTACAGGTTGTTCAGTTCCTGTTCCGTCATGGCGCCGAGTTCGTCCTCGGTAAAGATTTGCTGCAAGCAGAAGAACGGATCGTACCAGGATTCGCTACATCCCATGCTGTTGCGGCCCGGAATGGGCTTCGCATTCTTGCACTGTTCAAGGAGCTGTTCCTTGGTGAAATGTTCACTTTTCGCCATGATTACCAACCTACCTGTTCAGAGATTTTACTTTCCAAGTTCATTTGGTCAAGATTATTTCTGATTATGCCACGCCACAATACCTCTCCGCCATGTTCATTGCTTTTGGAGAATACCGCCTTATAAAATCCATCTTCTTGTTTTTCAAAATAGACAGTATAGGCTACTAACGACCTACTGAACCGAATATAGTCGATGTGTTCATTAGCGTTATGAATACCCCTAATTCCACCTTCATGAATACACTTGATTCCCAAGTTTGCCAGTAGATTTCCAACCTTCTCAATCGGGTTACCCAATTCCGGTGCATTATTCTTTTCGATATCAGCACACGAGCGGGGGCAGGCCGCATTAGAATCGCAGTCCTGGCATTGTTCCGGGGTAGCCTTTATGCAAGATTCCATCGTTTCACCTACGGGGGAATCATCCTTCTTGGGTTCAGCGGGTTCGCTTTCCGTAGTATGCTGTTCGGCAAACTTTTTAGCTTTCTCAGGTGTCAGGTCAAGTGGTACCGTAGCTATATAGTTCCTGACAGCTTCCATCTGCTTCGCCGTTTTACTCCCGGTAGTCACCTGTTTTGCAGTAATGACCGGAATGCCATTCTTCATGGCCATTTCCGTTACGGAATGGGTATCTTCCTCAGTACCGCTGTCAATGCGGACGCCCTCAACAAGGCCCAGGAATTCCTCGTTGATACAGTTAAGGAGGTGACGATAATAAGCGGCGCCTGCCTTGAATCCTTCAGAATAGGCACGTTCGGCTTCCCTGAGTTTTTGAACTTCTGAGCATACTCCCTGTGGGAAGTTCGGCTTATACATCGTGGCCAGTTGGTCACCAGCCACGCGAATGGCAATATCTTCAATCTTGATTAAGTCTTGCTTTTCCATGTTATACATCCTTGTCGGTGCAGCTTTCTGCCAAGTGGTTGTCGATGATGGCGATTGCGTACTTGATGCCTTCGCGGAAACCCGCCTGTGCGCCCGCCTTGAATTCAAATTCTTCGGAGATATCATCGAACATCTTGCCATCCGCAAGAAACTCGGCGGTACCCCTGGCATCCCGGTCAATTTGGTTTTTATTCTTGAAAAGGTTCTCGATATTCATAATATTACTATCCAAATGTAGCAAATTGTGCAGTGAGCGGCAACTGGCTAACCTCTCGGCTTAGAAGCGCCATTAAGCCGCATTCCCTTGTACTTGCTTGGGTGTCCTGCTTTGACATTCGGGACACCTAGACGGTGGGCCTTCTGTGATACCGCTGATATGCTGATATTGAACAGCTTGCTTATCTGGGTATAGGTCATGCCGTCAGCAATGTATTTCAGTAGTCTTTTTTCCTTTATGGTACTCCAGGTATCCTGCCTTGATGTATCGAATCCGGCCTTGTGCAAGGCCCTCTGTAACGTTTTAGGCGCAACATGGTACTCATTTGCAAGGCCACGCAGCGTACCCTCGCCGTTGCGATATTTATCCACCATTTCGGCAAGAACTTCGGGCGTGCCGTTGACCTTGGTAGGTTCACCGGCGGTGTATCCCAAAATCTTACGAATTGACCAGATTGCCATGCGGTTGATTTCGGGATATGCAGCCAAAGCATCCTTTGCCTGCCTAGGTGTTCCACGGAACAGCGGGAGAATAGATATAAATTGTTCTTCAGTCACGTTCAAAATGTAGCAAACAGCTCAACTGATGGCAACCACCGGTTGGCGGATTTAATGACATAGCATCCAGAGTTCGCCAAGCAGAAATCCAATCGCCAGTCCAGCAGGTATCATAACCATTCGTTTCCAGTTGAATTTCTTTTTACGCGGGATGTACCCGGGCGCAGGCGGCAGCGACTTGATGAAGTTGTTATATTCTTCATTCGCTTTCCGTTTCTTTTCGTCTGCTTCTCGTTTTTCCGCGACATGCTTCGATACTGTATAACTCCACTTTGCCACCCAGCTATTCTCGCCTGCCTTTACATCGGCATTTGATTGAGCCATGAGGTACGCAACTGCATGCTTAATATCATGGAATATGATGATGACTGCCTTGTCAGCACTCGACAAGTCTTCAACAATATCGAGTTCCTTCAAATGGTCATCAAACGCCATCTTGTCCTTAATCGGAAGTTTAAGGTTAAGACACCCACCATCTGGAGTAATCCCAGAAGTATTCACAACCGACAGCGGAATCGGCAATTTTACTCCTTTTCGCGTAACCCGAACTCTACGAATGTACTTACGGGTTCCGGTCAGATAGATTGCATAAAGATCAGGTTCTTCCTTATCAAGATCGTTGCCAGACATCCCATAAATCAATTCAAGGTCTTCAGGATCTGTCAAATCACGCTCTGTCATATTAGTCGTGAAATTTTCATTACCCGGCTTCGGAATTGATGAAATGAATGAAATTATCTTAGTATTAGAATCATCAAGGCATTTTTCCGGGTGTGCCAATACAGCCTCTGCGATGCACCAGGTATCATATTCATTATTTGCGGCCATTGGTGCTCTATCGTAGATAAACGCAACCCGTTCCACAGAGTTATAATCATCATCACCTGCATAGCGGCGGGAATTATCAGAACTTCTTTTTTTGGTGATTATAGGCATTTGGGCGCAGCGGAAATAAACCTTTGATTTATTCTCTTCCATTTTTATTTTCCTTTAGATTGACATACTCCCACGGCTAAAGCCGTGGGCTTTCCGTTCAGCGTAATGTCCAACGATATCCGAAATGTAGCAAACCACCAAGCAAATGGCAATATAAACTGTCTTGAAAGAGGTTTCTGATGAACAGCCCGCTCGTAGTACATACCAATCTTTCCCCGAACAAGACCACCAAGCGCACCCACGCGATTGACACAATCACCATCCACTGCACAGCAAGACAGGTGACCGCCGAGGAGCTTGGGGAAATCTTCGCAAAGAAGGAAAGACAGGCATCATCCAACTACGGCGTAGACAAGGATGGGCGCATCGGCCTCTATGTAAACGAGGAATCCAGGAGCTGGTGCAGCAGCAACGCAGGCAACGACCACCGCGCAGTGACAATCGAGGTATCAAGTGACGCCAAGGCGCCCTATGCCGTCTCCGATGCGGCCTATGCGTCACTCATATACCTGGTGGCCGACATCTGCCGCAGGAACGGTATCAGGAAGCTGCTCTGGAAACACGACAAGACCCTCGTGGGCAAGACCGATGCCGACGGTAACCTGTTGCAGAACATGACACTGCACAAATGGTTCGCCAACAAGGCATGCCCTGGGGCCTATCTTGAAGAACGCATGTTCGACATTGCCGCGAAGGTCAATGCGTTGCTTTAATTGAATGTAATGAAAACATTGCGGTCTGCAATGGATAATACGCTATTCTCGGTACACGGGGTGCAAATATCCTTATATTGTGTATGTCGCCCGATTGAAACTGCTTTACATAGCTTTTGTATATTTCCGAACGGGAATTATCAAATATTGTATCATCTACATAGAAATTCGGCGCAATATTGGGATTGTTACGGCACAAATACCCTATAACCCGTTCGGCAACATACCGGTTGCGTACAACCGCACACCATATCGTCTCATTTCCGTAGTTCATTATGAGCGCTTTCGGCTTAATTTCATTATGGACGCCATTGAATGACATGGTGAAACGTTCTGCAAACTTCATGAGAAACCTGCCAACCAGGACACCGTATATGACATGTCTTATCATGTTTACTTCGGAAACGGCATTATCCGCACTGACGACGCATTGCACTGTTCAGGGTGTTCTTCCATCCACTTGCTGCACGAATCCTTATCGAAACCGCCATCAAACAGGATGCGAACTCTCCCTGTGGGAATAAGGAGACCGTCAGCATCGCATTCATCGCTAAGGATGTCTTCCACCACGCAATATGAGTATTGTTCAGCCATAGTTCCCCCTAGCAGTAGGTTCCGTAGAAGTACCGGTCCTTGTGGGCTTCCACCCACTTGAACATTTCCAGCAGCTCTTTGTCATGCTGGATGGAAATGTTCCCGTTCACATCTTCGCCTACCTGCTTCAATAATTCGGTAATGTCCTCGATACGGCGGTTGACCCTTGCGAGTTCTTCCTCATGACGCTTCGGATGCCGCACGATGTTGAGCGCGTCATTCTCATAGCCAATCGCCCAGTTCACCTTCTCGATTTCGTCGATATTGTTCCACCTGAACAGGAACTGACAAGTACATGCCACCGGGGCGACGATCCGGTCGGGCCCACAACTCGCCGATACGCTGAGCCGCTTTCCACAGGAATTGAACTCGAAATGACAGTCAATCCAGCTGTCGAAATTACTCCCGATATCGTCATCAATCGCCTTGATTGCGGCAATGAACTTTTCGGTATCGTAGAGTATCTTGTGCTGGATGCGGTAATTGGCACACAGAACGGCCCCGAGTTCCTTGTCGAAGGACATGAAATAGTTGCTGCCCTCGACACCCTTGGGAAGGTCGTAGTACGGAGCATCGACCGCCTGGTACGAATGAGTGAACGCGGTCATAAGGTCGGCGAAGATGGGGACCTGTGTTTCCGGGTTACAGTAGATTACCCCGTCATAGTCCTCGTCCTCGTCTTCCAGGGACCGGATGCTCAGCTTGTACAGGAGCTGTACGGTTTCGCTCTGTTCATGTGTACTCATTGACTACCTCGAGATGAAGAAATGCTTCTTGTTCTTTTCGATGAACTCGAAGACTTCTTTCTTATCCATGGCGAAAAACTTGCATTCCTGGAGCTTCTTCTCGTGCGCCGCCTTGTTGAAGCAGATGTTGAAGGCATCGTTGTCGTAGGCAAGCATCCAGTCAGTATGCTCGATTTCATCAACCGATTTCCATTTCGCCATGAAGTTTTCATGAAGAGGAACCTGGGTCACGATGGCAATGACATCGGACTGGGCCTGGGGAGAATATAGAGTACGTCCGACCTTGAAATCTCGCTGTTCAAGACTTTCGCCCCAACCGTCGGAGAACTGGCCTTCCGCATCATCGATAATCTTGGCCAAGGTTTCCTTGAAATCGTCGGTATCATAAATGATGTTTTGGTCAATGTAGTACCCGACACAAAGGCAGATACCCTTCTTCTTGTCCCATGTGAGGAAATGTTGGGCGGGTTCGACACGCTTCGGCAAGTCCTCCTCGTTGTGCGGGAAGTTGCGTGAGAACCATGAGGGTCCGAACCAGGTGAGCAGTTCCGGGAAGATTTTCCGTTCCTCGTCGAGGTCAATGTCACCATAGTTCTCTCCTGTACGGGTATTCACTTTGCGGACATTCACCTTGTAGTAAATCTGGACGATATCTGCACTGTATGTTTCTTTCATGTTACTTTTCCTTTCCAGTTAGGTAATACTTGACTTGGCTATCACTCAATTGCCGATAATCCTTATCGAAATCGCGTTTCCATTCCACATATCCTGTATCACGCTGGCACAACATGATGTGCTTGCCACCACAATAGACATTGAAATAGGAATATCCATCACGGCCATCCAATACCTTCTCGACCTTGGTTGCCCACGGGTACTTGATACCGATTGCCTCTTCACAGTTCTTTGGAAGATTTGCGATGCGCTTCTCTTCTTCCTCCTTGGCCTTGCGCCTGGCTTCCGCTTCGGCTACAGTTTCCAAGTGCTGGATAATAGCATCGGCAATCTCGTTTTCATCCATTGGCCGCCTTGTTCGCGGATCCGGTTCATAGCCATCAGTGTTATCGTCATAGAGCCAGCAGTTGCACCCGCCCTTGTAGTGTCCACTGAACAAACCGGTCTCACAAATGGATGATAGGATGTTGCACATGTTCCTGTAATCACCGGGCGTGTAATATTCCTTGTTCGCATCACGAAAAGTTCTCGGCTTCAACTTGTTTGCCTCACCAATGAGGAATTCCGGCGTAATGTCCATGGCGGCAGCTCGTATCTCGTTCACGCTGTGTACGTTCCGATAATCATCCCTGCCGTCTCGGGCACATATATCGAAGTTCGAGAACGACATCGGCCTAACACCGGCACCCTGAATCCAATACTGGGGTGTGACATCGTTAAGAAGTGTAGGATGGTAAAACAGGAACCAGTGCATTGTGTAGTCAAGACTACAATCGGTTCCTCGCCAGTTGTGCGTGACACGCGGTTCGCATGTCACCCCACAAAGGAACACATCGTCCAAATATAACGCCCCGAACTGATAGTCCCCGAACTTGCCTCGCCATTCTTCATCCAGGCCTGGATAATCCATTGTGTTCTTTTCGATACGCCAGTTATGGTTACACAGCCAATGGTTTTTACCATTGCTCTCATTCGGGCGAAACTCGATTTTCCATTCAGGCTTCTTCTTTTCCAACGCGGTCTTGATGCGCATAAGTAACGGAAACTTTACAAAGTACGACCTTAACCGCCAGAAACGCTTCGCAATCTCGATCCTGTCCTCGATGGTGGCATGTTCCGAACGGATCTGTCTGAGCTCAATCATAAGCTTGGTAACATCCTCCCGGTCATACTTGGAGAGTTTCAGGTCCAACTTGATTTCATTGTCGATGAACTCCTTGGCAATCTTGAGACGGTCAGAAATCCTGGTTTCCTTTGCATTCTTCAATGCAGCCAAGGCACTGCTATACGCCGCATTTGCCTTCTCCATGGCCTTCTTGGTTTCCAGTTCCTTATTGGTGCAGTCTTTCACCTGCTGTTCATGGTCCGCATTGCACTTGTCAAGCCGTTTCTTCAAATCCTTCACTGGCATGAGTATTTCCTTACACGAAATTTGTCGGGTTGGTTTCTTTGCTCTTCTGGAACAGCGGTGCCAGGAACACCTTGCACGGCTTGCCCAGCTTCTTGCATCTTTCAATGTTACACTTGACGCCATAGGATGTTCCGTTCCAGAACGCCAGGGCAACGTCGCAATCTTCCGTCATTGCCTCATCCTTTACCTGGTAAAATTCTTCACCGGTCTTACCCTTCGCCTTGTCCCACAGGGATTTCACGCGGTCATAACAGATGCGCCTGGCATGCGGTTTCTCCTGTGAACAATAGACGATTACATCTTCGTAACCGTTTGCCTTCAGATACCGCTGCGCCAGTTCATCGGCGCCATAGCAATCGCCAATAAGAAATTGCACTTTCTTTGCCATCATGTCATCCAATGCAGCCTGCATTTCCGTGGTAAGCTCGGTTAGCGCCGAACTACCAGATACGAAAACTCGCATTGGATGCTCTGCATCAAACATTTTCACTGGCAGTCTCCTGCTTCAACGCCTCGATCTGCTCGTCAATCTTGCCGATTTTGTCGTTAATCGGCTTGCTCACCTCGACAATGCTGTCTTCAAGAGCCTTGCGCTGTTCTTTCAGGGCCTTTATGACAGCATCGCGGTTCTCTTTGATGATTTCCATATCGGTCATGCCAAGGAACCTGACGGGCAACTTCACGGTGCACTTCTTGTTAAAACTGCCACGGAAATCGTACATGTGCTGACAGTAGATTGTCTCGTGACCGGCATTGTACTGCCACTGGTGGCTGGAGACCTTCGTGGTCTCACGGGCGACCCACTTGGCGGCATCCTTCGGCTCCACATCAAGTGAATTGCATTGTGCCAGGATGTCAAGGACGGCCTTGATACGGGAAGTCAATGTCTTCTTGGCGTTGAGATAGTTATCGAAAATTTCGGTTCCGAGTTCAAGATTGGTTTTGGTAGCTTTTTTGCTCATGATCAAAATGTAGCAAATGATTAGGCAATCGGCAACCGGTTGTCAAATACCACATCAATTGCTACATTTATCCCAAACATAGGAGATTTCCATGTACAACTACCTGAAAGGCGGTGAGCAGTACAGGTACGCAACCTGCCCCATCATCGTCACAATCCCGGAAGGTGACCCCCACTACGTGGACCACTGTACCGATTACAAATACATTTCCCAGACCAAGATTAACCTATCGAAGAAGCTGTACGAACTGTTCGGCATTCATCTCGACTGGCACACTTTTATGCAAAGGGTCAAAGGCCAAACATGCTGGGCCAGTTCGGAAGTACAGTTCTGGATGCCCGGTGAGGATATCAGCGCATTTGATGCCACGCATACACTTGCCTTCCGTCGTCCGTTCAGCAAATATCTGCAGAAACGCCCGAAGATCGAGCTTTTCCAAGACGAATTAGGCATCCACTGGCTAAAAATAAATGGCGACATCTAAGGAGAATACTATGCTCGCATCAATCAACACCAATCTCAGCGTATACATCGAGCCCAACGAGCTCACCTGGCAAATCATCCGCGAAAATGACAAGAAGTATTATAGTCCCAAGGAACTCGACGAGCACATTGCCAAAAAGAAGAAACATATGACCACGGTAAATGTCCGGGGAGAGAACAAGAAGCTACTGAAGATGCAGATTTGGGGGTTCATGACGGAATTCGGCGCACACATGCACATGGGCATGCCAGGCCCCTGCTTCAAGAACAACCAGGTATTCTTCGAGACCGACGAACTCTGTCCCATCTACGACGTGGCACCCAAGGTACCGGAACCGGTTACCTATTCAGTCATCAAGGGAAGTGACGTTGTCATCGAGACCGATTTCAAGGATGGCGAAACGGTTCGGGTTAACTTCGAGAACCTGGAAGAGGAAGGGCTCGACCTGCAACAGGAATTGAATAGACTAGAAGAAGGACCCCATGACGTGTTCGCCTACTGGGGAATCCCCGGCGAACCGTTGACACCATGGCATGACCAGATCGTAGACGGTGAGCAGGACTACATCATACACGAAGGAAAGAACAAGATTATCATTCACAACCAGTATGATGGGGTACTCAAATGCAAGCTCAGTTTCGCACCATACAAAAAGAAGGACTAAACTAGTCCTTCCAGAAACAATACAAGCAGCCGTGCGGGCATCTGCGTGGCTTCGTCCCGAGAATCTGTTTCTTGGCGAGGCACATGCAGTCCCCACGCTGCTTTTTGTCTGGAGCCCCATATTCCTTCTGCGTTTCCCTGTCAAATCCGAGCAGTTCCAGGTCATAATAGCTTGCACACCCGTAGTGCAGGAAGTTATAGGGGAACAGTTTCGGCTCGGCACAGCACTCTAAGCGGAAATACTGGTAGAACCGGCAGAAAATCGTGTCAATGCGCCTGAATACGGCATCGGGAGCCGTAAACGAGTCATAGAAGACCTTGTAGCCAGCCGCTGCAAGGCGTTCTTTTACGTGGGGATACAGGTCCACCACGGACACCCTGCACCTGATTTGGTTACGGCATTCCTCGACCACAGGCTTCCACAGTTCCAGTACCTTGATGATGTTGTCCTGTGTTTCCTTGGACCACAGGATAATCGGATCGAGCCGGAGGACATAGTGGGTCAACGGGAAACCTCTGGACAGCAGCTTTCTAAACTGTGCAAATTCATGGTCCGGGGTCTGGACATTGGGTTCGAGGACAGTACCGCCCTGCCCGGTGACGGTATGGTGGAAAATTACACGGTCCTGGACAATAAGGAGTTTCTCAATCATCTCGTCGTTGAGTTCCTTGGAGATGACGATGTTGGCTTCCAGTAGCTTCGTTTCCCAGTCAGGGACGAAGCACGGGTCATATGTTTCAGTTATGCCTATTTTCTTCATATTCTATCACCAGTTGTGTTCATTTTCTGCACGAAGTATGCTGCCATATTCACTATCGTTCAGCAAGCGGTAATACACTTCCCGTGCCGAAAGTATCGCCGCGCGTTCCTTGAGGAACCTTTCCTCTTCGGCATCCTTGGCTTCTTTTTCTAATTTCTTTGTACTGAACATCAGATGCTTGTCCGGGTCAAACGAGCATTCCCAAGGTCTCTTCGTATTCTTAGTGAACTCGTTAGCAAATAGGTCATTTGTTTTTTTCAGCCAGAAATCAAATGCAATTTTAAGTTCGTCGTCAGTCAAGATATGCACCGCGCCGCTGTAAATCTCGTGCTCGGTCGGCTTGTATGTTCCATCCAAATAAGACACCCGCAAAGTCATAGTATGCCGGTCAGTCAATCTGGCTGCGTGATCATCATTTACCATCTGGCGACAATACAGATGCACATTATACTTATCCGCATAATCTATGCAAAGCGGGAAATATACGTTAACGTAATCATATCCAGGCGGCTCACCAAATGGATTATGATGTTTGATGACTTTAGGACCAAATGAAAACGCTTTTCCTACGAGTTTCTTACAAAAGCTAATGGCTTCCGCGTTTTCATCCTTCCAAGCCTTTTCCTTGGCTTCGTGCTCCAGTTTTGAATCTTCCTCAAATAACTTGCTGCGTCGCTGTTCAAGTGCCTCTATCTGCTTATTGATACGCATGATTTCGGCATGGTTCTTTGACTTCATAATACCTCCTAATCAAAATTCTCCGTTACACCATCTCGGTCATGCCTACGGCGTTTCAGCTTCAAGTCAAGTGTATTTGTCAGCCAGATGTCCCACCCAGATTTTGGGAATCCATTCATTTCAGCAAATCGCACATGAATCAGGTCACCTTCAAAGTTCCAGGTGAAGTCCCAATCACGATACATCTGTCCCAATCGAGCATTCACATAATCATTGCTACACGGAACCTTCTTGTTGATGCACTGGTCGATGAAATAATACTGGTCATTTATCGACTGCAATTCCTTGTTTTTCTGTTCTGCCTTTTCCAACTGGCTTCGCATGAACTGGCAGGTTGATGAGTATTCATTAATTTTCTCACGCAGTTTGATCATTTCAGCCGTATTCTTAGTTTCAATATTGGGAATGTCCGCAACATGTTCAGCTTTCAGTTCCTTGTCAAGAATCCTGACCGACCACACCGGCTTGCTATCAGTAAAGAATACCCCATATACTTCACCTACGCTTGGCGTGGCATCCGAGGTGTTCCACACAACCATGGAACGAGTCTTTCCGTTCCACCGGTCAGCAGTTACTTCATACAGTTCAACCCCATTGAAACGCATTTATTCCTCCTGATGACAAGTAAGGACAATCTTCTTGCCCGTATTCCGGTTAGTCCAGGTAATCTCATACGCTTTATCACCCGGTTTAATCTTGCCGAGCATGTATTCAGCAACTGAACGAAGCGCCTCATCTGTTACATCGTTTTTGCACTTCCAATCGCCCGGGTTCTTGATGGTACCGGCATAAATTGCAGCCATACCGCATCCTACATGATATTCAGCCATATTACTCCTCACTTAAACCATCAGCCTGCCACAACAGAGTATCAAGTACCACAGTTCCACCGCCTATTCCGCTATCATCTTCATTGTCCGATGCGAGTAAATACAACCCACCATCCTGCTTATAGACCTGGAATATGCCGCTCCACCCTTTCGGATAATCAGCAAACATTGGTGCATCATCAGGTAACTTAGACTTACGAATAATCTGTTTAAACTTACCAATGGTAAGAGTCTTTAAGTCAATCTGCCTCTGTGTCAAGGATTTGCCATTTTTCATGTTTCGTTTTCCTTCTTGCGTTCATTCTCGATCACACGTTCCAACGCGGCAACCAGTTCATTTACGGTGGTACATTCACTGAATGTGCCGTCAGTGATGAAACAGTCGAAGTCGGTTGCCGCATCGCATTCCATCAGCATCCCGTCCACGACATCGAACATGGTGCAGTCGGCCAGGCATGTTGAGTTTTCAAGGCACTGGCGGGTGACCTGGAAGCGATCTTCCAACCAGTTAAGTACCCATTCTTTCGGGTCCGTTATGATTTCGTGCATAGTCTATCCCTTCATCCATTCATTGACTTTGTCAATCGGGAAACCAGCCCTTACCAGGTAGTCATGAAGGATATACCCATAATATGCCGAATAATTGGGCGGCCATGAAGCTATCTCTTCCTTAACCCATACGTCCATCGGCATGATTTCCATATAGTCCACATGCAAAACAGCGTGACAGTTCATCTCAACAAGAAAATGGTACAATGGCGCATAGCTCGCCGACACTCCGTCGAAAAACTCAGCGAATGACGATTCATGCATAAACTTGCGAACCTCGTCCTTCACTTCCTCGGAAACGCCTTCCCTAAATTTTACATTCATGTTATCGTCCTTCAATAATCTGTTTTACATGGGGGTCGATACAGCAATCGACTTCAAACAATGAAGCTACGTTGAGCCGGTGATACTTTTCGAGTGTCACCCCGTTATACCGGCATCCTTCCTCACCATTTCTATTTTCAGAAAACTCGTCACTATCCCACCCGAAGATACCACAGAATGAGCAGTTCTCTGAATAGTCGAATTCAAGGTATGGACAACATCTGCAGCGCATATTATTATTCTTCTTCTGGAATGAATCCTATTGGGATTGATTCAACCGGTTCCCAATACCACAGAATAAACATATTGGGCGTCACCGCCGATATAGACTGGATGTCATCCCGGTCAATGTCATTCTCATTGACAAAATCAGTCAGATGTCCCGCATCACTGAACGTTCTTCTTATCAGCACTGATAGCCTCCTTTAATTCTTTCTCAATTTTCCGCTCAATATCATCCTGCCAAGGGTCCATTATGGACATATTGTCCGGCCATATTATTTTCCAGCTTTTCCATTTAAATAGGCCAACATCCCTAACGTCCGGCGCAAGCTTGAATCCGGATACCTTGATGATATAATCAAAAACGACGGTAAAATCTGTAATTCCCTCGGCAATCTTGTCAATGGTAATCGAAGTAGGACTGAACGCCATCAGATTTCCCCCTTCAAATACTTGATTGCAAGGTCCACTATGTCCCTAGATTTACACGTAAGCGCAACAAGCTCACCTGGCTTGTACTTCTTTTCAAGGGCGCTTATAGCCTCGTTCTCTTCCTTGCAGAAGTCGTCAAGGAGTTCACGTGCCATGTCATAACGTCCCTGGACATTTTCCAATAAATCGGACAGTTTTCTGTCACCATACTTGTTGAGTAGTTTCTGGATGGCGATGATATCATTGAACTTGTCCTCGACTATTTCGATATACGCTTGCCTGTCATTTCGGTAGCTTTCCTGGAACAATTTAGACTCGGTATTGTCCTCGCGTTCTTGCGTTTCGCTCATTTCTACTCTTCCTCCAAAGTCCTCATGTCGCCCACGCTAATCTTGATAAGACGAGGAGTATTCCAATCAACGATGTCCCGATGTGCCTCGTTCCGAATGCCATTCAAGGTCGCGATACGCCAATCATACAGGACACCGGTGTCCGGATCGACAACACAGTTTTCAATCCTGGTAAAGTAATTGGCCCTTTTGAGTTCGTCCTTCACTGTCAGCAACACCAGGGTGGCATATCGGAGAGCAAAGACGTAGTCGCGGAACATTTCGCTATCCTGCTTCGTGGCGTCGGAAGCAAAACGTTTCTGCCAGTCCAGACTGACTTCGAGTGCCGCCTGGTAATACGTGGCCACCTCAGTGTCCAACTCCCCAACACTAAGTAACACATCACGGATTTCCTTCCTGACTTGACTAATGGGTCTCATCGATATCCCCCTTATACGGTTTCTTCTCGGTTACAAGCATCTTGGCCACCTGTGCAGTCGCGAGATCAGCAGTCGCCTCAGCAATGGCTTCCGCATCGTCAAACTTGCAGGCAGTTTTAAGCATGATCTGAGCCATTTCGACCGGATCCATGGTCTCATTTGCTGCCCACGGAGGAAGTTCCTCTTCCTTCTTGGGCTCTGTCACTTCATCGACAGTGATGCGGTACTTCCATATGCCTTCGTCAATAGGTTCAACAGTAGCCTTTGCATTGCTGTAAGTTTCCAGGGCAAGCTTCGCATAGCGGAATGCCCCATCGAGAGTGCTCATCCTCTTGTGGAACGGAAAACGGCTCTGCTTCTCGATATGGTCGGTCATTTCCTTGAAAGCACCAACCGTCATTTCTTGATTTGCTTGTGGATAATTCATGGTATAAATGTAGCAAAACCGGTGCCCAATGGCAACAAAACCTATAAACTGTAGACATGAATTTCCTTGAATCATTATCACAGCTTGACATCCCTCGCCCCTTCATGGAAGCAAGTGCAAAGGCGTTTACCGCCATATTCGAAGCCAAGGATACCAAGATGGAGAAGGCCATCAAGGAGGCATGCAAGATTGCGGGCGTAAAGGATGAGGGTGACCTGTCTGACGGAAACCACACTTTCAATGACCTGTACAACCAGCGCTGTGTCCTGTTCGCCGCTCTGGTAAACCTGTTCCCGAAGATTTCCTGGAAGACAAAGAAGCATGACGACGGAAAGCCATGCTTCGGTGGAAAAAACTTCCTCGTCTGCATCGAAACTCCGAAAGGACCATATTCCTATCATTACCCGATGAAGGACTGGGACCGATTCAAATGCAAGGAAATCGAGAAGGCCAAACCGTTCGATGGTCACACGGACAAGGATGTGGAAAGGCTCCTCTCGCTCATTCCGGAAAACCTGCCAAGAAGTATCCTTGGCGAAATCTGGAACCGAAGGGGCGACAAGTCCATGTCCAATTATCAAAAACCGGCCCCATTGGTGGAGTCGGTGAAATACGTGAAAGGCCACAAGAATTCCAAGGGCGAAGAGGCCCCGTGGGCCATCGTTTCCCATGAGACCGGCAAGATCCTGTCATCCCACAAGTCGGAATCCGAGGCCAAGAAGCACCTTCAGCAGATGGAATACTACAAGCACAAAGGCTAGAGCAGGTCCAGCACCTTCCCGATATTTTCCTCGGAAACACCGTTCGCTTCCATGATTTCAAGGATTTCGGTCTGCCAGGTCGTCAACAGTCTGGATTCTGACTTTATGGGCCTTGCGCGGGCCACGCAGGATGCCGTAATGTTGCCCAACGCCTTCTCAATCTTGCCATGGATATCCTTCACCGCGAGTCGGGCATGAATATCATTCAATGGCCCTTTTACGGATTGGACATAGTTCTCCAGATTGAGCTGGATGCTGTCCTTCATTTCCTCACGCATTCTTACTCCCGTACAAGACATTGTACATTTCGTATTCGGCTTCCGGATGTTCCTCGGGGAACGGCCACGTAAGCTGCTCCTTCAGCCACTGGACTTCCTGGCACTGGTTGTACATGAAGTCCACATATTTCCCACTCTTGGTTTCTGCGCGGAACACCTTCATCTTGGCATCGTTTACCCCGATATAGTAGAATTTCACCTGCTCCGGCCCATTCATGAGCCACGGGAACCTCATGAGGATATAGGACCTGATTTTGTCAAGGTCATCGTTAAAATCAGGTTTCTTGGGAAGGTCTCTGGGTGTCTTAAACACAGGCAGGTCAGGCTGTTCATTCGTCTTCACATCAGTAATCTTGAAGATACCCATCTTCATGAAGGAATCCGGCTCGCAACGCTTGCACAGGTCCCTGGCTTCATTAAGCTGCTTGTTGAATTCATCCATGACCTTTGTGAGGTTTCCGGCATCAAGCTTGGCACCCTGCGACTTCGCAGCATTGCACTGGACATCGATTTCCTTGTTTATGGCGCTGATGAACTCGCGGTATATATGGATGAGCCATACCTGGTTGTTGAACACCTCGACCAGGTGGGCAAAGTGCTTCAGCAGGGCCTTTGGGTTATCGGACATGTGCGTCATGCGGTTCATCAGGTCCGCACGCACCTTATCGTCATATTCCTTGCATCGCATGAAAAGAATTTCATCAAGCTTCTCATCGGTCATTTCATCAACGTTCATTTCATCAACTCCTGTATTGAAGCGAACCGCTCGGCAAAGTACGCAGCCAAAATTGCACCAAAGATCTCATTTTCGAATACTGAGCCCGACTGGTATCCGAAGTCGCTGACATGTGCATGATACTTATCATTGAACACGCTTTCGCAGTTATTGTACACGGCCACCTTTCGTTTCTTGTCGGGATAATACGAGATGAATACCCGGTTGACCATGTACGATTCCTCCCGGATGACATATTCCACGTATGTATGGTCACCACACAATTTGTGAATTGACAACTTCGGCAATCCAAATGATTCCAGCTTACGCATAGCCTTTTCGCAAATTGGAAGGATATCCCGATTGAACATGTCATCCATAGAAAGACCCTTGTTCAACTGCTTGGTTGTCGTCTTGGCAACCTTGTTGATTTCGTAATCAAGGATACGTTCCAGGGTGGCAAGGAAATCATCCTTCACCATGCAAGTCTTCTTAATCTTGGCCACATCGTTAATGCAGACATCAGTATGGCCATACCACTGCTTGGACGGAATCGTTTCCTTGAGTTTCAGGAAGATGTGGTTAGTCATAGTGTTCGGAGCGTGATAATGATAATATCCCCACAGCGGATGTTCAAACCCGGTTTCACCAGCCTGTTCATACATATACTGCTGGTAAATCCACTCGAACATGTCAATGCCGTTGCTAATGCACCTGTCTTTCATATACTCAGACGAATGATGGTCAATGACATCCGGGTGAATAATCGCATAGGACGCATTGGAAAACCGTTCATCGAACGAATTGCCAAGATTTGCATTCGGTTTGCTCATTTCAAAAATGAGATATCCGTTTGGAAGTTCTTTCAGGAAACTGAATTTTACCGGTATCACATGCGTAGTATATACCGTATGGCGATCTTCGGTACTGAAGAAACCACCGCCGACCTCCTTGGTCTCAATCCAATCCGTATCATAATTTTTGCTAAACGGTTCCATCACTTGCCCTCCATGTAGTCCTTCTCGCGCTGGAAGGATTCTTCCAGTTTCTTTTTCCAATAGTTCTCGCTACGTGACCAGAACAGCTTGCGGCCACTCATTGTAGCGCCGTCAATGTGGTTGGATATATACTCGGCAGCCAATAGCGCTTTCGACCGGCGTGCGTAACTGATGCGCAAGCGGCACAGGTCACGGTACGCCTCGAAATATGCCTTGGCATTAAGGCTCATTTCAATATACGGGTTGCGGATCGGTCCAGACATGACCATTGTAAGGTCTTTTTGTTCGTATGCACTTTCAGACATGGCATTCTCCTTATACACAGTATGCGGCATACGGCGAATCGTATTTCCTGAACATCTTGCCAAGATCCGGTTTCACCACGCCTAGTTCATTTGCTCGGGCATATAGGGCCATGAGTGCCGGCTCCGTATCGTCACCGAAGGCATAGGTCGGATTAGCCGTTTCAATCATCCAAAGCGCCCTTTGCACCATTTCTTTCTCATCCTTGCAGAGAACAAACTTTCCGCATTTGGCAGCAATCGAAGCTCTGGTATCCGATGTAATATCGTGGGTACCGTAGGTGATAAATTCGTTCTTGCTGGAGAGGTACACGGTCATGCAGACGAACTCGCCTGCATAATGTCTCCTGGGATCGGGGAACCTTCCGTTCACAGCAACTTCGATATCCAGTGCGAGAGCATCCTCGCTGTCGTCCAATGGCTTGCATAAGTGTGTATTCATGTTCAAAATGTAGCATTTCCTGCTAGAAATGGCAACATTGGTGTAGTTTCCAGGCATGGAACCGCAAGTCATCATATCCCTTACAAGCTGGAAGGGGCGCATATACAACGAGCTTACCGCCCCGGTCATATTCTCCTACATCACCCAGGAATCCCCGGTACCGTTCAAGGTGGTACTGGTACTGTCATCGGACGAATTCCCCGGTAAGGAAGCCGAAGTGCCGGAGGGCATATTGAAACTGGCAAAGGGATGCGAAAACTTTGAAATCCTCTGGACGGTCGCCAATACTGGTCCATACAAAAAATACTTCCCCGTGAAGGAGAAGTATCCAAGCTTACCAATCATTACCGTAGACGACGATTCTACCGCATATCCGCATTTCATGAAGACCTTGTGGAAGCTTCACACCGAACATCCGGACAGGGTAATATATGGATGTGCCGGACAGCCGTACTCCTGGATGAACAGGCACAGTATAGACGGCGTTAGGTATGGTGTCGCTTTGTATCCGCCCGGTTCCACGTATGACCTGGATGCACAGTTCGGCATCAAGTACTTTAAGTTCATGGACGACGAGTTCATGAGGCTCCTGTGCCTCCTGAACGGCACCCACCATGTGACCATAGACGCCAATTCAGTCCTTATTATCAACGGTTTCGCCCAGGACAAGGCAATCGGTCGTGTCCATGGGCGAGAGTTCCGTGAAATCGGGGACATGTGGGGGCGCCTTGGGTCAGAGCATCCCGAATTGAAGAAGATTTGGGAAGAAAAACGTAAGATTCCCAACTGAGCATGACCTAAATAGTCCATGATTCCAGTTTAAACCACGTGCCATCATCACGCGGTCTCACTGTTATTTTTAATGTAATATCATAACTGTGGCCATCCAGGATATATTCTAACTGGTCAAGTTCCTCAGCCGACTGGTTATTATCGTACACGTGATACAGCGTCACACGTACAGTGTCATCTTTGCGCTCACAGATGAATTCGATGAAGCTATCCGGACTAGCATCTTGGTTGTCCCAATGATAGCAGAGGCCTGGAATAGTAATGAAATCAGACAGAGCGAATGTGCACTCAATGTCCGTAGGTGAATTCGCACTTAGCTCCCTGACGTTGGAGTCAGTATTAACCACGTTTTTCAGTTTTTCAAGTTCCGCCGCGATACCGGTCGGCGTAATTTCTCCGTTGCAAAAACAGACATTCGCATGCTTATCGGATACGGTAATTACCTGTTCGCCGGTTGTAACAATATGAACCCCGTACCGATTCTCGAGTGTACGCAATTCATCCAAGAATGTCTTAAGATTGTTGGTCATTCTGACTCCGTGTTCCATAATGTTTCATTTTTCACCCATCCTATGACTCTTTTAAGTTTTTGAGGATATCACACAGGTCTTCCTGCAGCATGCAATGCAGCGGTTCCTCGCCCTCGATAAAGAGGATAACCATCTGGGGCACATCGTACTTGTCCGGCGGACAGTACCGCATGACTAGCGTCTCGCCCACCATGCAGTCGGTGAACCGCCGGTCACTGATGCGGCTGTGCGTAAACACGATGTCATGCTCGGGAAAGTACCGTTCGCATGCCTCGTAGAAGTCCGCCTTTGTGACCACCGGGCCGTGCATTATTTACGCCCCAGGTACATGTAAGTGTCGGAGTCTTCGGCCCATGCTGCAATGTGCTTCTTGCAGGACGGGCACTCCGTTGCCAAAATGAAGCTGGCCTTACGTTCCGGGTTGTACCATCGGGCCCTCCCGCGCATGGGGGTGCATTTGTAGACCCACATCTGGTCATAACCGGCCATGAAGGCGGCCTGGCAGTGCAAGCACTTGAACTCTACGCCGTAGCGGATCTCGTTGAACTTGACATCATCGTCCAGTTCCACGTCGTAGTCACTGGAAATGTCGAGACTCTTCCTTACATCTTGTTCCGATACCATATTACACTCCTAGATTGGAACTGTCCTGCAAAGGTCACAGTAGTCCTTCTTCCACACGAACCATGCGTGGCACATGGTGGTCGCCCAGCGCTTGCCGTTCTCGTCCCACTGCTGCCCGTTGTTCCATGTGGGCATACGCTTGGAGAAGGGGAAGCAGAATGCCGGCGGGTTGTCCAGGAGGAACTGCTTGCGCTTCTCGCCTTCCCAGAACTGGATTTTCAGGAACATGGCCAGGTAGCCCCGGTGTTCAAGATGTTCCAGACACTTCTTCACGAAGTCGAGTGCGATGGAATACGGGGGATTGGTGACGATGAGCTGGTACTTCCGTTCCGGCTTGAACGTCATGAAGTCCTGCACGATGGTCTCCGGGTACCCGCGGTCCACGATGTCTACGAATGTATTCACCGATTCCGGACGGTGGAGGGAGAAGTTGAAGTAGTCCAGCGTGGCCCTGGCGATGTTGCCGTTGCCCACGCACGGTTCCATGAAGGACCACGGGGAGAAATCAGTGAACTCATTGTCGTACATGCAGAGAGCCTTGAAAAGCTGCTCCACCGCTGCAGGGTCGGTCGCGTAGAAGTCGTTATCGACACGACCGTTTTCCGGGTTGCCCCCGGCCAGTTTTCCACCTTGCATCATATCCTCATGTGGTTAATTGTTTACCTTGTAAATGTAGCAAAAATTTCTTACACCGGCAAGAAACTTACACGCATTCCCGGCATGCACCGAATTTCAACGCCTCCGAAATCTCGAAGGCAATCGTCTGGTACTCCTCGGCTGTAATGCAATACTTGTTCAGCACGTCTCCGCTCGGTTGCTTGATGTCGCAGCGCATGTCGCGACAGCCGAATTCCTGTGCATGGGCCTTGTCGTGGTCGTACTTGCGCACGAAGTCGTTGTAATCCAACGGCTCCCCGTTGATATGGCAGTCGGGGTTCAGTTCGCAGATGTCGCCGTAATGCGGCGCAACCTTGTATTCTAGTAGCATATCGTGTCCTCTTTTCCCCAAATGTAGCATTAAGGGACACGCATGGCAACCTGGCTAATCGGGGAACACCTTGTCGAGCGCCTTGGTGAACAGGTAGTGGGCGCCTGGCCCCCAGACACCGTTGGCAATGCCTGTACCGATAATCCCCCACTTCGCCGGTTCTTGAGCCGTCAATGAACAGTATGTCATTCCCGCCATGATGGGGAGGCCCACCCAGATTATGTAGAGTACCAGGAGAATGCAGATTAAGGCGGCTACGCCAAGTCCCTTCATCAGCGTGAGATAGCATTCCGCCCATGTCTCGTCCTTGAAGAATACTGGCCTCAGGGGCACCGGGGACCACAGGACAATCGCAGCAATGACCAGGATACCGGGCACGAGGCCGACATCCGGCCATGAATGCGGCCTGACAATGTTTGCACTTGAATGATACACCGCCGCGAATTTCATTGAACTTGACATCGTCATCCAGTTCCACCTCATATTCACTGGAAATATTAAGACTCTTTCTTATATCTTGTTCCGATACCATATCACCTCGCATTTACATTTCATATCTTTGCAGATGGATTACAGATTCAGAATTCACCTGTCCATGAGGGCCGTGCCACCTAAACTTAAAAACGGTAGTTCCTTGAAGGAGATAGTAAACCAACGCATCAACCTTCTCCGGGAATGTTTTCGGGAGCGTATCATTAATCGGTTGGTCGTCAATGTAGACAGTGCAGGATGTTGACAGGATTCGTTCAACCTCGTCACGGAACACCTTGATGATATCGTCATTGTCATATTTGGTGCCAACTGCCAAAATAAAGCTGTCACGAATTAAAAATACCATTTGTTCCCTTTTATCAATGGGTGAAGTCTTGTTCAAGTGCGGTAAGATCGGACAGCAGATTGCATAAGTTCTTGGTCACCTTGCAAAGCACCTTGGCCATTTCCTTATCGGAAATTACAGTAAGGTGAGCCATGTCCATGATGTCGCACTTAGTGTCTTTCTTGTCCATACAGAACAATATGCCGTCGGAACGCAAGCTCAGTTCATTAGACACGCTGAGACGGTAATCACAAGAACGATCCAGGCGGTACTCGCCGGGAGCGAATTTCCGCAAGTTGTCGATCCTGAATATTCTGTAATGACCACCAGCCGTCTTGTCATAGGTGTGCTCGTCATGGATACCCCATCCGCCAAGAGTCACCCACTTGCCAACGAACTTGGCCGTGAGCGCATTCGTCTCCTCGGCGTCAACCGAGGCTCTGAGCTTGGCCCGCTCGTTGCGCAGGTTCTGTATCTGATGGTCAATGTCGTCAAGTTTCTGTCGTGTAGTCTTCTTCATTGCTGTACCTTTACTGCAAATGTAGCAAAGGGGACCGCCGGTGGCAACAGGGCTACTTTGAAGACTTGTCAAACACCTTATCCAACCACTTATCATATAGGTAGTGTGCGCCTGGCGCCCAAATTACATTGAAAACCAGAGTGGCGACAACTTCAAAATCTTTCGGTCCCCGATTTAGCAATGCGCTAATAGTCAAGCCAGCCAATATAGGAAGGCATACCCAGATAAGCCATCCGGCAATAAAAGCACATACTATGATACCCATAACAATGCCTTCAAATGTTTTCCGGTATGATTCCCACAATGTACAGGAACCATAGTCATCCATATGCGCAAAGCGAAGCACTATCGGTGCCCACAGCGCAATGGCTACCAGATCCCCGGCAACTACCCACCAGCTGATGTCAGTATTCTTGGTCGCAACCATATAGGCTATGAGAATAAGGCCCGGCAGCATGAGAGCAAGGGCTATCATGCCCGATTTGGTAAATGTCCATAAGGAACGTAGTGCACTTTTGTAAACTTCAAGCATTCTATACCTCTTTTTGGTAAATATAGCATATTTTTGCTATATTTGGGGCATGACTAGCAATGAAAATACTTACCAGACACTTAAAAGCCTTTGCAACAACTCCATCTGTCAACGCGACAAGGATCCTCGGTGGATTGTCAGCGAGGAATACGCACTTACCAAAAAGGACTTCAAGATTAACTGGCACACCCCCGGAGTAATGGACGGGGGAATAGATGTCGATATCAAAGTCGGCTGTGATGGAACGCTGTCCATAAAAACCATCCAGGATGGCATAGTCGAACTGGGAACGCTCGACAAATACACCATGAAACTCGAACGCTTCCGCAACCGGATGATAACGATTATAATTGATGCCAACACAAACAACCCATATAATGACGGAAGCGGCAAAATACAGGTTGTAGCCATTGACGACCCGGAGTACATCCTGTGGCAGGTACAGTATTTCAACTACATAGCCAACGAGGAACAGTTCGTTGTAGTCAAGGCCAGGTCAAAGAACGAGGCAAAGGTCATCGCATGGCACGATTCATGCTACTGTTATCGTAACGCAATCAACCCAGATACATTCAAGGTATGGGAATACAGCGGGCCGCACATCATTTCCCGTGACCCGAAGTTTAGCGATGAGGAGATGAAGAAACAGATGCTCATCTGCGAGGAATACGACAAGGAATATGGTGAATAATTGCCTAATAAAAAGGATTGCCTCAATGGCAATCCTTTTTGTTTTACTTCAGTATCAAATTTTCCAGTTTCTTGTATATCTCATATATGAATGAGCCTATGAAAGCAACTGCATGCGAGATGACAAATCCCACCCACATCGGAAGCAATAACGGGAACAATATCAACATAGGAGCAATTACCTTCCCGTACCGTTCCCTACGTTCTTCGGTGGTCGGTTCATATTCAAGCGGATCATCCCCGGCCATATATAATACGGCTACGATAAAGAATATGGAATTTATTGCGCCATATACACCCATTACAGTATGGGATACTATGGTATAATGTTCAAAGCCAAGCGCATTAAGTCCCATCAAATCCAGATACAGCAGCACGATTGCATCAATAACCATTGTACTCCACATGATGCCCGGATATTCGGCGGTCAAATCAGACAGTGTGCTATGTAATAATTTTATAAGTTTCATGTATTTACCTTATTTTTAAGATTTCCTGGGCTTCATCATATTGCGCAATTGTGAGATACCATGGCTTTGCGCGGATCGAGTTCCAGCAATACTGGGTACCGTTCTCATAGTTTCCAAAATTCTTATATGACGGTCGTGCCAGCTTTTTCACCAGCCCGTAATACAGCAAGTCTACGTCACCGGTGTACTCCTTGTACTCGTCCCAGAATGTTTTATTGATGAACTGGATAAACTCGATTGGCGTCATGTCGCCGATGTAAGTTTCCACCACCTTCTTGGATTTACCTTTGCGGTAATTGACATCGCCATGAAGGCAGCACATGGTATGCCAGTTAAATCCAATCTGCTGCCTGCCATAACATTCAAATTCATAGACACTGTTCTGGCAGAGCGCGTATATGTCCTCGTCTCTGTTCTCAGGCTCGTAGTAGAAGAAATTTGATAATTTGGGATCGCTTCCACGGTCATACGTCTGCATGAAAATGTCGGTAATCATGCATATTGGCAGTTCTTTAAGCTTCATGCTGGCAAACGGAACCACATCCAAGTTTGTTACGCCGGCACGCCAACCCCGGCGCAGATAACGCGTATCAAGTCGTCTGACATGATTCTTCCAATCTTTCCACTCGATATACGGCACAGGCTCACGAATGGCGACATTTTCCGTCGGAGCATACTCTTTGGCCGGAGTGAAATGCTGCTTGACATGACCACAGTCCCCCAATGTTCTATCGACAATCATGGAGTCAAAATCCAAGTGTCTACTCGACACCATGGCATCATAACGCATGGTAAACGTCCGGAAATTATAGTCCCGCCCAACGACAATGTAGTTACGCCAGAAGCAGTTAGTGGAACTATCACAATAGGATCTTCCAGTACCGCAAACCTGATGCATCAGCGGCTTAATCATCTCAACAAGCTTCCGTGCATCGACATAGTAGTCGCGAAGCTTTTCAATCAATGGACTGCATGGGATGCGGTCAACGTCCTTGGGCATGAGCGATTCCTTGCCGATCGGGCCAACACTGAGACCTCGGCTAATGACATATATGCCCTCGTCAGGGGAATCGTGCGTACGCTTTCCAAGTGTAGTAAACGCAGAAACATCGTGCATTACTGGCCGCACATATGGATTATATTCGTAATCCCAGTCATAATATGGACTAAAATACCGAAAATCGCCAGCTTTACTCAAAGCTATCGAATCTTCGCAAATGCAACTATGCCCACGGGACCAACTGCTATCCCGATCGTTATAATAAACGCCGAGAACGATGCAGTTGTCGCTCGGCTTACCGTAAAGGTCGAAAATACGGTCGATTTCCGTGCATAGCTGGTCATACAGCTTTTTGCTGGTTTTCTTTACTGGCTTAGTCATATTCACCATTTTGTTAATATTATTTTACATCCACTTAGTGCTTATTTTTCCTTCGTCCCTCATGTCGCTTAATATGTTCAGGACAATGATGGGAATGAAGAGGAACACGACACAATACGCCATCAGGGCGTACCCGAATATGTTTTCAGTAGTGTTGGCATATTTCCACGGTTCTTCTTCGAGAAGGACAAGAACATAAACCACTGTGCCAAGTGCAAACATGCTGAACAACGCATATACAACCGCCATCCAGCCAAAAATAAGGCCAACGATGGCAAACAGCAGTATGTAAGTGGCGAGAACTATAATTGGGATCGGTTTCACGGTCTATTCTCCATGTCTTTCTTCATTCATGGTTTGGGTACCGCCTGCTTGTTATTCTCGATGCACAGGTACGGCTTCTTCCGGTACCAGTTTTTGCCAGTAGCTATATTCGGGTTGTAATAGTTGCTTGCAATAGTCTTCCATGCCTTCTCGCATTCATCGAGGGTCGAGAACTCCCCGATTGGCAATGGCCAACCGGAAAGGTAGGAAATGAGGATGAAATATTTAATCATGGGTTATTTCAGGATATAATTGGTAACTTGCTTGATTTCACGCCCATCGGAACATGTAAACGAGCTAGACTTTCCATACGCGGTGTGAACCGTATGCAAGACACCCGAACACACCGGCTGGTCATTTCCAATCATATACAGAACACCCGCTGTATCTTTTGGCTTGGCCAGCACAGCGTATACGACCAATATGATCAATAACGCAATGATGGATATCGCCAATTCCATAGTGGAATTTTTTGTTGACATGTCGTCCTACTTGTTTAATTTTTCAACTTCTTTCCAGAAACCGTCGAGATATTCCTGATTCTCGCGCCATCTTTCTTCATCTTCTATCATATGTTGCTTATGATATTGAATGTCAGATACGGCAAGGTTAATCAGATTGGCCTTATATGCATCAAGGCCTTCCTGGCTAGCGAGAGCAGTCTTCAATGAGTCCACGTATCGCGCATGCCATGTATCTTCATCCGGCTCGGAACTTGAAATCTGCTCAAGTGCAAACTTCTTTACAGGAAGATATTTTTCGTCGCAATCCCATTCCTGGATAGCGTTCTTGACCTTGGTGAGACGTTCCAAAGCTTCGGCATTCTCGGCAGCTTCCTTCTCATGGCGAGCGGTTGCCGAATCAATTTCAGTTTCAATTTCCTTTATCCATTCATCGTCAGTTCTCGCACGAAGACGTTCAAGTTTTTCCTTGGCCTTTGCAAGTTCCTCCTTATGATAGGTTTCCTTCTCCAATGTCTTGGGTATATTTGGAGAAAGTGGCTCATCTCTATACGCGCAGAGAATGCCAAACCCGCGCAAGCAGAGCTTTACAAAATCATACGCACTAGTCATGCCATCTTTGATAATGAAACTAGTAAAGCCAGTCATTTGCATATTTATTTCCTCTTTGTTTATGTGACATATGTAGCAAAGATGCCACTACGTGGCAACTTCGTTAGTCGTCGTCATCATGGAACAGGTTGAACGGATCGAGAACGTCCTTTACGACCTTTTCCGTGTCATCGGCTACACATTTCGCGCCGCGCACGCCCGCCTTGGTGGCAGAAGATGCGACATCAGCAACGGCATCAGCCGTATCCGCAATAGTTCCAACGATTCCACTAAGAATACCCATAATCAAGTCTCCTTGTTGTTAGTTCCCGGAAGCGCCGGGAAGCGCCATGAAGCTATTTCATAAACATCATATTCGATGCAGAAATCTTCGTTCTTAGGATCATAGTCAAAACAGTCGAATTCCTCGTCATAAAGGAGTTTCACCGTCTTGACTGTCCCATCAAACATCTTGAATTCGACAGGGACTATCCACGACTTGTCCCATTCCAGTTCATGGTCAAACGGTCCGCATTCAGTGAAATCAGAATGCCATTCAGTGTCTATCATTCTATTCCTCCGTATCCAGGTGGCTGTCGACCCATTCGGTACCGCACAGGATATCAATGGCATAATACAGACCCATTTCAAACCCCTTGGCGAATGAATGACGGTCAAGGGACGGGTCCTTTGCACTCTCGCACCGGAAATCACTGCTTCCTTCGCGTAGGGTCCGGTATTTCTTAATGTGTTCCAGGAACTTCTTGATGTCTTCTTCCTCAACTACCATAATTTCTCCTAGATAAGCGGTATAATAGGAAACAGGTCATCGTCATCAATCCACACATCTATCGGAAGACAATCGCGAAGGATGGACACATCACTAATAAATTGCCACTTGTAATCATATTTTAACCTATCCCTGATTCTTACCAAGTATTCCTTGCCATGGGACATGCGAATCGGGTTCCAATAATTGGGCCTGTGGCTATCTGTTGAAATCGGCTTGCTAAACCAATGCGTAAATGGCAAATGTTCAAGTTTCTCAATCGTCGTATCCGGGCGAACTTCAATCAAATCATAAGCTCCACCATTGTCGGTAAACAGGTAATATCCACCCCCATACTGCATGCTCGGAATATGCAGAGTACAGTCTCCCCGGTGCAGCAAGTTCCACTCGTACGGGTTACCCGGTCGAGTCGGTTTCAGTAACAGTAATTCAATCTTCGGCCCTAAGCAACTCATATTTCCTCAACTAGCTTCCTTGGTCGAAATTTGGCTTAGAATTCGCTGTACCCTTTTGGCGATATGCTTTCCGTCTATGGAGATATAATGGAAATTACCATCGTTTCTAATACTTTCCTTGTATTTGTTGTCATATCTGAAAAAATCAGTCCAATATGTCAAGTGTGGCAATTTACCGTCAGCTACACAGGTACAGTCATACACGAACGCAAGTTGGTCCTTATAATAATACCCTACCCTTTCCTTGTATGATGAAATATGTTTCTGTGTAAACTCGTACTTAGATGCTTCAACAAGCGAATCAATTTCTTTCTTGGTATCGAGATATTGCTGACTTGGTGCTAAGTTACGGAATTCTGGGTCTTTTGCCTTGGCCTTAGTATATTCTTCGAGGATTCCAGGATGTACAAGGCCAAGCCAACCTACAAAGTCTTCAGCATCTTTCTGATTCATCAAGTTCTCCTGTGTTATGTACTCAATGTAGCATTGTTTCCTCCTGTTGGCAACTAGGAACATTTTTGCTACATTTGTGACATGGACCAGAAAACACCAAAACCAATAGAGCAATACGCCGTAATCGCCATATGCGAGATATGGACCATCAAGGTCAATGGAGTCGTTGAAACCAGATATCGTGACCCGTTTAAATTTGTCGATACCGTGGAGGAGGCCGAAAAGATCATCCAATATGAAAAGGATGAATCAATCCTTCACCGCAAATGCGCATATAATACAAAAACTATATAAGACTAGGCAAAAGTGTATATATTATAACACTTTTGTATATAATTTTTGCTGAAGACTGCATTCTGGATATAATCCTTAAGCAGGAACCGGTATTTCAGTCCCGATTCTTTAATTTTAGAGAAAAGTCCTTTCCAGTCCTCCACTGCAGCGAGTGTTTGCTTCCATTGCTCATCTCGGGGCTGAATATTGAATCTTGGATAGAACCATCCCTTTTCGAATTTCTTGTAAGCACGGCGTGCGATCTCTATCGAGGCGGCAATCATGTCCGGCGTATTCCCGTTCCCGTAGGCGAAGTTGCCTACGACTGACGAGTACATCGGGTTGACCTCGACGATATCATACTTGTGAAGTTCGGCAAGCATCTTTAGCTTGGTTGTAAACAGCCTGCGTTCCCACTTGTTGTTGCATAGCCGGTTTACCTTCTTGCCTTTCTTGTGATCCTTCGGCTTGATGCTTAGATCCTCAATGGCGACCGTCCTGCATTTCCACACATCCACAAGTCGGGAAATCTCGTGTGCAATCGCAATCGTCTCGTGCCTTAGCTTGTTCGTAATGTACTTGGATGCGGAATCGCTGCTTGCCTTGCCGGAGGATACCGTTAATTTGCTCAAATCGAATACACGCTTGTGAAGCACCCTGAATTCATCGTTCTTGTCGAACTCTATTACGGAAAGCCCGATATAGCTGGGATTCATGTCGATACCCAGTATTCGGTTACGCTTAAGCTTCTTGAACCTCGCATCGTATATCAGACTCTCATCGTAAGTAAGCCATACGTACTTTTCAGACAACTTAACCGATACCGTTATCTTGTTTTGCTCCGCAAGCTCCTGCACCTTCGCAAGCTCGTTTGCTATCTTCTTCCGCATCGGAAGAAATTCTATGTCAACATGCCTGCCCCGGCATGGCTTGTACAAAATCTTCTGGTTATTTAAGTCGAAATCAAATAGACGATTTCCTTGATAGTTCGCCTGACCCTGTATTCCTACAGGAAACATCCTACGATATTTGAATGTTAGCTTGTCTATAATCCCGGTAAGGTACTGGTGAAGGTTGTTCTTGCCGCCGAACAGTATTCGCGTATCCCCGTTTAATTTATGCAAGGCAGCCGCTTCCTTGATCGCACACTGGATGAACCAACGGTTCGTTGCAAATAAATTATTACAGTACGCACGGACTTCCTTCTCGTCCATCCCATCCTGATAACGGTTGTAGGCAACGTGGACTATACTACTGAACACACGCATGTCGTCCAGCACATCTATCCTGTTGCTTATTGTCAGCTTAACCGTCTTCATTTTTTCGATTTCTTAGGCAATTCTATTGCAAATATACTTCATTTTGCTATATTTGTCAATAGTTTTATATGATTTTGAGATGTCAAAAATGGACAATGGGGCAATTTGCCGAATACATGCGACAGCAGTTTGAATATGTACATTCAGTATTCAGCAGTCACAGCCTATAAGGGCAGGGTTATGAAACTATGGGAAGAATTCTAAACAAAATGTACATCTTGTCCGGTGGTGTCACCGGGGAAGACAAGCTCTCCTCCTACCGCTTCCTTACCAAGAAGATGCTCGACACCACCCCGCAATGGGGATACGTGTGCCCACTGTTCGACAAGGCGCTCGAAGTGGACAGCACCGGCCACAAGGTCGAGTACGGCAAGGATTCCTATGACGCCTACTGGCACACATGGGACAATACCCTGTTGAAGGACCTGAACTGCAAGAGGGTCGCCAAGATCAACGAGAAGTGGGAATACCTCGACATCGAGCCGTTCCACGAGGGAAGCGTCGATGACTACCTCCGCGAACAGGGATACACGCGCAAGATTGGCGACTATGGCTCCGGATGGTACGACAAGGACCATGTCCCTCCCTTCAAGCTGGCCATATTCAGCGCAATCCACCGCAAGCTCGAACTGGAATGGGACTTCAAGCGCAACCGCCACGCGGGCATCGTCCCGAACATGAAGAAGGACGAGCTCACAATCTATACCGGCGAAGCCTCGCACTACTACGATGGCGAAATCGGCCACGTCCGCGTGGATGGCATGAAGGTCGTCATTGACCTGTACGACAGGACCTACACCTTCGGGAGCGAGACCGACCAGGGCTTCATCGACTTCGTTAAGCTCTGCCAGGATTCCAATGCGGCGATGCTCGACGCCACCTCAAAGGAAAAGTACAAGAAGGACCCCGAGTTCGACGAATGGCTCGCCAGGGGCAACGCACGCCAGCTTGCACGCCGGCAGGAACAGTTCGCCGAGATTTTCAACATGTACAAGGAGAACCCATGACCAATATCCCCCTTATTGTCCATCTGGGTGACGGCTGTGTCATCGTAGGCACCCTCGTATCGTTCGAGCAGAACATTCCCGTGACTGTCTTACTCGACTGTCCCATCGTCCAGTTACCCGAGTCATCATGCCGGGTGTCCGTCCTGACCAATACCGTGGGGACCCTCAACTTCAACGCCAGACACGTAGTCAAGATAGGGACCGACAAGGACCACATGGTCGAAATCAAGGCAGCGCTGGATGTCGTGCTTTACCTGACATCCCTGCTGGACCTAGAACACAAGGCCGGAAGTTCCGTTGAACAACTCTTACAACAAATCCACTAGGAGGATTTATGAAAGACTATAAAGAACTTATGGAACTTGGCAAAGAAGAAGTAGAACGTCTTTGCGAAATCTACGACAAGGAAGTGATTTCCGTCAGTTGCCATAGAAACTGGCAAACGGGTGAAACCTATTACGATGAACCCGTTCCCGAAGGTGTAATACCTGTGTGCTATTTCTCAAATGCGACTCACTTTCTCCGTATGACACCGGTGTTTGAAAAGCTGTCTGAAACGCAGCTTGAACAACTTGGCTCATACAACAATGACAAATACAGACCATCGTTCTTGGCATACCGTGATTAGGCTGAGCGAGAGGGATAACTGGAAACCCGAGAGGAATAAATGGAAAAATTTGACGTAATACCTGAAGCCGAAGATGCGCCAGTCCGTGGCGACTTCCCGAGAATCGGAAACAGCAACTACCGGTTCAACCTGTGGTACAAGTTTCCGAAGAAGATCAAAAAGCTGAGTGACGGGAAGAGATACGACAATTACCACGGAGACCACAACTTCGTATCCGATAAACTCATCGACTACATGAGAGAATCCATGTCCGGCATCAAGCTCATCGAGGCCTTCGACGAGCACGAGGACTACTGGTCTGGAAAGGTGCTGAAATCCTACAGAGTGGAAGCCTTCATTCCCGAACGAGAATGCGGAGTCGACACAGTCTACGCTCAGGAGAACATGAAGTCTTTCAAGGAGATCGCCTTCGAGAAGTCTGGCGAATGGATCGCCAAGATGCTAGAGAGGGCAGGCGCTTCCCTTGACATCAAGAAGTGCCAAAAGCGCATCAAGAATCAGGAAGAAGAAGCCAAGGCGCTGATGGCGTCTTGTAAGGAGCTCTCTGATATCATCAATGACTGGCAGACAAAATGAAATGCAAGGATGACTTCCGCAAGGTAATCAAGGAAGTCGAGGTGGAACTCTGATGAAGGACCTAGAAAACTACGAATCCGACTGGCTTCTCTGTGTCGCCGGCATCTTCGACGGTGACAAGACGCCATCCGGCTACGAAATCTTCTGGAAGAAATACTGGGACAGGCTATGGCGAAAAGATATAGACGAATGATTGATCCGGGCTACGAGAGCCCGTTCATATCGAGGATGCCGGGGATACCCGCCTCCATGGAGGACGACCGGGAACCGACATACGAATACAAGAACCGGCTGAGCGACGATGACGACATCTGGGAATGGGAAAAGCTCGAGGACGAGGACGATGACATCTGGGTGGAATACGGTGACGGATGGCACTCGGAAGAAGCCTTCATGGACCCGGATGCAAAAGCCGACTTCCCCGATGACTACCACAAGGGATGGCGGGATGATGACGATGATGACTCCACATCCGAGTCCATATCATCGGACGATTGCAAGGAATTGTTTGGAATCTTTTTAGTAATAGTGATAATCATGATGGTCATCCTATGGTAGACCAAAGGAGTTAACTCGATGTGTGAAATTGACACAGACGGACTCGATCGCGACCAGCGCAGATACATGGCATTCATGGATGCCGTCGAAAGGCACGGGCTGGATTGGGTAAAACGGGCATGGGATTTTGAAATCTGCCCCAAGGAAATCGCCAAGAAGGCACTGGAACATGCAGGATGCAACTTCGACAAGATATGGACGCTTAATGCACGAATTGCCCACAATCCATACACTGACCGTGACATGCTGACCGTAACATGGCTGACAGTCGCCTACTACCTTGAAAAGAAGGGAGTGATTAGCCTAAGAAACGTCGCCGAAGCCAAGGAACGGGTAGAGGAATATTGCCGCAAGGAAGGCCTCTAACTATAAACTGCAAGGGTCACGAACCCTTGCAGTTTTACTATGGAAAAGACCCAGATACAGTTCTCCAACTTCATCGACAGAGTATGCGGCGAATTCGCCTGCATGGAGGCAGCAAAGCCCCTACAGGAGGGCTTCCGGTGCCTATGCGAGTCCATCCATACCGCAAGGGCCATAGAGGTGAGAAAGCAATTCAATCTCCTCATGGGACGTGTCAATGACTGGATTAAGAAGGAAAGGGAGCACCTCTCCAACGGCGGGCGCGGTGACCCGATTACCGAACCGATTTTCATCGCAGAACACGAACTGACCGATCTCGACTGGGGCGACCCGGATGATTTCGACTTTTCCGACCCGGACAACCTGGACAAGATTGCCAACTTCGACAACGGGCTCACCATCCGCATATCGCTCGTCCCCGACGAATATAACGATACCGGCGCCCAATATTCCGTCGGGATGGACCTGGTCCAGATTACCATCCCCGACCTCGCCGCAGAGTGGATGCATGAATGCAGACGCACCAAGAATGCCTACCTCAAGGACAAGGCAATGCGCATCTGGAAAATGATGCAGGAACTGAAGACCAGTGACCGGGTGACACTTGACATCCTTGACGGTGTCGAGACCCTCCTGAATACAGGTACGGCTATTGAAGCGATTACCCACGAGCTGACACACTACGTCCAGGAGAAGTGCGGCGAAATGCCTAACGCCGAGGAGGAAGTCGCCAAGTACGGAATCAAGCCCGAAGAATACGACCCGCATCTGCACCACGAGTTCCTTCCCTGGGAAATCGACGCCGATGTCCAGGGACACATCATCAGCTTCATCCGTATGAACTGGCTGCTCAGTCCGAACGAGATGGCCAAGAAGATTTACGACATGTTCATCCATTCCAAGAGGAATGAAGGAAGGATCCCCGAGGAACGCAGGAAACAGTGCTGGCAAACCGCTGCCTCACTGGCACGCGCTGTCAACCTGGCCACTGAAAGAGACGGGTATGACGGCGCCGAAGAAATCATCAAGCACCTTGATGACTACGGGGTATAGAAGCCGGATACGTACTACTTCTTGATTCGTTTAATTTCTTTGATGTATTCGAACTCGTCGCACATTTCATCAGTCGCAACGTTTAAGCAGTATAGGCCAGTCAATTCGTCATCCGCAAACACTGCATCATCCCAGATTTCAGTGACTTTTTCTCCGTGTTCTTTGCCCCATGAGATTTTGTAGTGGACTTCTTGATATGGGTCGGTATGCTCCGCGTCCTTAAACATCACCGTCCCATCGACGTACTGCCTGGAGAGTTCTTTCGCTACCCGGTATACTTTCTTTCCAATATCAGAAGCCATGTCATCAATGCTGCCATGGATTCCAAGCGCGGTTTTTGCTTCGGTGAAGAAATTATGAAGATTTTGATTTAGCATTACGGGTAGCTCCTTGGCATTGATATGTCTCATATAGAAAACATAGCAAACTGGGCACCGTCCGGCAACCCGTGGCTGTCGCAAGGAATGGCGGGTTATGCGGGGCGATAATGATACTATACAGACTACTGAGCTAATTCTATAAACTACAGATTATGCAAGATATACATAGCGAAATAATTGGTACTGATGGAAAACAATATGATGGCGAGCAAGCAATCATATCACTTACATCATGGAAAGCACGGATTACAACCGTCGGGCTAACCTTATTTAGTCTCATATCGAATTGCCCTGGGTTTCATATTGTCCTGGTTTTATCGACCGATGAGTTTCCCCAAAAAATGCTGGAGATGCCAAATGATATCATACTATTGGCAAACTCTAAGAAGATAGAACTTTTATGGGTAAAAACTAATTTCAAATCATTCAAAAAAGTTTGCTTCACTATGCATAAATATCAAACAGTCCCCATCATTAGCGCAGATGATGATTGTATATATGTATGCAACTATGCACAAGAGCTATATAATGCGCATCTGAAAAATACAAACATACCAATCAATTATCGAAAATCAAAAATTCCGTTTTGCACATGTGGTCCAGCGACTTTATACCCGCCATCACTGTTTGGTTATATACTAAGTGAATTTGAACAATACACCACATCAAGCTATCAAGATGATGGATTCTTTGCCAATATATTTCAAAAGGCAGTTATCCAGCCATTAGCGATATCAACTACATTTCCATGTTACTTTCATGATGAGGACAAACCGCTCACCGGCTCGGCTAAGGTGGCTGAATGGGTTCGCGATCAACGCTTCGCCTAAAATCATTTAATGTTGGTTGCATATTTATGCATGTTGTATGAATCAGCAATAAACAATTCCATGTAAGTTAAATTGCTATGTTTGCAAAACTCATCAATACGAGTCGCATACGAACGTTCCGTTCTATTATCCAAAATTAAGATATTCTTGAAATTATGCATTAAATACAGCATCAATGGCACTGACATCGAATCGGTATTTAATAGTAAATTACGATCGGTAACGCTATTTGTATTAGCTATGTGAGCACATCTATGTGAGCAAATGAATAATTTGTGATAATCCGTAAAACAACCTAAATATGACTTGAAATTCTTGTTAAATGCAGTCTCCGATATCCGCATCGCGGTCGTTGTATCATAAAACAAATCATTTACGATAACCACTTCATCGGAAGCTGGAATATGATAACTAAGATCATGTCCATCAGTAACATGGGTTATATATACAAATTCGGCTGGATTAAAATGTAACGATAAATCATTGGACAAGCGTGGAATAAATGTATTCCATACATAGTTTGTGGTCCAATGATGCTCATTAAACCTAAAATTACTATATGCTTCAGGTTCTTCATGAGTTAAATCAATGACGCCTGGCATTTTATTCACAAGTTTGTAGTTAGGGGAATGAATTGCATACCGAATTATTTTATTTACCATAATATCTCCTAATGGCTTTAACACATGCATCACGTCGTCTTTCGTATGGAATAGAGGTATATTGCTTACTTAGTGCAGTATCATTCTTTTTCATATCGATGAATAACGTTGATATTTCCGGAACAACCATCGGGGAAATGTTTTCATGCGCCAGAACATCTGTTATCCATAAGTCGCTTGAACATATTACATCCATGTCTGCCGATGTTAAACTATACAGTAAATCATCCATGAACCACTTTGTGCTGTAAATCATGGCATAGCCATGAACATGTCTTCCCCAAGTTCCTGGCGTAAAATAATTTCTAGGATACGCTTCAAGTAATGATAACATAAATTCAGCATAATTGGGTAGATATAACATATCATCATCGCCAGCAAGTATGGCATAATCATTGTGTTTATATCGCTGAATTGTAGGAATAACTTTTTTGAATGCCTTGGTGTTTTTTCCGGATATCCAATTTATTTCAAAAAACGGAAAATATGCTTTCGATAATAGGCGGATATCGGCGGGAAGCGCATCCATCGAAGAAAATTCGGCAGCCGATAAATTTAGAATTATCTTTTTTGGCTTAATAGTCTGTGTTAATAAGCTGAAAATGGATGGTCCAGCATCTTTGACACGTCCTTTCCATGAAGTCATTGATACAATATAATCTTTCATACGGCCACACCCCGTTACATTCCCATTATTGCCGTTTCATCCATTTCTTCCACACCTAAGTAATTATGTACCGACGGTTCACTCACTATGCGGCATGGCGCCCCTATCCACCTAATCATTCGTGCCTGTTCTTGTAATGATGTCTCATTGTAGTAATGCAGATTCAGTAAAATCTTGCTACGAAGGATCCACCGGTCAAGCTCGTTGCTATCCCAGCAGTTGGTAAGAATCTTGACATTGTGCCTTTTGCTCAATTCGTCCAATATTTTCTTCCGGTGGTCGTTCATGGACCCATAGAACAATATGTCGATATCCTTCTTGGCTTCCTTAGGCCACACCTTATACGGTTTGAGCACATGGAGCTTCACATCAGGGCGAATCAGCTTCAATACCCTGATATTCTCCTCATCATAGTCCCACACTTCATCGGCTTGCGTAAGCCATGCGAAGTACCCAACGTGCATGAAATTGCGCTGCTTGGCGAGCAACGGTTCCTGGTTGAACACGATTACCTTACCATCTTTTCTCTTATATTCGCCAAGGGCATGAGCATGTGATAAATCATGGGCTCCACATATGATGACATCGTTTGACCGGTCATCACGGAATTCATGCTTCAAAGAATCTATGGTATCGTTAAATGCGGGATGTGATTGTACAAACTGCATGGCTATGCCCACCCAAAGCGTTTTTCTTGTGTGCCGGTCATATACAAAAACTACCGGGATTTGTTTCCCGGTAGTTTATAATATTATAGGACTAGGAACGACTAGTAATCGCTGTCCCAGCGGTTCGACCGGTTTTCCATCCTGCGGTCTGAATATTCATTGTAGTCCTGCAATTCCGGATCATCCGGATTTGCACGCCGCCTATAATAGAAATCATCGGCATCCGGATCCACATAAGCTTCAGAATCCTCATACATATAGGTAGTATATTCATACACCGTTTGATCGATACCATCCGGTCCCTCAACATCACGATTGACTAGTCTACAGCCGAGATTGGTCATAACGGCATCAATCATTTTACTGTCTACATTATCCGGCCCAGTTTCATTAGATGAAAGCACCCGGGTAAAGGTGAAGCAGTCTCCCATTCGATTAGTAGTATCACCGTATCTGTTACGGGCGTAATCTTCGCCAAACGAAACCTTCCAACCCATGTGGTCAGCAAGTTTTTCAACCTTATCGACTATTTCTTGCGGAATTTTAGGGCGGTTAAAGGAAACACCTTGGGTTGTACGATCCCAGCGAGCCTTTCGATTAGCCTTACGGTCAGCTGGGTTCATATTCCATTCCGGGTCATTATCTAGCGATTCGCCAGCATGTTGAACCCGCAACTTGGCCTGGTATACGAACACGCCGTTATTCTTAGTATCCTTGGCGGCAATAAATTCCTTAGGAGACGAATAAATAACAACCCACCCCTTGTCGGAAGAATGATATCCCTTCTGCTCGCGCATAGCCCTAGTGGCTTCTGCAGCACTCATGCAACGGTAATAGTCATAATCATTACTTACCAAACGAATATTCTTTTTATCAACAACATCCTTGGTAATTTCCGAAATAGGCATATTCTTGATAGTGCAGTTGCCTTCAACCAACGTATAGTAGTTGCTTTCCGCACGAGGCAACTCGCCAGTACGGTAAGCAAATGCTTCACAAAGGGCAGCAAAACCCTGCTGGAGTGGACGGAGGGCATCCCGGCACCCGAACTGGTTACATACGGATTCGAGGAATGCGTTGAATTTTACTTGTTTGCTAGACATCAGGTGTCTCCCATAATTACTTTCAAAGCAGTTTATAGTATTTTCATTTTCCGGAATCGTCGCGCCCAGCTTATCATTGAGTTCCCTGTATCTCGCCTTAATTTCCTCAACCGCTTCCGGGGGCATATATTCCGCATACAGTCGATCATGCTTCTTGGCACCGATCTCGATGAATTCCTTGACCAGAGAATCATATTCATCCGATGGAATGGAGGATACTTCCACCGCAGGCTCGCCAAAATTCGGCTTGCTCTCCTTGATTATCTTGACCAGGTTGCCAATGGTGTCATTGAGGGCACTGCGGGCAATCAAGGCCTCCTTCATCTGCTCATAAGGAATTTCTTCATAATTTCCGCCTGACCTGGTAAACATTTCCGTAATCGACTTGGTCAAATTGCCCCGTTTTGGCATTATCTCCTGCAATTTAGCCATTGCATCCTGGGACTTCCTGGCAGAAACCTGCGCATTCATCATAGCGTTCCGCAGGTCTTCCTTGTGGGCTCGGTATTCAGCTTCGGTCTTGCCTTCCATGATGTACGAAATTGGCATCATCTCTTCAAGCTGCTGTTTCTGCTGGGCACCGATGTACTCCCGGTACGTGGTCAAAATCTGGGGCTGCAGGTACTTGGTCGGCGGGAACGGGGCATCTGCCGTAATCACCTTGGCAGCACCCAGGCTGCCCAGATTCGGGTCGTAAGCGTAAGCGACATATCTCACGTAGCCGTTGGCCTTCATTTCATATCCAAGAACCGCAATCTTGCACCGCTGCGGATTCCTCACCACCGACCGTATGATATCCTTGGCGCATTCATGGTCCCGCCGGCACCGGTCGCCACGGCTGCTGTAACGAGAACGGAAATTCAGTGCATGGTCACTGAGATTGCGGGAGTTCAGTCCGTTAAATATCATTTTCGCAACCAGCGGGATGTACTTCTTCTCAAGTGTGTCAATCATCGTCGATTTCCTATTTAGTGGCCATATAAAAACTGCCGGCGGTAATCACCGGTAGTTTATAATTCAAGCGACCGCAGCCGCGCTTAAACGTCTTTATGCTTCTTCCTTTGGCGCCTCTGCGCCCTGTTGCCCTTCCCGCCCCGCCAACCTTCAATCAATAGATCGCGAGCCTCCGATACTGAAATATGCCGCTGGATGGTCAGGGCCATTACAAGGTCAAACGGGATACGGGAACCGTCCGGGTATGTGTATGGGGTATCATCCCGGAACAAAGACGGAAACTGTCGTGGAAACAAAGTCATGTCAACCCTCCTTAAATCATCCTTCCCCATTGGGGTGTATTCATCCATTCATCGCCAGTCGGCAAGTCGCCGATGAAGTCCTTAGCCTTGCCGAAGTTGATGATGTGCATAGAATCAGTAGCCTCCGTGAAGATGATGGCGCTCATTTCAGAACCGCTTAATGAATACTGGTTCAATGTGACCCTGGTATTCGTAGGATTCAGCAAATATTCCCCTGGAGAGTCGGACATAACCGTAAGGATTCCAGTTGGCGGAATCAGCAACAGCGATATGAGGTCCGGAGTCATGATAATCCAGTGCGGAGGGCATTCCGAGACATATGTGAGAATGTAGTTCACAAGGTCAGCGACCTTATCCTTGATATCATGGTATTTCTTGTCCGGATTGAGCTTAAAGGTTTCAATCGAATTCACCTGCATGTTGTTTCTCCTATGCTAAATGGTCCATTTCAGACCGTTCTGTTTTCAGTATCTGTTCACGCTTATACCGGTCGAGCGCATGGTGGTAATCCTTCTTGTTCAGGATGTACCCGTACGACCGCTTGCCGGTCTTGGCAAAATATAGAAATCCCCACCAGAAATGCTGCGCCATTCTAATCCACCACAGGCATCCCCAGATATTCTTCCCGGTACCGCTTTTCATCGAGCTTGGATATCTTCAGGCGCTCATATTCCGGGTAGGAAATCACATGGAGTTGTTCCTTCTGTTTCTGCTCTTCAAGGACCCGTTTCCATTTCTCTACCGTTTCAGGTATTTTCATCATTCTTCTCCATTGATACATTCAGTTTCACATTGTGGATCGTTATCGGCTCCCGTTTCGGGTGTAGCTTCACCTCCACCTCACAGTGGCCCGGTGTACGCTCGACCTTAACGATTTCCACGGTAGCATCTATGCACTCCGGATGCACTGCAAGGAATTCCATTCGGGCATTACGCACATGTTCTTCAATGGCATCCATTATAGCAGTATCCGGTACATTATCCAACAACATCTTTTACCTCTGGTCTAAGCTCCGGGCGAAGTTTATCGCCGAATCCTTAGCCACCGGTTGCCCGTTATGGAGGTATCGCAATGCCTTCCTTAGTGGATAATGGGCGGACTCTGGCCTTTTCTTCGGTAACTTTCTTCCATTCTTCCCGGCAGGCCTTATCAACCAATTCATTAAGCCGCTTTTTGTATGCGGCCCACTTGGGTTCAAGCATCTTATTGTCCCGAATGACGCTGTAATACATGTCCGCAAAAGTAGGCTCGGCAAACAACGGGGGCATCAGGCGCTTGCTCAAAGGAAGGTCATGTTCTTCAATACGCATAGCAACAAGACCGGCCTTCCAGTCATCGTACGCCTTGGAAGATTGTTTTACCTTCTCCCACCGGTCCCTGGCAATCACATCCAAGTGAGCGGCAAACTTGGCGGAGTCGCATATATCTTCCAGCTTCCAGTCACTCACTTCCTTGGCAATGTAACTGGCCGGAATCGGATCCTTTTCATGCGCATCCAGCCATTCCGCCTCGGCCTCGTAGTCATATGCGGAACGGAAATGGCCTATGCAGAACTTGAATCCACCCGGATATTTCTTGTAAAGGGCGTAGCAAATGTCGCCCGCCCGCAGGACGTTATCATCAAACTTCTCTACAAATATCTTGCTCATGTATTCCTCCTATATATTCGCAATGTGCTGAATAAGGTCATACTTCATGGCTCTCAGCAGTATATTGAACACATCGTCCTTCTCGAATCTACCAAACGGGTCCATGGACAAATCCTCGCTCGTATGACAATATGATTCCATCTTTTCCGGCATTATCTTCTGGACAATAGCTTTCAACTTCTCAGCACGTTCTTGCGTTGTCTCAGCATGATTCGAAATCGTATCGCTTACGTTCATCAGTTCGCATATCAACGCATTCTGCTTATCGTTCAGCATCGTTACATGCGTTGTCGCTTCTAGCAATGTTTGCCGCAGAGTCCCGGGCCCATTCGTGCTACACACAGCTTCCAGTGCTTCAAGACTAATCTTGAAAGGAATTCCGTTCCTATAATAGGTAACAACGTATGACATGTCATTGTTATTGAGCGCAATAGACAACTTTCCGCCTATCTCATCAACAACCGACTTAAGTTCTGCAAGGAAATCGTTTTCGTTGAATTCCGTTTTCTGTGTCATCCTTCGAATCCTGTCTCGTTAATTTGGATAATGGTATCTATCTGCCCAATGAACATCCTGTCTTCATCCGTGAAATTCCACCAGCCGCGACCGGTCATATGTTTTCTATTTGCGGTCATCTTTGTCTTTGCTGCCCCGAGAGTGGCAAAGTGGGTAGCCTGGGAAATATCGGTTTCCCAACAGCCGTGGCCCTTTCCTCCCCAGTAATGTATTTCCGGGTCGTTGCGGCCAGGGGCAGGAATCCAGCAGAGCACCCATGTTTTCAATGGAACTTCAATCATCTGTCCCTCCATACGACGGTAACCGATTTTGGTACCGAACAGTCCCTCCACCTGGTTTCCAAAAGCCGAATGGCCTCATCCATGTTGCCAAACGATTCGGGCGTCCAACTCTCGTAATACGTTGTCCATACATAGTGCCACCACAGGAACCACACCTGGGGGTAAAAGGTGCCGGTTTCCCGCTTGATGACCCGCTTGGGCAGTTTTCTCATTAGTCTATTCCACATGATTACCTCATTAGCATGCCGATGCTATCGCACGGCCCCATTTCAATCCATTCAACTCGCCGTTTGCCATGCCGGGTCACTATCCTGGCCTTGTACTTGACCGCATAGCAATGGGAATACCCGAATTCCGGGTGGTTTTCGCTCCTGTACTCAATCCTGTACATCAGAACCCCGTTGTTGCCGTAACTGACCAGCATCTAGGAATATACTCGAATGCCCCTAGTTCAATGAGGACATGCTGAGTCTTGTCACTCTGATTGATAATGACAATATTCTGACGCTCTTCGTGCACAGTGTATTCCTGCTCACCGAAACTTAGCTCGTATGCAGCCGGAACCTCACCCTGTTCGATATCCCAGTCGGATGCCCACAGTATCTTCGTGTTCCCCCTGGCACGGACATTGGCATAAATATCATCACCATTATGGAAATGGTTTCTGATTATCTGCACCTTATTCGGTTCAACATCAAATGAAAAGCTATTTATCGGGCCAAGCCTATACATAAATCCTACTTCCGATAAAGGTCGGCAATGTTTTGAACGAGGGTATAATCAATGATAATCTTGCCATTGTGGAAGGTTGCCGTTGCAAGATAGTAAGTCTTCACAGTCTTCGGCGCCTCCTTCATTGCAGCAAGGGTAAGTTCCCCCTTGAGCTTCTGATACAGAAGGGTGGATGTCCCCGACAGGATAGACGGTTCTCCATTTTCAATTCGGTCCAGTGTACTGATGAGACTGGTATCGACAATAAACGAATTGTTGTTTATGCACACTACTTCCGTATAGGGGTTATAGTGCTTATAGTCCCAATACGTCATGAACAGTGCCGCGCCTATTATCAATACGACGATTGCAATTGGAATGATCGCGCATAAAGACATATAACATTTTCCTCCGCTTATTCCAAAACTAGCATTTTGTTGCCACTATTGCAACGGTTTGCTACATTTTATGCATGGAAAATGCATCTACACCGCCACTATTCAATATCGACCGCCAGGAAATGGAAACGCTCCTTGATAAATTTAAGGAACGAAAGAAAACTGACCGTGATGAAAAGATCAAGTCGTGTATTAGCCGTCTTGAAAAGGCCGAACAAGCTATTGCGGCAACCCAGGAAAGCTTGCGTACGCTATTCGCACTTCATACGCAACTGGATTTAGCTGATCGCATTTCATTCAACAACCCGACATCGCTATATTTCACCTCCCGTAACGGAGAGCAGTGCGTACAGAACCGAATGCAGCAGCCAAATTTAATCATTACGGAGAATTGCAAGCTAGGTGCAATGTGTGTCGTCGAAGGACATGCGGATACAGGCAAGCATGCCATATTCTTCGACTCGCACACCCTTCGCCAAGAAATTGAGAAAAACGGGATTTACGGTAATGAGATGCTAATTATGCCTTTGCGCTTATCTTGCGAAAATTACAAATATGTTCTTGGCAACGGCCTCAAATATGGAGGACTTATCGATCTACTCGAAATCATGGTTAACGAACTCCCGATCTACACGAAAGCATTTGTTGATTATATCAAAGACAAAGGAAAATAATGGAAAGACCGGACGTAAAATACATCATCGTGAATGACTACAGGGACCAGGCCGTACAGAACTGGACCTTTGCCGACAGGAAGCGCATTGTCTATTGCAACAGTGCCGAATAGGCAATGAAGTTCGCTGGCAAGGCTGGCGCCAAGCGCACCATGGACTACCTGAAGAAGAACTTCCCCGGCCAGGACCTCAGTATCGTAGAAGCAACATTCTACAACGACGTTACGTTCAAGGAGGCCAAATGCTAGCATTTTTCACATTTGTGGGAAAGATTTGAAAGGAGAACTCAAATGAACCTGAAAGAACTCTCAAAGGAAATCTCCTACGCGCTGCGCCATGCACCGTGGGAATACGAACTGGAACTGGATGAGGAAGGCTTCGTCCCCATCGAACAGCTCCTCCATGCCCTCAATGAGAACAAGGATTATGACCGCCCGGTCACCAAGGAAGACCTGGAAGAAATCATCCGCACTTCCGACAAGAAGCGTCATGAAATCGTAGGGGACCGCATCCGCGCCCTCTATGGCCACAGCGTCCCCCAGACCATCAAGAAGGAAGCCGGGACCCCTCCTGACATCCTGTACCACGGCACCAACGAGTTCTGCGTGGAGGCAATCGCCAAGGACGGCATCCTGCCCATGGCCCGCCAGTATGTCCATATGTCCACCGATACCCAGATGGCGGAAACGGTGGCCAAGAGGCGCAAGGGGCGCACGCTCATCATGCGGATTAACGCCAAGCAGGCAATGGCCGACGGCATCGAGTTCTTCGTGGGCAACGACAGGGTGTGGCTGGCAAAGCGCATCCCGCCCCAGTACATTTCGGTCCTCATGTTCTACAAAGCCAACAACCCCGCCAAAGGTGTTCCGGTACCCTTAGCCGAATTCATGAAACAAGTGAACTACTGCAAGGAACAAACCCATGATAATAGTGTTTAGGACGAATGTCGGCACTGCCGCCTATGACAGCGACACTATAATGAAGATTGAATATAACAGGGCAACTGTCGTAGCAAGCATTACCTATGCGGCACACAATAAACTAGAACCCAATGTTCTAACCGCCCAACACTATCTCAAATCCGCCAAGGAATTTGACGAGATTCTCAACCAGTGGAAGAAATCGAAGGAGACGCCCAAATGATGCAGAATATACTTGACTCGGTGGAAAGCTTGGTCATGTTCAAGGCGAAACCCACCCCGGAACAGCAGGTCAAGGAACTCGACGAGCAGATCGAGGACCTGAAAAAGAAGCGTCAGCTCGTTATTGACGGGGTGGACAAGAAGTACGTGAACGAGATGCTCTCCCGCATCATGAACCAATGGGTCATTGTGGGCGGATGGAACGATGATGACGAGTGTCCGTTCCACGGGCAGCATTACACCATCTACAAGGTCGTGAAGGCCTTGCAGTGGGAAGGCGGGAACAGCTTCCGTATCATCGCGAAGCACATGATGTACCTGTCCGCCGAAGGATACCTGAACGGTGGCATCTATGAGGTGGATATCAACCGCCGGGTCAAGGACATCGGGAACCTTGCCGTCATTTCCGCGGAAAAAGCAGCAAGCATTATCAAGAATGCTCGCAAGACAGTGAACAAGCGCCTTGACAGGGCATTGAATGAAGCACAGGGGAATATCTAATGAAGCCGTACAATGAACGTGTTGTGGAAATGAATCATGACCAGGATGGGAATCCATGCACTAGCGCGGCACGTATCCAACGCTGGATTAACGAGCGCTTGGACTACAAGGACTACACCAATACACTGTTCTCGGTCCTCGTGCTCGATCCATCCTATGAGAAACAGGTGATAGAACTCATCGAACGCAACTATCCGCACTATACCTACTGCGATACCAAGCTCGGATGCTGGTGTCTCAACGACGACTGGTACGAGTTCTACGCGGACGCAATTACGGAATGGGACGGGGTCTACCCGGTCAACTGGAACATCGCCGACGTGGTGTTCCTCGAAGAACTGTACCTCAGGCGCAAGATATACATCGATGCCGCTTGGGTCACCGAGAACGGCCTGAAACCTGTCCACTAAGGAGATCCTATGAGCAAGGTTACTCGTGAGCAAATTACGCAAGCTGCACACAAAGCTTGTCAGGTAAAGCCGAAATACGGGGGTATTTACTCCGTACTATTTACGAATACATTTGATGAGATTCAGGAAGACTTGGAAGCTGCTGTAGAGGTAAACAAGTCTCTCCCGGACTGTATCACTTCTGTCAGCTGCAGAGCGACCGGCGAAGTGAATGGTATTTTCAAATTCAGTGGCAACTTTACGACGAAAGGTGGGAAGGAAGTCTATGTGTCAATCAAGGTAGACAGAAGTTCCGCCGAATTCGATATTCATCCGGACTACTGGTCTGAATTCCTCCGGTTATGTGCCGAGCGATTCAAGGATCCTCCACCGGAACCAGCCGAAACATATGAAGACATAGTGCGGCGCGAAGGATAGCCCGCCATCCAACAAAAACAAAAAAGGGCTCCGAAAGGAGCCCTTTTCCGTGTTTTGCAAAGGATTTCTATCCAATACGCATCATTCCCCAGTTGACCCTTGAATTCCGTATCATGAAATCATATCCCTTGGGACCAATTCTTTCCACCAAATCGGTGTGACCCCATACCCTGGTCCAAAACAGCTTTCCGTCGGGTGACTGATTCACCAGGACTACCCTGACAGTATCGTCACACAATTCATACGGTTTTGTCTCGGTGAACAACAGCACAAACAGGTTACGCCCCGGTTCCCCGGATTTAATGGAGTACCCTGGCATGTAAACCACATTCACGCATGACCCTGGAAATGTATACGGGAGTTTACTTAATATCGTATGCGGACCCGGACAGTATTCCACTAGGTTGTCCTTTTCCACCCTGACGGTAATTCCTTCATATGGATTATACGGAAGTCCAAGCAGCTTCTTTAAGGCCGCAAACATATAGGCTTCCCTCCGTCATCGTCACCCTTATCTCCGAGTGCAGTCGTTCCATCCCACACAGCCTTGCCGTTTAACGGGGTATCGCCGATTGCGGTATCAAGCGACTGGCATCCATACGTCGTAACCACGGGGAACTTGTATGGATTCGGTACGCTCGGGACATACGGTTGTAAAGGGTCCCTGGGCCGCAACGGCTGGTTAGGCTGTTCAGGAATCCGCTTCAGGAGATCCTTCCAGTCGTCAGGATAAGGCACCTTCTCGTCATTGGGGTCAATAAGGCCCTCCTTCACCATCTGCTTCAGTTCTTCTACGGTCAATTCAAGGTCAAAGCCATTCCATTTGAGCTTCATAATCACCTCCTACCCAAAATTACTTCCATCTGGGGTCATAAGGCATTCCGCATAGCCTCATGGTATCGTTCCAGGTCTTAAGCCACCACTCTCGGAACGTCAGCCGGTCATCAAATGCCCATAGGACAAGAATAGCCGGTATTCCAAATGCGATGAACAGCATTACAACCATCGGGAAATACAGTACATACTCAATCGCATAGAATATTGCCCTGATGATGCCCCTCAATATTTGTGCAATAGTACCCATTACCCGTAGCTCCCGTAGAGCTTCATGACCTTCTCGCCATCAAACAGGACCGTTCCAATGTTCTCGGTGATATAATCATAGCCCTTGATGATGTTTTCACGATCGTTGCCAAGTGTTCCAAGAAGGCGATCCTTGTTGGCACGCAGAAATTCTTCGCATTTCTCTTTAGCACCGTCCGTCGTCATATCCTTGATGATATGATAAACCCGGTTATACCGGTCTTCCTTTTCCAAGATCGTGTCAATCATTTCAGTCAAAGTCAATGAAGGACCCAATTTATACCCCTTTGAACAAAACATGTAGTCATCATAGATGATTGCGGGTATAATCCTAGCAACCTTGTTTGTCAGCATGATTGCAGAAAACTTGATTCTATCAAGATAATACATATCATTGAAAGACACTTCAACAACCTTGCCATCCTTGCCAACCAGATTCTTCGCAAATCCGCCATTTTCAGGCAAAACAATGCGAGTACACAAGTTCAATGACAATCCATACAGGATCATTGGATTTTGTAACTTCGTCGTCTTGTCGCCAAAATTAACTTCCGTGCCCGGTTCAAGGAATGCCCACTTTCCCACAACGTCATCAGCTATCGACTGCAGTCTCTTGCAGAATGGGACAAACTGTTTAGCAAGCTCAATCGAATCCGATTCATCGTCTATTTTCTTCTGTATTCGCTCAAGATTATTACTCGCCTTGTCATACCATTCCGCATGGCTGGAATCATTCAGGTATTCGGTGTATTCAGTTTCGTTAGGGGGGTTAAATTTCTGCATTAGATACCCAATATGTTGCAAAGTTTCTTGATTGTGTCAATGTTGTCGCCCATCAGGATATGGTCTACGTCCTTGACGTACGATTCACGGTTCTCTTTCAGCATTTCTCTGAATTCTTCCACGCTCATCTTCCACCAGTCGTGTTCAGCGCCAATCTCTTTAAGCAGCGCATTGATAAAATTTTCCAACGCACATAAATCGCCGGCCTCAAACGAAGTCTTCGTATATACATCCGGTTTGGAGTCATAATCCGGCGCAAACCGGAACATGTATACAGAAACCTTGGTGCTCTTGAACCACTGTTTCGGAGTAAGCACCGTTTTTCCCTGCACATCCAGGATATCGAATTCTTCATCTTCGGTGCCTGTTGTCATCTTAAGCACCCGGAAGACGGTCGGGTGATTCCCGAGGCCGCTCTTCGTCGCATACCACTTTCCGAATAGGTGCTTACAGCCTTTCTTGGCAAGCTCAACAACCTTGTTGTAATGACAATACTCCAATGAACAGCGACGATATTTCTCCTCTTCATCTTTGGCTTTCTCTTCAGCCTCTTTAAATTTCTTTTCATATGCCTCCAATTGGTCTGGAGACATAGCGCAGAACTTCTTGAACAAGTCCGCCTTGTGTTTCATTTCTTCATCTGTCATAAGTTAGGTTTCACTCCTCTAAATGTAAGTTCATTCCATCGCGTTGTTAGCAAATCCCCATAGCATTTTTCCATACCCGCGTACATACCTATGCTAAAAGCGTCGTTCACCTCAACCAGGGCAGTCTCACCGGTGTCAAGCACGCCAACATCCAAGCAATATGCCCAAGGCGCCATTACATAATCATGAACCATCTTCTCCACTTCCGCAGTGTCCACTGTAATACTTTTGTCGCCATCATACCAGAAATATCCCTGGATTTTCCCATGTATTACCGGTACGCGATATTCGGAAACCCAGCGAACCTGTTCGGAGCAGTACAGTTCAACATTGCCGCCGATGTTGCACAGGGGGGACAGGTCGTCGGCTGTACTGATAACACGGCCAGTAAACCGTTTCACCTTGCGCATGGGCTTGATGAACACCGGCACAATTTCGCCGTCGGCTTCAATCCTCCGGCGGAAATACTTCATGTTGCCGGACCATACGTTGCGGTGCAGGTATTTGACCAATTCTTCCGGGTAGTCGTCGTTTCGGTAGTTATCCACCCCGAGCTGTCTAAGCGCAGGGAGTGTAACCTGCAGGCCACCGGCCAAGAAGTCGCCCGGCAGCAGAATGATGCGCCGTTGCAGGATCTCCTTCGCGTGGAACGGTACGTAGTTACCCTCACCGAAATACTCGGCCAGTGCAGCCTCTTCCGGGGCGAATGTCGAATTGTCTTTCAGTTGCAGGTAGTTCATAATCAAAATGTCCTCTGGATAATCAACACGATACCCATAATTATGAGCAGGCTAATCATTGCAATGTTCAAATTACGGCTAAGCCGTTCAAACCGGCGTCTTGCATTTTCCTCATTGCGACGTTCCTCGGCAGTGATGCATCCGCGCACATACGCCGGATTCTTGATCGCTTCCTCCGGCGGAATGTAATGGGAAGTCTCGATTTCCCAGTAGTTGCCGTCCTTGTCGTGATATTCGCGCATGATTGTCATAATTTCCTCAGAAGTTAAAGGTTTCACCCAGCAAGTGCTGTTTCACATCGTCCTCACCATCCATCTCGGCAATAAGCGGAAGCAAATTGTCATAGTGGGGACCCTTATAATTCAATGCCTCCGGGGAATCCATCCATAGGGGGAACGTATCGGTGTAATCCCGCCTAGTCAAAGAGTAATTACAGTCAAGCTGGTATGCCTTTCCGGTTATCCTGATATCGACGGGTCCATACCACGAAACGTCTTCGACAGCAACATACTCATCCAGTTTCCACGCATTGTCAAACCGTTCCATATGCAAAATCTTGGAAACCAGCAAATCTTTGAGAGAATCCACCAGTCGATGCCGGATATCGTCTTCCTTCGAGGCCAAGAAGTCCCGTCTTTCGTTCAATTCAGCAATTCTATCTCGGACCCCCGTGATAAGGTCATCGGGGAGTCTTGAAGTCACATTCTCGTCCCGCTTGACATCGTACATAAGCTTCTTTATCATCATGTACTTGCCAATCAAGCTGCGGATTGCGCGAAGTTCAGAGAATGTATCGACGGTTTTCAGAAGGTCTTCTGGATATTCAATCTTTTTCATGCAATAAATATAGCAAAAGAGCGCATTTTTTGCTACTTTTCAAATAAAAGGAATGTAAAATGGAAGAAGTAACCCAAATTTCAGCAGTCCCAGTCAGTGGAATCTGGTGTGCATTCAAGTTGGCCCCCATGTCCCCGTTCTTTCCCATGTTCAACATCTCGGAGGCGAGGCACGGACAGAATCCGGTGACCATCCTGTCCACCGAGAAAGGGAAATTCAGCCAAAAAGGCGAAGTTTGCCGTAGAATAGGCCCTCTTGATACAATCGATTCATGCAAACTTGAAGTAGACATTCCATACACCTACCGGATCAAGTTCAAACTTGAAGACGGCACACTCCAGACAGTCTACACCAACGACGACGAGGCCGAATACCTTCTCCGACTCATGTCCTCCGTGGAAAATATCGAGAAGTATCGCTCGATGTGTCTTAATGGGCAGTGGGACCTGGCAATCCAAGAACTCATGATTGACCACAAGGTGGACAATTCCTATGTCTCTTCAGCAGACAAGGCCAGCCTTGATAAGCTGGCCAAGTCAGTCGGGATTACACTAGGACCCTAGCCGTTATAATTTTCAATCAGGCTTTTTAGTTTCAGAACCATTTCATCAATGGTTTTGAAGTTGTAGTCACAATATGAGAACAGGCCACCGCATAGAAGAATATTGAAATACCCATCTTTATAGTCGTCAAACATGGGACGCATCTTGCTTATCCACGCAGAAACATTCGGACATTGTTTTGTGGAAACATTAAACCCATAGTCGTCTCGGATACGGTCATCTTTATCGCATTGCTTGAAATTTAATACAGTAAAATTCTTTTCCAGCATGTCCTTGATTTTTCCAAGCTCTTCAGGCGTAAATTCCACCTGCCGACACACCAGTTTAAAAGGTTCCTGTAGGACAAGGTACGCATCCAAATGTTCATCTGGAACCGAATTTATTTGAGCGATTACTTCATCAAGCCGTTCAGAATCAAACTCATCCGGCTTATTCTTTACAAGATCTTTCAGTTCATCGATGGCACGTTCGCGAAGACTCTTACGCTTCGCTTCTTGTTTAACCGGCTTCTTGACCATTGCATTCTTCCTTTTCTTTCAATATGCTAAAGTGTGCAACAATGCCAGTAAATCTGGCGTTTTCAGGAATCCCGTTGATAACATGCATCATCTTGTCACCATCATCCCGTTCAAGGATATGATCACCAGCCTTAGTTCCCGGGCCTTCGTCACCGGTAGCCCGCCTGGCAATAAACGGTCCTTTCAGGTCTACATCGTATAACCCACCCTCAAAGAACTGGGGTTCAAACGATTCCTTAAAGATTATTGACTTTCCATCATTGGAGAGAACGACGGCATTAAGGTCGCCCCCTTCGCCAAATGCATTTTCAACACCAACATTAAGGAACCCATACCCATTCCGGACATAGCTTCCAAGGCAGTGATATAGCTGTTCAAGCGTCATATCTTGATGCCCCACATTTCAGCGGCATTCTTCTTGATTGAACCGGTCGGATCGATTAGTTCGAATTCCGGTTCCAAGTCCTCCCATGTAACAAAGTACATTCTCGGAAGACCCGTAAGATAATGTTCACCTTCCGGCAAGTCCAGCTTCAACGGTTCCGGCCACATGCGGACCATATCATCACAGCACCTGTGTTTCGCATCCATCGTCTTAAGCTTGGTATCAAGCCCTCTTGTGTAAAACACGATAAGCGTATCATTTCCGGACGCAAATTCAACCCGGTCAATCATGTGAAATACCGAGTCACCTGCACGGACAATCTTACCCCTATATGTTTCCATCAGGAGTTCAGCCAGTTCAGTCTTAACCTCACCGGTCTTTTTACGAAGCTGGGTTTCTTCATGCTGCAAAGCGCAAATTTCGGCCTTGATTGTTTCAAGTGCATTATGCTGATCATAATCAGTGCTGATGTCGAGAGCTTTTTCAAGCATTTGCTGGCATCCAACAAGATAACCCTTCTTCTTATGAATTACCTTGATACGCACCAGATGGTCAATCAAGTCACGGATTCTTTCTGAATAAACAATCTTTTCCATATATCAAACCTAGCATTTATGCACGTGGCCGTCAACCGGCAACTTCCTCAAAGCCGATTCCACCCACGCGCTTGCGCCATCCGCAACGGTCATTACCGGATGTCACCTTCTTGGCATAGAGTGTATGGGTACTTTCCGGCTTCCCTGGATAGCAGACAACCAAGGCAAAATAATCACCATCAATCTGGACATCAATCAAGTCCAGTTCAGTACATCCACGGTTGGAACTGGCCATTTCCCAATAACGGGTATGGAACACACCATTTTCATCCCGGTTGGCATATACGGAATTCGCACAATAAAACGCCTGCATTATTCTACCTCGATGTATTTCGGTTTAATCTTCTTTCCCAGTTCAATAGCTTTCCTTTCGGCTTCCTTGTGTTCGGCAACAATTTTACAATGTTCTTTGTAATATCCAATCATATCCTTTGCACGCTTAATCGTCTTGAAGCCAACCCGATTACTCGGGAACTCCCACACCAGAAAGAAATCATCGCACATGCTATGCAGGTGCTCTATACAATCGCAATATTCCTCATAAGAAAAACTGCTATAAAAGAACAGCCCCTTCATCTGCGGAACATACAGCGTCCTATTGTATTTCGGGCTAAAAATTTCCTTAATTCGCCATTTCATCAGTTGATAACCTCCCCTTTAGGTTCGTCTTCATAAACATAATCCTCGGAATTCAATATCCAGACCTTGTAAATCCACTCTTTCAACTGGTCAAGGTCCATAGTGGTTCCGCTCTGCACCGCGCCGTTATATGCCAGAATGACACTGTACTTAACACAGTCTTCCACCGGAGGAAAAATTGCACACAGATCCTGGTTGTATTGCAGCTGCAATACCTCCATGTCATTAGCATCCTTGGTGATGTACGGGATGCCTATTTCATCCAAGTATTTCTTTACTTCTGCACATTTTATCATATCTCAACAAGCTCCATTTTGACTTCCAGAGGCTTAAAGTCCTGTGGATGGTCTTGGAATGACAACCAGTTGATCAATTGGGCCAAATGGATAGATGTCTTCCCCACTTGCCTCGCTGAGGATAATAGCATCCTCCCGTAATTCTCGTAATTTAGCTTCTTTGCTTGCATCTCTTACCATTGCCTTCATGCATTTGAGCACTTTTCCTGATATTGGTTTGCTAGTCCTGGGGTCATAGGGATGTTTACCGGTCTTGCCGAAATTGCATACGCAATCTTCACAGTCGATTTCCGCATAATAATCACAACAGAAGTCTCGGCAATCCGTAGTATTTTGCCAATAACCCAAACATGGAAGGGACAGTAGTTCCCTAGCCTTCTTTTTTCGATCCATTTGGTTTTACTCCGCACAATTTGAATACGCTTAGGATGAATGCTGCTACCTTCTTCAAGTCCTCAGTACGGGCGACTGTGCATCCTTCTCCCTCGGTATGGTTCTGAATCCACACGTCATACATCGGGCCCATATTTGTCTCGATAATGATATCGACATCATCGGTAACGCTCAGATGGAGACGGTTTGAGCCAACGCTCATACGGTTTCCATCAGCGTCGATAACTTCCTTGACACTGGTCGCCTGCAATATGGTCTTGACCAAGTCTTCTATCCTAGTATCCTTCATGGTCTAATCCTTATACAGTTGATACTTCTTGCTCAACTTACGGCTAATTTCATCCGGGAGTGGCTTGAACCAGATGCCAACGCGGCACCGGCCCACACCATCCGCGTCGGTAAATTCCGGTGTCAGGTCGGTCTTGCAAACATCGTCGATATACCCATAGTCAATGAGCGGGACAAGACCAAGTTCCTTGGCGACCTCTTCCACCTTCATTAGATGGTTAAGGTTCTTTGCCTCACAGATTGTCTTCGTGAAGATATCATTGATGTAACCATCCCAGATTTCTTTCGGGATTTCAAACGCAATCGTCTTCGTAGGACGGGAGTTTTCCGCCTTGTATTGGAAGGTTTTCTCACCCCGTTCATGAGCAGCTTTCGCCGCAGCATATACACCAGGATGACGATACAACATCCAATAATCGGGGTCGTCCGGGGTTTCTACTGGCAGTATATCGTATTCGTTGTCCTTGACGACACTCATATGCTTAAATACGTTTAGCCAGTAACATTCAGCACAGTGGCCAACCATGGCGGCAAGCTTGCCGGCATGAAGGTTCAAGTCCTTCCTGATTATAAAAAGTCTTCTCATATTACTTACCCATTACATAATTGATTCGGTCAGTGGGAATCCATTTCTCGATCCATTCTTTGATATCCGGTGTGACCTGTTGGTGAAGCTTGTCTCGCCAGTGCCAGATAAACATCCGGGCTTGACTTTCCTTGTCCCACTTATACTCGACCATGGCATCGAGTAACCCGTACTTGTATAAGAGGACATCCTCGGCAAGCAGCCTGACAAACTGGATTTCATCCGGAAACTCATTGGCCGGAAAGTCATACTCCTCGGCAGTGTATGTCTTACCCTTGTACTCGAAGGCATCACGGACCTCAGAAAAGTTAAGGTCGGGAAGCGCCTTACAGAAGTCACGGGCGTCTTTGTAAGCATCGATGAAACCTTGAGTAAACCGGCACTTGCCCCGTTTGCCCACAGTGTCATGAACCATGTAGTGACGTATTATGCCAAGCTGGTCTCGCCTGTCCTTGTAGGATGAAATATCAGGATAGGTGTCGTACGGGCGCAAGTCGGTCTTGAGCAGCGGTTCCTTTTTGAAGGCCTCCATTTTAGATTGCAGCTCCTTGGCGTACTGGACAAATTCGTCACAGAAACCATTGTCACCATATGCCTTGGCACTGCACTTGTAACAGATTCCCTTCCTGTGGAGTGGAATGTAGAACTCTATCGACATGTCGATTGTGCGAGACACCTTCTTGCCGTATCCGAGGTCACGCTCGACCTTGATAATCGAGTAATGCGAATCCAGTTTGCACTTACCATCAGTCAGGTTAGGATGGTCTTCAAGAACCGACGCACGGAGCTTTTCGTAGGCAACCTGGAGATATCCATCCGGATACCACCCGTACTGGGCCGGAGAACTGTTCCCGGTGTTGAAGTCGGTCGAGACCACATGGAGCATCTGCATGCCCGTAATCCAATTTCTCAGGTATTCCCTGAGCACTTCCTGCCAATCCATGGCACGGAGACGTTCCATGATATCTTGGCCGCGCTTGGTAAGCATCTTCCCGCTTTCGTAATCGTGTAGGTCCAAAATCCTCGGGGAATAGTAGGCCGGATCCTCCGGCGTACGTGTCTCGAAAAATTCTCGACGCTGCGCTTCCTCGTTCTCGCTACTCATAATGCAGTTCCTTTACACAACTTGTCTACTTGCCCCCGCAACCAGTCCACCTCGGGCACCGAGGCGCCAACTGGGCAAATTCCATCGATATTACCCTTAGTATCGTCCCATGACTGGATGGGTTTCGGGTAGGCGTTAATCGTATCTACCCGGAGTAATTCTTCCAGCCGTTCCTTAACCACATCGTCCAGATTGGAATCCCAGATGGTCTTCAAGGCCATCTCGACATTCTCGTAATAGTCATCCCAATCGATAGGGCAGATGGAGCATTCGCCTACCATATGGAACCCGTCTTGTCAAAGAAGTTATTGCGCACCTTGTCAAGCAGCTTGTCAAGCTGGTTACCGGTAAGCACCTGGTCTACCCTGGAAATCCGAAGATCGTTCCCGGTTGCCACAGAGACCGAAAGCTTGGAGCCACCATACGGAATTTCAAGCTTGTCCTTTCCAGCAACCTTGAGCATCTTTCCCTTGACGGAAACAAACCCATTGCCAATGAAAATAACCTTTTCGACCTTGGTAATGATGAAATTTTCCTTGATAGGAACACCTTTGCCCATCATCATGGGCAACCGGTCATACTCAAGCACCCATTTGTCCCGGTAGAAGTCATCCAGAAGCTTAATGCGGCTAGTCTGGTCATCCTTGGAAACCGTCCGATAATTCTCCTCCGCCACCCGCAATGCCTCCCTGGCATTTTCAAGCGCCTTCCAAGCCAATTCCTTCTTCGGGTCCGGCTTGGAAAAACGATAGGTCTTAACGGGAACCACTTCCCCGGTCGGAGAGGTGATTGTAGCAGTCTCGGACTCAAATAAGTCGTTTAACGGGCCGAGCTTGCTCACTGGCAAACCTCCTGCACCTCGTCGATGGAGCTGTAATTGAATGTCCGTTTTACGAGTTCCACATGGTCCTGGTCGGGGCACATGGTCTTGCCGATGGAATCGGACAGTTTAACAGCCCAAACCCACGGTGCATCGTTGTGGGCCTTGACCTTCACAACCTTCATGACCATGGAAAGCGGCTTGCGCTCGGCATTGCCCTTGAACTTCACGATGGAAGCACTGAGGAATGTCCCGATGCCGAAGGCAATCTTGATACGGAGGTTGAAGTGCTCGGCGATGGCGATGGACTTGTCCACATCGAGACTGTCGCTCCAACAGCCAACCTTGGTGGCCGGGTCAATCTTCAACTTCTTGTAATGGGCAATGAGCATTTCGCCCCAAGTGTACGGGTTGCCGGAGTCATGCCGGCAGCCATCGAACACCTTGGCATAGAGCTTGCCGCGACGAGAGCCTGCACCGAAATCTTCGAGGAACGCCTTGAAGCCAAAGTTATCGGACAAGGCAATACCGAGATCACCGCCGAATTCGTGCATCCAGTCTTCAAACACCTGAGTCTGGCACTTGCGGAGCTTTACATCATCGAGGCCCTGGTAGACCGCGTAAAGCTCATGCGCAAAAGTGCCGATAGCCTTACAACCAAGCTTGATAGCGAGGTACACATTGGATGTACCCACAAACACGCCCGGAAGTTCCTTCAAGAGGGTGGACACCATGTATTCGTTCCATTCGTCGGATACGCCACGGCGGATACCGAAGTCAGAAACGGTAAACTTGATGCCGCGTTCGGATGCTTCCTTCCACTTCTTGATTACTTCGGCAAGGTTACGCTTGGAAGCTTCCCAGTCGATTTCAAGGTCGTCGAAGTAGAGGTGCTGCACAATCTGCAACACGTAGATTTCAAACCAGTAGACATCCATCTGGGAGCCTTCTGCCCAGATTTTGAGCCCACATTCATCGTCCGGATCATATTCGCAGTGAATGTATTCACGCTGCAACTGGAAGCGTTTCAGTTCACGGAGGAAGTCATCATCAATCCACGGTGCAACTTTACCAATTCCAGTAAGTTCCCAATCCGTATAGCGGAGGGTGCAAAGGTGGTCGAGTTCGCGATTGATTGCATCGTGCAAGTAATCAAGGCGTACACCCTTGGAACGGAGTTTAAACTCCCAGCGGGCCTGTACATTACGGTGCTTGTGGAAGTACAACTGGCCCATGCTGTACTTGTATAAATCGGTTGCAGTCAAATGTTGAATAATCCATTTATTCGGGTCCTTTTTCTTGTACTGTTTCGGAAGAGCCGGCGTAATGAGCCTTGCATCCGGCTTGCGACGACCCTTTCTGTTCGGCATTGCCAAGCTAAGTTTCTTCTTTTCTGTAAGAATCTGTGCCATTTTGTACCTCGTTTAACACCATTCGCCAACCATGAGGTCATATCCCAGGCCCCAGTTGATCTTGTTTAATTCCTTGTATTCAACATTTCCCATTTCATCATGTCGAATTTCGGGGACATGCCGATGCAAATGCGTCTTCTGGTCCCATTCGTCCAAAGGAACATCGGGTAGTCTGCTTTTCGTCCCGGAATACTTATGCTCCGGCGACAGCTTTCCACGTTCGGTTATGATGGATAGCATTTCTTTCTTAGAAATCCGCTCACCATATTCATCTTCGATAACGAAACGGCGAGAATTCCATAGTTTTCTCCAATCATCAAGACTCTCGGCTATGCCCGGAATCACATGAAGTGAAAACGCCCACCCATAGCTCGATTTTCCAATATGGAGTCCATAATTGGACCTATATGGCCAATTATGAGGCAACTCCTTATTTCTCAGATAATAGTTGGTACCCATACATCAACCGTCTAGTTTACCAAAGAATGCATTGAACTCAGCTTCCACATCGTTAACAAGGATTGCCTGATATATTTCAAATCCCGTATCTTCACCGGTATCCTTTCTGAGCGCATCACAAATCCATTCCATTCGATGCTTCACAATCAATTCAATAGGATTACCGTGGAGCTTGAATGGCGTACGGAGAATGAAGTACGGATCGAGTTCGCCGGTGGCATCCTGAAGGTCACAAATGTAGTTAAATTGTGGACCACGTTCCACATGAAAACGCGACTTCCACTGGCCATTTTTATAGAAACAACCAACACCATCAAGAAGCCTTCTAGTAGAATGAATCCAGGAATTCAAATCCTTGACCACCCGCATGAGCCAGCGACGCTTCATATTGCGTTTCAAGTCATGCCTGTACACAAGCTTGTGAAGTTTAAGTTCATGCTGCAAAATACTCTTCGCACTATCATCCACACCGTCTTTCAACGCTTTCTGGATACCATGAATATCCTTGATATTCAAGTTCTGCCACTTAGAAATCCTATCAATTTCCTCTACAGCACGCTCACCGGCGCAGTTACCCCAGTCCTGGATGATTTTCAGTGCCTTTTTCACTTCTGCAAATGTAAGTTCCATCTCAAATCTCCTTAATTGGCAAAAAACGAATACACGCTAGTTCTTATGGCACCAATCTGAATAGTGCCTTCCAGCAAGTTTGTATCAACGCCGATTAGTAAATTTAAATGCTTTCGGTATTCATCAGTCAGGAACTCATCAAACATCGTTGTGGGAGGTGTGCACATGACCATTTTCTTCATGCACATACCGACAAAGCACTGTGCTGCCATCAAAACATCGCAATCTGCCGGTCTAAGCAGCTGTCTCGTAATAATATCGGCAATCTGATGGGAAATTTCCGAATGTTTTTCAAGTGAAACAATTTCATGCGTGTATCTGTTAAGCACATCTTCCATTATTTCAATACGGGCGCAATACATCTCTCGAACGAAGATTTTCTGTAAATCCTCGGTAGTCTGTTTGCTCCACATATCCTTGATATCCAGACTGTAATCATAGGTCATGCGTCCGCCGCATCTCTCATATTCAAAATGAAGCGAATTTCCATTTTCCTGATTGAATGGAATAAGAATCTCATTCACAAATCGTTCAAGATTATTATTATACTCACGAGGGGTAAATTGAGGAATCGCAAGTGGAACCACATTACATACGTCATAATGACCGGTTTCCAGGTCAAATTTCATGGAAACTTCAAAAGCATTCACTTGTCCATGGTTCCAACGGAAGAACAGGTACTTAATGTCCTGAATTTTGTCAGTACGGACGGTCCACGGGTCCTTCTGGAGCTTGATTGCCCAGTGGTAGAACTCAGTTTCCTGTCCATCCTGGGCAGTGCATCTTACGTCGTCAAATTCACTTTCAGCCATATTAGTCCTTCGTATCTTCGAGAAGCTGCGGGAGGTCTTCCTGCATCTTCTTTGTAAGTTTCTGGTAAGCACGGGTCATCGAATCCTCGGAGAAACCGCGCCAGGATGTGCGGGCGGGGTATGCACGGTCGGCGCCTTCATCGTCACACTCAATCACGATGCACCACCCGAAGATGTGTAGGAAGGTGTTGATAAAAAGAAGAAGTCCTGTGCTCTGGAACTCCTTCCAAGTGGTCTCTTTCGGCGTCGTGTACAGTGCCATGTTGTCATCCTTTGCTAAAGCGGGAGACGAGATTCGAACTCGCGACCTAGGCAATGGGAATGCCTCGCTCTACCACCTGAGCTACTCCCGCATGGTGGGCCTCCGTGGTAAATCACGTCACGGTAACGGGTGGTCCAACCGTTTCCCCTTTTACCCCAGGGGAAGGGTGCCTAATTTCTTCCTTATGGGAGCGAATTTCCAGAAAGGGGAAAGGCATCCCCCGCCGCATGATATCTGCATGGGCACAGAACCATTTACTGATGATTCAGGACCGCTCATCGGCTGCCTGGTCATGACCCCAAGCGACACTCCACTGATTCTTGTGGCAGAACGGACGACTGTTATCCCGAATATAGCAAATTTCCAGCCATATCGGAGGATTTTCCTAAATTTTATTTCAAGTCAATGATTGGCATGATTTTGTCATTGGCCACAACGTCGGGGAGCTCGCCATTCCAGGTTTCAATCCACTGCAACGTGATATATTCCTTGCTGTTTTGCTGCTTTAACGCCTTGAGACGGGTGGCAATTACTACAGAATCAGCCTTGGCAGCAATAACCTTGGCAGCAGAATCAGCCTTGGCAGCAATCTTCTTCTGTTCATTCTGGTATTCAACAGCCTTAAGGATATTCTTTTCCTTCAAGGAATTCTGTTCAGCAATCTGCTTATCCAAGATACTCTTGTTAAACTGGGCGTCAAACTTGAATTCATAGATGGTAAAGCCGTCAAGAATGATATGGGAATTGGCTGAATCCAGTTTGTTACGCAAAGCCTGTTCCATACGGCGACGGACTTCTTCACGCTTCTGCAACATTTCTTCTGCAACATATTGTGGGGTAACACCGGTAATGGTTTCACGCATCTTCGGCTGCAAGATAGTCACGACCGCATCAGTACCGAACTGGCCATACACTTCATCAACCTTCTTTGGATCAATATGATAGTTCACGTTGACCCCGACGGTAACTTCCTGCATGTCCTTTGAGCCGGCACCGACCCGCATGGTTTCAAGCTGCGTCTTGACCGGAATCTTGACCACCTTCTCAGTGATGACATTGTAGAAGTTGAGACCAGGTTCCATTGTTTCGCTCACCTTACCGAAGTTGAGAACGACACCGCGTTCAGTTTGGTCGATCTGGGAGCATCCAGTGAACGCGAAGAGGATGAGAATTGCTAAAAATGCAATGATTTTTTTCATGTTGTTTTATCCTTGTTTGTTAAAAATTCGAAATAGGCTGTGCTTGCTTCTGGATGGCATCCAGTTCACTGATACAGGCCTTCAAATGGTCAATATCCGACTTGTGCCCGTCATCAAGCTCGCACTGGTCAAGAAAAGACTGCTTGACTTTGAGCTCGCCGACAAACATGCGGTAAAGTTCATAGGCATAGCGGAAGCGATTCTTCTGTGTCGCACCGCCATGGCACGGAACATTCTTGCGGTCTTTCTTCTCGGCATCCCGCATGATAGCTTTAAGTTCCTTGCCAAGACGCTTCTTGTCGCTTTTCGTCATGAGCAGGGTAGCCTGTTCATACTGTGCACAGCAGATAAGCTTGGCAAAATCGCTCGTAATCTTGGGCTTCGATTCACGTGTACCCAGGATTTCCCATACAACCCCGATGCCGAAAAGCACGATTGCGATAATGGTAATGATGTCGGTCATTTGATTACTCCTTTTAGTGATGACTGATGTCACCGGACATTGTGTTAATATTACCCGAAACGGAACCACCCACGTCCACGTCGCCGGAACTTGTTTCAATATTGCCGGCACTTCCGCCGATTGTAATGTCGCCGCTAGAGCTTGTGCAGTTTCCTGCATCGCCAGTAACCTTGATGTATCCGGAACTTGTTGTAACAGAGCCGACCGTACCTTCGATTGAAATGTTGACAACCTTTTCCTTGCAGACAATCACTTCATCGCCAACAATGATGTTGTCACCATCAATCGTGATGCTTGAACCCGACGGGGCCTTGATTGTCTTTCCATTGATTTGGATGCAATTTCCATTGATGCTATTACATACCAAGATAGCCATTGATTCTCCTTAACGTTTCCTTATCCATAAATTTACTATCAGTCAGCAATGCTGTCACCTTGTCAAGAAAGACCCTAAACGGTATGCTGATCCACCTGACATGATTTTTCGGGTCATTGTGCGAATCTTCTCCAAACGGGTTCAATAGTTCCATGTGCCAGCACTTGTCCTTCGGCCATTTAATATGATGCTCCACTGTAAGAACAACCGGAGCAACCACCGACTCACTATCTTTCGGATACATCTTAATCCGAGAAGAGTCATCGGAAACTTCAATGCCATATTCGTCAGTTTCCCTTGCAATAGCCTGCTTGATTTCATCTTCGGTAAACTTATCCTGGATAAAATCATTAAATATTCTGCCAAGTACACCTTCCATTAAATTTCCTCCGGGTGTTCAAACGTTATAATTACTTCCACATTGTGGTCGTACGTCGTCATGGAACGAGTCTCATACCACCTATTGTTAGTATCGTCGATGAGGATAAACTCATCGGTTTCGGTGTTATCTATTCTTGACGGGAAACTAGTTTCATCCATGGCTTGCTGCACGAAACACATCTGTTTATTTAATCCATAGCGATTCATTGCACCAGGGATATGCAGGTCATCGATTTCCAGTTCATCCTTAGTATTGACCCACTTATGCTTGTAAGCACACTCGATAGAATCATCCTTGGTCCATACCCGACCACGATTTTCCGCCGGAATTTCCAGTGCGTCGAATAGCCACTTTACGACGTAATCCCGAATTTCATCCTTAGTCTTCCACCCCCAAGTAAACAAACTTACCTTGACGGGCATTCCATGTTCATGTTCAGCAATTTTTTCCAAGACATAGCTTGAAATTCGCTTACATTGCTCCTCCAAAAGCGTACAACTGTACAAGTCGTCAATGAGCGTATTCTCGATGTCTATAAATATTTCCGTCATGTTCCAAATATAGCAAATGCCGGCATTGCCGGCAACTATATGCAATCCTAGATTTTATGGAACCCGAAGCCAGGCCCATCCATCATGAAACGCTGTCCGCTCAGTTCTTCTTGACATACTCCCACGACTAAAGTCGTGGGATTCTGGGAGTTGCCACAGATGGGCAACATGTCCCAAAGGTAGATGCCCCTACCTTACATAAGTTACGGGCGGCATTTCTATCCCTATCGTGTTCCGCACCACAGCTAGGACATATCCAATGACGGATAGATACATCCTTTAGGTCGTGGTTCTGATAACCACATTCGGAGCATAATTGCGACGATGGATACCACTTATCGGCGTACATTACGGTCTTACCAGTCTTATGAGCTACATATTCGAGAATACTCAAGAAAGCATTGAACCCGAAATCGTACATAGACTTCTTGTACTTCTTGGATAGGTTGGCCAAGTCTAGCGTCTCAAACACCATAACATCGTAGTCTCGGCAGAACTGCCGAGCCAACTTCCAGTGCATATCGGAACGCTGATTGGCTACTTTCTCGTGTAGCTTCTGCAATGTACGCAGCGAACCTCGCTTACCCTTGCTCTTTCGGTATTTTTCTGATAGGTTTCTCAATGATTTGAGGTTCTTCTGCAATATTTTAGGCATACTACAATCGTCGCCGTTAGAGGAAACCAAGAAGTCGTGCAGACTGAAGTCGAAACCAACGATTTCACCCGATTTAGTCCACTCTGTCTGTGTACATTCTTGCTCAACGACGATGTATATGTAGAATCCGTTGCTCTTGCGTTTGACAGTTAAGGTCTTGACCTTGCCATCAAAATCCCTGCTGTTCCAGTAGGGAAAATCCTTCTTGCATATCTTAACTCTGTTAAAGTCGTGGAATTTATATCCAGCTTGCTTCGTTGTGAATGAACGGTATTTAGCCGTCTTCTGAAAGTGAGGCGGATTGGTCTTCTTTCCAGCCTTCAAGTTCAAGAAGAACAACCGATATGCTCGGTCTATCCTATCTGTGATGTCTTGAATGGCTTGCGACGGAACCTCATTCCACTCTGGATATTGTCTCTTCAGTTTGGTTAAGTGCTTCTGCAACTGGTATTTATTAAGCATCTTATGATAGATACCGTAGTACCGACGGTGCAGAGCAATGCAGTGGTTGTATATCCGTCCAGCAACTACAAGTATATTGTTGAGATACCTTAGAGCATCTCGATTGTACAGCTTGTACTTGTATGTCTTCAATTCAACCATAGATAAGCAAATGCCCACAGAACGCTTAATTTGCCCGTCAGCATTCCGTGGACATTTAAAATCTAACCTTGATAGGAGGACGGGCAAGAACTCTTATCATAGAGAAGTTTATAACAATCTATAAAAACTTTTCTTAATTGGCAACCATTTTCATCATCCCACGGCTGAAGCCGTGGGCTTTCCGTTCAGCGTAAAATTCAGGTGTTTGCATTTCGGCGCAGTTACCTTATGCAGCCATTTCCTTATTGCTTCGAACATTCGGACTCCCATTTTTCAATGAATTTAACCATGTCGTCAGTCATCGGGATAGGATGCAATATGTCATCGCCGTACCAGCGGCCCTTTACACGAGCCTGAAGGCACAGATTGATGTCATGTTCCCATTCATCCTCGGAAATATTCCAGTCAGCCGGCGGCTTATTGGGTAAATGGAAAATAGGTTCAATAATAGAATGGTCATGCACATTCTTAGCCAGGTGATAACTACGAAAACCGCCTGCAACGCCAATAACCAGATTTGGCAGAGGTATGTCAGGAAACATCTTGTGCATGGCTATCCCCCGATCGTCTTGATGTAATCTTCAAGGATTTGGTTATGGTGGAACGCCAAGTGAGCCTTGCGGGCTACGCTCAACGGGAACCATGCTGCCTCGGCAGCATCGTCGTCACCCTTGACTGCCCCGAAAATCCCACGAACATAGACACCCACGTCATACGCCCAGTGTCCAGGAACATTCTCGCGAGGGTCTTCCGGGATATACACCTTCAATTGGTGAACCTGATTAGGGTAGAGTACAAGCCCCGTTTCCTCATGGAGTTCACGACAGCTGCAATTCTCGATGGGTTCATGCGGATTGGTAAAGCCACCAGGGAGACACCAGTAGTTAGCGAACGGCCAGCGCTTGCGGCGCACTAGAAGCACCTGGTCCTCTCGACCAATGGTAGGTTCGCCAATGCTGTTGATAACCACGGAAGTCACCGTAACCGAAGGTTTTGGATAATCGCCTGGCTTGTAGTTGGCAAGTTCCTGATGTTCAGTGTTCCAATGTATTAGCGGATTATCCTGGTGATATAATCCATGCTGGAAAATATACCCAAGAACTTGCGGCGAAACCGACATTCCCCCATACATGGGGTTCATGAGCATGTCACTACGGACAGCTGTGGACGACACATCGGGAACATTTACGAAAATAGGGTTGATATCGCCTCGGGTACCAAGTTCCGTATGGAAATTGAAGTTTTTTCCACGGTTGAATACACGGATGCTGTACTTGTCGATGAGCTTGTCAGAATCTTTCCACTTGCCGGCCAGAAGGGCTTCAAGCTCATCCATGCCGATAATGAGGTCAATGTCCGGATTCTTGTTCTCGGATCCGGAAACATATGTTCCATACACTGTTTCGAGATTATCGAAGGTACGAACCGACTGCTTATGGATGTTCAGTTTCGGAAACCGGGCAATCAACATGCCATAACGGTCCTGGAATGATGCATTGTACTGTTTTTCATCATTGTCGGTCACATAGACATGGACTTCCGGGTAGTTTTCCAAAAGATACTGAATAATTGCCTCATGGGCAACGGTAAGCGGGTCAAATGCGCCGCCATAAACTGCAATCTTGTGTTCCATAATTTACCAATTCTTTATCCCGGCTGGGTAAGATTCATCAAATTTAACATAATATGTGCCTTTATATCCCCGTTCAATGGCAGTTTTAACGAACTGAATCGCGTCTTTTTCCGATTTAAACTTCACTTCTCGCCATGATTCGGAATACATTTCAAAAGCACCCATGGCAAACTCGGCTACCATCAGCCTATAACGGATCCAGTAACCAAATATAAACCAGCCATGCTTCCACTGTGGTATCCACCAGTCGTCAATCTTCTTGACGCGATGCTTCTTATCAATGTAAGTCGTCATCCGGAAATTCCTTCTTCAAATTTTCAACCCACTGGTCACACTTTTCGTGCCAGTCGGTAATGGTCTGCCTGAATGCCTTGTCACCAAGCACGCCGTTGATAATATGCTGACGGTCAGTGATGTTCCCGTTGACCTGCAGTTTCAGGCCGAACTCCACTGCCGCACGGGTGAAATTCAGCGGGACATCCGCCTCGTAGAAGTCATTCTCGTTGGCAATGGGCGCCGGGGCGCACTGGCCAACCCATCGCGACACCTTGGGTGAAAGCAGCACTTCCCGCATGAAGTCATGCACGGGCTTGCCATCCTCGCCGATGGTTGCCTTGCAGTCGGCATCGGCCAATGTATGGAGCCTAGGGAACCACTGGTGGGTCACAATCTGCATGATGCGGAACCTGGACTTCATTTCACCGAGGACCAGGGCGTTCATGTGGTTCTCGATGACCCAGTGAAGCGGGACGATATTGGGGATGACCCCACCAACCTCGTTTCGGATCCATTCGTTGAACACATCCAGGCTGTAAAGTTCATGTCCGGCCATGTTCTTGCCCTCGTTCTTTTCGAGTGCACGCTTCTTGCCGGCATCGTGGAACAGGGCAATCATCACGTCCACCCAGTCATGGCCATCGCGTAAATTCTTGATTACGAGGGCGGTATGGTCCCACACGTCACCCTCGCAGTGTACCTTCGGATGGGCGACCCCCATCATTTCATTTTCGATGAACGGGAAGAAATCTCGGTTTTCGAGGATGGTCGAGACCGGATGTTCCGAGTTGAAAATGTCTATTGCCTTGTTGATATTAGGATTCATACCCAAAATGTAGCAAAATGGGCAGAAGGTGGCAACTAGTCCTTCACCAGGAACAAAAACCGTCTGCGGGAGTTTGTAAACTTGTTGTACTGTATGAAGCCCTCGTCGGTAATGTACTGCCCATCGCCGACCATAAGTCTCTCTTCTTGCCGTTCGGTCTCAGTGTGCATTATGAGCTGGTCGCCAACAAGATCAACCCTTGCCGACCTAAACCAATGAATCTGCGTTTTCACGTTCCCATCAGTGTCAAGCAAGTCCGTGATACATACTTCCTGCGACACAAACGGGGCCACATTGCCAAATGTTGAATTTTGAATAAACCCGGTGTCTTGGCCAGCAATTTTAACCAATGAACCAAACCCCATCAAGTCCCGCATGATATCCGGCGCACTCTTTCCAGTTTCCCGGATTTCATCATCCTCATCCTCGTTACTGTGAACTATGTCGCACCTTCCCTGGTCAGTCGTAATATACAGAGATGGATATGAATCATCCTTATGTAATTGTTTCGGTATCCTGACACCGCACATGGTAAACGCACGGCCATTAGACCAGGAATTGGAGCATATTTTGTTGCAATTTCCAGCACCGCTTCGAATAACCTTTCCACCCAACGCCGAATACAGGCGATACAGGTCATCAATGGTTGGCAAGTGCCAGCCGTCCGGTATGGTCTCCTTGATATCCGCATGCGAATACAATACACCCCGCGAACCATCTTCAGCCGTCACGCTGACGGTAATGGACGGATTGAGAGCGCGTATAATCGCTTCCGTCTCCGGGGTTAAAGCATCCGCCTTGTATCTATATGTGACGAGTTCCCTTGCCTTACCAAACTGTAAATAGTTACGCGAATGCGGCGTGTTGGAATGGGTCAATAATATAAGTGACGCTCGGCCATATGTGCCGGAGTTGCCTACCTGGTCGGTTATCCTAAACTCCCCAATACCCCGGCCATTGGTATATTCCTTAACAAGCATATCGGTAACAACTGTAACACTCGTCTCGTCATGCGGGAGGTTCGCTTTCTCCAGTGCATCACGCACGGTTCGCTCACGTTCATCACGCACTTGTGCCCAGTAGTTGTCAGCCTGGCCAAAATCAAGACATGACGACAAGTCCTCTAATAAAGAGCCATCGATGATGGTATCGCCTATCTTGACCCCTTCAAGAAACACGTTATATATCGCATCATACACATCTATGTTGCCACCCATACTAACATAGCATCTGGAGGAAGTCTTTACCACATAGTTATTCGGCATATCATGGTGAACATACACCGAATCATTAACCCGGCCATTGCATTCATGCGTTATGACATTTGCCGTCTCAGCATCGGCAGGATGTTGCCAGTCAATCGAACATGTCAGTCCTTCTTCTGTGCGGGTAACACACAGGATCGGAAGGAATACCTTGATTTCCGGGCGTACGGGGCATAGTATGGTTTCCAGTTTTTTCAGATTTGCCGGAATTTCCGGAATTTTCGTTGGAGAGTACTTGAGTGGTTCGGCCATCCACGTCCTGCCTCCAATAGTCTCCGTACGGTAGGTCTTGCCATCCCTCTTGTCAGTGAATGTTCCGGACCGGCGAATGCGGTTCTTGCCAAGGCATATACTCTTAGTAATCTTCTTCCTATCAGCAATCACCTTGGCATTGTTTGTAAGTCGCTCCTCGCGCATGCGGACCGCCAGCTCACGATATGTATCATGCCCATAGGGTGGGCATAGTTCAAAGAATGGGCCACCAAGCAAGTCCGAAAGTTCAACCTCGTCGTACTTGTTGTCGCCCTTGCGGACATCCACATTGTCATGGGCATGGTTCCACCGGTTATTCACATGGACTAGACGGCCACCGGGCCCGATGTCGATACCCAGCATGGATTCGCCATACAGTTCATCGCTTTCGGTCAAATTCTCGAAACCAGGAAGAACGGCCAGGTAAAGTTTCACCGGCAGCTTCTTATCCCCGGCACTGGCCATCCGATAATGGTCAAACATGCTCTGTGAATTGAGGTGGCACCACACATGCGGCTGGGTGTATTCGGCATATTTGTTCGCCGTTTCAAATTCATCAAGAGGGATTATCTCATAACGTCTCTGTCCATACTTCCGTCTGCGGAGCATGCGTCGCATCGCGCTCCATTGCTTGGCTATCCTCTGGCCATATATTTCATCAAGTTCCTTGAATGACGGGCGTCTACCGTCAATACCAAGATAACGGTCATACTCACTCGAATGGGCAATGGAAATAATGCGAATTATGTCATGAAGACGGCCAATCGGCCCCGGTTCTTCATCACCTGTACCAAGCGACAATTCGCCAAACGCAATTCTTGCGGCACCCGGCGCGAAACGGATCTTGCACTGTCCGTCCCTGAAAAAGTGGGTACGGACCTCCTGGTATGCTGCACGGGTCCAGGAAGAAATCCCCCTTTTCTGGGCAATTTCCTCATAGATAGTCTGCAGCCGCCCCCTGTTGGGTAGGGCCATCAGGACCTTCTTGGTGTAGCGGTAGGCATCGCCTTCTGAACCATGTGCAGTTTCGTTCGGTAGCATCGTTACTCTCTTTAAAAAACAGAAACTGCGGCCTTACAGGGGCGTCCCCCTGCTCGACCGCAGCCTCCAAGGACCTTTCAAGAACACGCGCCAGCCGCTGACCACCTTGCGGTGAGGGCCGACACACGTCCCATCCAAATCCTCTTCGTTCAATCCAGCCAGTCAGCCGCGCAAGGGGCCGCCTAGCCGTTATTCAATATATAGCAATTACTGTTGCATTTGGCAACCGGTTATTTCTTTTGCTGGTTCGGCTTTTCGACTTCATCCGCAGCACCCTTCAAGATAATGGAGAGACTGTGGACAATTTCCTGTGTATCCTTGCCAGCCTGCTGCAAATTGGCAGAATCGGCAAGCTTAGACACGATTTCAGAACCATACATGGCGTACATTTCCGTCTTCGGCGGAATTGCAGAAGCAAGGATGGAAAAGAACAGGAATGCCGGTAACCAATATTGGACTCGCATGAACTTAATCCATGGTTCAATTTCTTCCACATCCCGTTGGCTTCCGGAATCCTTTGCACCCTTCCAGATAACGAACATGACAAATGCGATAATCGCACCAAAGAATGCCACGGTAGCCAAGACCTTGAAAAGGTCATCCAAGCCATCAAGGAACGAAGTGATGAAAATAAAAGTAGAAAGTTTCATGGTTTAATCTTCTTATTACTTGGTTCCGGTAGAGCCGAAGCCACCACGGTCCTTATCAACCATCTGGCCTTCAACAATGTTGATTTTCGGCTGCTTCTCCATGATGCGGAACTGGCAGATGCGTTCACCGCGCTTGATTACCGTATCGCGGGTAGCATATGCAGGGAAGCGCCACCAGTCATTAGGGCCACAATAGGAGTTGTCTACGACACCAACAGAGTTTGCCTGGAGAACACCGAAGTTCTTGAGGGTGGAAGAACGCGGAGCAAGATGCGCTTCATATCCTTCTGGAAGCTTCATTGCCACGCCAAGATGAATGAGCTTAAGTTCACCTTGCTTGATTTCCACATCTTCGTCGGCAGTAAGATCAATCCAGTCACCCTTTTCGCGAATGGTGATACGGGCGGTTTCTGGGGAACGATATTGGACGGTGATTGTTTCTTCTTTCATTTTTTCTTTCCTTTTTGTTTAAAAATTCTTCCATTCCATCGGAAGGATATTTTTAGAGAGTTCGACTGCAAACTCGTCGATTTCTTCCGGCGTATAGGCCTTTTCCTTTAATCCGGATGCGGCAAAAGCCTTGTTAACTTCCTTGCCAAGTGCACCGATATAGTCGATGATGTCGTCAAACGTCCAGTCACCATTCTTGATTGCAAGGAGGAAATCGCGGTCATTGCTGTACGGGTGCTTGTTGTAATCCATACAGACCATGTTGCACAAATCCTTATCAGCGCGGTAGACCGGGACGGTATGCTCGGTGGCGATACCGTAAGCGGTAAGGAGCAGACGGACACAGTGCATGATGTTCTTCGCATCGTAGCCTTGGCCATGCTTCAACGTGGTGTTGTAGCGTTCCTCGTTACGGGACTTGACCCAATCCCAATACTCGTGCCACTTCTTGCATTTACGTGCAAAGTCGTTGCGGTTCACGAAGATATGGGCAACGGAGCTCAAACCCTTTGGGATGGAGTTGAGTTGGATATCATCGCTGCGCTCGATGTCACGGACGACACCATAGCCCCAACGCCACTTGTGCTCGGGAAGCTGACGGACACCCTTGAATACCTTGGAGAGACATTTCCGGACGAATTTGTGGATACTGATGGACAGCGGCTTCTTCTGGAAATACACCGCGTAGATGCAATCGCCATGGTCGATCCGGGCGATGGAGAACCAACGCTGGACTTCTTCCGGCTTGCCGCGATAATTGGCCTTAATCCATTCCATGAGGGGAGTGGCGAGGTTGCCATCGAGGACATAGATGAAATCGACGAAACGCGGGCGCCTCTCCGGCTGCGGATCGAATACCTTCTTGTTCAGGCCCTTCGCACGGTCAACCTGGCCACGGGCATACTCGCAGAACGACTTGTCACAACGCATGGTGAGGAAGTCAAATTTCTTTCGGAGGATTTCGAGGATAGACTGGCCCACAAATACGCAATGCTTCGGAGCATAGAGCATTTCGAGGGCCTGGGGATTGGCGGAGTTCAACTCGGTAAGGAACTTCGTGATGTCCCAGTAGACCTCGTTGTTCTTCTCGTCGGCAATCTGGCTCGGGGCATCGTGCTTGATGCGCTCGCTCCATTTCAGGATATACACACCGTGAATGTCCACATCGGAAGTCTCGGTGGCAAGACCGAACGACTGCGAACCCGCGGCCACCTTGATGAGGAGGATACCCTTTTCATGGACCCTCTTCTCGGTTTCGGACATGGCACCGTTGGTTACCTGTTCCTGCCAGTACCGTTCGAGTTCCTTCGAGAACGGCGGGAGTTCCGGGATGTTATTCTTGAAAATTTCGCTATTATCGTTCATGTTCAAAATATAGCAAAAATGCGGTCATTTGGAAACCGCATTATGTTAAATCTTACGCAAGGTTGACTTTCAACGGAATGTCCCGCCTGCCGATGGCTATCTTCCTTACAGTTTCCCAATCCTTTGCGGACAGGCCATCGAACAAGCCAAGGCGTCCTGTCTGCAGATAGTTGCGGAACGCATTGAAACTGTTGCACATGAGGTTCACAACATACGGCTTGTTGTCAACGCGGAACTTGTGCATCGTCCCTTCCGGGATTACGATGCGCCACTTGTTATCCTGGATCCATTCAATCACTTGACTATCCTCCCGGACGCGACCGCATCCCTGATTTTCTCAATGAGTTCAACCTCTTCAAGACCACTCAACGTGCACAGCGTATTCGGCTTGTGCAGCATCTTTTCCTTGAAGAGCTCCCGTGCATCGAACGCGAGCCTCCCAAGCGAGTCCTTGAACTGGTCACGCTGGAAATGTTCGCGGAATTCCTTTGGAAACGTAAGTTCCAGCTTGAACTCGCGCTCATTGTAATCAAGAGCCTTCAATTTTTCAACCGCATCCCCGAAGGACACTTCCTCGTCATCGTACTTGAACTTGTCGGCATACACTTCGAGGGTATGGTCGGCATCTTCCCACTGTACGGAACCGTCCGGACACGGGAAAAGCTCCATTTCGATGGGGACAAACGGCTGAATGAGCCGCGCCTGGGCGATTACGGCAGGAGATACGGCCTCATTGGGGCGCCCATCCGAATAGATAGCATACCACCCCGGTTGGGAACAGTCCTTCTCGATTGCTTCGAGAGTATTACCTTTGCAATCGATCATCCGAACACCTTCTGGAACGCTTCAAAGTTTTCGGTGTCCGCTCCACGGCAATATACGGCAAACTCGATTGCCTTGAAACGCTTACGGAATTCCGGCACGACTTCCTTGTAGGCAGCCGCGACAACTTCCGGGTCATTACGGAAGGCACCGCACCCGAACGCGCCGAGGATGACCACATCCGCAAACTGCTGCGCCGCGGAGTTCAAAATCTGACGGGCACGGGACACATGGAGTGCCTTCAATTCCTCGGGAGAAATATCCGGTGCCGGTTCGCGCTCCTGGTTGTACTTGGAAATGTTCTTCTCGCGCAGGTTGGGCGCGGCGCAGGTAATCACGTCGATGAACACCGGCTCAGGGAGCCAGTCGTAATCATCGTTACGGAGAATTGCGACATTCGGCGTATAGATGATGTCGTCGTTGTGCAACGGGCCCACGTTCTTGCGGTGTGGGTCATAGAAACGGATATCCGCTTCCTGGGTCGTAAGGCACGGGTAGAGCGTGGTGCAACGGCAGATGCACTCTTCCTGGGCAGAGGAGCCAGTAACCACACCACCACCGGGACGGGTCGCGCTCGCAAAGTTGAGGACGGCCACCTTTCCACCGGGAATGGCCTTCTTCCACCTCAACGCGCTGTCAATCGAACGGTCGCGGGAGACCGTAACCGGGCAATCCTCGTCGTAAATCGGGGCGATGGACTTGATGTCCACCGGTTTCAGGTGGAACACCTGGTTCAAGATGGAATTCTTGATGATATCCCCAAGCATAGGGTCATCGTTGATCTTGCCCATCGTGTTCTCGAAGATGCCGATGTTGTACTTTCTGTTGTCGTTAGGCATTCTGTGCTCCGCGGTTAATTTTCTTGATTTCATCGGTCGTTTCGGCAATCAGGTTATTTGCCTTGGCGAAGAAGGATTCGGTTTCCAGTTCAATCTTGCGGTGCTGGAGTTCGCACATGAGCACATACTCATGCGAGAGTGTCTTGCACGGCATGAACGCCCCGGTACGGAATATGCCGGCAGTATGAAACCATGTGTCAACGAAATTCAGTTGAACCTGCGCATTGAGGCACTTGAATGAACCGTTGGCACACTCGCCAATCCAGAATTCCAAGGCAATCCCGTCCTTTCCCTTCTTGAAACGGGTGCGGTCACGGTCGGTTTCATAACCGCGCTCGACCATCCAGTCCTTGAACTCACTAATTTCTGTCCATGTAGGTTTTGCCACGATTACCACATCCTGTTCATTGATTTGTCCCACTCATCCTTGATTCTCTTGTAGTCGGCGAGGATGACTTCCCGCAGGCGCTTGCCAAATTCCGGTCCTTCCTGGATACCTTCCGCGGCAACCTGCTTTCCGTATTCGGGTACGCCCTTCCTGCAACGCGCAATGACATCGCATATCGTCGCCGCACCATCACCCAGGGCGGTACCATACGGGTTCAGTTCGCGGTACAGGTTGGTAATGAGCCTGAATTCCGGGGAAGCGGCCAGTTCAACGGAATAGAGCAACTGCTCATCGGCAAGACCGAACTTTCCGGACATGATGCCAATCAGGCCATCCCTGATGCGCTCGGCCATGCGGATTTCCTTACGGGTGCAGCGGAGCCATTCCATGGACTTCTTCGGCAGCATGCAGATGAATACCGACATGATTGTATCGGCATCCACGTTTCCGCGTACCAAGGATTCCACGAGCATGCGCTGACGGTCAAAGCAGAAGCCGACATCCTGGAAAATTGATCCGATGCCATACTCGGACAGGTACCCAATCATGTTCACGAAAGGCAGCACGCCATACTCGGCACACTTGTGCAATTCGTCATGGATGCGCTCCATCGCCACGCTCTTGATGTGGTGCAGGCGGCTGCGCATGGCCAACTTGGTAAGGTCGTCAATCACGAAACCGAAACGGGCGGCAAATCGCATACCGCGAATGATACGGAGGGAATCCTCGGTCATGCGGTCATACGGGTTGCCCACTGCACGGAGACGACGGAATACCAGGTCGTCAATACCGCCGAAATAGTCGATGACATTGAGGTCCTTGTCCAGACCCATAGCGTTAATGGTAAAGTCACGCCGGGCGCAGTCTTCCTTGAAGGACTTGGTGAAATTCACCGAATCCGGGTGGCGACCGTCGGAATAGTTGCCATCGACGCGGAACTGGGTCACCTCAAACACCAGGCCATCATAATGGACCAGGATCGTGCCATGCGCTTCCCCGTTATTGGAGTCGCAGCGGAAGGCAAGTTTCAGGTCCTCGATGGGCATGTTGGTCGCGATGTCCACGTCATGCACGGGAACTTCATTTTCGGAACCCGACACCATGTGCAACTGGCGAATTACGAGGTCGCGCACGGCGCCACCGGCAATGTATGCCTCGTGCCCGCGCTTATGGATTTCGGCGAGCAAGCCGATACCCTTCTTGACTGTCTCGGAAATGTACTTTTCTTCAATCTTCATGTCCCAAATGTAGCAAAAAGGTTGCCTTGCGGCAACCTGACTGTTTAATCCTTCGGCAGTTCATATCGGTCAAATATCTTGACCTCTTCCACATCCAGTATTTTTTGCACCTTATCCTGTGCGTATGTGCAGAAATTCTCCGCATCATCCTTCCGCATGAACACCTTCTTGCCCACCAGGCACCAAGAATCCATCATTTTCAGTACAACGACATATGCCGGCTTAGGATCCTGCTCAGCAACCGCAACCGGTGGGTTAATTTTGTTCGGATGGGGAGGCACCGGCATCCACCATTCAATCGAATGTCCCTCATCCCCAGTTACCACATCAAGGCAACGGTCGCCATGGGTAACTATCCGACCAACATCATTATAGTATTGCCCCACATCCGGAGTTCCGTCTTCCCATAGCAAACAAAGAAGACCATCTTCTTCTGTAGGTTCGCGTTCATCCATTGAAATCCACATGGAACCGGTCGCAGATTCGCGCTGATATGACGCAATCATCTTCCTTAATGTGGCATTTTCTTCTTCCATACGTGCAAAATCGGAAAGTGCAGTATCTGCAAGGTTCTTCAAATGTTCCAATTCGCCTTTATGAACCTCCACCTTGATGTTATGGGGCAGTTCCATTCCAGGCATTACAGGATAATGCGGGTCGTTAGTCTTATCAATCATATTTTAACTCCACAATGGTCTAATGAAGATGAATTTGCCGTTCATCATCGGGATTGTCAATGTTCTGCGCGGTAATCGTGATTGCTTTCGCATTAGGCATGCTGATATCCTTAATGAAATAATTTCGCATATTATAAAGCGGGCTATTCAATATGTATCTAGCTAAGTCCTTGAACATCAGGTTCTTATTCAGATATTCCTTTTCGCGGTACTCGACAACGAAATCAACCAGCATTTTGGTGTATTTTTGCTTGTTTCGAACACTCGTATATTCCTCGTCAACTTCAACGGCAATTGAATATGTACCGTCATCATTACTATAGAATAGATTCTGCCCATTTATTGTCGCAATACGGCAAACATCATAGGGCAAAAGAGTATTAGTAAACACAGCATCGGGAAAGTAACGATGGATTAAAGCTTCCCACCATTCATCCTTGTATGTATTACGATCCTCACCGTCTTTCCATTTTTTCTTCATTATGTATTACCCTTACCAATGTCGGTCTTTGGCCCACTGAAATGAGGAGTGTTCGCCCATATTGCACTCATGAGGGCGTCCTGGGCATCCGCGGCATGTCGGTCAATACCGAACATCTCGCATAAGCAAGGAAACGGCCCCACGCTTTTGTCATCGACAGGTTTGCCACCATATTCGCCCACTTCCTCGAAGCGGTACTTCTGTTTCACATCCGGATACTTCTCATGGTCAACTTCCGAAAGGAACATATCCACTGGACGGACACAGAGCGACCTGTCGCCATACAGGTGACGATAGACTACCATCGGTTCACTGGTCTCGGAATTGTTGGCAATCCCTTCGACAATGTAATACTTGCCCTTGAAATGACGGTAGATGCCGTGCTCAACTACTTTCCTATTTTCCATCTTTCTTTTCCTCTGGAAAACGATATTCTTCCGGATGAAGGAACGCCGGGTCGACCAGTTGCCCTTCCCTTTTCATGTGCTCAATAAGTTCTTTCAGTATGATACGGTTTCCTGAGTCCTCGGTCCATAAGTCACACTCAAAATCGCTTTCAACCTTGGCTGCGCTTTCCGATTTCCATTTTTCAATTATTTCTTTCGGAATTGAAGCGGCCATCTCAATACACCCTTTCAGGTACCAGGCATACTCCCGGTCAGTAAGTTCCCCCGCACTGTGCCGGCAACAGGGGCAGTTGCAGAATTCTCTCATATTTTTACCACGAAGATATCAACCATAGTACAAAAACCACGCAAACAAGCGTGAAAATAAACGCCAATGCACGGTCCATGTCCATTTTTACTTGTCCTTTTTGGATTTCTTGGAGAAAGGCCAGTCCGGTATGGCAAACCAGTCCAGCATTACATCAATTATCTCCAGTATCAGTTCCCACATCGTCACCCTCTTTCAACATTCCGTTGATGTAATTCTGGAATTTTTCATTCGCGGAATCCATCTGCTCCGGAAAATCCTCGGTGGCAGTATTCATCAGGATGTTGAACACCTGGTCATCCATGTGGAATTCCGGCCTGTCCTTGTTGTACATAAGGCTATTGAAGATATTGCCGTCGGCATGACGCTTCACAGCCGCTGTCCAGTCAATCCACATCTCAAGCAACTGGTACAGATTCATTCCAGATATGCCCTGCTCCCCAAAATGCTCGGGGTGATGATCATTCTCGGCATAGTGATGGTCAAGGCCCGGCTTTATCTTCGACTTGGCATCGTCATAAGACTTTTCGCCATAGGTACTAGTCTTCAAATTAGGGGTGCCCTTGTCAAAATATTTATGTTCAGGCTCCACTAGCTTGGAGGCATCGTGATTCTTAAGACGTTCAAGGAACTTGTCACAGAACTTCTTGCCATTTTCATTCACTAGGTCAATATGCTTCTGGGTTTCCGGACGGGAATCTCCCTCGTATTCCGGCTTATCGTATCTAGGCATTGAAGAAAGCCTCCATCATTTCGTCGTTTATGTCCTTCCTGAGAGCATCCCAACGGTCGGCATCTACCTTGAAACCGTAAAGGATGACGGGCTTGTCGCCGTGAATACCTTCGGCAATATACTTTTTCGTAAGTTCCTTGCCGAAATCAGCATCTACGTCGTTTTCGCTCATCATGGCCTTGACTAACAGTCCAAATTCATATACTGCAACGGGAGCATAATCAGAATTTTCAATCGTCCCAATGAACGCACTGTCCCAACGCTTGTCCAATTTACCAACGATTGGCATATCCCAGCGACTAGAATCGCCGCGCTCATCGATGTCATGCAGGACTTCCATGATTACCGGGGCATGCTCATGCTGATATGGGAGGGACCTGACGGTATTATATTCAAAATCTTCCTCGGCAGCGGCAAACAGCTCAGTTTCCATGTATTCGGGGTCAGAAAGCTGCTCTTCGGTATATACACCCATCTCTTTCGCCCAATCAGGGCCATAGCTTTTCATTTTTGACCTGATTGACAGCCCACGTTCATAGACCGGAACTTCAATACCATGTTCGTTCACCATAGTTCCAATCATGCCCAATTCACACCCATCGGGGAAAAGCATGTACTCATTCTGGTTATCGGTACGGCAGGTCGCTTCTTCGAATCTCGCCTTTACTGCATCGGAAAATCCTTCAAGGTCTAAGTCATGAGGAGCAAACAAGTCATCGATTTTCTTCTTTTCTTCTTCCTTATCCATGATTACCCTCATCTACAACAGTTGACCAATCGGGAGTACTGGCTAAATGATGACAACATTGCCCGGGTTGCAGTCCAAGATTATGCTTAACCGATTCCGGCACTTCAACTGCAGAATCAAGTACAGCCTTGCAAGACGGTTCTTCCAGGTTCTTACGAAGCGGATCAACAAATTCGGTATCGTCGTATCGCCTAATCTTGTAATACATTTCACCGGTACCCGCAGTCAATGAATAAGGCACTGGTTTTTCATCCAAATGATTCGGATACGCAAGCGTATTGGTAATTGTTGGCGGAATAATCGCATCGTCTTGACGGGCCATTAAAACCTGTCCCTTGCCTTTTGAAAGCCATTCGGATAGCTCACGATAAGTTGCCAATCCGGCAGACGGGTTAATCTTCACATCGTCATCATTAAATATCTTGATCACATGGTGGTCCAGCTGCTCACTAGAACCCAATGTGCCATCAATGTATGCCAGTGCAAATAGCCGTCCCGTACCGGTAGTTTCGGCGCAGTGGTCCCAGGTGGCGCCTGCATTCTGCGCAGCCATTCCATTCCCGCGAGCAAACACACGCTTAACACCCAGAGAAGGATTTACGTATAACACCTCAGCAAGGTAAGGTGCACTTGTTTCAGGGTCATTCGCATCGTCATCATCCCAAACATACATCGTCTTGGGCGGATTGAACAACACCGGGCCTTCAGGCAAGAATTCCTTGATATCGGACAGTTTTACTGGATTATTTTTATTCATACAAGAAAATATAGCAAAAATGGCACTACTTTGAAAAATAGCAGTGCCATTGAATTGTTAAAAAACGTTTACTTTGAAACAATTTCAACAATACGATTGGCAATCCGCTTCACGTCTTCGCGTCCCTCGTTCACAAGCACGATAGGTTCCGGGAAATGCGGATCGTTGGAACCAAGCCACTTGTTATACAGGTTAGTCTGCATGTCATCCGTAAGAGCGACCATCTTCCTGAAATCGGCCAGCAGCAGCTTGTTCTTCTTGTATTCCTCATCAGGAAGCACACTGAAACCGGTGCATTCCGTCTCGATTCGATTGCGGCGGGCATAGCGGTTCACCACGCGGTAAAGGCGCTCGTCGGTATTCGGCACGGTGATGCGGAATACATGGTCGATAGTACGCGCTGGGTTGACCCATTCGTACATCCACTTGCACATGACGGCGCTCTCGATGAAGATCGTCTTGTCGTTATACGCCCGGTCAAAGGTGAAATTGCAGAATATCTTCCCAAGCGCAGAACGCAGCGGGTACTGGACAAGGTTCATGAGGAAATCATATACGGTCTCGTCCTTCAAGGCGAGGTCGCGCACTTCCTGGGACAGGGAACCGAACATGTCGATTGAATCCTGGCCCCAGATGGAGGTGACAGTGCCGTACACGCTAGGGTTGCTCTTGTAGATAACCTTCATCAGGTCGTCCGTGTTGATGACCGGGTAACCCATCTTCCTGAGTTCTTCGGCCACACTGCTCTTTCCAGAGCCGATATTTCCACAAATGATACCGATTTTCATGCTATTTCCCCACTTTGAGGTTGGCATCCGAGTTAGCAGTATCGCCAAAACGGCGTTTGACGATCTTATGCTCAATGTAATACGGGTCAAGGATGCGTTCCTTGTCAATCCAGGATGCGCAGAGGTTTCCATTCGGATGGAACACGGCCTCGTAGACACGGTTCGGGTGCTTCTTCACTTCGAGACCCTGCTGGACCATGTTAGCGCCCTCGGAGGCGACCGTCGCGCCACGGTACTTGTAGATTTCCACATAGTAATAGTAGCCGAGGATGTTCAGGTACTTCTCGAATTCAGGGTAATTGTCAATCTTGGCCCAGATATCGTTCAGCTTGACCTTGTTGTCCACACAATACTTGGTCTTTTCCAGGTTGATTGCGGTCGTGTCGTAGTCCATGAGCTCGCGGAAGATGAAATTGTTGGCGCCCATGTCGATATAGGTGTCCAAATACTCCTTCATCTTTTCAACGGAGTTCACTTCCTCCTTCAAGAGGAGGCAGGAAATGCGGTGTTTCATGTCGGAATGGTTCGTAATGTCGATGATGTCACGCATCATTTCATTGGAACAGAAACCTTCCTCGTTATTGAAGCGCATGAGGCGTTTCGCAGTCTCGTCGGTGATTGCCGGGCGGGAAATGTTCAAGTGATTCCATCCGTTATCAATAAGATGGTCAATAATCATCTTGTTGCCCACCTTGTCAAAGAGGTGCGAACCGTTGGTCGTGATGGTGCGCTTGCGGAAACCAAGCTCGTTCACCATTTCAAGAACCGGAATGAGCTTCTTGGACATAGTCGGTTCACCGCCCGTAATGGAAATGCTCGGGTTGAGGGGACGGATCATTTCAAGAACTTCACGGCAGCGGGTCAGCCACAGGTTATCCGGCAGCTTCTCCTTCTGGTACATCAGCCCCTTGTTGGCATAGCGGAGCTGTGCAACACAGAACTTGCAGTCCGCGTTGCAGTAGTCGCTGATGAAGATACTGAAGTTGAAGTTCTTGTAGACATCAAAATCACCAGTAGCAAACTTGTGATGAATGCTCTCGTATTGTGTAATATCGTAATTCTTCTGGCGTTCTTCTCTAAGTTCAGGCTGCCAGCGAATTTCTCTTTCTGCACCCACTTTAATCATATTTCTTCTCCATGAAATCCTTTTCGGATGACACCGTGATTAAATGAAAGCGAACCAATGATGTCGGCATCGACCACATGGTTCTTGTAAACCTTGACAATGTACTCCATCCCAGTTGCCTGCGAAGTGTACAGATACTGTTCTATGTCATAGAACATGCCGTTCACCGTCTTGACATATTTAAAATCCTTAATGATACGCACGGTATCGGCAATCCAGTCAATCGGCGTCCACATTTTCTGTATCTTTCCTTCGAGCTCACGGAACAGACAGCTTTCGATACCATTACCATACTGAAAATCGACAAATTGAAGCATCTTCTTGAACGAATCAACATGTCCGGCAAGTAAATTGGTACTGGTGCGTAACTGAACCCCATTCGCCTTGGCGATGGTCGCGAGGCGCCTAAGCTCGTCGTTTCCAATGTTACGCTGCCTGGACGAATACTTCTCGCCCATCATGATGCGGTCATTCTCCCATTCGTCCTCGGCCATGCGGCTAATCGAGATATTGTGGGTGTACCCATTCTCGATTAGGTGCTGGAAGACGGTCTTCCCCTCGTACTTTTCAAGGAGTCCGATGCCTGTGGTAGACACGGTGCGTTCATGCACCCCGTGCTTGGTCAGGATACGAACTGTCTCGACCAGGCGTCTCGGGAGAAGAGTAGGTTCCCCGCCTGTGATGGTCGCTTCCAGCTTCACACCGGACAGCTTTTCCAGACCCTTCTCCAAGTCCTCGTAATATGTAGTGTCACCCATGCGGAACTGGTCCGTCTGCCCCTTGTTGATGCAGAAGTCGCATGCGTTCTGACACGTATTCGTGATGAACACGTTCAGGTTGCAGGGGTTGTAGAACCTGTACTCAGTTTCACCCACCTTAACGGTGTCCACCGAGGCATGCTCGACATCGTGCTGTTCGGTCACGAAGTCATTGTATGGAGCAAACTTGATGGTATTCACGATAGATTCCTCTCATGTTCGGAACGGGCAACCAGGTCCTGATGGAAACACAGCCCATCTACAGAGTAAATCTGCCAGTTTTCAATGTTCTGGACAATCTTCACCCCATCATAGTCGCTTCCAGTCATCTTACCATAACTCTGAAGGTAAAATGAGTGGTTAATGGCCTCCATCCCGGCATTCTTGATTTCCTCGTCAATCCACTCATCGTTATGCCGCTTGCGGGTATTCAGGACAATATTGAAGTTCGGCATGTATTCGGTGGCGAACACATAGTCGGCAATCAGCTTGATATGGTTTTCATGCTTCCTGATAAGCCAGTAGTTCACCGATACCTTGATTTCAAAGGGAATGTCATACCACTTGTACACACTTACCAGGCGAGGCAGGTGTTTCCCGAGCACGATGCCGTTCGTCAGGATATTCACCTTCTTGCAACGGCCAGTCGAGATGGCATATTCGAGGAATAGGTAGAAATTCTTGTGGATCAAGGGTTCACCGCCCTCAAACTGAATCTCGAAGTCGCCATGGCATTCATTTATGATGCGACGGAACACATCGAAATCCATGTCGATAGTATTTCCCGTTCCGGAGTACATGCAGCAAAACGGGCAGTCCGTATTGCAGCGGTTGGTAATATTGATGTAAAGTCTTGTTCCTTGTTCCATACACCGAATATAGCAATACGAATAAAAAATGACAACCGGCCCTCATGATGCCGGTTGCCTACCACAAAGGAGGGTATGTGGTTTGAATTACTTCTTCTTGCCCTTGAGAGCTGCGACAGTTTCCTGCAACTTTGCAATCTTGTCGTTAGCCTTTGCAAGCTTAGCGGCAGATGCGGAAGCAGCCTTGTCAGCCTTGGCGACAGCGGACTTGAGGGACTTCGTGAGCTTTGCATTTTCAGCAGTGAGCTTCTTGATAGTTGCCTGAGATTCCTTGTCTGCAACAGTCTTCGTGGCGGAAGCAACAGCGTTCTTCTTCATTTTTCAATCCTTTGTTAGATGTTAATGTTTTTGTTATCGAATATATAGCAATATTTTCACATGTTGGCAACAGATATTCACAAAATATGAACAAAAAATGCCGACGGCCAGGGTCGAACTGGCAACCTGTCGATTAGAAGTCGAGTGCTCTGAAGTCCATTGAGCTACGCCGGCTGAAAGACTAGGCCTTGGCCGGTCTCAATACGAGCTGGTGCCTGAAATCGGCCCATACGGTAGAAGGGGTCGTACCGCTATAACCGCGGATGTCCACGGTGGAATGTCCGTCGGAATAGGTGAAGACATCGGTGACACCATGCTGATTGACGGCGCCATCGGCGAAAAGGGTGACGCCGAACTCGGAAGGGCCACCGGCGACCTCGCCGCCCTGGCCCCTGAGCCATTCCTTGGCGGCATCGAAATCGCCACCGGTCGCTTCCAGGGCCTGCTTACATAGAAGCATGCTCACCTGGGTCGCCTTGCGCAATTCGTTGATCTGTGCTACCGTAATCATGTTGTATCCTTTTGCTTGAATAAATCCGCGACATTTCAGATGACTTAGGGTATCAGACAAGGCTTGAACTTGCAACAGCTGGTTCCACAAACCAGGGCTCCACCGATTGAGCTACTGACACCATGTAGAGGAGAGGACAGGGTTCGAACCTGCAAGCAGCTTTTGAGGGCCACGGGGGCTTAGCAAGCCCCTGCCTTACCAATTAGGCTACCTCTCCATAGCTCCGACAGCTCGGGTCGAACGAGCAACCGGTTCATTACGAATGAACTGCTCTACCAATTGAGCTATGTCGGAATACTTTCGCGGAAGCGGAGGGAGTCGAACCCCCAAGCCCTTGCGGAACCACGGATTTCAAGTCCGCTTGAGTCGCCAATCTCGTGCGCTTCCATAGCGGAAGCGGCAGGACTTGAACCTACATGAGGAACTTCCTCACCACCGGGTTCGGGCCGGGGGCCTTACCAATTAGGTCTACGCTTCCAAATTCGCGGAAATGGGAGGACTCGAACCTTCATGCAGCTTTCACCACCACGCTCCTTTCCAAGGAGGGCCAATAACCAATTATGGGACATTTCCAAATAGTGGGACCGGGAGGAGTCGAACCTCCGACGCGCAGGGCTTCAACCTGCCGCTCTACCAACTGAGCTACAGCCCCATAAAAATCTTTCGAGCGCTCTGACGGATTCGGACCGCCGATCAGTGGGTTGCAACCACTTGCCTTAGACCAGGCTTGGCTAAGAGCGCATATCATTATCCCGAGGACAGGACTCGAACCTGCACGCCCTTCCGGGCACCTGCTCCTAAGGCAGGCGCGTCTACCATTCCGCCACCTCGGGGAATTGAGCTGGCTGGACTTGAACCAACAACATCAAGACTCAAAATCTTGCGTGCTACCAATTGCACCACGGCCCAATAGTAGCCCCTCCGAGGCTCGAACTCGGGTGCCAGGAATGAGAATCCTGTGACTTAACCGCTGGTCTAAGGGGCCATAAGTCGGCACAGAGGGATTCGAACCCATCACGTACAAATGTACACTGCGCCCTGAACGCAGCGCGGCTACCAGTTACGCCACATGCCGATAGTCGATCTGGTGGGACACGAACCCACAATTCCTTTCGGACGACGCATTTTGAGTGCGTTGCGTATGCTTTCCGCCACAGATCGGTATAATAAAGCACCTAGTCAGAATCGAACTGGCGAGTGCAGTTTGGAAGACTGCCGTGTTACCGCTACACCATAGGTGCATTATAGTGCTCCATGAGAATTCCGCCATCTCGACTCCCGCCTTAAAAGGGCGGTACTCTATCTTCTGAGTTAATGGAGCCGACACGACTGAATTGGCAGTCGTCACCATCATAATCGTTTGTATTTTCGTTTCATATTCATTGTCCCTTGTAGTCGCCCAGACCGGCATCGAACCGGCACGCGAATACTCGCTGCGGATTTTAAGTCCGCATTGTCTACCCAATTCCATCACTGGGCGTTGTTAAAGTTAGTCTCGTCGAGTGGTCTCGAACCACCACGTGTATTTCAACACCAACCCCTCAAGCTGGCGGGTCTACCAAATTCCCCCACGACGAGATAGAGCACCTATCCGGGTACGATCCGGAGCTTCAACCATGGCAAGGTCGTTTGCTACCACTACAACATAGGTGCATAAAATTTAGTTGCCGATGATGGGATCGAACCACCGAAAGAATCCCGCGTTCAGAGCGCGGCGCCTTACCGCTTGGCTAATCGGCAATATTAGCTCCACCTCCACGACTCGAACGTGGGACCAGGCGATTAACAGTCGCCCGCTCTACCTACTGAGCTAAGGTGGAATAAAGAATAGTGGGTGTGGATGGATTCGGACCATCAAAGGCGTAGCCGTCGGTTTTACAGACCGAAGAAGATCTCCAACTCTTCGGCACACCCATAAAAATTTCGCAGGGACTGAGAGACTCGAACTCCCGTAGACGCTTTTGGAGAGCGCTAGACTAGCCACTGTCCTAAATCCCTATAATTTCGTACTCGATAACGGAGTCGAACCGCTGACCCGCTGCTTGTAAGGCAGCCGCTCTGGACCAACTGAGCTAACCGAGTATAACGAGAGCGGCGGGGTTCGAACCCGCGAATGGCGGTTAGACAGACCGCTGTGTTGAGCCTCTTCACCACGCCCCCAAAATGTTTAACGCAGCCCCCGGTGCTTTAGGTTCTTATGTTGTTTCGGCGCTTTATACCGACCGACCTTATCTTTGTCGGGACCGGCATTCTTTAACTGCCGGGCTGCATCGTTGCGGAAGAAGGATTTGAACCTTCGACCAACGGATTATGATTCCGCTGCTCTGACCGGACTGAGCTACACCGCAATAATTTCTTCGTGCACCATCAAGGACTCGGACCTTGGACCCGATGCTTAAGAGGCAACTGCTCTACCAACTGAGCTAATGGTGCATATAGAATTAAAATCGTGGATACTGATGGTGCTCGAAACCATACCAACCGGGTGCAAACCGGACGCTCTTCCTCTTAAGCTACAGACCCATAGTCCTCACCCCTGAGCTCGAATCAGGAACCTCTACCTTATCAGAGTAGCTATCTAACCAATTGATATAGATGAGGATGGTGGAGCACGATGCAACCTAGGTTGCTTCCCGGCAAAGCCGGATGGATACTGCTCCAAAATCCATTTAGTAGGACCTCCGGGTGTCGATCCCGGTTCCCCGCCGTGAAAGGGCGATGAACTAGCCAGCGTATTCTAAGGTCCCATAAAGTAGTGCTCCATCAGGAAGTCGAATCCCAATCGTCCGGTTCGTAGCCGGGTGCTCTTCCAGTTAAGCTAATGGAGCATAGTGGATCGATGTCGGGCTCGAACCGACGACCTCTTCGATGCGAACGAAGTGCTCTACCAAAACTGAGCTAATGACCCATAGTGTACTGGACCGATATCGGACTCGAACCGATGACCTCCTGCATGCCATGCAGGCGCTCTACCAAAACTGAGCTAATGGCCCATAATAAAAGTCATCCGAAATGTCAATCTGCTGCGAGGCTTCACGAGCCAAGCGTTAGTGGATCTGGCGGAATTCGAATCCGCGACCTCCTGCTTGCAGGGCAGGCGCTCTGCCAAAACTGAGCTACAAACCCAAATGGTAGGTAATTAAAAAACCAGGTTGCTCTTTTGTTGCAACCTGGTTCCTTATCAACCTAACCTTTTATAAGGAATTTTTACCAGTGCAACTGTCCCATTTTCTTGGCGCAACCGAGATTACGTTCTGCCAATGCAAAACTCATCGTGCGATAATCTAAGTGTGACAGTTGTTGTTTCATAGTAAATTCTCTTTCATAGCTTATTTGAACACATTCGCGCCCAAATTGGCTATTCGTCATATTGTTTATAGCAATAGTAGAATAAAAATGATGGATTTTCAAGGCTTTTTTGAAACTTTTTATGTAAAAAGAAATTTACATCATTTTTAATCTTCCGCATGGCCAGGCGAGAACTCCGGGTGAGCCTTCTTGTACTCCGGTTCCAGTTCATCCATCCGTCTCGTGAGCCACCCGATGCAGTCACCGTTGAACCATGTCTGATGCTTGAACACGTCGTTGTCGTCAATGATCTTTGTCCACGAAGTTTTCACAATTACCTTCGGGGCGCCTTCCGGAGTTGCCAACGGCCCTGCGACGCTGATGTACAAATAACGGGTATCATCTATGTTAAAATTGGCCCGGTATTTTTCACCTGGGAAACCAGCGCTCGAACTATTATTGATTGAGATATAAGACTTTGCAGGATCAGCCTTGGCAATTATATTGAGTATCTTTTCCCTTTGCTTCGTGGTGAACCTATGGTACTTGCCAAATTCATAGATATGATGCTTTTCCACGTAGTCAGAATAGAGTGCATCCAGGAATTCTTCAGCCCTATTCATTGACATCATCCTAGTTGCCATCCGTTGGGAACGGAAATACTTCTTGAACAGTTCCGGTTCCATGTTGCACACCGGCTTGGCATCGACGACATGCCAGCCATAATCCTGCAAAGGCACGAATCCGGCCATTTTCAACATCGCAGTAAAGTGGATGTAACCGTCATCCATCGGCCTATTATCATAATCGTATAGCGGCATATGGTCACCAATCCAGTTCATCAACCTGTTGAACGGGGTGCACAGGAAATGCCATGGCATCCTGAACAGCGTGTAATACAGGCTCGGCTTGACTAGAAGCACGTTTCTGGTGTAATTGGTCTTTGCATACTGTTCAAGACGTGCCTTCGACCAACGAATATCCAGACGGACACTCATTTCGTGCAATGCAGCGACATATTCATCCATTGTCATAAAAATAACCCCGGTTGTTATCCGGGGTAAAACTATTTCAATAGCAAATGTTCATTGCGTATTATGCGCGACTGCCGAATATGAGACTGAATGAATTCATGAAATCTTCCGCACTTTCGGCATAAGCATCTTCCGGGACATATTCCTGTCCAGTCAGTTCAGCCTGCATCTTCTTGAAATCACCATATGAATCGCCATTCACATCATAACCGTGCTCACCCAGTGGTTCAAGGAACAGGGTCTGCACATAGGCATCCAGTTCTGTCTCGTCATCCGTCGAGAACCGGGCGCTATTATCAAATGTCGCAAGCCGTTCCAGGACCAGGTTACGGCCATATACCGGATTTTCCATGGCCATGCGGTTAAACATGGTAACCGCGTCCATGCCCGGTTCCTGCACAGCTTCGGAGCGTCCACCGAAGACTATCATGTTCGGTGCATCAGCTGACATTACCAGTTCCCCTCGCCATAATATTTGTCAAGGTCCCAGTCATAGCAATCGTTGACAGGCAGGATATACCGGGCGCCGACACCCGCTGCCTCCCCAAGGTCATTACGGGTGAAATTATTGTCATAGAAAGACTTGTTGAGCTTGAAATACTTGCCGGTGACCGTGGAAAATACCTGCTTACCGTCTCCGCTGACATACCAGCCGATCTGCAGCGGCTCGTGCGTTCTTGGACTATTTTCATGTTCCAGATCAGCAAGTGATACATTCTTGAAATGCGGGCCATAGATGCCTGGCTTATCCTTGTAGTCAACATACCGCCAGCCCTTCTTGTTGCCAATATTTTGGCCGCTCAGGTTCCATTGGGCAACCTGGTTGACTACCTGCATTTCGTTATCATCTTTAACTATCTGTTCTTGAATATTGTGCTTTACATCCTTAGCCGCATCAAACGCCTTCGGGATACCGGCCATACCACCGGCACCAAGCGCTGCTGCGATTGCAAGCCCGATAGCATTCTTCTTCACGTAGTCAGTAATAGAGCCGACGCTTTCGGCAACCATCGGGAACTGATGTTTTTCAAAGGACTCGCCTTCGGGTGACGATGTGTAATGGACTGGTTCCACGTAGGATGCCTTCGGAGGAACACTCAGTGCATCACCATATAGCTTTGCTGCAACCGTCTTCGCGGATACACCATCCTCGAAAGCACTGAATACATAGTCGCTATTCTTCTTGAATGCTTCGTTGACAGCATATTCAGTAATATCCTTGCCCATGTCGAGCATCATCTTACGGAATTCAGTACCCACATTTATCATATAGGTATTGATAGTCGTATCCGCACCAACATCGGTGGACATCATTTCATCGGCAGCAGCCTCACAAAGACTGCGGCTGCTGGAGTCAACGGCCATTGATTCAAGAATTTTGAGGTACTTAGAGAATTCCACGGTAAACCATCCCTTATTGTATCTGGGGACAGATTTATAAGATTTTACTAGAAGTCCAGGTGCCTATCGTTCCAAAGCACTAGTTCATTTTCAGGATATAGCGACCTGGAATAGATCCAAATCGGGCCACCGGTCAGCACATAGTCCGGGGTAGGGCCATTGTACTTTTCCTCGGTATAGTCATTGAACAGGTAGCATTTCCGGGCCGGGGTGTTGTTCTCGTTGGTGTAGATGCGGGCATACTTGAAACCAAGTTCCCTGCACTCCTCGGCAAATGCGTTCAGCATCCTGGTGGCAAACCGTTCCCGACGGTACTCGGGCAGCACGCCAATCCACCCGAGCCACGCGCTTTCCGGATCGGACGCCTCGGTATAGATGCCGGACATGCCGATGAACTTACCCATCGGGCAATCCGGGGTACTGTCGCTCCACAGGTAATAATGCCAGATGTCATTGGGGTCATGAGACGGGTCGCACGAGAGCTCGAAACAGCTCTTCAACGGACCACCCTCATCATATAGGTGTTCGTCGGGAAAAATTGTGGCAAACAGTTCATGTGCCTTCCCAACCAACTCAGGAGTTACGAGATGCCTTACGAACATGGGTCCACCTCGCAATGATGAATGGCGACATACACGAACTCACCGTTCCAATCACCAACTTCCTCTACGCCGAACTCCTCGGTATTACCCAGACACCTTACCTCGATGTCGGGCTGTTCCAGGAGCAATTTAGCCAACTTATGTGAAGTCATAGTCATGCTGTAAAACTATTACACTTTGATTTCAATGCCGTATGCACCTATGGCCTGCATGCGCTGTTCGGGACAGTGGATATTTACCGTCTTGTCGCAGGAATAGCCGCAATGCGGGCACCGACACGTATAGTTCACGTAATCAAACGCACCCCGACCCTGACGGGTGACCTTGGCCTCTCCGAGGTCGGCATCGAAAATGCAGTCGCATTCCTCGCACACGAAACGGATCTTCTTGGTAGTGCCTTCACGAACGATATCCATTAGTTGTACTCCTCTGCAAGATATACCCGCTGTTCCACCGGAATCCACCTGATAGCCGATGTTTTCACATTTTCAATCATAACAACGAGTTCACCGGTATCATCAGCCGGTGCCGGATTGCCAACCTTCTCGTGAACACACTTAGATTTTGCACTAAGCTTGATATAGACTCCATTACGAATGTCGCCTATGATTGCGGTTTTGTGCTCGTTCATTTAAAACTCCTTTATAGCCTCATACAGATTATTCACGTAATAGTCAAACGCATTCTGTTTCATATCTCGGTAGAGTTCTTCATACAAATATGCTGGAGGCGTCTCGGGGCAATTGGAACTAGCCTTGTAGAACACCTCAAACCGGTTCTCGGCATCATTCTGACGAAACACCAGGATATCCTTTGAAAAATCATTGCCGTCATGCGTGAACCCCAGTTCAATCAGGCGCTTGGTAAAATCATCCTTGGTCATCCGATTCCTCCGGTAGCTCGTATTCCACCTTGTGTATTTCAATTTCACCCACCTTTCGCATGTCCTCGATGTCACTCAGGGTAACATCGACTTCAAGCTGATGGGTCGTATGCTGATTCTGTTTTACATACTTGATTGGGACCGCAGTGAATGTTATCACCGACCCAGGTTCCAGTTGTTCGCACCATGGGCCCACCCGGACCCAGACATGATCGCAAATCTGGATATGGCGTTCATCCATGATGGCATACAGCAGGGCGAGATTTCCATAACAGTCCACCTTGATGAAAGTCGCCTGGTATCCATGGCGCATCATTGTCTGTCCGAGATTCCGCATCTTGCTAGTCCAACAGTTTCAAGAATTCATCCAATGTTTCAGGGGTGTACACATCAATCTTCTGGCCGGCCTTCTGATACTCATCAATAGCCTTAATCTTCTTCGGGCCGGCATTGTCGCCAAGGAGCACAAGGTTGCACTTCTTCGTAATGGAAGAGCAGATTGTACCCCCGTTGGACACTACCATATCCTTGAACACGTCACGGTCAAGCTTGGAGAACGTACCGGTCATGATGCATACCTTTCCAGCAAGTTTCATGCTCTGGGCTTCCTTGACCTTCTGGGCCACGCCGAGCTCAACCATCTTGGCAATCATTTCCTTGTTCTGGTTAATGAACGTGACGAAACGGGTCATGATGATATCGCTTACGCCCCCTTCCTTTGCAAAGTCGACGAAATCACCCAAGAATTTGGCGGAGGTTCCAGGTTCAGAGGACACGAAGGACCTGAAGCCGCCCGCCTTAGACACGCAGGATGCAACCACCGGAGACGCCTGATGTCCGAGCCCCTGAATGGAGAACCCTTCAATAAGCTGATGCAGGTAGTTGTCCTTGGTCTTCGCGATTGCCGCAATAATCTTCACGGCGCTCTTTTCACGGATGTTGCCGAGGCCAACCAAGTCTTCCTTGGTAAGCGTGTAGAGCTGGTCAAAGGAACGGACCTTACCCGCCTCGAAAAGCAATTCGGCCATGCTTTCGCCCACACCCATGATGTTCATGCAGTCACGGGAGGCAAAATTTGCAAGTTTCAACACAAATTGGGACGTACAGTTTTCATTGTCGCAAATCCAAGCAACCAATTCACGACCTTCGGCGTTCACCGCATATTTCAATTCAGCACCGCAGAACGGACAGACCTTCGGGCGCATGTAGCGTTCGCCGGCGGTTAGTCCATTATACGGCTCGACGTGTGGAATCGGTTCCGGTTTATGACGATCATACTGGTCGCGAATGACTTCATAGTCATCCTTGCTTCGTCCTGTTTCAACACACTTAACAAGTTCCGGAATAATCTCACCGGCCTTACGGATGACCACGTGGCATCCCTTGTAAAGGCCAAGATATTCAACGGTATCCCAGTTATGTCCAGAAATGCGGGAGACCGTAGTCATAGCAAGATGTACTGGTTTGACGATGCATACAGGTGTATTTGCACCGGACATGCCAACTGACGGTTCAATATCGACGAGTTCGGTTTCCTTTTCCTCGGGCGGGAACTTGTAAGCACGATAGAAGTTCGGGGACTTGGCAGTGTAGCCCAGTTCCGGCTGACGGTTCTTGTCGTTCACCTTGATGACCACACCGTCAATCGGATAGGCCTGTTCAAAGCGGCGTTCACGCATGCCTTCGGCAACTGCGGTGAACTGCACAACATGTTCAACAACATGGTGTTCCGGAACTTCAAAGCCAAGGCTGATAAGGGTGTCAATATCTGCAGACTGGGTGGTATTCGGGCTACCCTTTACAATGAGATAGCCAATAAAGGAGAGGCCACGGCGTTCAACTTCATCAGGTTCGTGAAGTTTCAGGGTACCGGCGGCACCGTTACGGGGGTTGGCGAACACCTTCTTGCCTTCCGCGGCGAACTGTTCGTTAATCGGTTCAAAGTCGTCATATTTCCAGACGACCTCGCCACGGATTTCGACATTGCCCTCCATGGCAATCTTGGAAGGAACACCCTTTACTCGGAGGGCATTTTCAAACACGGAGTCGCCGACATTGTCCTTTCCGCGGGTGACAGCATCCATCAGCTGTCCATCCTTGTAAATAAGGGCAAGACCGAGACCGTCAATCTTGTATTCAAGTTCCAATTCGGGCACATTGTGCTCACGTATCATTTCGGTACACCATTGATTGGCTTCGTCAATGCCGTTCGAGTTGGAAATGGAAATCATGGGGATTTCATGTTTCACCTTCCGGAATCCTTCGGCGCCATCTTCCACATGGCGAGTAGGTGAATTATCGAGGATGAATGCCGGATTTGCAGCTTCAAATTCCTTAAGCTGGATATATTTCTTGTCATAAACATCGTCCGTGACGATAGAATTGCCGGCGGAATAGGCCTTTGCCCATTCATTGAGAGTTTCCACTAGGGATACGTATTCATTAAAATCAATCATACCCTGAATATAGCATAAATTGGCCCCGATGGCAACAAAAAAACGGCCCGGAACTAGCCCGGGCCGCATCTCTCTCCTCACCAATTTATCGCTGGATGCCCATCAGGTTCACGGAACCCTTGGAAACCACCTTCTTGCCATCCGTAATGAAGACATAACTTTCGGCAGGGTAGCTACTATGGAGCTTGTTCACGGCATATTCGTTCGGTCCAATCATGCTGGCGTTGAGATAGACCGGCGTATTGGTACCAACAAGGGACATTTCACCACCAATATGCCAGTGACCCATAATTACAGCATCAAAATTCTGGAATTCATCAGCCGAGAACATCCCCTTGTCCTTGAAGTTGTCACGAACGACCGTAGAGAATGGGGAAACGAATGCGCTACCGCCCTTATAGCGGTCGCCATGTTCAAGTTTCCAGCGCTGCTGGCCAACTTTTGTGAACTCAACCACGGAATCGGTCAATTTCATGGACACATTCTTCGGAGATTCCGGCATGTCATAGTATTTCTTCATGAAACCATAGAGAATATACTCGTAAGAATCCTTACCCTTGTTCTTAAACTGATACTTGTCAGTGTTGCGGGCATGGTTTCCGACCACACAGGAGATGGTAATCTTCTTATAGAGCTTCGAGTAAGCGTTAATCAACCCCGTAATGAAGCTGAAATAGTCCAAAACACAGTCGGTAATCACCTGCTGGTTAGTTTCTCGAAGTTCAGCATGGATATTACCGGAAAAGATGTCGCCGAGCATGAAAATATGGAGTTCATCACAGCCATATATGGAAGCAAACTCATAATTCTTCTTGAAAAGAAGCTCATGGCGCTTCTTGGAGATTTCCATATTATAGTTGTTGAGGCCATTGATTGCACGGCCATCCACAAATTCACCATAATGCACGTCGGAAATAGGCAAAATGTTGAAGAACTTGCCATCAACATTTCCCTTAGGGACCTTAGTCACATTGAGTGTAATGGGATACGGTTTCACATGCTTCACAGATTCACTCATCGCATCAATGATTTCCTGCGCAATGAACTTCTGAATCTTGGCTTCGTTCAATTCCTTCTGGACATTAGCCATGTCCTTGCGGAGAATGGCAAGCTGGCCTTCGGAAGCCTGATGCACGATAGATTCAAGGTCATCGACTGCAATGTCGCCATCATTTTCCGCCGCACTCTTCATGCGGTTTCTCTGCTTGCGGACATTTGAACGGAATGCATCTTCCGAATCAGTCACCCATCCAAGGCCCCTGAGGGTCGTGTAAAACGGATAGACCTTGTTACAGTCAAGCTTGTAGATGCTGAGGAGTTTTTCGACCGGAGGGAGATCGGTCTTGTTGTAATGAGTGCCCGGGGTCGGTTTTCCAATCGCCTTGAGGAGCTTCTTGGAATCTACGGTTTCTTGTTTGCTCATAGTTTACTGGTTGTTGATAAGTTGTTTCTTTATGGTAGAAAACTAACATATTATTTTTTGCGTGTCAACCTTTTTGCTTCATTTTTATTTAAAAATTACGAGAATCATAAAATTTTTGCTATATTGAATATCATGAAGACATTATTGGTAATCGTTTCTAAAGACCAACAGCAATATGCCGAGAAAATGAACGAGTCGATCGGCAAATTATCGGTACAGCCTGACGGCGTACTCGTTGTGCTCGACCGTCCATCGCTCGCCGAAATCAACGCCACCAAGCAAGCATATACAAACAAGCTAACAACCGTGCTTGTGTCGTCATCATTGCCTGAATTCGTCGGGCGTCCACAAATGAACTTTCATGTACCATATTTCTGTGCAGCGCATGTGAGAAATTTAGCGGCAAAATACTCTATTCAGAATGAATATGACGCCATAATCTTTATAGATGGCGACTGCTATCCCGACACGGACTTAATCAAGGCACATGTGAAATTGCTAGAATCCGATGAACCTATCGTGACTGTCGGAAAGCGGTGCGAAGCAAAATATGCCTGGCATGACCAGCGCGAAAAGGACCCCACCTACCCTATACCAATATTTGAAAAATGCGAACGGATTACAAAGGAAGCATTCTTTGTTGATTCCGGTGTCCTATGGACATGCAACATGGGTATCAACCGTAAAGCCATGGAATTCTTATTCTCCATAAACAAGATGCTGTATGGACGAGAAGAATTTTGTATGTCGGATTTTTGTGGAACATGGGGCGGGGAAGATGGCTTTATTGGTCTTGAAGCATTATATCTTGACATTGCCGTTATGCCCATATGTGCGCCAAATAGCGGAGTATTGCACAATGAGCATCCACGACCGCATGACAAATACGACCATGAAACTTTTATAAGCTATCTTGAAGAAAAGCGTGAAGAGCTTCTATACCTATTGAAGGCAAATGGAATCGATTGCCCACGCTATACGCCCAAAGATATTATAGTCGGCAACAGGGAATGGATAGCTAAATGACAGTGACAAAAGAATATTTCGAGTATAAAAAGTATCCAGACAGGTTTCCTGCGCTTAAACGCTTCATGGCGTTCTGCATGAACCTAAAGCAATCTGTCACATATCACGACGATCCGGGCTTTATCGGCATCTGCATCTATGACACAAAAGACCATCCGATTACCAAGTACGGAAAATATACGATGTGCTACGACACTACTGCCAAGAAGGCGCTCGTGCTAGGAAGTCCTGATTGGGAAATCGGCATGTCCATGCTTTCGGGCATCATCAATAATTTCTCACAGAAAGAGGATGAAGAACTCATCGACTCTCTGGGTGCAAACATTGGCTAAGTGAACAATCCTGCAATCGCAAGAATCAATGCAACTATTGATATGGCTATCGGCAACGCGGTAGCCTTTCTATCGTTCATCACATTTTCCCTGATTACATTTCCTAGCTGAGTCTGGAGGCCATCAAGGCGTTCGTTTACCGAATTGTATTTTAGGTTTACAGCTTCCAATTCACACCTGACGCCTTCGCTGCATACATTGTTTGTGTCAGCCATGCTGGATCTAAACTTGTCCATGCTCTGCTGCAACGAAGACACCTGTTCCTCGGTTTTATTCAGCCGTTTAAGGGCACCATTCTGCACGTCAAGTGACCGCTGAAATAGCGGCATCTGTACAAATCCCCTCAGGATGTTGGTTACATACTTGGTAACATCCCTCATTACTTCATCCGAATCAAGGTCAGTTTCATAAGTATTGTCAAACCCCGATGTAGTATCGTCACCATTGACCAGCAGGCCGCCCTTGACAAATTCGAGAACCTTCTCGATGGCAGCAGCATCCTCGTCAGATGGAGGTTCAGACACTTCCGAATCCATCTCGCCACAGATTCGGTCAATCTCGTCATCCAGTTCACTTTCCGACACCATTAATTCTTCGGTCGGTTCATATATCATGATATCGTAGCCGGTTTCGTTTTCAACCTTCGGTGTAAAGGAATTCGTTTCGGCAAGACGCCACTTTCTGTATGTAAAGTCAGCATTTCGCTTACTGGGTGCAGCAACCACAAGACGATGACATTCACATGCATCAAGGACAATGGGGAGAGTGCTCTCGGTAGCGAATACCGTACACGGCCACGTATCTTCATCCTTTCCAGCGGCTTCGCAGAAAATCTTAAGTGTCCGGTCGTTCTTCATTGCCGCAATCTTCGGGCAAACAATCCCAATATATTCAGAGGCGGATTCCATCATGGGTTCCATGAATATGCCTGCACTTCCGGAAACCTCGACAACCACTCTAGGATCGCTTACCAATTTCCGGTCATGGAAAATATTCTTTTCAATAATACGGCCATCGCCATCAACAGCAATTATAACACTCAGATCTATCATACCGCTAAACTACTTCAAGTCGCTCTTAAACGTAACATAGGACAGCCTGAACGCATCCACCACGCCATCATTATCAGCTTTCGCCTGTCCAGCCGGTATGAACCTAATCTTGTCAAATCCACCCACTGTATCGGCGGTCGCCATAAGTATCCTGCCGTACCGTGTATCCGGCACGGAGAACTCAACTTTAAGAAGAGTCCCGTCAATGGTAGCGCCCACAGAATGGGCCATTGCATGCCCTTTCCACGGCTCATCAATACGAACACCCTTCTTGGTACGGTCAGGAACAGCCAAATCCTCTACCGTACATCCGTTTGCCATAATCTGGGCGCATACGGAAACAACGGCAGCCTCAGTAAAACGAATTCCGCCGATAGTAGCTACGGCGGAATCCATAATCTCTGCTGTAAACCGAGCAAGCTCTTTCTTACTTGCCATCGCTCCTCCACTTAACCAGCAGGTCATTCATGCCAACACGTTCAAGTGTACGTTCAAGCGCCAGTCGCCTGCGATTCCAGTAGTCGCTCACATTGCGAAGTAACAGGCGGACTTCCGGACCAATTTTAGGGTCGTTAATTATCTTCGCAGCATCGTCATACACCCTGCGGCAAGATTTCCACTCAGCTTCAAGCTTCTTGGTATCACTCAGCAGGAGTTCCCACACCCGCTTCTGTTCCTCCGAGAACGACTTCTTGATTGCTTCTATCTTCTGTAAGTCCATATTTCTTTCTTCCTTCCGGTGTCGATATTTCAGCTTCAAACGCTTTGGTCAGGCGATTCTTCTTTTCTTCGGCATTCGCGATAAGCGTCGGTGCGTTCTGCAACAGATAAGCAGCCTCACTGGACAAGTCCTTGCACTTGAACACCTTGTAAGTCGGTTCCGCTTCGCTAAACCAGCACAGGTAAAGGTTCTTGATGGGAATGCCCGTCTCTTCCTCAAAAATGCGCTTATAGCAGTGCAGTTGCAACGAATACTCGGTAAGCTTGCATTTGTCCAAGTGACTACATGGCGCTTCCAGGTGAAAATCCGACCTCACATCAAATTCGGTATTGGTCTTCCAGTCCCAGATTTCGAACCCTCCCGACTTGACATTGTAGAAAATCTGGTCAATCATCCCGCAAACCATGTACTTCGGACTGCCGATGACAAGTTCGGAACGCACACGGTGCATCTTGCCCTCGATGTCCGCAATAAACTGTTTAACCTTCGGAATGATTCCGTTATACAAAGGCTTTACCGGGTCGCCCGGCATGATTTCCATAAGACCAGGATACTTCTTGAAGTCCTTGTTAAATTCATTGAAAACAATATCCTTTGGATATGGCTGCACCTTGTTGGCAAGCGAAGTTTCAATGAACTTATGGACCGCAGACCCCTTGGCACGGGAAATAAGGTTATTGCGCTTCCATTCCAGAAGCAGCTTGTCTGGATCCACCTTCTGCTTCAACGCAGACTGAAGCACAACCTTCTGTTCAATAAACGGAGGCACCACGGAGCCAGTCACTTTTGTAACCGATACCGTCTTCTGGCCATTCATGGTATAGCTGTGCCAATCATCATCGAAAGCAATCTTGTTGAATACGCTTGTCTTTTCGAAAAAATCAAACATCTTATTCCTGTAGTTCTGGTGTCCATTTCAATAGGTGGATATACCGGCAAGCCACTTTGTAACCCGGAGGAGCCACCGGGATTGCATTCTTGTACTTTGGGCCAAGTATATGATCCCAGCACTCTTCGAGCGCGTCCTTCAAGGTATCCTCAAGCGTACAGCTGATAACGGCAGCAGCAATTTCATCACTATCCATCTTGCGGCGTTTCTTCTTCGGCATACCCGGTATCGGCGGTGCGTCCTCGATAATGAAGTCCGGATATTCCGCCTTCAGCCAAGCTTTCCATGACGAAGCAACATTCTTCGGGAGGTTGTATGGGAACGGGCAGGTATCCTTCCCTTCTACGGCATCTTCAGCAACTGAAATATTCTTGATGAACGTAGGAATGTACGGGATGATAATCGATGGAACCAGTACACGAATGCGGGCAGAATAATGTTTCGTCGGTTGCGGCTGAGGCATGTCGTATTTCAAGTCCTTAAGGATGTACTGGACAGTGAAATCGGATATCTTTACGGCAAGCTCGGTTTCGTCAGTGTCTAGCTTCATGGCACAAGCTCCAGCAGCTGTTTCTTGGAAATATGCGACACCGTAAACAATGCATCAAACGTCTGGAGTACCCCATCAAGCCGTTCCATGTGCATCGGGTGGGAGCTAAACCGAAGTTCCTTTTCCGAAATTTCGTGTGCCCACATCAATCCAATAATGTTCATCACCGAGGCGACAGCACCCTGCGCACCTAGACAGCACGACTGAAGGACAGCGGATGCCCAGGAATCAGCCTGGCGCTCGTCATTGCGGGATATGCTGAGATTCATATCCTGTCCTTCATACGGTGCATGTCCGAGGCAGACATGGCCGCATTCATGGGCTATGACCGACATGAGAATCGTCTTCGCGTACATCCGAGAAACTTCTTCCTGCACACTGTCTTCATCCAGATGGAACTTGTCCCACAGTCTGAGCAAGAAATCCGTTCCGACACAGCCCATTATGGCTGACTTGCGCATCCATTTCAACATGACACGAGCTTTTCGCGTGCTTCCGGTGCGGTCAAGAATCGCAATAACCACCGCCAATGCGCTTATCCAGTCAAGCATGCCCTGGAATACCACCACCCGGTACTTTTGTGGAATGAAATTCTTTGCCTTTTCGGGATCGGCTGGAATCTGTTCCTTGATTTCTTCCTCGGTCATCCGGGATGCACAAGCATTTACCGAGAGGCTGTCCCTAAGTTCAACCCGCGTTTCCATAGCCAGACGGGCCAAGTGGTCCCGCCGAACCTGTACCAAATCGGAATTGCAAATCGCATTGAATGCAGTTGCAATATCTTGTTCACTTAAATGATAGGCCGTTCCATTCCAATTCGACATGCTGCAATCCCCTTGTCGCTAAGGTACTTGTAGATTTTAAGAGAAAGACCGGCCTTGCCGCTTTCCTTCACAAGCATTCGCTTGATATCACGCATGCGGGATACCCTTAACCAGGTATTCCATTCCTCGTCTGTCATGTCACCACGGATTACGGTCGTAATTCCAGGTATGGTTGACTTGAAATCTGGGACCACGACATAGCCGTCGCGGAAATCCTCAGGTAAACTCTCTTTAAGATCTGCCATAATAAAAACTCTTCCTTGGCTATATTGTAAATATAGCAATATTTTTATTAAAATTATTACAAACACTAAAAACTCGCACCATTGTCCGAGTTATTAAACCAGAAATTTGGCGCATCCATACCCTCGCTTCCAGAAATGTCACCCCTGGCGCCACTGGAAAACTGGGAATATCGAGGCCCATTGTTCGGAATGTCAAAGCCATCCGGGATAAATCCGTTGGCTATGTACCCACGCGTACCGTCCGCGTATAGAACGAGCCGTCCAGTTCCATCAGGAGTGTCGATGTAATCGACTATCTTGGCAATCCCGTACCGTTCTTCGGGCGGGCAGCATGGAAATGGAGGAGGTAATGGCGGTCTTTGCATGACTGAAGTTTATAATCATTCTCGCCAGCTTGGCGCCAAGCAAAACCAATTTGATGACATGTGCAATATTTTTGATACGATTCATGCACCTAATGTAGCATTTTGGCTTATGCATGGCAACTTTCGTTTCTCATCGCCTTTCCCAGCCGCCTGAGCTGTTCGGCACGGTCGGATGGACACCAGCGGTCGATGACCTTCGCACACAAACCCAACTTGAAATTGTTGTCCACCGGCAAGTCAATCAGCAGCTGACCGGCCTTAGGGGTAAATCCGGGAATAAGTCCGGACATCGGGATTGGGGTGGCATTCACAATGATATCCATCGTCTCGAACGCGAATGCCTCATATGTCGTACCCTCGACAGCGCAAGTGACCTTGCCAACCTGTTCGGCAATGGCATCTATCGCCAGCTCGATATCGATTGCAGTATCGGACTTTCCGCGACTCACCAGGTTCAGATATACGCAGACGGGATAAAGGGCCATTGCGGCTGCCTTTGCCATGCGCCCGGTGCCGAGGACGGCAGCCATCACATCAGACTTCCCGAACAGAAACGGCATGATTGTATCAACAAGCATGTCGTATGCAGAATCGTTGCCACACACGGTACCGACTTCATCGTTCCAGAAAATCGTGTCGGCAAATCCGGTTGGGGTCTTGGTGAAGCTTTGCCATCCAGCGGCATCGTCGGCCAATTTAGGTTCCGGAAGGTACAGACCCCCTACATACCTATGCTCAACCAAGGACAAGAAATCCCATATATGCGTATGTTCAGAAAGTCCAATGGATTGAATATTGTCACAGGATAGCTGTTTAAAGAAGGTGGTATCCGGTCCTTCCTTAGACAGATTGAGGATCATGTACAACGGTTCCTGCATGGCATCTCCTACGGATGTGGAATACGGACGATTTCGCGCTTGAACTGGTTACGACCGGCCATAGCAGTAATCTTGGCGGCAGCTTCCGGGTCAATTGGCTTGTTGGCGAGGTAATCTTCAATCTGGGCGTAGGTAATGCCAAGGGATTCTTCGTCAGTCTTGCCGCTAAGGCCATCGCTAGGAGCCTTGAACACAAGCCGTTCCGGAAGACCCATAAACTTGCCCAGTTCGCATACCTCGCGCTTCGTGAGGATAGACAATGGAGCAAAGTCACCTGCCAAGTCACCCCATAGGGTGCAATAGCCTACGAGCGCTTCACAGCGGTTCCCGGTGCAGCACACGCGACCGTTAATCGGCTGTCCATTTTCATCTACAGACTGGGCAATGGCATAAAGCGTAGCCATGCGCAGACGAGGGCGGAGATTCAGCTTAGCCTGTTCAGAACCACTGAAGCCAGGGATAATCTTGGCCATCTGGGCATTGACTTCGCCAATGTTCACTTCGTAAGTACGAGTGATTCCGGCAGCAGCCGCTGCATCATAGGCATCCTGGATATCCGGCTGGTAACCGCACGGCATGAAGACCCCGATGACGTTTTCCGGACCAACCGCTTCAACCGCGAAACGGCCAGCAACTGTAGAATCCGCACCACCAGACATGCCAAGAATGACAGTCTTGCCACCACTATTCTTGACATAATCCCTAGTCCAGCCAACAATGTGGTCATGGATCTTGATCAGTTCTTCTTTTTGCATATTCACCTCTTTAAGGTTTTTTCAAAATATAGTAAAAAATACTAGTTTTTATGTATGAAAATCAAATAAAGGGACACTTTATGGTAACATTCGAAGAATTAAAGAAAATTTCTGACATGCCGCTTATTGAACGCAGCTTTTACGCCAAACTTGAAGAAGCGAAGAAGATAGCACTCACTGCCAACAAGCGCAGCATGGAACTCAAGGTCATGAAGCTCAGTTTTTTCACGGATCAACTCGCGGTACTAATCAAGGAACCATTTGATGCAGATGAAATGTACAAGAGTCAGTATGAACAGGTGAAAATGTTCAAGGATGCCGGTTTTACCGTCACTGAGGAAGACCCGGCCCCCGCTATCATTACATCGATCAGCGAAAGTTCGAAAGACAAACTCCAGCGAGAATTTGAGAGCCAATACCTTGAAAAGAAAGTAACCGTTTCCTGGTAACTAAAAGAGGCCGGTCATCCGGCCCCTTTCGTTATTCTTCATCGCCATCCACACAGAAGTTCTTTCGGGCAACTTCCCTGGATTGTTTCAATGCATCGATCCCTACCTTGAACTCGTCATAGTTGTAGGTATCCTTCGCATCATGCTTTACACGCATCATTACGGTAAGGTTCTTGATATCGGCAACGGACGCGCTCAAATCAACCAATTCAGTTGCAACGTCTTCCAAGACATCGGCTTCAATATTATACCCATTCTTCTTTCCATAACGGCACAGAAGTTCCTTGGTCATATTGACATCAGGCGTATTGATAGGCACAACTTCATCGATTCGTTCCGGGCGACCCATAATCGTGCTATTCACGTTCTTCGGGTTGTTTACGGTAGAGAACAGGATTACCGGCACATCCGATTTATTGAGTGCAGAGAAGAAACCAAGAAACTCGCCCACATTGTCGCTGCCCTTACGCTTGATATCAAGCTGGTCAAGGTCATCGAACAAAATTGCGCACTTTGATGTCATTTTAGTGGTAAGGAGAACCTTTCCAAGCATAGTACCCATCATGCGCTTATCAAGCGAGCAACGCACAAGAGTGTACCCGTCATTGCACAATTCGGTCATCAAGTGTTCGCACATGCCGGTCTTTCCGGTACCCGGAGGACCCACAAGGGCATAGGAACGGGTCATATTCAACGCGGAGACTCGCTGGCATTCCTTGCGAAGGCGCGTCAATTCAGCTGACTGCACCCAGCAATCATTGTCACCACCGGTAAAGAAACTGTCGTTGTTGGCAACCATGATCTTGCTCTGGTCCACATAGAAATGATACTTGTGGTAATCAAGACGACGATAAATCGCCATAATCGCATGCTCAATGGTACGGTATTCCGACTCGACGTATCCCTTCACGTACGCGGCATGCTCAACAAGCGTCTTCGAAACAAACGACCCGCCTGTAGATGCCTGGGTACTGCCCATCGACACATGGTCCGGAATTGAATTGTCGCTATCGCGCTCGGTATCCAAGGAAATGGTGTAATACACATCCTCAACCAATTCGCCAGCCTTGTTATAGCTCTTGCAATGAAGCAACGTGATGATATTATCCTTCGTGATAATCGTACCATCACTGTTCATTATCGGGTCTTCGCCAATAAAGCCTACCCGTTCAATGGTCACCTTGGATACATAATCATCGCCAGATGGACGGTAGGTGATAGCGTCATGGTCCTTCACCTTTGACAACAGGTAGATAAGGATATCGGAAAGAGGGAGGTAGCCCGAAGCCGTAGTTGAATAATTGTCACAGAGGGGAATATCCACCTTGAACCGGTTGGCAATTTCCTTCCAGAACAGGATGTCGCCACGATTTTCCACGGACGTGCTCGGGATGATGTTCATGTAGATGTCATCAAGCACCGAATATAATGCGATTGCGTTTCGTGCGGCGGAAACAGCCTGCACCCCGAAAGATTCCTTTGGCTTGTTTTCCCAGAGGGTAAGCAGCAGTTCGGTACCCGTAGTCGCCAACGGTAGCAATTTCTTCGCGTTGATGTGGGTGACCTGGTTGAATAGTTTTTTGTAGTCTATGCCATCTGGGGTGATAAAATCAGTCGAAATTCTCGGAATATCCTTGGAAATCGACGTGAGGATATCCCAAAATTTTCCGCGTGGGGATACGTCGTTTGACATTTATTAGTCCGTTCTTGTTAGGTGTTAATAGTTTCGAGTTCCTTACCGGGGTTGCATTGCAGCACAGGCATGTCCTGGGGGTTAAGGGTATTCTTCGGCTGTTTTAATGCCGAGAATTTAGCCTTCATGCGAGGAATTTCATACCCCACTATAAGGCCGTACAGTACAAGTTGAATGCATTTTGAAGCTGTCATATTCGAAATATAGCAAAAAAACTGCTATTTGCGTGGTTGATGGGTTAAATTTTTGAAATAGTTTTTCGGCATGATAGTACGGATTCCAAATGAACCTTATGTTAACATCATCGAGCTTGCGTGGATTTTCATCAAGCGCGAATTCTTCACGACCATGGAATTCTTGGAATTCTACGATCAGGAAGACCGATCATGGAACGGCAGGGCAATATGGTGGTACATCATCGCGCTCACCATAATGTCGGTATTCCTGTGCGGATTCACCCATTACATACCGGCAATACTATTCTCGGCGTTGGCCACAGGGACATTCACCCGATTCTTGCAGGCATCAAAATGGAAATAAAGGACCCCCAGAAGCTAGCCGAGTACATCACTCTCATGCACCAAAATCCGAATATTCTGGTGCGAATACAGGATGATGGAACCATCGACTTGCTGTTCAGCGAGCTAAAACAGCTGGAACCGGCAATAGAGAGCGTCAAATGCCCCTATTGCGATATCCGCATTCGCGAACACCAGCCACAGTTGGAAGACACCATTCGCGGAATGTACTTGCGATGCCCCGAATGTAACCAGAGATTCTTCATCCACCTATTCGTCCCATTTGGCGGAACCCCGGCTTAGAGATACATGGGCAAGGTTCCGTTGATGAACCGACGGCACTTTCTCCAGAACTTGTACAGTTCCCTATCAACCTGTGGAACATCGCCGCGTTCGCATTTGCTTAACGCTTCCTCACGATACATCATTATAACTACCGCAAGGCGGGTATATTTAAGGAACCTGTTAAATCTACGGGTCCCTTTATCATATCGTCCAGGTATCCTAGATTTACGGACCTTGTCACGGTTGTCGCAATCCTTGCTCGAACAGAACAGACGGCGATACCCCATGTCGGTAAGGTCCATAAGCTGGGTAGACTGGATGTAAACCTTAGTTTCCAAGGACGAAGTCCATGTCGGGCGATATACATTAGTGCCAATAGACAGTCGCCAAAGGCTCGTCAGGTAATACAACGGACGGCCAGCTGCCTTGACATATTCAGCAACCTTGTATTTCTTGTAATTGGTCCTGAAATACACGGTATAGATACCATCGACGGCGCCATATCGATATGCACCCGGAGTTATCTTTCTTTCAATACAGATGTTTTCTTCATCAATATTGATGCCGATTGATTCCAGAAGCCTTTCTTCGGAACTGTAAGTCGGCATATGGTAGCAATCGGACTTCTTTCGCCAGTCCCATTTCTTGGTGAGTTCAGGCATGTTGATATCCGTCCTGATTTCACCACCATCATTGACGAACGAAATGAGCTTCGCACTATGATCCCAGAGTTCTGACGTTTCCATTATAGTTCTCTCGTTTCCATTATATTAGTGTTGTTGTGGTTAATTAAGTTAAGGTGCTTATAGTTCACCGAACCGGCAAGGACATGTCCGGAAATATCCGATAGAGAGAAGTATCCCGACTGCCTGCGGCCATTCACGAAGCAAGGTCGTTCGGCATAAACAACATAATCCATCAGTCTATATCCATGTACCTCCCGAGGTGCCTGGTTGTTCTTCCGAATGCATCCCTTGAGTATGGATGCCTTGTGCAGCTGCCTGTTGTTGGCACGCAACTTGCGGATAATCCAGTAATGCCCGTCGGACTCGGCACCCGTATTGCCACTGATGCAACGGGCGTCTATGGTATGGTCCTTCGGAAGGCCTGCCTTGGTGCGGGCATACTTGGTGATGTAGCCGTACGTCTCGTGGCAAGGAACTGCATCACCGAACAGTTTATCCAGTTGACCGAACACCGACTTCCGCATGATGCCCATTACGGCAGCATCCTTCAAGGAAGCCCCGCGGCTGACATTCTTAGGCAGCTTAATTTCGCCCCTATGATACTTAGCATGGCATTCCGAACACAACGTGATGAGGTTGTTAGGTGCATCTCCACCTGTCTTTCTGCTTTCGATATGGTGGACCCGCAGCTTCCTGTCCTTGGACTTGCCCTTACAGCACTGGCATTTATGCCCATCCCGGAACAACACGTATTCCCTTACGTTAGAAAATCCGAGCTGTTCACCCTTCTGGTAGTCGGTTCCATGCGGCAACGGAAGGCACTGTTCCTGGGCCTTCAACAGTTGAATATCAAACTGTGCCGTCTCCACCGTTATCTCCCCGATAGGTAAAATCTTACATATCTTCGAAATCCAGTATATATGGGAATCCACCTTCTGCCGTACGGAAGGCGCAATCCACCCTGGCTTCTTGGTCCTGTTCAGGAACCTGGACTTGCGGTAGCGAGTTTTCCTGTTCCTTCTGGTCCGACGGAACTCCCTTCGCGTGGATAGCTTCTCCACGATATCCGACCTCAGCAGTAATTCTGCTTCGAAAAGTACCTTCTTCTTGGTAGTGGCGGAGAAACCTACATGCTTCGTACCCGCGTCTACTCCTAGACTGACCTCCTGCACGCCGTTCGGCGTGTCGTAAGCAAGCTGAATGGTGAATGGACGGTAATCGACAACAACCGCGAGACCTTTCCTGAGCAGACGACGGACCTTGCCGTGCCTAGTGGTAGGCATCAGAGGGTTGCCGTATTTGTTCAGTACATAGACCATCTAGTCGTTATCCTTTCGTTGTTTTTTAACCTAACTTAATAGGTAATGCAGGGATTACTCCCTGTGGGTGGTCATCGACAATGTTAGGAAGGCTTGTCATGAACGCCACACTGTCCCTACCCATCAGGACTGTTTAATGACATTCAACAGAGCTACAGACTTGACCGTACATCCGTAGGTGTTATGACCTTCCTAACGTAGTTCAGCAGATTTCTCTGCTTCACTGAGTCTAATCAACTATGAGTCTGAGTTACCCCAAACTCACGGGTCTTTATACCCGTGGGTAGTTGATTATCGCCTCATGAAGTTATAGACAGCGTTATCACCGAGCTTCTTCCACATGTCATTCTTGAGGATGTTGTCTATGGTTTCCGGGAGGTACTTCAACGGACATTCGGTAATACAGCCGTCAAGGTAGTTACGGGCACTCTGCTCGGAAACGACACATGCCCCGTTGATTACCGGGTAGAACATGCGCACCTGTTCCTGACGGTTGTTGTTATCGTATGCGTGGATGTTCAGGATAATCTTGGAGCGTCCGATCCATTTGGCCAGGTTCTCGCCGGAAATGCCCATGGTGATTGTCGTTGCCCACTTGTTGCAGCCGGCATTGGCAAGCTGAGTAAGCAGCTTGGACCTACGCTCGGTCAGAAAGCCATAGAACAGGACATCGACATCCTTTTCCACGCTTGGTACGTCGCGCAAAGTGCTTGCGTAATGCATCGGATGGAATGAAGTACGGATGCCCTTCTTGGCAAGCCAGTCGATATTGTCCAAGTCATAGTCCCATACCTCGTCTGCACCACGAAGCCATTCGAATACATGCGGATTGGCATACTTGCATCCGTCATACATCTGTTCCAACTGGTATACAACGAGTTTCTTGTTAGGATACTTCTTGCGCATACCTGACAGGGTACAACGAGAATCTACATGACCGAGGATGAATACAGTGTCGGCAAATTCAGGCCGGCCACCGCACTCTTCCTTCAGCATGCGGGCAACTTCTGTAAAGACAAAACGGTTTGTAGCTTCAATAATCATTTCTTTGGCATGCAGGAGATGGTGAAACTGTTGCCGGCGCGGCTAATCTTCGAAATTACACCGTGAGTCAAAGTCGTATTCATTTCTTCCTTGGTACGCTCAATCACATCGTCGCAGTGAGAAACCTTACGTCCCGGGAATCGAATGCAGAAGTTTACCGGATGACCCTGTTCCATGAATTCATCACCCTGCTTCAAGATGCGTTCACGGTCAGCATCACCACCGTTGCTCGGGAAACGGAGATCCTTGACTTCGGTAGCCTTGGCTGCTGCACGGTTCTTCTTTTCCATTTCACGCTTCTTTTTCTTCTGCTCGTATTCATACTTGCCACGGTCGCCAAGGCGTGCAACCTGCGGGTCCTGGTTGACAGCTACAACGATGATGTCAAGGTCGCGTTCCTCGGCAATCTTGCGAGCTTCCGCACTTGTCACCACGCCAAGCTGTTCGCCGTTTTCACCCATCAAACGAACCGTTGCCGTAGTGATACCATCCTTCGGCGGGTTACCAAGACGGTACACAGGCGGATTTCCCGACGGATTGACACAAACCAATGGAAGGTCTCGGTCATTGGCAATCGCCTTAGCCTTGCCTGGGTTCATGGTGCCCATAGGTTTTCCATCTTCGCCAATCAGCATGATTGTCGATGCGGAGATGTAGAAATTGTTCTTGAATCCCATATTATTTCTTTACCTCGTAGAGTTTAAAGTTAGAACTGGCTACAATCCTGTCATAGCAGGAATTGAGCAAAATCTTTGCCCACCGTTGGGCGGTTTCTTTATCCGATGGGTGGATGAATGATAATAGCTTTTGGTATTCCATGGTGGAAATGTAGCATTTTATGATTCGGGTGGCAACAAAACCGCCGGAACCCTGAGGCCCCGGCGGTCCTTATGGCAACAAAATTGCTATGATATCATTACTTACTCTTCAAGAAAGTAGGCATGACATCGGCATCATGTTCACTGAAACGTGGCGCCTTGGTTCCGGACACATAGGCATTCCAGGAACGAATCACGTAAGCAACACGAAGCTTTTCCGATACACGTCTATCCTTGTTAGCAAGGTTCCAACGGCGCATCTTTTCAATGACCGGATTGCCCGCGGTATCAAAGGAGTTAATCTGGGTAAAGAACTGCTCGGCCTTTTCTTTGCTCACCCCATTGTCATGTACAAGAGCAAAATACAGAGTACCAACTGTTTTTGGGGTCATTGCATGAGATTCCGTAATACAACGCATTGCAACGCGGGCTGCATCGTCATAGTCTGCCGGGCGGGTATTATATTCTTCAAGCACGGCGGACGGAGTGAGACGGCGATCCTTGAGAGCAAGATGTCCACAATTGCGGAACTCATTCATGCCATTGATAATACCAGTGATGACAGTATGATACTGAACGCCGGACATCTGCAACACCTGCGTACCGGTACGGACACGACCGCAGTCAATGGTATCAAAAGTATCACGCGGCACATCGCTATTGACGAGAGTCTGGAACGGGCATCCAGCCTGAATACAAGCCAAGAGGCGATGTTGTCCATCAAGGACATAGCCATTTTCATCAAGCTTGATTGATTCGCTATTCAACTTCCAACGGTCACTACGCATCTCGTTTGCATAGATTTCAACGGTTCTGGAACTAGTCTTGCGGTTAAGAACACCGGCAGCCTTCGTGCGTTCGAGGAGTTCCTTTGCGTATTCCGGAGTGATGATTTTGATTTTGGATTTTAGTGTCATGATGTTTTTGTTCCTTTTTAGTTTTTGATAACCTAAATGTAGCACCTTTTTTAGCAATTTGCCAACTTATGCCTGTTCAGGCTGTTCCGGTTGATCCGTTTCTGTTTTCTTCTTACCCCTTGGCTTCTTTCCCTGAATTGTAGGGTCATCAAAGAATACCATGTAGTACGACTGGAAACCAGTTGCCGTATACGTAATCTGAACTTCGTTTGGCTTTAACCCAGCTTGGTTCAGAAATTTATCGACATCTTCAACCCGTTTGCATCTGACATGTGTTATCATGTTGTTTACCTCATTTTGTTGTTACTACGAATGTAGCAAATGCATAACAAGGTGGCAACTAGTCGAGAACGTGCAATTCCTTGGCTGCACGCGTAAATGCAGTGTATTTCAATTTGTTGCGCAAAATAACGTCAGAGCATACATTCATGTCACGTTCAACCACAAAGGCATTTTGTACAGTAGTACCTTGTGCCTTATATACTGTCATGGCATAGATATAGCCAACATACATAAAGTTATTTTTAAGCTTGTTGTATGGCTCCCAAGCTTCTTTCTTGGTGTACTTATGTCGCCCCATCTGGCCAAGTTCTTTGGCTCGTTCACGGCATTCGGCAGCAAGGTCAGCCTTCAACTTATTCAGTTTTTCCTGTTCGGATGGCTTAACTACGTAGGCCGTACATTGCTTGCGATGTCCAGGAAGTGCACGGAAATTGACCACAGTCAACTTGTAGCACCCAATATGATATGCCGGATCTCCATCAGGCATGTCTATCACATTGAGGACCTTTACACGTTCCTCCATGCTGTAAACCTGCTCTTCATCATATCGAACCCTCCCACGCCTGTCAGTCTTGTTCATCCTGCGGTAACCCCGGGAGATGCGCAATTCTTCACCTTCTACATATTCAGCTTCTACACCAGGATATCTATGACGGCGAATACATTTATTGAGCGCATCCACGGAAATATTGCGATACGCAATCGCAAGCGCGTAGTCGGTATCTTCCTTGTAAGCATCGGAAGTGAAGTATTCGTACACTTTCGACATAAACTCACTGCGTTCAGTGTAGAAGTAGATACCGCCAGATTCACCAACCTCAGTAACATGGTCAAAATAATCGCCTGGCTGGGTAATATGCTGGCGCATCATGGTGACAGTGCGCATAATCGGGTTGTCAAGTGCCGTACGCATCACCTTGCTAAGCATGAAGCCATATTTCAGATTGAAAACAGGAGACTGCAACAGTCCACGGTTGCTGTCTTCCACAGCAGGAATCTGACACGGATCACCCACATAGATAACCTTTATGTAACTAAATTCGACCAGGTTAGCTTCAATATTCCGCAACAGTTCAGTTCCAGCCATTGAAGCTTCGTCAATTATAATAATGTCATATTCACCAAGTGCGGATTCGCCATTCCGTTCCAGATACGGTTCCTTGTCATCAAGGTCAACAAGCTTCAATCCACAAAGAGAATAAATGGTACGGTCAAACTGACGATTAGTGCGCTTTGCAATGACTTCAACAGCCTTGTTGGTCGGTGCAGTACACACGTACGATATGTTTTTCTTGTCCAATTCATCAAGAAGAACATTCACCAAGGAGGTCTTACCAGTACCAGCCGGACCACAAAGCACCATCTGGCGGCAATCGCTCTCCATGAAGGAATTGATATATTCCAAAGCCGACTTCTGGTCCTCGGTCAAATCATCCTTGGTCAATAGTTTCTGCTTCGGTGCAGATTCTTTCGATGTTTCTTCCGGCTCCTTGATTTCTTTGGTTTCAGAATCAAACAAATTAAAAATATCAGGTGCCGGTTCAAATACCTTTTCGGCAAGCGGAGCTCCCTTAGGGGGAGGCGGAGGCGGATCTTCCGTCATGCATTCGTTAACAGTATCATCCTTAGGTTCAACTTCAATGGCGGAAATCGCATCAACAGCCGCGCCATTAGTATCAACACGCGAGTTCTCAGATGCGGCAGAGTCTTTATGCGATAATTCATCAAACAACTTTTGGAGATCCATGCGAGAAATATAGCAAAAATACCTAAAATGGCAACCGAAACTATAAACTATGACCGAGGTAATATCATGAACATGTCTAATCGCCTACATAATCTAGCTTCTGTTTCCACAGGCACCGCACGAGCGGTGTATGAATCCGCCTACGCAGCATATCACGCCATATTCGAAGGGGAAGAAGATGGTGAACTGGCAGAACTGAACGATCTGGGTAACGAAATCGGAGATGACCTTGGTGGTGAAGGTGGCGGTATGCCTCCGGACGATGGCAGTATGCCTCCTGAAGACGGTGGTGATGCACCTGAAGACGGCGGTATGCCCCCGGAAGACGGTGGTGATGCACCTGAATCTGAACAGCCGCCTGAGGATGAACCATCCGCTGACGAAGAAGCACCTAAAAACGTAAACGCCCAGCCACAGGCAGCTTCGATTAACGCGGATGCACTCATCGCTGAACTTACCAAACTGAAATATCCCGAGAAAATTCGAGAAGTTGGCCAGCAGATGAAACAGACAGCCGGTGGAAAGGCACCAACCGCACAGGATATGGTAAAGCCAGTTGCCGCAGCAATATCAAAGTACATGTCCAAGAAAGGATATGCGGCTATGCAAAAGGAAGATGCCCTCAGGGTCGTCAAGACCATCATCATGGCTGCGACGAATGTCGGCAAGAAAGCCGAAGAAGCCAAATCCAAGACTGCCGATGCTGAACAACCGCAGGGCGAACAATAGACTTATTCCGCATATATGGAAAATGCCGCCTGTTTGGCGGCATTTTTGTTAGCAGTAGTATTCCGCATAGAAATCCGTTTCAAGTTCTGCTGCGGGAAGTCGTTTCTCCCAGTCAACGATTGCTTCCTGTAGTTTACGGTATTCGGAAAGGTACCTGTCCCTACGGTCATAATCCTTCTGGGTCGGATTCGGTATGCGTCCAAGGTCGATGTTGTCTTCGAGGTCGCACACCTTCACCCTGGCTGCGAGGTAATTCTTTGCAACCGCTTCAATGTATTCTTCGCGAGGAGTAGTCTTTCCGCGAGTCAATACGTCAACAACCTTCCACACCACTTCCGGGAAGAACATTTTTAAGTCAGAAACAGTGAATCCACCATCCTCGACTGTATCATGGAGGTACGCAATCGCGGTAAGCTTGTCATCCTCGTATGCATCAGCCACTCTGGCAGCGACGCGTTCAGGATGTTCAAAATACGGAGCACCGCCTTTATCCTTCTGGCCATCATGTGCAAACCGTGCAAAGGTTATCGCCTGTTCAACAAGCGTACTTTTCTGAGGAATTCCTCTCAAAAATTCTTTAATTTCATCACGAGATCGCATTTGCATTATCTCCGGTTAAAATACTGGATGTTGCGTCATGTTTTACTAATGGTAAACTACTCCCTTCAATGATAAAAAGGACTAATTTTATGAAAAAAGTGGGCAAAGTCATGACCAAAGAACAACTCATTGCCGGAATCAGCTACAAATTAGCAGAAGCGTTATCCTTTATCGTCGAAACAACGCCAAACATCACCCTTGGGCAGCCGGTTCAAGGCTACAAAAGTGCCGATACTTCATATTTCAAAGTGCTTGGCGAGTATGCTGCCGGGGAACTGTATGGAAAAATTGAACTGGCCGTGTCCGAAGGACCGATGGGGGCCCGCCCAGTCAGCCTGAAAATGTCATTTGGCGATGAAGCACCCACTCCGATATCCATCGCCAGCCCAAACGACCTGCTTGACGCCATCACAGCCAAGCACCGGGTATTTGTCGAACGCTCTTATAACAAAAGCAGCGCTTTCGCATTGAACGATGCGCTGAAAGAGCTGGAAGAACTTCCATGTCCACCCGAGATTCATCAGAAAATCATGGACATTATCCAGAAACTTCGTTAGACACTCACAAGCCTCGTGCGGCAGGCATGCTGTCGAGAAGTTTCTGAATTTCCTCACGTGTCCAAATCCGCTGATTCGAACTACCCCTGAATTTCAGTGAAATATCCCTCTGTTCCAGGATGAACGGGCCGTCCACCAAGACATCCACCGTTTTGAGGATGTTCGACGTTACGAGATGGATATCCTGGCGCTGCCCAGTCAGCAGGTCATTATCCAACACATAGCCGGTAAACATCCACAGAGTCTTGTCAGGATACTTTTCCTTGAACTTGGAAAGGAACGGCAAGAGCCCCCACTGGTTCTCGGGCTCAAACGGTTCGCCACCAAGTACAGTCAGTCCGGCAATATAGGATGGCCGGCATGCTTCGAGCACCTCATTCTCGGCAATAGCGTCGAATTCCTTGCCATAGGAAAAGTCCCAGGTCTCTGGATTAAAGCAACCCTTGCAGTGGTTGCGGCAACCGGAGACGAAGAGTGAGACCCGAAGGCCTTCCCCATCGACTATTGACATCGGATCAATCTTGCTGTAATTCATTACAAACCTTATTACGCTTTTTATGTTTAATTGTTTTATTCCTAAAAGTAGAAATATAATCCTTTCCATAATGTTTGGCAACATATTTCTCGTATTCCGAACAATCTACTATAATGTCAACATCGTGAGCCAGCATACACTGATGTTTTGCTTCATATAATCCATCCTCATCATGATTATATGGGTTCACCATTACATTATCCGGATTTTTATCCTTGAAGAATTGCCGGCCCTTCAATTCAACTAATCTCGTTTCAACTCTAAAATCCGGGTTATAAACATGAGTCCTTCCATTATATGTATAAGAAAATTGCACATCCGGTCTATACTCAAAATCAATGTTATTATCAGATAGCCATATATAATATGATAAATCATACGAACTATCAAAGATTATATCATTATAAATGTACTTAAAATGCATTCGTTCATGAATCTTCTTACTCTGTGATGGAACGCGGACTCCGTATCGTTTAAGAGATGTTTTCGCAGCCTTCTCCCTATTATTATATGTCTTATCACCATATCGTATCAATTTCGTGCGCGTACTCTTAATTACATTTTGTTGATACCACACATCAGTTGATCCGAATTCGGCAACAATACTCTCCTTCGCTTTGGTACGATTGTTATATGTCGGGTCACCATACCGTTGCAACTTAGTTTCAGCGCATTTTCTACCATATCCATCAATTTTTGCCGGATGAGTAACCCCATATCTAGCTTTCATGGTAGCATTTCGTTTATCACTTGTTGCGATAAACATGCCAGAATAACTACCATAACGCTCCTTCACAACTTGATTCCGATGCTCATCTAATATCTCACGGTAATTTTCGCCATACTTTTCAACCATACTCTTATTATAGTTTGCATAGTATTCGTCCGTGGTATGTGTTTGTTTAGATACGCAATTACGACATCTAAATGGAAATACTATCGTCCGTAAGTTTCGTGATGAAATCTCTCCACATTCTGAACACTTAAAACTAAAATTTAACCGATTATATTTATTTACCGGTTTTAAAGATTTCATCTGCACTAAGTCAGCTTCATTAGACAGATGACCATAAATTGATTTCTTATTAAGCATAAAGTGACCCGCAGTCGGCTAAATTGGCGTTCATCCAACCACGGGTCACCTATAAAACCCATCTCACATCGAAGAACGCCAATTATCCGATGTGCCGGCAATGAGTTTATAACATGACCGTCAAATATTTTTGCGATCTGCCAATTCAGCAAGCTTGCCAGTATTCCAGGACTTCAAAATCGTCTTTCTAGGCGATCCCGTTAAATAACCCGTAATACGGCGAACACGAACAAACATATCTTCATCCCTACAGCCACACTTCGGACATTCGTTATCAATTATGCCATGATATCCACACTTCATGCAATCATCCGACGACATAGTACAACTAAAATAACCAAGGTCGCCTTCATACATTGCATCTATAGCAGCCTTTACCGCCGGCACATTTTTAGTTAAATCACCATTAAGCTTGTAGTAGAAGATGTGACCAGCGTTCGTAATCTTGTGGAACGGCGCCTCAGTCTTAATCTTGTTTTCAAGAGTCGTATCCAGAGAGAAATACATCATATGGCTATTGGTATAGTAACCCTTGCCGAAAATCTTCATGAGGTCAACATCTTCAAGACCCTTAACGCCGATCAGGCGAACCTTCTTCTTACGGGCATCCGGATAAGTGCATTCACATCCAGTAACAAAGTCATTATCGCTCATCTTCGGGTTCGAATGACCTTCACAACCGGTCATCATATCATCGTCATCCGTCGGTTCCTCGATGATTTCCTTGCAGAACTTGTTCTTGTCGATGGAAGCAAAACGACCAGCAACGGCTTCTGCCGGAGTTGCAAAGCACGACCAGTTGAGATGCGTTTCCTTCTGGGTCTTATCGCAGAACTCGCGGATATGTTCCACGATAGAGAGTGCAAAGTCATCGATGTCATGGTCAATACCGAAGGTCTTACCGGTAAGGAGGGTGATGACTTCGGCAATGCCGATATAACCGATGGACAGGGTAGACTGCTTCATCACTTCCGCAATGGAATCGGTGAGCGCGTGCTTCTTGTCATCGGAGGTCAGATACAGACCCTGCTGCATAGTGAACGGGAAGTTCTCGTAGGTCTTTGTATTACAGATAAAGTTGAAGCGGTCGAGGAGGCTATCCTTGGCGCATTCAAGCAACTCATCGAGCTTTTCGAAGAAGATCTGCTTACGGGTTTCCTCGTTCTTGCTCTTGATGTGAGCCTCGATAGCGATACGGGGCAGGTTGAGCGTATGGAACGCGAAGTTACCGCGGGCGGTAGTCTGTTCGGGTCCGTTGATGTTGCCGATGACCCTGGTACGGCAGCCCATCGTGGAAATGGTGGTGTTCGGGATAATCTTGCGAACTTTGAGCTTGTCGCCCGTCTTGGACACGACTTCCCAGTAGTCGCCATTGCCCACATCGTATTCAAACGCAGTGGTTTCGCCGGCCTTGTAATCGCCGAAGCCGAATTCAAAATCTTCGTTCCTACCCCGGTACTTGAACGTCGGGTTTGCATCCTCGACTTCCTTGTATTCGTACTTGACATACGGGAGGTTGAAGGAGGAGTCAACACGTACAAAGTTCGGGTAGAAGCGGCGGGCGAGACATTCGATTGCCTGGTTGTACAGGTCGTAGTTCGGGTCGCCCTCGTACTTGGTATAGCCCTTCATGAGCTTGAAAATCAAGATCGGGAAAATCGGGGTAAGGCCGTCACCCATGCCTTCGTACTGGGCACGCATCAAGTTGTGGCTGACCATTCGCCCGCAGTTGGACGTATCGAGGCCAAAGTTGATTGATGAGAATGGGACCTGGTTTCCGGACCGGCTCTGCAAGGAGTTCAGGTTGTGGACAAGAGCTTCCATAGCCTGATGGGTTTCAATGTTAGTGTACTTGATAGCCTTTTCAAGACATTTCTTGGGGAAACGGTCGGTGTAATGGCAAATCGGCTTGTTCATGGTGACATCGGAAAGAAGCTTGCGCCAGCGTTCCTTATCTTCGTCTTTTTCCGGATCACCAGCAAAGCCCTTGAACTTTTCATCACCAGTGTCTTCGTAATAATCGTTTAGCCTAACGCCGAGATGGGTACGGAAACTTTCATCCACTGACGGGGCAAGGTCAAAGTCAAAGTTATCACATGCAATGCCGCCATACTGCTGATTGGATTGAAGCTGGAAAATCACTGCGGTAAGCGCAGCAGCACTCTGGACAGAATGAGCACGGCGAATGAAGCCCGTGCCGGAATCGAAACCAGTGGACAGCAGCTTGCCAATAGGAGCGAAGAGGCAGTTGAAGGTCAAGTTGTACATGTTGAGGTCATGGATGTGCATGTAGCCATCCTTATGCATCTGGGAATACTTCTCGTTGATGTTATTCAACAGGTTGTACATCTTGTTCGTCTCAGACGCAATCTTGCCATACGCGCCAGCCGGCGTTGCGCCACATTCATTGGCGTTGTCACGGAGGATATTCGACGTGTTCAATGACGTGTACTTGTCATCTGTAATTTCACGCACCGTGTTCAGAAGAGGCATGTTCTTGATAATCGCCTTCTTGGTCGCAAGAACCTTGTCACGGTTGGCACGGTAAATCACATAGGCATCGTATGCCTTGGGCCACTTTTCGCGGAGAACATTCTTCACCGCATTGGCCACCTTGTCGGCAGAGACCGACGCGGTGTTGTAACTTTGGATTTCTTCAATAACCCGGTTGGTCGCCTCATCAAGTTCTTCGTCACTAACAGAAGTCTTGGTAGCATAGAACGCGGTCTTCATCGCGTGTTCAATCTTGCTTGGATTAAAAGTCTGTGGTCTTCCGTCACGCTTGTTCACTTTGGCAAGTTTCGGTGCGGCAATAGGTTCAGCAGATTCGCTTACATTACTCATACATTTTCCTCATTTTTACCTTACAACGGTGACCATTCCTCAGTCGCTTTGTAATAAGGCAAGTAGTGTTTATATCCTCCGCGAACCGACACATAGTGAACATAAATACAGCATATTGTACATTTTCTGGCGTTTTTACACTAGATATGGCGGTTCTGTAGGGTTTGGTGAAAATTGTAAAATCTTCTTTACCTTCCACCAATGACATCCAAAAATTGATGTATCGTCGTCGGCTCGAAGTCATTATCCCCTCTCCGGGTTATCAGACCGGAGCCACGGGATGCCGCCTTCACCGCCAATGCATGCAAGAAACCGCGCTTTCCCGACCCACAGTGAATCACCTGTCCTGCGGTGAGATAAAGCGCGGTAATCATTGAATATGACTGGCGTTTCTTCCACGACACCTTCTCAAAAGTTGTCAATGTCTCCCCATAAACTAGTCCAGAAATCATCCGTTCGGTCTTGTACGATTCCTTGTCATACAAGGCAATCGTAACCGACAGCGTATGGTCAAGACCATCCAGCACGGTATTCACGAAATCAAGAGTTTCATTGCCTGCGCATTGCCCGGCAATCAAGATATTGTTATCCGGATGCATGAGGTGCTCGGGCAAATCCGGAAGCGGGAAGCTGTCAAGTACGACAGCTCCGTCCGGGGCGCCATCCAGCTTGCCAAACGTAATGATCTTGGTAGCCCTGTTTACCATAGGAGCGTACTTTTCATCCCAGTCATGCAATATCAAAATGTGCGGTTTATGCTCAATTCCATCCGGTCCAAGTACTCTACCATCACCGCACTGTACTGCAACCGGTTCCCTACATTCCGCATTTGCCCAGCATGAACGGTGGTCATACATGGCGCACATTCTCGCCAAAACATTAAATTTACTGTGCCAGTCAGGTACTAGAAAATCACGACTGAACTGCATTGGCTAACTCCTCATAATGCTTCCGCAATCCCACAATCTCATCTATCTGCAACTGCGTCAAATCAGGCAGTTGCAACAAAATTTCATCAATGAAAGTGACGCAGTATTCTGCGCTGTCTTCTTCCTCAATAGCCTTCATCACCTTTTCGAAGGTCATTTTGCCGGTACGGTCCACATCGTATATAGTGGTGTCCATGTGTAGTGAAGTCCTTGGAGTGCATTGCCAATCCAGGCTAACCGCCAGCCGACCCATGTCATTGTACTTCTCCACCATCTCGGCCAAAGTGCGCCTGCCGGACACGTACAGTTTAAGGTCTTCGTCGCTCATGCGCCTTACGCATGCCTGCCTTACACGGTTAGCAAGGTACAGCGGACTGCTTTTCAGATATTCAGGTGTGTTAGCAGCCGGATGGAACAGATGGTACGCCACGCATCCCGGCTCTCTATTCCGCACAATCGGCCCGACCAGACGCTTGCATTTTGTAAGAAAAGCATCGTCCTCGGCACCCCAGTTTACAAATTCTTCATCATACTTGCCAACTTGTTTCCACGTATCCCGTGTAAACACATTGCACAGACCAGTCTGACGGTCGATATTTACCCCGTGGTCCTTTGGACCCGGAAGCAGCGGCATACCTTTAACCAGCATTCGGGTATCAGTTTCCTTCAAGTACACTGCCTCTGAATACGGGAACACCAGCGAACCATCATTCCAGTGGTTGCGTATATAGTCAACGACCTTTTCGTTAAGATACACATCGCCATCAACCATTGCGATAGCTTCTGTGTCCGGGACAGCTTCGATTGCCGCATTTAACAGCGCAGTCTTGCAAAAACCGCCGTCAATATTCAATGTAACATGGCGAACCCTGGACGGATCCAAATTAAGCGTATCGAACCACCCAGTCGGATTCTGCTCGGATACGCAAAAAATAGCTTCCGGGAACAATTTCATGTTGTTCTCAAGTGTCGCCTCCAGGTTCCTTCGACGATAGCGGTCACCCTTGTCACAAAATGCAGTAATCACAAGAAACTTCATGTCAAAAATATAGCAAAAAATTTCCCAATTTCTGTCCAAAATCCAAAAATCCCGATAATCGTCCACAAATCAATGCCTTATAAACTGCTTTGTACTATGCCATTCAACGGGATACATAATCTAAGGTCTGCAAGCGAGTCTGTGAAGCTCGAAATGTGGCAGCTGCAAGAAATCGAGCGCTGCACCAAGGACCCTATTTACTTCATCCGCCACTACGTCTACATCAACACAAAGGACGAGGGCACCCAGCTGATGAAGACGTACCCGTTCCAGGACGAGGCAATTCGGCGTTTCCTCAAATACAGGTTCAACATCAACCGATGGTCCCGGCAGGTGGGTAAATCCACCATTGTCCGCGCATTTATCCTTTGGTACGCAATGTTCCACGAAGACCAGCTCATCGCAATGCTGGCAAACAAGCTCATGCTTGCTAAGGAACAGTTGCAGCTCCTGCGAGAATCCTACCTGAACCTCCCCTACTGGCTACAGCCCGGCGTAAAACTGTGGAACAAGATGTCCATCCAGTTCGCCAACGGCTGCCGTATCATCATCGCGGCTTCATCATCGGACGGTATTCGTGGTTTCTCCCCGAATCTACTGTACCTTGACGAATTTGCGTTCTTGCGTCCGGGCATGGCCGATGAATTCATGGCTTCCGTGTTCCCGACTATCTCGTCAGGTAAGAAGACGCGAGTCATCATTACGTCAACGCCGGCGGGCATGAACCACTTCTATCGAATGTGGGAAGATGCGGTCGATGAATCTACGGCAACCGCACACGAATTGCAGGCGAAGTACGTCAGGTCCACGGTGCTCTGGAATGAAGTGCCCGGTCGTGACGAACAGTGGGGCATTGACGAAAAACTCCGCTGTGGCGAAGAAAGATTCCGCCAGGAATACGAATGCGAATTCATCGGTTCCGCAGTCACCCTTATCGACTACCACACCTTGCAGCATCTGCATCCGGACAAACCGATGGCCCATCCGAGAATCCCGGACGAATACCAGCTCCGCGTTTATCGGCGACCGCTCAATCCGCAACAGATGGAATTCGACAAGTCAGTCTACATTGCCGCACTGGATACCGGCTACGGTATGCGTCAGGACTACCACGTCCTCCAAATCCTCTATGCAAAGACCAGTACCAAGCTGGAACAGGTGCTCACACTGTCCTCGAACAGCGTGACCGTAGAAGACTTCTGTGCAGTGTCATTTGCCCTACTCCGGAAATACAATTTCCCCGCACTTACAATCGAATATAATGGCGGATCCGGCTCGCTTGCCTACCAGACGATGACTGCCGCAATGCAGTACCCGAATATCGTTGACTACGATAGCTACTTCCGTGGCATGTACTCCACTGGAACTACCAAGAACCAGGCCGTCATGCTGCTGAAGACTTACATCCAGAAGAACTACCTCATTCTCCATGACGAGAAGACAATCAACGAGCTCATGTCGTTCACTCGACCCACCAAGAGCACCTGGGGTGCTTCCGGCGGTAACCATGACGACCACGTTACGAGCTTGTACTGGGCCGTCTACCACGCCTACTCGCCGTACTTCCAGGGTGAAATGGAAGAAATCTCTTGGGACGACGTAATCAGGGCGGTGTTCGCACCGGCTGCTCAGATTGCCGACATGCGCAACGCGGCAGAGCAAATCCACAACCCGCAAATTTCGCAGGAACAGCGCGGCATGATGGAACTTGCCGGCAACCAGCGCATGTTGCCGCCTGTACAGCGCCCGTCGCAGCAGCAACAACAGCCGGTTCAGGCCACTGTCTATTCAGGCGTTCCACAGCAATACCAGTATGGCCCGCCGCAAGGCTACCGACAGGATATGCAGCATCAATATCAGGCATATCCGCCCGGTTATAATCACATGCAGCAACATCCGGCATATCAGCAACACTATAACTATCAATACCCAGGTTACTATCCACAGCAGCCACAGAACTACGCCTATCCACAGCCGCCCGTACCGGGTATACCAGTAGCTTCGAGAGTATAAACTGTAACTGTTAAAGAAAAGGAATTCCCGATGTGCGATGAACTTGACCAACTGCTTGCTATCACGAGACAAATTGAAGCCTCCCCAATCTCCCGTCCAATGATGGAAGCGGAAGAAGACATTGATGCGATATATGCCGATTACGGCGACAGTTCAACACCGTTCAATGCAAAGCCAACTGTTACCAAGGTAACTAGCAAGGTAACTGGCAAGGCTCCTGGCCAGAAACCTGAACCCGATGAATGCTCCGGCAACCCGACATACCCGGATAAGCAGAAGGGTCCTCTCTTTGAAGACCCGGGCACAGACGCAATGTCCAACATGAACAACGGCATCGAGAAGCTAAAGGAAGGCGTGCAGACATTCGTAGATTCGACAGAAAACGCGGAAACTCCGGTCCAGGAAAGCATGGGTCTCAAGCTGTCCCTCGACGAATGCGTTGAACGCGGCATGGGCCGCAACTTCATGCGAATGTACCAGCTCGAATGCGCTGGCCAGTGCTGCCCACAGCAGGGCGGCTTCCATCTTGGCGACGTGGTTCACTGTGGAAACACCCCGGCACTGTTTGTCGTAAAGAAAGCTGACGGCCAGATGGTTACTGCTGCAAAACCGACTTCCAATCCGAATGAACTTCTTACCTCCTGTGACGGCGAATGGCCTACTTTCACCTTCCGCGCAACCGACATCCAGCCGATGCTCAACGCATCCATTGACGATGTTCAAAATATTGTCGGCTTCAATGACCAGGCAATGCCATTTGACGGTAGCACCATTGATGACAACCCGATGAAGGTTGCCCAGAATGATGCCAAGTGCAACATGCTCGACCGGATTTCGGACAACCTTGATGAAATTCTCGGCATGCCATATCAGGACATCTGTTCCGGCAAGGATCCAAGCTGCAATGTAATGACCCAGCCTACCGAAGTGGTCATCATCAACCCGGATGGCTCGTTCGGCACAGCTCCCCAAATGGGCGGATACAAAGTAAAGATAGGTGACTAATGGCGCTTCCAAGAATTATATACGACTCTACCTGCTCCGTGTGCACGAACTTCATGCACATGATTAGAGCCAAGGTTAAGGACCGTGCGGAATACTACAAGGCCGACGAAAACGCACACGATTTCAAGTACGTCGACGCAAAGGGTGCAACGTATTCCGGCACAGCAGCGGTTGACAAGATGGCGACCGATTTTCCCGAAATCGGCGACTACCTGTTCATCCTCCCGGAAAAATTCAGAAAGGCTGGCTTGAAGGCTGTCTACAAGGTAGCCAAACCCATCAGAAAAGTTATTGGCGCAGTAAAGAAAGGATGCAACTGCGGGAAACATTAAAGGAGACAATCACGCATTAAAAAGGCGGCCATTCGGTCGCCTTTTATGCATTCTGAGTTTCTGTCGTTGAACCACGGTTCATATTACTGCTCTATGCTGTCAATGAATACACGGATACGATTGGTCAAGTGGCCATCATCATCCATAAGGTGAATGGCTTCTTTCTTCATGAAGTTGTGCTTTGCGAGCGTAAATATAATCGCGTCCACCCGGGCATCAGTCAAATTGGCACCACTCAGATTGGAAAGAACCTGATTCAGTTCCGGCTTGCACTCGGCATTGAACCGAGTGTATTGCCGGGATGAACCCGGAGTACTTTCAGCATCATCGATGGTATCGACATGGATCCGGCCATCAGTCAATACAAGGTCAAACTTTACCATACTTTACCCCAATCCAATTGAAATTCCAGTGTCCACACCAGCCACCCTCATCTCGATATGAAGGATGCCATCGACCAAGTTTGCCTTGAACGAATCCTGGGAAGTGTCTACAGGCTTCGGGAAGTAGAACGGGAAGCTGAAATCCCCGAGCAAGTGGCGCCCGACACCGATAAGTGCCTCGTACTGCGGCTTCTTGCCCTTGTTTCCCTTGCCCTTTCCCTTCGGGCGGTACTTCTCGCACATGAGTTCACGGTGCCCGCTGACATACAGGCTTCCACCGGAGAAGTTCATTTTAAGTTCACTCTTCTTCACACCCGGAAGGTCGATGTACAAGTGATACACGCCGTTCACCTCAATCATCTCGTATGCCGGGAAGTTCGGGGCGATTGCGATGCGTTCACCCTGCACCAGCTTGATTTCATCATCGCCCTGCGGCTGTGGTTGCTGCTGGGGCATCGGCTGCTGGTAATACTGTGGCTGTTGATAATATTGTGGCTGCTGGTAATACTGCTGTTGTGGATATACTGGTTGCTGATACATAGGCTGCTGATACACCGGTTGCTGGTAGACGGGTTGCGGTTGCGGCTGTGGGGCCTGCTGCACCGGCTGCTCCACGGGTGCCGCCTCTTGGACCGGCTGTGTCGGCTGGGCCTGCTGGACAGGCTGCTGCACCGGTTGCTGCACGGGGCGCTGCATCGGCCTTTGTGCCGGCCTGCGTTGCCTAACGACCTGCCCCGGGACAATCATTGACGCATTCGCCCTGGCGACCCTTTCCAAGTCCGCCCTTGCGCTAGTGGAAGCGTGGCCAACCATGCGACCGCTATTCGCATCGTACACGGCATCCGACAAGTTGGGCTCGTCACTATAAATAAGGGTAGGACCGTCATCTACATTATACATACTGCGCTCCTCGGAGCCGTCATCGTCCGGCTTCGACTTGAAAAAGTTGACAATTTTGGACCAGATGCCCACATTAAGTTATTCCATATAGCAGTCGCGGAGGACATTGAGGCGCTTGCTGTCCCTCAGCTTCTCTATTGCCTGGTTTTTGATCTTGCGAATCCAGTCCTTGCTCATGCCGGTATTCGCCGCCTCTTCCTCAAAACTACTCCCATCTCCGTCAAGTCCGTACAGGGAACGCAACAATTTGTTCTCTATCGGTGTAAGGACGCGTTTCATTTCGGCAACAAGGCCATCTCGCATGTCTTCCATGATAGCGTTCTTTTCCGGATTGGCATCAGTAGATTCATCGGGTATGACATCGTGTAACAGGAACGTGGAATTTTCACCATCCTCGCCCACTGGCATGTCGAGTGAATCCGGGCCCAGGATGGCATTCATGGCTTCCGTCCCGTAATTCATGTCCATCGGTAGGCCGTCCCGTATAGCCTTCAATACGCGCTTGCGCTGACGCACGGGGACATGGACCAAATCGCGCCCCTGGACAACCATAGACATATGGCGCCTGACTTCCCAGATGGCAAATGAGCCGAATTTTACGCCTTTACGATAATCGTATTTGTAAAACGACTCCATGAGTCCTAGTTTGCCCTCGGTATAAAAGTCGGTAATGGGCAATCCGGTGACATTGTGATAGTCCATTGCAAGCTTCAGCACCAGCCTGAGGTTCGATTTGATGATTTTGACCTTGGCGGCTTCCCTCACTCCCTCATTCTTGCTCGTATGATAGGTCTGGAAACAGGCGTTTTCCGCCCGTTGGCCTATAATTTCATAACCGGCAACCTCGGCGAAGAGCTCTTGCACTCCTGGTTCAATTGAAATTGCGGGCAAAACACACCCCTTTGTATATTGTTAACCTTAATATAACAACTTATCAACACTCTGTCAACACTTAATTGACGAAAATGTAAGAAAAGTTTATACAATCGCAAGCTAAAAAACCGTGGCCAACCGCTAAAGCTTTGGAAAACAGGAGATTTTCCAATGAAAAGACTAGCAATCAGCGTTTCCGGTGGCGGTGCCCTCGGTATCGGTCCACTTGCATTCATGACCAGGATGGAACAAGATTTCGGCAAGAAGCTCTGCGACATGAGTTTCGCCTACGGAGGCACCTCTACAGGCTCGATTATCGCAGCAGGCCTTGCACAAGGCCTGTCGGCGCACGAAATCTTCGACCTGTACAAGGGAAACTTGAAGAATATCTTCAAAAAGTACCCTGCATATAAGGTTTTTGACATCAAGTGCCCGACATATAACAATTCCAAGCTCAAGACGATCCTTCAAAAGACCTTTCCGGGCAAGATAGGCGACTGGAAAAAGTCTGTGTACATCCCGGCTACCTTCATGAACGGCAAGAGCGTCGAAAAGGTCTGGGACCTTGGGGATAAGGATACCGAAAAGTGGTTCGCGGTACTCACAAGCTGCTCCGCGCCGACCTATTTTGACGTAATTATGCAGGATGGCAAGAGCTACTGTGATGGTGGCATGTGGGCCAATGACCCTATCGAAACCCTTGAATCCGGCTTGACCAAGGCAGGACATAGAGATTTCAAGATTCTGTCGTTCAATACCGGCATGGACACCCCGCACACAGCCTGCGGCAACATGTCCAAGCTCGGATGGCTTGAATACATCCTAGACGAATGGGTTGCAAGAAGCGGCATGGCCAATTACTATGAAGCATGCGCCCATCTTGGCGAGGAAAACGTGTTCCGCGCATCGCCATCCCATAACAAGAAGATTAAGATGGACAAGACGGACGACAAGACCGTCAACGAGGTCATCGACATCTGGCAGAAATATTATGAAAGTGTCAAGGGCAAGCTGAAAAAGTTCATAGAGCGCTAAACTTGCGCTTCATGTGCTCCGTAACGAAATCGATTTCGTAATCGGCAGCGACAACCTTGCCATTAAGCATTGCAAATATGAGTGTACCGGTTCTGTTCCGGTACACTTCGCATGTACGGCGGTCCTGGGAGCATTTAACTGTAATGACAAAATCGGAATACATGTTGCCTGGGCCCGGCTTTAGCATCATACCGGTTTCCTGAACATGCTTGCATTCCTTTTTCATCATTTTAAGGAGTATGCCCATGAACTCCGCCTGTGAAGGCGTGAGTATAAGCGAACCCCTTATGTCTTTTGCCTGAGATGCCATAGATTAACCTTAAGTTATTTCTCCAACAGTTCCCATTACATCCTCTCCTTTGTTCCCATGATCATAAGGTTTACACTCTGCGTGGCCATCGGGTAGTTCGCCTGGTCAAACTCTATGAACATCGATCTGAAAATATCGCTATTGAAGTCAAGGTGCGGCTGTATGGCCTTGCCAGAGTCTTGGCGGATCCATCCGGTAAGGTACCTTATGTTACCCGAGCCGTAAACACCGAGTGCTACGCGATACTGGTACTTATCCGTGCTCTCCGCCTGGAGGCCGTTCGTATAAATGTCCATGTGGTAGACCGTATAACTGTCTAGCTTGTACGATATGTTATGATGAGTCGTGTTCGGGGTGGTGCTCAAGAATTCTTGTACATCGCCCCAGTTCGGCGCAATGTCTTGTACACGGTTCTCACCCAGCACGTTCACATGGGCTACATTGCCGTAGAAGTCGACCAAGTACTTGTGACCGATGTAGATCGGGATGTAGCGTACATAGTAGTTCGCTACCATTGCTTTTGGATCGCCATGGCCCACACTGAGAGTCAGATGGTCATGCGGTGATCTAATCATACTTGGATCGGAATCGTCTGTAATTTCTCCAGTAAGGTCGATTACGAAATGGACATTCGGAACAAAGCCGTCGGCATCCGGAGTCATCGCGTAGCCGATGTCAAAATATGACACATTTGTAATGTCGGTTACCTTGTATTCGTAGACTATGTTGTTTTTCTTGTCATTGTTCACAATCGTAGGCGGAGAAATGTGATAGACTCCGAGAATCAAATCGTCTTTCACCATGTCGCCATAGCCGCCGGTCGGCTGTGTACGGCTGTAAGACTTCAGGCCATGAAGGGAACTGATGGCGTTCTGGTTAGAAATCTTCACGTTGGTGCCAGCGGTATATTCAGTCCACGGCACATTAACATATGCCATATTATGATCAAGCTCCACAGCATAATTTTTCCCAGTTGACGTGTAACCTAGCATTATGCCGCCAACAGAACTATCTGTTGCGACTCCAACATTAGCCCATTTACCAGCTTGATTTAGAAATTTGGAAGTATCGTTTCCAAATGCCGGCCCACATGCAACGTCATTCTCATGTCCAGAGGATTCAGTACGAGTTACTAATATGCAGTTTGGAACCTCATTATTCCCAATTGCGACACTCACCTTGCCATCTTTGGCAATATTGCCATGGCCATGGTTACCCCGAGCAACGGCGTTAGCGGCGCTTCCAAATAAGCCGAGACCAATAGTGCCATCCTCAGCAACAAGCACCGGTTCCAATTCTCCATATCGATTCTCTAGCTTACCATCATTAGTAATAAATCCATGTGTATGGTTACCACTTGCAAATTGACCCGCAGCAGTACCAAATGCACCCGTAGTAACTAGACCATCGGTCGTTGTCACCAAAGGAAGCCCTGATGTGTTACCAATTTTACCATCATTAGTAATATTACCATGTGCATGTGAAGGTAAACATCTGGAAGGAATCTTACCTCCCGTATCAAGCGGAGCAATACCAGATTCGGATGCAGTCGCTGCATGTCCAACAACTTCATCCAAACCAATATTTTTTCGAGCCAGTTTCCGTTCATCTGCGGTAGTACCGTTAGTACCGGTAGTTTGGTCTACATTATAGAGAACCTTATTAATCTTGCTCATCAGAAGCTACCTTTTCCTTTGCTGGGGATACCCACAGCTCCATTTCGTTACCCGAGCCATCTATTTTCATGTGGCCCACTTTCTTGTATCCGCTTTCCTGCACATTCTTCACTGTCGGTGCATCCATCGGGTCAACCACGATGAAGCACGGCGAACCGTTGACATTCAGTTGCAGGAACAATTCCTTTGCTACGCCGGATGAGCGAAAATCTTCCTCAATGGAGAAGAAAGACTGTTGCAGACGGCCATCCAGGTTATACCCGGTTTTCAATGAATAGAACCTGATGGGCACATATCCATGATAGTCTTCCATTGACGGGTCCACTACATTCGTAACAGCCACGGGCGCATCGTCACATGTGATGTAGAGGACAAGTATGCTATTCATCAACTGGTCAATCGTCCTTGGTGTCGCCATCGGTTCACGCCCGGATGCCTGTTGCGCAGCAATCACGTTCTTTGCATCATGGGCGCGGTCAACCATGTCAGCAAGTTCAGCCAGCGTATTCTGGTCGAGTTCACTTGGATTCTTGGCATATGCCTTGTAGTGAGATGCATCCAATGTCCCAGCATTGCCTGTCATGTCCACTGACGCCATTTCGCACAGCGGAAGCATACTTTCAAGCGATTCAAACATATCCATCATAATAAACACACCAGTCGGTAAAAATCTTTCATGGTACAGTTTATAATGTAGCGGCGAGAAAACTCACCCATCTTTAGTGGGTGAGATGAAAGCCGCTTGACTATTTTCGGAATTTTTGCTACATATATAAACTGATATACGAAGGCAACTGGTCCTTGCCATCGCAGAAGAGTTTAAAATGTACTTAGGTACATTGTATCCTACCGGAAGGACCAGTTCCGGTAGGTTTTTTCGTATGATAGTTAAGAAAGGCATCGAAATCAAGCTATATCCGAACAAAGCGCAGAAGGTATTTTTCGCGAAGACCTTCGGTTGCTGTCGTTTCGTGTATAACCAGTGCCTTAGAATTAAGTCATATATCTACGAAGAGACCAAGATGTCCTTTCAGCCGAAATTGAAGTCTTTTAAGGAAGAATGGGAATGGTTGAAAGAAGCCGACTCGCAAGGACTGGCTAATGCCTATATGGATATGAACCAAGCCTATCAGAACTTCTTTGCAGGCAAATCCAAGTATCCAAGATACAAGTCCAAGAAGGACAAACAGAGTTACCGGAATGCTATGTGTCACAAGGATATTAAGAAACTAATAGTCGGCAATTCCATTGTACTGCCGAAAGTTGGTGCAATTAAGTGCCGTTTCGGCAAGACATTTGAACACGAAAATATTGTTAAAATCTATCATGTCACCGTAAAGAAGAGCAGAAAGGGCGACTATTATTGTTCTATTTGTTGTGATGTTGATGTGCCGGAAATGGAACATACTGGCGAATGTGTGGGTATCGACCTCGGTATCAAGTCGTCCATCGTGATGTCCAACGGAGAAGTGATTAAGAATCCACATTTCGATAAGAAGTCGGAACGAAAGATTAGGCATTTGCAGAGGAAACTCGCAAAGGCGAAGAAAGGCGGCAGTCGATACGAGAAAGTCCGTATTCAACTTGCTGCAGCCCATGAAAAACTGGGTAACAGAAGGAATAACTTCCTTCATCAAGTATCACACAGGTTAGTCCGAGATTATGACATAATCTGCATGGAGAACCTTAACATAAAGGGAATGCTGAAGAACCGCTGTCTTGCTGGTGCGTTGGCCAATCAGGCACTCGGTACACTAACTAAGATGATAGAGTACAAGGCTCAATGGCATAACCGTACTGTCGTTAAGGTAGGACGGTTCTTCCCCAGTTCGCAACTATGCAACAACTGTGGGCATAGATACCATACATTGAAACTTAGCGAACGCGAGTGGATATGTCTAGAATGTGGTAGCGTAATAGATAGGGACTGGAATGCCGCCAAGAACATACTTGATGAAGGTCTTAGAATACTAGATAATGAAGGTACCCCGCGAACCGGGGAAGCCGTGGTCTTGCGACCGCTATGCCTTG